TGTAACTGTTGCGTTTGTTTTCTCTATTATGAGATTAACCATTGGCTGCCCGACGATTTTACTTCGTCCTAGTACAACAACATTTTTACCAGTCCAATATGTAACTTCACTAAGAAGATTATAAACACCTAATGGAGTACAAGGTGTAAATTTAGATGTAACTTTAAAACCGTCTACATCTTTGTCGTCATCAATTGCTGCTTGTACTTTTTCTACAGAAATATGCTTTGGTAATGGAAGTTGTACGATAACCCCATCACATTTTTTGTTAGCATTTTCGATAATCTTTATTAATGTATCTTCTTCAATATCTTCTTCTACTTTAAATAAAGTTGGTTTAATTCCTACTTCTTCACAATCTTTTATTTTACCAGCGACGTATTTATTAGAAGCAAAATTATCACCAACTTGTATAATGCATAAACTAGGATTTAGCTTATGATTCTGTATAGTTTTCATAATAGCATGTTTTCTTTGTGCTACAAATTCTTTACAATAATTACTCAATTTCTATTCCTCCGTATGTGGTACTACGTATTTCATTAATTCATGATTTAGTATTGCGTCTTTAACTGCATCCTTTAATGAAGTATTTCCATACATTTCTAATTCTACAACTGTCCATGGATAATCACCATTGATTCCACTAACATTTTCTCTTAACTGTAATCCCCAGTATTCATGTGCTCCATTATCTTCCAATTGTATTTCTGTAAAACCACATGGTAAATTAGTTACGTATTTTGCATCAATCCAATTTATACCGTCATCTGAATAAATTACATATACATTTGTTCCGTATTCTGCTATTTCGTTACCACTGCCTTGGGTTAAATACATTTTTAAAATTCTTTCTGGTTTTGAAAAATGATAAGCAATATAAGGTTTGTTGCTACCTGCAAAACTATGAGATGCATAACCTTTTGATGTGGAACCATCAAAAGCATTGTTTGGTCCAAATTTTTCTATATTGCCAGATTCATGAAAACTGTTTGTAATTGCCTCTCCATTTATACAAAGATTTTTCATATTATCCCCTCTATTCTAATGCTGCTGTAGCAGCTTCATATACTGTATTATATATTCTTGATTTTGTCGATGTTGATTCTTCTTCTATGGTTTCAAAAGGCATGACATGTTTTTGTATCAATTCATGATTAAGAATAGCATCTTTAACGTTTTCCTTTATCATCTTACTTTCTGTTTGTACTTCTTCTAAATACCATTCAATATCTCCTCTGTACTTTCCTGTATGAGAAAAAGTATAAGTACCAGGTTCTAAACCTTCTAGCCATAATTCATAGTCACCACTATTGTTAGGGTTTTTTAAAGTATGTTGTGTTTTATATGTATTTGGCGTTATATTTAACGAATTATTATGCCCGTTATTTGGTAGAGTTTTTCTCCATATATTGCATTTTTTGTTAAATGTAATAGTACAGTAATCACCATTATAGTTCCAGTCAAAGCTATGTCTCCAGTTTGAAGGGGCTTCAATACCATCAAATAGATAAATAGGATTACAGCTATTATGACTTCTATATGTTACAATCTCATAGTCTGTCATCTCTTTACCAAGTTTTTCTACATTAGGTTTAGATGTTCCTGCCATATCTGTTCCTCCTCATATGATACTATATATTTAAACATTTCATGGTTCTTAATAGCATTTAAAATAGATGCTTTAATTGTTTCAGAAGGACCTGTTATATTTAATAACAACTTATAATAATCAGGATAATCTTTTTTTAAATTATCATAATATTGATAACCTAATCCTTCGGCATTCATATTCATTGAATTATTAGCACCATCAATAGTAATACTACCAAAATTAACATTATAAGTACAATAATTCAAATGTTGAGTACCCAATTCTAAACCTCTTCCATTAAAAGTACAGTTAGTATAATATAATTTAGTATCTGGATAGTGATTATTAGCACCATAAACAAAAATACTACCAGGGAAATAACCGTTTGTCTGGAATAAACAATTATAAAATCGTTTATAGTAAATTTGATTATTTGCATCTAAATATAATAATGCTCTTATGTCTCCATCAAAACTTGTATGAGGTTGTAGTATTAAATTTATAAACATTATATTATTTGTACTTGTTGAACATGCTTCGCATTTTTGAGCACTAATAGTAACTAATGTTTGTCCAATAATAGTAACGTCATATCCTATATTCATTGGTTCTGCTAAACTATATAAAAGATATGGAGTTTCACTTTCTTTTAATATAATAACACCAGCTTCTTTGCTTGCTTTTAAAAGATTAAGTGCTGTTGCAATATCAGCTACTGGGGTATCTTTTGTCCCAGTGCTTGAATTGTTTCCGTTTATATTATCAACATAATAGTTCATATTTTGACCCCTCCTTTTTTATGGCTCTAAATACAAGTAATACCAGTAAGTTGTATTACCTTCAGGATTAAGTAATATATAATATTTGTCATTGTATTCTGAAACATCTATTTCATCTTCATAGTCGCCAGATGGAGTAAAGGATTCTAATAAAATTTCAGTACCATCTTTATCAACTAAGAATATTTTACCAGGCCATTTATTCCTTTCCGTTTGAGAAAAATGGAATTTTAAAGTATTATAAAGCGATAAATCTATCATTTCTTTTGTCTGATAATAAGCACAACAACGTTCAAGGCTTGTATAGTAATTATAGACATAATCTTTATGAACGGATACACCTGCATTCTCTTGACTGATATCATCCATTGTTGTTTCAAACACTTTTGTTTTATCGCCTAATGGAATTATATAATATGGTTCGATTCCAAAATCTATTACCGAAACATATTTATTAAATAATTCATTTGTCTGAAAAACATTTAGAACTCCTTTTTTAAGTTTTTCTGATGGGTCAATTCCAATAAATTTATTATCTATGTAGACCTTACCTGAAGATATTTTAGAAGTATAAGACAATAAATTATTTTTAGAAGTATCCATGGATTCGTCAATAATACAGTCTTGTTCTACTGCATACCCACCACTTGAAAATTCATTATGAACGATTTGTTTATTACAAACACAATTGCTTAGTGTTATTCTTCCTGAATAATTAACTCCACGCATTTCGCCATAAACATGGAAAACACAATTTTCAATAGTTGTCTCAACATAATTATTATCATATATTAACGCATGTTTAGGTCTTGAGAAAGGATTATAAAATTCAAATATACAGTTTTTGCAAACCCAACCATATCTTGGTTCTACAAAAAATATATCACTTAAAGTTCCGCCCCATGAAGTATCAACGACTTCTTTCATGACTATTATTTTAAAATGTACATTAATCAATTTACCATTCATATGGTAGAAGTCATATCCTCTTCCTCCGTCTCCAGTGTGTGATATGTTAATTTTAGTATTGCGAATATCACTACAAATCAATATATCTTTAGCACATGTAAAAATAGGAATTGTATAACTAGCACTTTCTCGGTATACATGTTCATTTGTATAATTGTACTCGCCTTTCAAAAAATAAATAGCATCACCATCAGTAGCCTTATTGTATGCTGCAAGATAAGAAAAAAATGGGTTATCAATTGAGCCATCGCCAGTTGCGTCGTTTCCATCTGGCGAGCAGTAATATATGTTATTTACTGTGTAATTCGTATTGTTGATAGTTATTGTATGTGCCATATTTTCACTCCTCCTATTCTAAAGCTGTTGTAGCAGCTTCGTATATTGATTTATATACCATATTACTTATTGGAGCAGGAGTATCAGCATTATCCGTTTCTTCATCTCCGCCGATTATATATTTATCTACAACTTCTTTAAGTAAATTGTAGACTTCTTGTTTGATTTTAACTGCTACAATGTTGCCATCAGTATCTGTAATGGGTTCAAAATCTACAAACATTGGGGTTAGTGTGATATTTTCTGTTACCATATCTCCATTTTTGAACAATGTTCCATCAGGTTTTTGATACCCAATACAAACTTTATTAACCTGACATGCTGGAAAATCATTAACACTTATTGGAGTATTTTCAGAGTAACCCTTAGTGTAAATTTCATTATTATTTTGGTCACAACATGTTATTCGATAAGAACCATCTGTTCTTTCTAAAAACCATTCAGTATCCAGTCTAAGAGCACTTGTTGCTTTAAATTTATATATTCCAGCTTCTTTAATGGTCATACATTTTTGCCATTCATATTTATTTGCCAAATTATATTGCTCAATTTGACTTGTAATGTCTGTTTCTGTTCCATCATTTTCTATTTTATATATTTGAAATTTACCAGTATAACCACTATAACTTTTAGAACTATGTCTCCATATTATACATGGCGTGTCAAATTTAATAGTTACATATTTAGTTGAGTCACCCCAATAACATACATCTGACGTATTCCAGTTACTTGCATGTATAACTCCATCAAATAATCCTTTTGCAGAGCCTGTAACAGAACTTGATATTATTTGACAAGTAGTTTCCATTCCCGTTATTAAAGAATCGTTTGGTTTAGCTGTTCCTGCCATAAAATACCTCCTATAAAATTACCACATTATCTATGTCTCTTGATACGATAAATCTTTCAAACCATCTGCATGATTGATTTACATACAAAGCTTTTTCTCCGTTAATCTTAAATGAGATATTTGATTCTTGTAAGATATTTTCAGATACATTCATGATTACTTGGGTAATTTTATCTATGATAATGTCTTCGCCTATACTTAAGTTAGATAAGTAATCAGTTAGAGCAAGCTGTACATCATATCTGATTTCTTGCTTTTCGATATCTGATAATGTGTCCTTAAGGAATAATTTCTGCTTAATTGAAACATATGTAAGAGTAGGACTAACAACATTGTATCTAATACCATATCCATGTACATTTAAAAGCTTTGCTTTTACGTTTTCCAGAATACCTTCTGAGGTTACATCTTTATCGGATAATACGATAACAGTAAAAGAACCAGCTCCCATAGAATAAGGTTTAAGAATAACATCATTAACGCCTTCAACAGTTAACGCTGTTAATCGAATTGCTGTTTCATTTGATGTAGCAAGAGTAAGGCACTGATTTACAATTCTGTATCTAAAATTATCATCCGTTTCATTTGTTAATCTAAAGCATTGTACCAGTACACCAATAGCATCTAATGCTCCGCCATCTGCTGTAGTTACGAATGCCCTAATGTGATTAACAGTTAATGTATTGTACAAATTAGCAATGTTCTTATTTACAATATTCATAAACAATTTTGCTATTGCACCTGGAGATGTAGAAAAACCAACGGCTGCTAAGTCGCTGGTAGATTCTACACTTAATTCTTCAAATGTTTTTGTATTTAATACTATCATTTTTCCTCACTCCCTGTAATGATATGTTGAACCAATTCATGGTTTAAAATAGCATCTGTAATTAATGTTTGTATGGTTTTCGATATTTGCATTGTTGATGCATCAGTATTTACGTATACCATTTTATACGTACCCTGTATAGATGCGTCAAGATTTAAAAAAGCAATTTGTTTATATGTGCCATCATATGTATGTGACATATAAACAGTGACTTGCTCTCTTCCATAAGATGTGTTTTCCCATGTTCTTATACCTATTTTTGTAAGTTTAGTAATGTCTGTAATGTCAAGTTCAGCTATAAAATAAGTTGTTTCTGGGCAGCCCGTCCACCATCTATTGGTAATGGTATTATTTGTAGAAAATATTTGACTCGTTGTTGGTGTATCTCTTACAAAACCATCATAAACGATACTAAATTTAGTATAAGGTATAATTGCTCCATCTTGGTCAAATACATTTATTCGACCAGCTCCTAAGCATCCATCTATCCTTTTGTATAAAAATTTTAAAAATACACTTTTCATATTCTTACCTCCTTGGCTCCCATCCGAACTTAATAAATACACCTTTTACCAAGTCAAGTTCTGCCGTAATTTCGTGAGAATACGTATCTTCTGTTTCGGATTGGTATATCTTTAAAAATATACTGTAGGTAATATTAGTATTGTTTTTGATTTCTGTCTTAATAAATATATCGTTATCTGTCCATAAATCATCTACGGTTAGTACATCAATGATTTTCAATTTGCCATATTCAGCTATCTCTTCTGTACATGGTTTGCCAATAATCTCTTCTAAGTCTGCACCAATTTCATCAACAAACCATGTTTTAGATATAGATTTTATACGGTTATACGCTAATTGAATACGCAAATCATTACCTTTATTAGTCTGTATGTCATGCGTATTGCTGTCAACTATGATTTCTCCCTCTGGAGTAAATCCAAAATCGAATCCTTCTGCCATAATTATATCACTCCTTATTTGTTGTGTCATTGATTATTTTACTTAAGTCAATTGTTTGATTATTAACTTGCAATGTTCCATATAAGCTAACTGTTTTGGTTTCAGGAGATATTCTAATACCTACACTATTGGCTACAAAAATATCAATATCTCCATTTTCCTTAAGTTTTATTGTAGACTTAGTACTTAGATTAGTAATTCCCTGTTCTGCTTCTTTATATTTATCAAGAGTACTTAATACCTCATGTATCACTTCAGAAGAATCTATTTGACTATAGTCACCCAAATCATTGATATATTTCCCATAGTTAACATTTTCTTCTTCAAGCCAATTGCTTGTCATGGAAGTTATAGACCCTGGCTTTTCAATAGATAAAATACCAGAATCTATGATGTAAGCTCCTTGGTCTGTACATGTTTTTAATGCATAGTTGTTTGATGTTAACCCAGTAATTATTGGATTATATATGTTATTCTTGATGAAGGTGATAGCACAGGTCTGGCCTGGATATATGCCAGCCCCTGTTAATCCACCCAATGTATTGGCAATACTTACATTATCTCTGTACAAAAACCCTTCGCCATTTGGATTTAGATAACGTATCTTTGCAGTGTTAAGAACCATATTATATTCAATGATAGTTGCAGTAGTATCATTGGATTGCTGTCTATTATTTTCTTCTATTTGTTGTTTTAATCTGTCTCTAACGATACCCATTTTATTTCTCCTATCATTTAATCAAAATCTGGATTGTCTGTTGCGTTACCTTTAATGTTTTCTTCTGTGGCTGTTGCATTGTTATTCATGAGTAATATCTTTTCTCCACCTTTAACTCCAGCAACAAATGGATAGTTTTCCCACCATAACGGAAGTAGCACGCATACATTTTTATTATCTATCCATTCAAGAAAATCGGAAATTAAAATATCAACCAAGGTCCATGCAATAAATCCGACAACCGCACCAACTCCGCCAGTTACCGCCCCTGCTATAGTTGTCGTTGCAGCTTTAATACCGTTATAGATTTGCTTTACACCTTTAGCTCCCTTAAGGGCGTCCTTGAATGTATCTGCAATTTCCCCAGCTTTGGCTAAGTTTTTTAAGTTTTTAGCTACTGTAAATGCCGTTTTGCGATAGTAAGCTAAAAATACCATATTCTCCAGTGACAACGCCCCATTAATTATTGAATGCTTAAGTACAGTAGAATTCATTTTATTGTTAATTATTTCAAAGTTACTAAATATAGTTAGATACTGTTCATAGTTGTTTCTTATTTGTCTACGAGTTTCGATATAACTTGAGAAACAATTCAACAGCATTAATAGGTTTTGACATGTAATTATCATACCAGATGTTTCTTGTGTATCAAATCCTATCATACCTGGAGTGACTGAAGTAGTGAATCCTGTATTAACATTAAAGCTGTGAACTACTTCTCGAACTAAAGCAACTCCATAAAGCTGAGCAAAGCTATCAGAAATCATAATATAATCATGGGGTTTAATTCCTGGCATACCCATCAAGATTATTTGTCCTTGATATTGTTGTTGCCATCCATGTAGTAAGTTACTTATACCAACACGTTTTGCTGCTTCTTCACCAATATTATAACCCAAGAACTCTAATATTTTATCAGGACCTAAAGCATCTTGACTAATTGGAGTGTCTAGGATGGTTGTTTTCTGATAAGCAAAATCAATAGTATCGTCACTATGCAATACCTTTGTTGATACTGGACTATCTCCTAAAGTATACATTACTTTGATATTTGTATTGCTAAACTTTGATGTAACTCTTATTTGATTATCAATAATATTACTCATTGAATCTAATATGTGTGCTTGAGTTGATGCTTTACATTCTTCGTATACTTTTTTGTTAAGATAGTCATATCTGTATTTTTCCATCCAGAATGGTAATCCAAAATATATTCTGGAGTCAAATTGATGATATGATGGTTTTACAATATACTCAGGAACTTGCTGTGTACATACTTGGAATACATCCCATGGAGTCATATTGTATTTATTAAATACAAAATTCTTTTCCCAATCTGCACCTAAGAAATCAGTATATATATAATGTTCTCTGCTGTAATCAGCTTTGTAAACATTTTTTAAAATATCATACTGTTCTTGATAACCGTTCCACAAATCCGCTATTGTTATTGTATTGCCTTCAGATAAGAAATCTGTAAGTGTCAATCCAATTAAGGCACCTACGCCAAGTCCTATTAGCGTACCAGCTCCAGGAATCATACTACCAATTGCTGCTCCTATTGCTGCATACCCAATGGCACCAGTTGCGGCTCCTACTAAGATACTCATTGCATTTTCATTAAAGTATAAACCAAAATGCTCAATACTATATTTAGAGCCTTCAAAGGTGTCTTTGTGAAGATAATTAAACCAAGATTGTCTAGCACACATTATATTTGAAATAATATTACTTGACTCCTGTTCTTCGAATAATCCGAAAAGACCAAGGAATCCATCGTTCGTGTCTTTTTCCGCTGCTGATGTAATATGCTGAATTAGCTCATGCCCGTCAGAAGTAACTACGATACTTATTTGGTCGCCTAACGCCACATCACTGATATGACCATTCATTACTGGTGCTAAAGATAATGGGTCAGAACCATAGCCCATTCTTAAATGAATTCTTGCTCCTTCTCTTAATTTAGCATGGTCATATATTACTTGATTTAATTTAATAAGTTTATCTGTCAATTTAGGACCAAAGCCTAACAACATACCAGTATGCTTATAAAATAATCTTGTAAGGTTTCCATATCCTTCATCGTTAGCAATACTGTAATTACTCAATCCACCCTGAGTTCTATCTAAGTTATGGTAGGAATTTGTAATAACAATAGTTGCAGTTTCAGTAGGCATGTCATTTGTAGCATGTACTGCAATGTCTACAATAGAACGATGAATGTAATAATTTGTCCAAAGCTTTCTGCCATCATACCATTGAGCATTGTCATCTAGTATACAGAATAAATACGTAGGAAAAGCTCTTACTAAACGCCCTCTTCCTGAATACTGATACTCATCACAAAATGACGTATTAAATATATTTAATCCGCTATTTAAATGCTCTTTAGCATTTGTTTTAGCTGTACCATTTTTCCAGAAGTTCCATCCTTCATCATAAACGATTGCATCGGTTTCTACTAATACTGGTTCGGCAAATCTTCCAGCGTCTTCTAATGTTACGGTATCATAACTAACAGTATTCTCAGTTACGTTAGAGTTGCTAGATGCATCGCCTGTGCTAGATGAATCTACTATGTCATATTTAACGTTAGACCCTTGAGATGCACTGCCCCAAAATGTATGACTACCTACTTCTCCTATTCTTGTATAGTTATCACTACGATTTTTATATGTAGCGTTTGTATCACTAGGAGTCAGGAAATACCATGCTTGATAATTAGGCCACATCTTATCATTTTCACAAAATACAGCCTTTACATTATCTTCCACAGTAGAATTTAATTCTCCACTATAAGGAGGTTCAAATTGACCTGACGCATTTAATATATTTGACAGACCTCCAAATTTTTTATCTTTATGTGTAAGTCTATCATATATTACTTGAGCAACTGCTTTTTCTGTGAAAGAAGGTTCTCCTTGTGTTTCTGCCATAACTACTCTACAAATTGATTCGAATTCCGCAGTTGTAAGAGTATAAGAATTATTGCTCACTCCAGAAACAAATGGAGCACTTGCCATTATAGAAGCTATCTTATTATCCCAGTTAGGGTCTGTAGCATACTGATGAACATTATTGTTCCATCTCATAGAGTGCAGTGTCTTCTGATTGTATTTACCATTATAGTAATTTTTAGCAATCCATTTTGCACCTTCTATAATGCCAGCTTTAAAATTATTGAATGAATATGCTGATGCATATGGGCTTGCATCAAATGCGGCAATTCCAAAATAGTTGTTTTTCTCTCTAGCTATTTTTGATTTACCCCAGCCAGTTTCTTGTGCTGCATGAGCAAGAATATACCGTGGGTCTAACCCACTCTCATTTCCAGCTTGGATAAATATTGCCCCTTGTCCAATAAATGGAGAATCGGATGGTGCTTTTGAAGCAATCCAGTCATTCATTTCTTTTACTGAGATAGGTTTCCACTTACCAAGGTCTTGTCTTTTAATTCTTTCTATTGATGTTGAACTTCCAGAAGTAGTAGGGGAACCGATAAAAGCTTTTGGTCTTAAGCATATTCCGTTGTTAAAATATAGATTACTTATTTTTACTCCGCCCTCTGGATAAGGTGCATCGTTAGATGCATGAATAACTTGATTAGACCCTATATATATAACAGTATGGCTTTTATCGCTTTTACATAAAATATCTCCACGTTTTCGTTCTGAAAAATCAACTTTTTCAAATAAATCATCATCTACCATTGAAGCTACGGTAAAGCGACCATGACTAGAAGGCAGTACTCCTATCTTCCTAAGCAAGTACGTGATATATCCAGAACAGTCAAAAGTTGGTTTACCTGTTGACGGGCTTATAGCACCCGATGCTCCCCATTCATATTCACATCCGATAAATGTATAGGCTAGAGAAATAAATTGCTCTATGAGGCTGGAATTGCCTCCCTCGCCTGAATAATTTGGGTACACTTCTGATATTTTCATTTTAGAAAATGCAGACCGTTGTTTTGGAGTATACTCATAATAACCCTCACCTGCTTCTTGCTGGAAAGACATATACGAACAAGGGTAAAATACATAGAAATCTGGGTCAACAAAAATGTTGTACTCTATAGAACTTCTGTCAATATCTTTCATATAAGCAACCCCATTTGATACGGTTACATCTATATTATTTTCTGGATTGGCACCATGTATCATACCAACTGGATTTGTTGGATACTCATTATAAGGAAGTGCTGTTAGTCCTTTGCGACTTCTAAAAGTTTTACATTTTTCTATAAAAGTATTTACTTCTTTATAAGTTGGAAGATGTAAATCAGGATATACTTCCATGGATGTTCTAATTTTCCACTCAGCGTAATTATCCTGCTTGATTTTGGTAAGCAGACCTGCCATGGATTGTTCAATAGTTTCATCACTATATCCGTCTTCACCATTATGTACATGGTCAGGATAAAAATCATTGTCAGCACATTCATCACAATCAAATGGTCTAAACCCATGAAGATTTTCTCTTTCTGATTGAGCAATATCATAAGCAACACATTGCATTTGGACACTATACAGGCCAGGGAAACCTGGAACAGTATTGGTGGTTACTGACTCAATCATTACAAATAGAGAACCTGTAAATTCTACAAGTTCTGATTCTAATTTTACAAATCCTACAGAACGTAATTTAATATTATTTCTAGTAAGTAAGTCATTAGCTACTTGGCATTGTTCCAGTGCTTGCACTGTTGAATAATCCGTTGTCTCAAACGCAATATTGTAAATTGTATCCATGCCACCCATGAATTGTACTGTAGGAGATGAAGAGTCCGACAATTGAATATTAGTTAAAAGATTAGAATAGCCACATTGGAATCCTGTAATTACAACATCTGATTCATTACTATCCAACCAAGTAACGTAATTAGTTGTAAGATTGCCATTTTCGTCATATCGCACTTTCTTTGTGTCACACACAATTTCCAACATATTTGCTTTTGTAGCTTCTTTTGATGTAAATACACTACTATCTAAAATACTAATTTTAAATCTATTGTGTTCTTTATTAGGCGGTAAGCTTTGAAGTTTTTTGTAATCATGGTCTTCAGTCAAAAAGCTTTGATAGTAAAATCTAAACAAATCCCAGTCAATCATGTATTTAAAACATACGTCTGGCATTTCAATATATGGAAACATGTTAACTTCCTGCAATGTAATTTGAGCTGTCATTGCGTTAGGAAAACCTTGTATGGTAGACATTGTAATTGACTGTAATGCAACTGTGAAAATACCATACATACCATTTATCAATTCATTAGATATTGGCAAGAACGGAGTGCATTTAAATTGAGCCAATAACTGTCTTAATCCATCTACATAATAGTCACCTTCTGGACCATCTACTTTATAGCCATTAAGTTGTTCTATACCATTAAACACCAAATCAATTAAAATAGTTCTTTTATGATATCCAGCTTTCATTTTCTGAGTATTTTCCTGTCTCAAAGTAACAATACTTTGAGACGTTGACTCAGAATTTACCATGATAAATTCAGGAGGTATCATGAAATATGTATCACCTATTTGTAAATTGTATGTGTCATATAAGTATCTATGTGAATACGGAACATTATCCATTGCATCCAATGGTTCAATACGTCTTTCGTCTTTAATTCTGGAAAGCTTATCAAGCATTTTTAATCCAGTTTCCGTATCTTTGATATTTATAATTTCTGGAGTGTTAAAAGTGATTCCCATAATACCTCCTGCTTTCTATGTTAATTCTGCAAATTTATTTGCTAACCAGTTATCGGTTACTCCACTCATATCTGATTGACTGTATACTGATGACTGTCCGCCACCAGCCATTCCGATAAGTTTAGCATTGTTTCTGTCATCAATGTAGTTTTTTGTTTTTGCTGATACTTTAAATTGTAGTCCACTTTGTTTATCATGATATACAACTCTTTGTTTAGAAGCTGGAGCTTGTGCAACAGGAGCTGTCATATCAGGTTCTCCATTGCCACCAGGTCTTCTAGCTGGAGTTAGTGGAGATTGGTTTTTCTGATTGTGAAGTATGTTATTTGCAATACCAATTGCTGCTAAAGATGCTACCGTAATTCCTACCGTTTTCATAGGTATTTTACTTACCGCTTCTTTTGCCGCATCAAAGAAAGAACCACGTAACGTATTCTGCTTCATATTGTTTTGCATTTTTTGATGCATCTTAGAAGCAAGGTTTGCATCGTTAATTACTTTATTTGCATCTGCCAATATTTTTCTATGGTGTGCTATAACTTGTTTTGCTTCGGCAGAGCTTGCAGTATATATTCTACCGCTATTAGATGAGTTCTTTCTAAAATCATATGCTCTTAATGCTCTTTGTGTTCCCAATACAGCATCTGCATATAAGCCTGTCGCTTTTCCTTCGGCAATAATATCGCTAATGCTCTGCTGAATACGCTGAACATCTTTTGGACTTAGTGATTGGAATTGAATACCCATGTACTCACCAAAACCAACAACAGACGTACTGCTTACTCTATCCCATTCAAAAACACTAGCCATTTGTTTCGAATCTCTAAACAAACCGTATATTTTCGCTTGTGTTTCTGCTATCAATTTGGAATTGGATGCTTGTAATGCTTGTCGAATCTCTCCAAGAGAAGAGCCTCTTGTATTTAATGTATCTCTTAAAGGTCTTACTAAATCTCCTTGAGATAATTCTTCTGCTGCTTGAACATATTTTTCTATTTCAGCAAATGACTCTAATAACTTTGATTCTTCACCTATTATATCATATAGACCTTTATTTAAAAAGTCCAAAGATTCGTCATATAATTTTTTACTAAAGTCTCCAACATTAGTTCTTTTCTGTACAGCTCTAGCCCATTCTTCAGCTCCTCCGCTTGCAGATATAAGTCTTTCTTGAAGTAGCATATCAATAGAACTATTAGCATATTTATCTCGATTCTTAGCTATATCAGCATTTAATTGTCTAATTAAAGCATCTACACTTACTCTGCCAGATGCATTAGTAGTATACTGATAAGTCTGAGCCATTTCATTAATGCTGTCTAATATTTGCTGTCCATTACCTTTAAAAAGACCATTAATGTATTCATAACTAGTTACATTAAATGCCATTTTATCTATTTGTGCAAATCTAGGGTCAAAACTTTTAGCTATAGAACCGTCTGCTCCTAGTAATAACGAATTCAATGTTCTGGCTATTTTACGTTCAGCTATATTACTATCAGCGATTGCTCGTATTTGACTATTATTTTTATATTCATAAATATTAACGCCAGCACCAGATTCTTTATTAAGTCCAAAAAAGTCTAAAGCTTTGCTGTTAATTGAGGCTATATTTTTTCCTTCGATTGAAAAAGTTTCACCTGTTTCTTCCAATGTGCTTAAGCTCACTTCTTTGAACATAGCTCTTTTAGACTTTCCAGAACCCTCAAAACCTGCATACATATATCCTCGGTCATGAGCATCGCCTAAGTCACCTGGTCGAATATATAAAGAATTTTTATCAAATAATATATGTGTATCACTTGATGCGTCCATAAAAGCTTCTCTAAATGCATTTTGGATTGTGCCATAGATACTACCTTTGTACTCTCCACGATGAGACAGGTCAAGTATCATTCTCATGTAATCATCTAATGAGCCTGTATTAATACCTCTGTTAAAAATAACATTGGCACCTTCTAAGTTAGATATATCATACAAACCTCTGAACCATTTTTTATATATTATTGTCTCGGCGGTTTTTTTATCTACCTTTGAAATCTGTTTATCAAAATCGCTTCTAGTGGTAGACATGATTTCTTGTATAATACTCTTTATCTCATCATCGCTGGCTTTAAATAAAACATGATTACTTGCTCGTATCATATTTTCAAGTCCCGCAGCTTTCATTGCTGCTGATGTATCTCTTAAGCTAAACATTTGATTTAAGCCAAATGACCACTTAGAAGTTTCAGCAATGTTAAATGCATCAATTAAATGCTTTACGTCGATACCTTTCTGCTCTGTGATGCCAGTTAAACCTCTGGTTTCAGTTCGCATATTGGACATATCGTTTAATATTGATGTATACTCTTCACGTAATTCATCACTAAACTTAGGGTCATTTACAAATGACAGTATGGTTTCACGCAAATTAAAGTTTGGTGTGGAAATTGCACCGATATTACTTTTACGTAATGCAGGGGTTAAGGAAGCTTTTATTGAGTCAGCATCTGTAAGAGTATTGAATCCAGCTCTTTCCCATGCTCCTGTCATAAATTCCGAATGATTAGCTGCATCTAAAAAAGCATCATCTATATCTCTAACGTCTGTATATGCATAACCTCTGTCGTCCATGTACGCTTTCACAGCATCCCAATATGCATCTTCTTTGAACGATTTAAGCATTCCAGCAAGAGCATTACCTGTGTCATTCAACATATCTTTCTGGAAAGCTTTACCTTCTTCTATCATATTAGCGATAATTTCAGTACCGTAAGTAATACTCTTTTTGTAAGATTGTAACAAGTTATCGTATCTATCTTGTCCTATCTTGCCCATGCTGTTACCATCGAGTACTAAATGTAAAAACGTGGTATCACCGTCAAAGTCAACATTTGTGTATACAGACATTGCAGGGTTTAAGAAACGAATTTGTCTATCCTGAATAGTCCTATCTAATAATACGTTTACGGCAGGCTGCCCTCCAAATACAGGATAACGTAAGTGTTCACCTAGTAAACCAACTGTTTCTACGTATTTTTTACCTATCTCTTCAAAGGTTCCAAAGATGCTAGTTAAGGACCCATTTGCAATGCCTCTATTTACATCTCTAATGTCAAGCATTGAACTACCAGTTCCAGTATCACCATACAATTCTGTTATTTGTCTGTTTAAAGTTTTTGTGATACCAGCTCCGCCATTTTCAAGCAAATCACTATCTGCAATATGGATTCCGTCTATGTCTAACGCATTGATTCTATCAACTACATCTTTTACTTCACTAGGCATAATGGAGAATCTATCCATACCTGGGATTGAATATTTGCCTTTTGTACTTCCTTCAAAATCAGCAACAATATCCATACCTGCTTTTCCAAAGTCAAAACCAAGGTCTTTAAAACCTTGTTCTCCTATTGCAACCGCATTATTGTAATATTGTTTTCCATCTATAGTTACAATAGAAGCATCACGTAATGTTCTATTTTGAATAGAAGATAGTGGGCTAAGAGTATCTGCATTTCTTACTTCGCTATCTGCAATTCGAGATAGTTTGGTTCTAATTTCAGCATCTAATTTTGAAAGCTTATTAATATTTTCAAGAGAATCTTCGCCATTATGAATAGCTTGTCTTACACTATCTCTTTCTGCAATTAATTTTTGTACGTCATCGCTAAGCATAGAGTCTATAATCGCAGGAGTTTCATCTTGAGCAAGAAACTGACCAGAATTTGGTAATGCGTATCTACCAAACGCTTTATACATGTCAGAATCTTTTTTCATAATAGCAATTTCGCTATATAGTTGCTGAGCAAAATTCTTGTAGTACTCAGACATTTTACCACGCATAGAAGGATTCTTCGCTGCTTCAATCATTTCATTAAAGAAACGAGTAATATTCCTATGCTGGTCCATCAAGAATTGGCTATCATCTAAGTGAGTTGTAACATTCTGTCTAGGAATTAAAGCACCTCTATATGTTTTTGTATCTTTACCTTTTCCTATTGTTATTTCTTCTCCAAAATCAAAGAAGATACTGTAACTTTTAGCATCAGTTAATTCAACATTTTGACGTTTAGCTAATGCTTCCAGCCAAGCCGCAGGTTTGCCATCAATATCAAAAATGAAATCTTGAAGGTCTTTTACTCTTGCATTCTTTGGAACGTTTTTACCATTCATCAAATCTTGCATTGTAACAGTAACAATATTATATTCCTTAGGGTTGAAGCTTGCTGGATTTGCATAATAAGCAGAAGCTTCTACAATGCCACGAATGCTGTCTTGATTTGCCAATACACCTCTATTATATCGTCTTATTTCACTTATATTGTTTTTCGATATGGCATCTGCTAATTCTTGTATTGCTCCTAAGTCATCACTTAAGAAACCAATACCCTTCCCAACGTCTTTTGACATTGCATATTCTTTGGTTGCGTCAACATATAAATCATCCCAAGAGCGACCACTTCCACCAACTATACGACCATTAACTCCGTCAATAATACCATCTGTTCCACCTGATAAATATTCTTTATTTCTAATACGAATACTTTGCTCAAGTCGCTGGTCCATTCTAAACATGTTACTTAAGTGCTCATTCATATGAACTCTTTGTAATGGACCATATATGATGTTATTCTCTCTATTGTATTGAAGTAATTTAGCAATTCTTGAATTAATAACATTACCATCTGTATGTGTTGTAATGTATTTTTCCAATGCTGTAATTGCTTCAACCATGTGAGCTGCGTTAGTGTTGTCAACAATAAATGTTTGACCGTTATCAGCAATATCTAAAGTCCAATCTTGGAAGTATTTATATAAACCATTTGACTTATCTTGAATGATGTTCCTTAAATTATCCAACTTACCGAATTTAGCATATTCGGCTTCGATTGTGTACCAAGTAGACCATGAGGCATAATTGTTATTATGCTTTGATGCAGCAATATTTCCAGCAACACTTGCATTATCGAATATATACTGGAACATTCCATGAGCATATTCCATGGCTTCTTTTTGTGTACTTATACCAGTATAGCTCATAAACGGTTTCATGCTAATTGTATGAGCAGTAGCTTTTTCTGAGCCAATCATTGTTTTAACGTCACTTATAGAAGCGTGTTCTGGTATTACATATGTACTTCCCTGTTCAAGTAATTCTTCTATATTCTCAAGGCTAAATTTTGCTTTAGGTCCTCTATAATAAATAGACTGTCCGCTTTCTGTTACAGCTATAACAGTATTACTGTCTAAATCTTTATATGCTAAATTTCCAAGTATTTTTCTTGTCTTTTGCTCGTCAATGTTGTTAATGTTAAAACTTACTTTTTTAGCATCAGGAGACTGGAAGAAATCTTGATTGCCTAATAGGGGGTCGAGAAACCATTTACCTTCGTAAACACTACTTAAATCCTCACGCATATACTGAAGAGTTGCTCTTGCTTTATCAACATCAAGACCCAATGCTTGAGCGATACTCTCTATATTCTTTTCAGCATCACGATATTTTAACTGTAAATCAATATCACTTATTTGTTTAAAGCGAGTTGTGATAGCTCTTTGCTGTGTATCAAAAGGTAATCCATCTGGAGTAAGTGTTGTTTTCCCAAGCTGCTGTCTTATACTATATTCTGTTGGAGTTAATGATGTAGGTCTTGCCATTATATACCCGCTTTTCAGTGGGTCATCTACTATTTCACCTTCTAAAGCTTTAACATCTATTTCCCCAAGACCAAAATACATAGGTCTATTTTGCTGTGTATAAGTAGGTCTCATAGTACTAAATAATCCAGCAAGATTATTAAAAGCACCAGGTTTAATAAACGAAATCAACCCATGATTTATAGCAGATTCAGGTAGTAACTGATTAATATAAGGAATTGCTCCTTCAAAAGAAGATAATGCTTCAGCAACAGATTTTGTATAACGTTTATTATCAGAATCCATAGCTACTGCGTCTTGCATTAGTCGGAAAATACTTTTATCAAAAGACTCTGGTGTATACCCAATATCATCAGGTATATAGGAACTTATTTGCATAGCAGAATCTCTCATTACACTACCATGGAATAGGTTCTTAACAAAAAATTCATTAAAAGCGTTTGATTCTGTAATAGCTCTAAACTGTGTGACATTTTTAGCTTCTCTTAAGTCCGCACTTACTATATGCTGCTGCTCATTGAAAATATAGAGCATTTGTTGTATTGGATTGAAACCTGATTCCGAATATGTTTCTGCTATTTCACCAATTAATGTCTTTAAACCAGTTACATTCATTTCATATGCATGTAAAAAGTCAGCAGGGTGGTAATTTGCAATACGTTCAACTCCATTGGCTGTCACATATCCTCTATAACTTGATGGAGATGATAGTTCCTTAAGTTTTGCATTTTGAGTTCTACGAATAGCTGATTGTGCTTTCTCGAATTCATCATTTAATACGAATTCAATTGCTTTTCCTCCAGCTATTCTATGAGCAACAAGTAAGTCTTCAGCACCCGATTTTATCATGGCACTTACTTTTCCATTTTTTGAGTATACGTCAAAAATAGGATTTAAAAACTTTTCTATTCTTCCTTGATTGATAGACGTTAATGTAGCTGTATTTCCTGTAATGCCATGTATAGCTTCTGGCATTGAATCACCTAAACTAGTTTTATTTATTCCATACAGTTCTTCTACGGCTCCATGTCCTTCTAATGCACTACTTAATGTATGATAATCTACATCATCATTTAAGCCAGAAAGAATTTGTACCACACTATTGCTGTGTTTTTTATTGGTAAGTACTACAAAAGCGTTGGAACTATTTTCTGGCAGCAAAACGAATGACTGCAATCCTTTTTTAACGTTTTCAGGTGAGTTAATTGCGTAAGGAGCGTAATAAGATTTTCCGTTTTTCTTGTAATGAGATGAAAACATTTCCTCAACAATTGTTTTCTCATCAGTGCTAAGATTTAATTTACGAGCAATTTTGTTGGAAACGCCATCATGCATGGTTCCTGTATAAAATGACATAGAAGTTACATCAGATAAAGATTGTGTAATTCTATCTTCAATAGCTTCTCTGACTGCCTTTTGTCCGAACAAAGAAGACGCCTGATAAAATTTTTCACCAGACTGATAACGATAGCGTGACTGAGCACCTGTAAGTAAATTATCAACAATAGATTGCAAGTTCTTATTTGCAATTCTTATATCTGAACCATCAGCTAGAATTTGTCTATATTCATCTATTGCATTTGATGATGTATTAAATCTATCTGTAATACCAACTAACTGACTTGCTACATCTACAAGAAAACCATTGATGCCAGCATTTGGCTGGAATGATAAATCTATGCTATGTTTTAAAGATGTTACTTGTTCAGCAGTAATCAAACTTCTTGCTGCTAAGTTTTCTACGACAGAACCTGCTTCTTGAGCAGTCATGCCATTGAATATATTTCTAAGACCAGGTATGGCACTATCTACTGATTGTGCATTGATTCTTTTAAGCTCATTACCAACTTGAACGTCAATACCAAATACGTCACTTAATCCATAATGGGCTTCTTTTGGGGTAAAAGCTATATACTGACTCGTTAAATAATCCATAGTACTATCGTAAGCTTTTTGTAATGCAATTGTCTTTGTAACATTATTTGCATTACCCATTGTACTATCAATTTGATTAACGATATAGCTAAGAATGTCTTTTTCCTGGCTTAATCTTTCAAACATACCAGCAAATGCTTGTTCTTGATAAGTACTTCTAAGTGGGCTGTTAGACACACCATGAAGACGAGAAACTAATGCTGGTCTCGCTTTTTTATTTGCAAAATCTTCTAATCCATCTAATTCCTCTACAAAACTTAGATATCTTTTTAATCCTTCGAAACCATATTCATCGGTTCCTTTATTTGCACGAACTGATAATGGGTCAAAAAATTTTGCGTATTCTCTTCTGCCTTTATCGAGATAGCCCATTACATGCTGTTCGTTAATTTGCTTTTGTGTAACTGCACTATCAGAAATCCATGTGGTATTTTTTCTTAAAAACTCGATTGCTTTATCTGGAGTTTCAAACTCTTTATGAATTTCTATAGATTTATCGGCAGGGTTAATAAAGCTCAAAATAAACTTTTCTTGAGCTTCTCCAGTACTTCCATCTATTACACTTGCAAACCCTGTCTTTTCTGTATTCACTCTCCAATATTCATTACCCATAGAATATGACTGAGGAATAGGGTCTCCTGCTATTACAGCCATATCAGATGTAGACTGGTCAATGTATCCTCTATTCATTAAGAATAATGAACCATTTAAATCTACATTGTACGCTCCAATTGCATCTCCATTGCCAGTCATTTCTAGTAATGAATCAATAAAGGATTTATTACCATTGTAATGACGGGTGAATATAATATCTCCTTCGTTTACTGTATCTTCACTACCTATATGTAACTGACTTCTGTTCATGCGTAATGATTCCATGATACTTTCAACAGAAGCAGGTCTATCTGTATCAGATGGAATAATTCCATGCATTGCATCTGTAAAGCTCAATACAGATTGGCCTTTAGCGGTAGCCATTGTACGAACAGCATTTACAGCGTCAATTGTATTTTCATATATATGTCTAAAGTTAACACCTTGGTTAACCTCTAATCTTCTTGATGTCTGTTCTAATGCAGTAATATCAAATATATTATTTGCTCCTGCTAAAGCAGATGTATTAGAACCAACAGCATTGTTTATATATGCTGTTAATTGGGGAATGATAGCTTCAGGTCTCGCTCCGCTATTATAAAGTGTCTGTAATCTATCAGCACCAATTTTCATAATAGCTGGATTCATTGATGATTCGCCAAGTCTATTGACTGTCCAATAATGACCATCTCCAAGAACGGTATCATTTCTACTGAAAAATACGTCATGGAATGTTGGCAGGCTACCAATTTTACTAACTCTATCAAGAGTTACTTGTTCTGCATTAGTTAAAGCATCCCATCCAGATTTTTCATACTTGCTTATTAAAGATTTAATTGCTAAAGTTTGTTGTTGATTTGTACCAAAAGCAAAAGACACCGCATTGGATAAGTCTGTATTTAATGCTCCATTTTCATAGACACGTCTACCAATACCAAATTCGGTAATGGTAGCGTATCCATCGTATTTACTTACTTGATGTGCAATATCACCAATAGTTTCAAGGTCCCATACGATTACTTCTCCAGAGCCTTCAGCTATTGTTTTTGCTTTTTGCCATTGAGGTAATGCACCAAGAGTCTGGAATACAGACTCTTGATTTTGGGAGTTAACGATTCGTAACGCACCCTCTAATGGATATGAACTTATCGCATTAATTGCAGACTGGTTTGGCTTTAAAACTGTATCTATATATTGTTCTTTGCTGCGTTTATTATATGGTCTAATATTTGTAATATTATCCCATATCTCTTGTGGGGATACATTATATCCTATAACTTCCATAAACATTCCTCCTAAATTTGTAATCCAGCTATTTGTCGTGATACGTCATCTCTGGCATCTCGTTTTATAAAGAACGATGTTTTATTGCCATTAGATGACTGCATAAAACTTGTTTGAACGTTTTCATATCCCGCCCTACCAAGTATCTGATTAAGTCTTACTTGTACCTGTCTAGGTCCATTAGTAGCATCAATCATTGGAATAGGGATATTTACTTCATCTGCTTGTTCTAAATCATCATCCCAAATATCAAATTCACCTGGGTCTAAATTGTTTTGGTGAACAAGCTTAACTTTAACATCTTCGATGTTTGTACTTTCGTCCCAACCAATCCATGAAGCATCTGGTAAACCATGGGTTCTAAAATATTCATTTAGAGATGGTTTTTCATCTACTGGCATTCCCCATGCTGATTGTAAAGCTCTTCGTAAATAGCTTGGTGCAATACGTAAGATTTTTTCTTTTTCTTCCTCTGGAGCATCTACAAAGTGTTGGAAATATTGACGTTCTTTCTTAGGAAGAGCTGTCATGATATTTACAAGAGATTCTCCAGGGTCATATCCGTACATAGTTTGTTCTGCCGCTTGTTTAAATTCAATGGCTTTTAGTGCATTTTTTGGTAACTTTGTTACCTTACGTTGACTTTGTAATTCACCCAGCTCTTTATTAATGGCACTTATCGTTTGTTTTTTGCTCATTGATTTATCAACATATTTCGGCTCTCCATACTTAAAATTATACCTATCTCTATGTTTGAAATCAAGTTTAACCTTGCGTTTGTAATCTGTAAGTTCTTGTTGTCTTAACTTATTAGATACGCCTTTTGCTTCTTTTGATTTCATGAATGTTTCTACGTCAAAGTGGTCTTCTTTTTTAGCTTTCACTTTATATTGTTCATAGAGGCGTATATTTTTAACGTATTTTAAAATGTCTACGTATTCATTGAGTTTTTCTTGCTCTCTTCTACGTTTTGGTCTCCAGTCTCTATCCTCATTTGAGCCAGCAATAAAAGCTACTTTACCAATAGCTGGAACGGTAGCTCCAACAACAGTGCCTACTAATTTACCAAATCGCCCTTTTCCAAATAAGCTTCCAATAAAGCCACCCATAAGAATTCCGCCTAAACCGCCAAGAGAATTATTTGCAATATTTTCTTCTATATGTGGAATAAGTATATCTCTAATAGGATGATTCCATGACTGGAAATCTTTTGAATAAACTTCACGTTTACGATACTGTTCATAAGGCGAACGTACTTGCAAAAACTTACTTCCAATAAATGGAATATTTCCAATAACATCATGAGTTAATGTTTCCATAGCTGAACCAAAAGCAATTTCCCCTTTTGTGTATCTAGCCTGAATTGCTGCTGGGGAATTATCATTCTCTTTTTCTTTAGCATGACCTTTGTTTAATAATACCTGATTTACGTTTACTCCTCTGGAATGAACTACAGCTCTTATTGAACGAGATGAATCTTTTGAGTATTTATTATGTTCATCAGCATCATAAGAGATTCTGATTCTTGCTCCTGGTCTAATATATTTTCTAATGGCACTTCTTGCTGCATCATTTTTGGTACGTTCTTCGTCATACATTTCACTATTAGACATAGATACATTTATGCCAGCAAATTTAATAGCATGTTGTTTGCCATATTCTTTCGTAACGATTGTATTGTTATCTATAATCTTAGTCACTGTTACCGTTTCGGTTTTAAGATTCGATGTTTTAAATTTATAATCATAAACTCTTAAAGGCTCTTTTTGCTGTTTAATACGTTCTCTTATTTGTGAAGCTTCTTGTTGCTCTTCAGGTGATAAGTCTTCACGACTAAGTTGAGCAGAAACATCTTTAAATTCCTGTGAATAAGGAGCTACGTCTGCAAGTATTCTAAATCTATCAAGGGTGCTATATAATTCACCTCTTCCGATTTCGCCTCTTTCTATTGCTTTTCTTATAGTTTGACGAGCTTCGTAAACATTTTGTAATGTCTTCTTAAGTTCGCTTTCGCTGTAATCAAATCCAACGGTATAGGTATTATTAGGATTCTCTTTATCAACGTAATAAATGTATCCCTTAGAATTCGTATTTCCAGTTGCCCACAAATAGAAATTAGTTTGTCTCATATGATGAGTTAATGGCTTACCCGACTTACGAATTTCATTTAACTTTTTAGCAGATGTGGACTTAATATCTACAATAGCCACGCCAGTAGGAGAAGATAAATCATGAACCTTTGCATCGTACCATCCAATAATTCCATTACGTTTATCTTCTACTTTACCTTCTACGTCAATCGCTAAACCTGCATCTAACCATGATTGTTGTATCTGTTTATGAATTTCGTTACCTTTTTCAAGAGTATCTTCTTCAAATGTGCTCATATATTTATCAGCTTTTAACATGTGCTTAATAATATAATCTTTTTCATATCCGATAGAAGAAGAGCCTATATTAAACTCCATTAGACCCTTGATATTATGCAGTCTTTCATATCCCTCTCCAGGTAATCTTTCTTCGCCATTATCTATTTTTGAATAAGGGTCTCCATGTTTAAAATCTGTAAAATAATCAGAGCCTGGCATCCATGACGGCATTGTGTTTCTAATAGGGTTTACATACTCTGTTTTATTATTTCGCTTAGGAATAAAACGACGAGTGATTTCGGATAACGTACCGCCAAAACCGCCTAGATTTTCTTCCCAGAAATCATTATTAAAACTATACGCATACCCAGAGTTCTCTATCATTCTTGCCTTTTCATTTGCTTCTCCTGTAACGAATGTCTGTAAAGCAAAGCCTTTTAAACCAGCTATATCGCCTAACCAGTTAAACTGTTCGCCTAATCCATATACAAATGCATTATCTATTAATCTATTGTCGTTACCTACTGGAATTCCAGGCCCAGTAATATTGGATATACTTACTCTTTGTTGAGTACCGATTACTTTATTAAGACTGTATCTTTGTAAATCCTGATTAACATTATATAAATTCATTGTATCTGGGACATCTACCACATTTAAAGCACCAGATGGAGTACTATAAACTTCATAAGGAGTGTTGTATCTATCGTAAGTTCTTACTGGTAAAATACTTCTTTGCTCGAAGTCAATACCTGCATTATCTCTAATGGTTCTTTTAGTAATCTGTTTCGCTTGATAAGCAGATGTATATAAGTTATTGCTGTCGGCAATAGCAGAAGCGGCTGCACTTTGTTCTGCTCGATTAAAGGTATTAATGTCCCTTTCTGAGTTATCAAAAGAAGACCTGCCTTCAGTTAACAATGTACTTGGTAATTCATCCATGGGATTTATCTGGAATCCATTTTGCCAATATTCTAGGTGCATCTTTTGAGGTGGGCTAATAACACTTCCAATAGTAGAACCAAACAATGGTCCTATGATTGGTATATTTTGTCCCACTGGAGCAGTTTGCAAATATGGTCTATCGTAATAATGTTTTTTATCATAATAATTACGATTAAAAATAAAGTGATTTAATGGAGCCAATGGATTTACAGGATTAGGGAACCATGTATTATTATAATACTCTTGACGAGAACCCCATTTAGAATCACTAAACTCTACGTCAGCTTGTACACGACGATATAAATTAGGTCTGAAATACATAATCTTTCCACCAGTGAAAGGTGTATTACCAGAACCCCAATAGCGTCCTTTACGAATTGGGTCGTAACCATTTTCAATGTATTCTTCACGTTCCTCTGCTGTTTGTCCTAATCCTAATTGATATACGCCAGGCAATTCGTTTATCTGGTCAGAACCTGGTGTCATTTCTCCTAAGAATTTAAATAACTTTGTAGCCCCTACTAAATCCATTGCATGATGAGCCCCAATATCAATTGGTCTTACTACATTACGCATCATGAATTTTGTTATATTGTCTCGGTTACCTGTTTCATCTCCAGACCCAAAAAATGGTTCTGATAAGTAATTAATTACACCAGGAACTTGAGTAGCTAAAAAGATAGGCAATGCTCTTTTAGTTAGTAAATTCCATGCCATACTAGTAGATGAGCGTTTACTATCTATACTTAAGCCTAGTAAGTATGAAGCACTTCCTAATCCTTCTGATAACTGATTTAATATAGACCAAGTAAATCCTGAACGTTCAGTGAAAAACTCATGCATTGTATTATCGGCATTACGGCCTACAAAGAATTGCTTTGCAAAACCTTCAAGCTCATGAAGGGCTTTATCGGTATCTCCTTGACTAAAATAATTATAAGCCTGAGAAACTTTAAATCCTTCTTTTGTGGTGCTGTACATACGAGGCTGAAAATCTTTACCGTCTACTTTGAATTTTTCATGCCCTTCACCAAATACGCTCTTGTAATTAAACTGTCTTACCTGATTTAGCATTTCCTGAACGTCATCATATTCATAGCCATTTACACGAACTTTCTCTGTCATTTTATTGATAAGATTGTCCATGAATTCGTCAAAGTTTGTTGCTGTATCCAATGTTCTTTCGACATCTTCTCCCATAGGTCTGGACTCTTGATAACCCATATCTAAGAACTTACTAGCTTCGTATTTAAACTTCTGGAATTTATTTAACTCAACACCTTCTTCTCTAAGAAGGGCTTCGTATTTATCTAATGCTATCTTTTGAGCTTCCCCCATACTTAAGCCACTCATCTGACGTGTAGCATTATGCATAGGTTTTAAACCGTATGATTCGTCTGCATAGGTAATGTCATGTAATTTAAAACCACTACCTAACTCTTGAAGCTGGGCATTCCCATCAGTGGTATATGCCTTACCATTAATGATAGCTATATTTTTATATCTATAATCATCCCCAAAAGTTTCTGCCATCCATTCGCCTATCTTGTATTCTCGTCCACCCATTCTTGTAATATTGGCATCATACTGTTCTGAATTAATTAATCCCATTAAAGGTTTACGACGACCTATTTTATCAAATCCAAATAATGTTTTGAATGGATTAAACTGAACTAATGGTAACTTGAAATCATTAGCAAGAGAATGAGCAAATTCTATCATATTATTTTTTGACATACGATAATCTATAATGTGACCAGATTCATTGATTCTAATGCTGGAATCTACTATTATGTTTTGCCAATCTCCACTTGCAAAAGCATTGGTTGGTTTCCCATCTTTCATATATCTATGAGAGCTATATGAAAAGAAATCATTTACACTATCCAATAGTGATTCATATTTTTCATTTGTTCTTGAGTCTATATTGAAATCAATGCCTTCTTTTCTGACCAATTTTCTAACGCCGAATTCATCTCGTGTTAATTCAGCTACATCTCCAAGAGTAAGCTTGCGATAACCAGATTCACTTAATTCTTGTGCTGCTTGTCTTGGATTTAAGGTCATTGCATTCATGAATTCCTCTATTGCTTTAGAGGTAAACTGAGTAGCTTGCGTAGGAGCATTTTGTCTGGCATCAAGTTCTAGTCCACGCAATTCTTTCATACGATAATGAAGGTCTGTATTTAAATAATTAGTTCTTTGAGTTGCCAAATTACTTTGACTATCTTGTATCATTTTGGAAAGAAGACCAATGTCTTGTTTAGTTCCTTCCATTAACTCTCTCATTCGATGAAAATTAGTTTGTCTAGTTCCAGATATATCTTTAAAGTCTTGCATTAAATCATAGAATACGCTGGATTCCCTATCTCGAAACAAACTCATTTTAGGCATTGTATAGTTTTGATTTTGACTAATAGGTTTAAGATTTGACCATTGTTTTATTGTACGCATTACCGTACCTGCTCTATCCGTACCTTCTCTGGCAATATTATCTGCAAGCTCAAGCAAAGGTCTCATGATATCTTTTAATGCTCCGCTTTTAAATAATCCATAACCAGTAGCACCAACAAGTCCAATCTTAATCATATTGTACAATGGGTCATTATCGCTTGTATCCTGATGGTCTATATGTGTTTGAGTGTTTAGAATTCTTCTTTCTAATCTGTTGTCTGATAACATCTAATATCACCTCATCATTCCAGTGTGTTCCACCTATTAATGGGAAGTCTAATATCTCATGAGTAAATGTAGACTTTAATTCTTCTGAGAAATAATACATAGGGTCAATACCGTTATTCTGTAACTCCTTTATAAATTCTGGATTATTAGAGTTCATTTTGCTCATTTCTTCCATGTATTCTTCTGTTTGGTCTTGAATATGCCAATCAAATCCTTTAAGCTCAGCAACTCTTTCCGCACGTACTGTCATGTACATAAGTTTTTCCCATGTCCACTCTTCCATTTCCTCATATGTACATTCTGGAATAAATGCTTTAATTAAGTCCATACATTGAAGTTCAAGAGTTGTAGTTTCTTTCATCTGTCTGTATTCATTAAGTACGTGCTGTATATCTTTTAAACCAGATGTAGTTTGTATAACATCAGCAACGTACTCGTTCAAACCTGCAAAACCGCAAGTATCAAAATCATATTCTTCTGGATAGATACAACATGTATTACATATAGCATCTTCCATGTCTAATTGAGAACTACATGATTTTATGATGTATTTATACTCTTTTCTGGTTAATGTTCTAAATATAAAATCTGTATCTAAAAAACGGACATAAATAATCTTATGTCCGCTGTAAAGGTCTTTGTAGTAGTTTAGCAATGTAACATCTACTTTATTATCAGCCATGACAAATCCTCCTAAAGTACCTCTATACCATATTCTTTTGTAAATCCTGAGTTCTCCATAATGATTTGAGCAAGAGCACTAGGATAGCCGCTGTCTTCTGCTGCCATCTTTTTAAAATCATAGTTAAAAGGCCAAAGGACACATGTATGACAAATAATTTCTTCTCGATATAAAGCATCAATATTTTCAATTGCTACAATTTGTTTGTATTCGAATCTGTTAAGGGTTCTAAATACAAAATGCTTATCAAGTATCTGTGTGTGGAAAATCTTCTCTTTTGTGAATTGTTTTTTCCAAATATCAATCTGGGAAACACCAGGACCATTTTCAAAAATCGGAGTATCATTAGGGTCAATATAGTACTCATCTTCATTTTCTGGTTCATATTGAATATTGATTGGATTATCGTAATCATATCCTTGTCTGGTAATTTCAGGAACGCCCTGATATGTATCTTCTGATTCTAGTTCAGCACGCATATCAGCATATATATCTTCTTCGTTTCCTGCTTGTTTCTGCTGTGTTTCTAATTTAAGTTTCGCTGCATTCATTAAGTCTTGCATATTTTGGTCCATGGTATTTTCCTCCTAGTTATAGTAAACTCTGTGTGCTTTCGCTTATCAAATCATTCATTTTTTGTCTAAGCGATTCGATTTCTTGTCTTTTATCATTAATGTCTTCTTCGGATGCGTCTTTCTTTTTAAGTAAAGCAAGTTCTTTCTCTCTCTTTGTTTTTTCTTCCTCTACATGTTCCATCTTAGCCATTGTGAGATAGAATCCAACATAGATACTTGCAAATCCAAAAATAGAGAGAATGAGCTGTGGTAATGCATCATAGTTTGCTGATAAATGCATTTCTAGCATTGTATAAACTACGACTACAAGTACAAGTATAATAGCAAATACACCAAGTAATTTAGACATTGCCATAAATCTAAACTTTGGAAGTTTTTTCATATTATATCATCCTTTCTTGAAATTCTCTACCTATTTTTATAGGCTTTGTAATTACTTGAAGTATGAGTACTTTATAATGCATTAAAACTTAAAATTATATTTAATATCTGAAGAGGCTGAACTTTCTTCTGAAGTATATTTGTCTACGTCAGATATTTCATCGGATTCCGTTATATCTCTAGCAATGAACTCGTATATCTCGGATACGGGATTACCAGATGTATCAACTTCAACACTTACGCTTCTCATAAATACATCTTTGATTGTTTTAGTAATAGAGTTGTTACCGAAAACAATTCTAATATCTTTTCGATTACGTCTATGCATTTTATAGTTATCGTCATCAAAAAAGGAATTGTAATGTGGTGAAGTGCTTGAGTCATCATTTGAATGCTCTTCATTATCACTGTTATCTTCTACTGTGTCGCTCATTTTATTTGAGTATACAATCATAGCTTGTAATGTGTCTGTTGTTAATATTCCAGTAGAGTTCATGCCTACCATCTGTTGAAATTGAGATACAGCATCGGCTACGGTGTTATCATATGTTGTGGTGTAAGTAATTTCTATTCCACATTTATCTAGTAACTGACAAACTTGGTTTACGAAATCTCCATTAATTAAAGTACCTGCACTGTTGTAATATAATTCACTATATTCATATCTTGTAAGCTCAGGTATTGATTGTGGTATCATTGTTACACCTCCTTAAGTTTCTATGTAACCTTCTACTCCATTTTTTGTCATTACATATGCCCAACCGTCATTCCAGTTGTCCAACACATAAACATCTTGAGGTTCACTTAGAACTTCATATGCAAAACTAGGAGAAGGCCCTAAGTACAACTTAGTATTTGCTGGTACTGATATGATTTGATTATTACTTTCAGAAACTGCTTTGTCTATTTCCTTTTTTGTTTCCGTAGTAAGAATACCGTTTGCATCTAAGTTATGAGCTGCCTGGAATCTTTTAATTTGCTGTTCCAATATAAACTTGCTCGAATTGTAATCTAAATCATACCCTAAGTTAATAAGTTTTGTTCTATATTCAAATACTTCATCGCTTTCAACATACACTGTATCTGAATTAGTTATCTCTTGTTCAGTAATCCATTCAACAGCATCCATCAATTCTTGTTGATTGTTATTGTAATCCTCAAGAGTATTGCTCTGACTTCTTTTGATAATATCGTACATTGGAGATTGTGCTTCTGGATTTTTAATAGGTACTTTAAATGTTCCAGTAACAATACGATTTCCCACTGCTACATCATCAAAGGTTCTTGAAGCGTACCCATATAAAGGCTTTAATTGTTCTTGTAATGAATAACTTATATAGGCAATTTCTGTCTGTTCAACATCGTCTATATAAATTTTGGTATCAGTACTAGAATAATATTCTTCCATAAATAGGTTTTCTTCTGTTTGTTCTATTCGAGGAATATATCTATGTGTTAATGAGGTTGCCATTTCATCACCCCTTTACGAATACATAATTGTCCATTTGTATGGCTTTTTATTGTAAGGATAAATAACATAATCTACTTGCTTTGGAATTTTGCCATACTTAGGATTGTAATTAAAAGAATTTTTGAAAGTTTCCAGTGATATTTCTTGAGAATCCTGAATAATCAAAGTTTGAGTAGATACTTCGGACGTTGACTCGTCATAAGTAGCAGTAGCGGTAACTTTGACATTAATTGGATTATCACAAGAAATTGTTGTTTTAAACAGATTCATTTCGTTTAATATGTTACTACTTGAAAGCTGATATGTATCTGGTACTGTGGTAAATTCTATATTGAAATTATCATCTGATACTTGTGTTGATATATTACCAGATAAAGATTGTAATAATAACCAAGTGTCGTTATCAATAATGCCACTTGCATGAATGCCATAGCTTTCTTGTAGCGTTTTAACTTGAGCCTCTGTTAATTCATCATATTCTCCAGTGATTTGCGTAAACTCTGGATATATTGTTGCAAGAGCTGATTGTACCAGCGTAACGTAAGAACCAGAATCTCCATACTGAATTTGAGGAAATTCTATAATACTACCTGTATAATAAGAGCTATAGATATCTTCTTCTGTTACATACCCAGTATCAGTTCTATACCATTTCTGGAAATACCCATCTTCGTTTGAACTATCAATTTCATACAAGTTTATTTGCTCTCGATATTGTTTTGTGTCTACGATATCGGAATGAACACTTTTTTCTCTATACACATAAGCTCCGTATTTATTGACAACTACCCCAACCTGAATATCATTAGTAACGGTTTGATTGATGAGACGATTGTACAACATATTGTCAACTATGCCATCTATTTGGTCGTCTCCAATTAATGATTGATATCGTCGTATAGCTTCATCCATTGCATTGTCAAATACGCCGTTAATTGGAAGTTCAAATAAACCTGTTCGGTTTAATAACTCCTGAATTTCAGCGACATCATTTCCCATCATAGTTTTTGATGAAGAATAATATAATTCACGAGATAGCGTATACCATTTAGGGTTTGGTTTAGAGTACTCCATTTTTGCTTTTGCGAACTCTTCCTCTAAATTATAAAGGTCATCAAGAGTGATAGGACTAGAATCCAAAACATAAAGCTTTTGAGAAAATTCATCATACTTATTGCCGTTACTGCTTTTATGTGACGGACTCATTTTAATATCGCCTGCTCTAAAAGGGGATACGTCTCTTGCAATAAAGCTAAATGTATTTTCTGTAAATAAATCCTCAACTGATATTGTTTGAGCTTCATCAGTAAAATCTATACCGTATATGTACATAGTTGCACAATTACCATATTCATTTGCTGATACAATCATAATATCAAATAAAGGTAATTCATCTACCTTAAGTTCTTCAAATCCCTTAAGCCAGTCTAATTGTTCTTGAAGTTCTCTTAACCAATGTTGATTGATTAAAGTAAAAATCATTGTACCTGCAAAAATACGGGAACCTCTTGTTACGCCATTAATATTAGTGCGACCTATATTAATGACAGGTTTCTTATTTCTAAACATGGAATAACTGATTGTAGTAAGAGAACCAATGACAACAGGAGAAGACCCTGGCATTAAAATAAAAGCTAAAGTGTCAGTTCCAGAAAAAGATTTATAATATTTTGATATTTGATTTCCAATACTAACTTTATCCAAGATGATTCTCTCCTTTCAAATAATTCATATAAATTATAGCATACATAGTAAAATGAGCCAAGCCATTTTTATGGCCTGACTCATTTTGTTTATTTCTAATCTGATTGATTGAATTAGCCTTCTTTTGAAGCTTCTGTAGGAATCTTGCCTTTGATTACGCCACCTTCTTCACGAGTGTAAACACCACGGATTAATGGACTTAATCTACGAGCAATCCATGTTACCTGACGAGCCATAACGACTGTATCAACAGAAGCACCTGAGCTTTCATTTAAGATATCAACGTCATAAATCTTCTGGAATGCTGTATGACCATATTCAGAAGCAAATGTTAATGTGATATCAAATGGTGGCAATGTATCTGCGTAAATTACGTTTTCACCACGAATCGGTGCGAAACCAGCAGGAACGTAAATTCTATCACCGTCAGATTCCCAGCCTACAACATGACCTGTTGTTCTGTCAATCTTAGGTGTGTTGTTAGAACCGTTTGCTGACTGAGCACTGATTTCATTTCCATATCTACCAGCCATATTGCCAGTTGCTGAATATGAGAAACCATAACCAGCTCTACTTGCTGTCTCTTCATCAAGAGCAGCTTCAGATACTGTAGCGTTCCATTTAATCATGTCAAGAGCATTTGTAAAGTCTTCTGAGTTTGCCATTACGTTATTAGCTGCTGCTGTAAACATTGCAGATGGAGCGATATCGTCCCATACGCTCTGTAAAGCAGATACTAATGCGTCATGGTCAAATACTGCGAATACCATAGAACCTGCAAGACCACGTTTACCTCTTGAGAATGAACGTGCATCTGGAGAACCACAAGTAAACACAGGAGCTTTATCTCTTTGTACTGCCCATGAAATCTGCTGAAGTTCGCCAATTACTTTATTAGCAAAAGTAGCAACTAAGTCAGCACCAGAGAAACTTGTTAAGGTTTGAATTGTTGGACTTGCCATAATTTGTTTCCTCCTCTTTCAAATTATGGGCTAGGGAGCTTTTTGCTCCCCGCCCGATTTATTCTTAGGCAGCAGCTCTAAGAGCAACTACTGTTGTAATCTTGCGTAATTCCATTGGACATACAAGTGTTAATGCGATTGAGCATTCACCAAGTACCTGCTGCTGGATTGTTGCATTGATTTCGAACTCATAGTGAAGGATTTCACCCTGTTCCATCAAGTAGCTTAATCTCTTAGAGATAAGTGCAGATAATGCATTACGCTGTTCCACTGTATTTGGCTCACCAATGAATGGGTCAGATACTTCACGAATCTGGTCTACAACGTCAGTTACTACTTTTACAGTAGATAATCTAGCGTAGTCAGAACCAGGAGCACCTGCTGTACAGCCATCTACTACATAAGGAACAGATGAAGCTGTTGTTGTACCTTCATTCTTAAGCTTAAATACAACCATTCTGTTACCTATTAATTCGTTCATCTGTTTGTTAGAGAATTTATATTTCATTCCCTTAACTCCTGGAAGAGCTTTATTAGTAGGAGCAGATTGTGGGTTTAAGGAACCGTTTAATGCTGCATATGCAATCGCTGGAGAACCGTAATATGTTCCAAGTGTATCAGAAATCATTACTGGTTCTGGACCAACAACAACTGATGTATACCAGCCGATATCCATCTTATTGCCTGCTGTGTCAACGATATCATTGCCATCAGCATCCTGCATATAATGAACATTGTTGTATTCAAGTAATTTTGAAACGTAATTCTGAATACCAACAAGTGTAGTATTTGAATTAGGTTTAACATCAATGAAACCATGTGTCATCTTTGTTCTGTAAGTTAATACAGCACAGAGTAACGCAAGTTCACGATGGAAGCTGCTATTTGGATTTACTGTCTGTTTTGAATCAGCGTAAACACCAGCAGGATAGATGTAATCTACATTGTAGTTTTCAAGAATCTGGTAAGCACCCTGTTCTTCAAGGTAACCAGCAGAATTTCTCTTACCTGATAATGCTTCAAACATCTGGTTATTTGTTACAACAACGCCGTCTTCACCACCGTTAACAAGAGTACTGCTGAATACAGGGAAGTCACTTGTTAAGATATCTTCGTTATCTGTAACGATTTCGAATACGTTATTTAACGAATAGTTAGCTAATGCCTGTTTAAGCATACCAACTGTTGGGCATTCAAATGATGTAAAGTAGAATGGTAAGTCTGCATCAGAGTATCTCTTAGCTTCAGGCTTTGTGAAAGTGAACTTTCTACCTTCTACACCGTTATCATCTGTAATTGCTGTAATTGTAATTGTAGCAGGATTATAGATAGCACCACCATAAATGGCACGAACAATCATTGATTCCTTGTACTCTGTTACTTCTTCGTATTTGTAAGCAATAGAGAACTTATCATTGATTGTAAAGTTACCTGCTGTTAATGATACTGTGTCTCCTACAACAGTATAATCTGATGCTGGAACAACAGCACCTGCTACTGTTAAAACAACAGTACCAGCTTTTGGCATTTTTGGAAGAGTGATAACCTGGTCTGTATCAGTTAATGCAACTGTTTCACTTGCACCAGTAACTTTTGTGAATACATAGTATTCAATATCCACTGTATTAGTAAGGGCAACTGCTCCGCCACTAACAAATGATAATACGTTACCAGCAATTGTGTAGTCTGTGCCTTCAACAAGTACAGAACCATCATCCATTGTTACTTTTACGCCATCAGTAACTGGGTATACACCAGCCGCATCTGTAATAGGCTGACCAAAAGTATCTCTTGGTGTAACATAAATTTCCTGATTAGCTACTGGGTCAAACTGTAATAAAACAGTATCAAAAGCAACGCCATCAGTTGAAGCTGCAACTGTTAAATGTTCTTTCTTTGTTGTATCAATATCCTTATAGTCATAAGTAGCAACTAATGTACTATTCTTAGAAACGATACCTGCTGGAACAACAAATTCGCCTTCATATTCTACATAATTGCCTTTAACTACTTCAAGACCGCCTGCTGTAAGTGTTAAGGATGCTCCATAAATCGGTGTATTTGTTACTCTCAGAGTTGCTTCTGCATTACCCTGAATAGAGCCAATAACAGGTGTAGCGTCGATTTCTTCTGTAGTTGTAGAAACTACTTTAGGAATCTCTACGTATGCCTGAGAGCCAGTTACTCTCATACATCTTACATCGGTAAAGCCATTTCTAAACGCCTGCTTTGCATACTTTGTAAGAGTTGCACCGTTAGGATATCCATTTTCATTTACTTCTGAACCAAATAACTGACCAACAGTATCTTTGTCAATCTTTACTGGCTCATTTACAGGACCGTCAAATGCAGTACCTAAGATAAGTAAGCTTTTACCACCAGTTACTTCTGTGTTGGAAGTTAACTGTAAGCCGCCGTCTTTAAATTCTACAAGATGTCCAGGTAGATTTGGATATAAATTTGTAACAGCCATTTTTGTTTTCCTCCTTTTAATATTAGGTTTAAAAATCGTAAGTTATTCCGTTGTCGCCATCAAAGAATTCTAATTCAATCGGGTCAGAGTTTTTTGACGAGTTACTAATCAACGTCTTAACTTTATCTGTGCTAAGTTGATTAGCACCAATTTCAGCATTAATGCTGTTGATAAGGCTTTGACGTATAGGCGTAATACTTTCGAACCTTATATAATAATATATACAACGCATAGGAACCGATTCGTCGTAATTAAGAGAATATTTTGGTGAAACCTCTCTAAGAAAGAACATTTCACTAACGCCTTGTCTCTTTATATAACCAGTATAAACTGTTAAGAGATTTTCGAACTTTGTTCTTAACTCTCTAGCCTGTTTATTGGTTTTGCCGTAGATATCAAACTCAACATCGCATTCATACCATTGACGGTAAATTAAAAATGCATCACCAGTTTCATTACCGTTTTCGTCAAGTTCTTTTATAATATCTACAAGCTGAGGCTTAAGCCCCATACCTTCCGCAATATCTTTTGTATTAATATCTACAGTAATTTGCGGAAGCATGATGTTCGAGCTATTCTCACCTTTCTTTAAATCGGTTGATAACTCACCCCAGTCTGGTCCCCAAGCTGCATTACATAATTTCTTAAGTATTTCAGCTAACTGTTCAACATCATCTATATTACCATCTGCAACATGCCTACATGCCTGTGAATTGTATTCTTTGCTTGTAGTAGTTTCTAATATATGTATTCTTGCTGCCTTTTCAGACTCATAGATATTCTCATTAGCATTCTCTTGAAGAACCGTAGATTTTTCTTCTGGATTGCCATGGAAATATCTGAGTAAAGCCTGTTCTAATTGGTCCATATTATTCCTCCTCTGCAAATTCTACATTTATCACAGAACATATTTGTACGGCTTTCACCATATAACATGTTTTCAGATTTAAATATACTTTAATTTCGCCTTTTGCATAATAAGGCACAATACTAAAATCATACTGAGTGATAATGTTTCTTGATGATAAAGTTTTCAGTATGTTTGTTAAGTCTCCTGCTATAATGTTTTCCTTAATAAGTTGCACCATGTCATGTCCTACATAATACTGAAATAACTTGTTAATGTATGACATACACATCTGTATCATTCTTACATTACAGTACAATTTCAGGTTTTCATTCTTAGGAGATGCGGTAATGCCGTCATATACAACAGGTGTTTCATATAACGGGCTATGTCTAAAAGTTACTATTCCTGCATCGGATAATTCTTTTAAGACATCTTCCGAAAATTCATGATACAAACTAATTGTATCTGAGATTGGTATGTTTGTTGTACCATTGGTCACTATGGTATTAGCACATAATGCTGCATACGCAAGGTATCCATTATCTATAATTGTTCCTTTATTGTAGCGGATATCCCCACCAACAACAGATACCAGAAAGGCATAAAACGGGTTTTCGCATTGACATAAATTGTAATCGTAACAAGCTTTGTACATATGAGCAATATCATCAGCTTCTGCTAAATAATTACTCCAGTATTTATAGCTTGAATTGAATCCGATTATACCTGTTGTAACAATACCAAAATTCAATTGCTTTAAACAGAAGTTTAGAAGTTGATTCATAAACGATAACTTACCTGTAAAATCCTCTGTTAAGTAATCTTTTGTGTGCTGATAGTATGTCATATTGTATTGATGCTGTGTACCTTCTGAATCATCTGGATGAATATCATCCATAAATGCGTCTACTGGTATTACTATATCAATATCATGTGATTCAAGAATGTCGTATGTATTTCTCAGACAATTATACAGCAAATTCTTTGAATAATTCAATCCACATTGTCCACCATACATATAAACATTCGTAGGATTACAAGAGAAAAACGCATGTTGTACAGGTGTTGCTGGGTCAACAGAATGATATGCGTATACATAACTTCGCTTCTGTTTTGTATCCTTATTTATTGCAGAGGTTAATTTATCTATAGTTGGATAGTCAGAATAACGATATTCTATACTATTTACACCTAAGTCCTCTGGAAATACAAAAGTTATTTTATCTGTATCTATAATGATTTCGATATCATTAAATACTTCATTACTCTGTGACGAGACTAGAGTAAAAGCATTCTCTATAATTTCACCATTGTAAATGTTAACATTTAAATATGCTGTTGCATGTTCACCTGTTGTCTTTACAAGATAAACCATATTGTTTTGATTTGTGTATTTAAGAGCATGGAAGGCATCAATCAAAGTTCCTTGCTTTCCGAATTTGTTATATAACCCAACCGTTGATTTAACCAATACAGGTTCATTGGTTGGTCCAAATTCAGCAGAACCAAGTAAATATATACGCTTGCCATGTAAATCGCTTTGAAGAATTTCGCTAATTAATTGCCTTCTTTCTTCTCTTAATTGCCGAGTAATTTGCTGGGCCATATATACTTACCTCCCTTCAGCAACTGAGATACTGCTTTCTTTGGAAGTGAAGATAAGACATCAGAAAAAGGCTTCACTAAGTCTGTTCTGTTATCAATCAAACATCCATTTAATTCAACTCTGCCTTTGTCTCCACGCATTTCATATACATTGACAATCTCAAGTACTTTTAGTACATCTACGGGATTACCCTGTTTATCCCATGTTACTTTGAGAATCATATCTCGTTCTTTCGGATTAAACTGATGACGAATATAATATACTTCGCTTTTCTGGTCAGTTACGCCGATAGGCGTTTGCTTTATTGAATTATTTGAGGAATAAGCACTATTAGAGCTTTCTATTGCTTTTATCTTCTGAATGCTGGCAAAATGTCCAGTACCCATACATAATTTACAATTAGGGTCTCCTACTTTATTCAGGTCATCAAAACAAGTGCATCTTACAAATTTACAATTACGAACATATAAAACATTAATACCGAATTCATCTGATAACAATTCGGAATCATGTCTGAGGTCAATTTCAACATTTCGAACTTCTGATTCTTGATTTGTAAATTTATACATTAGAAATTAGTCTCCCTTGCCCAATCATCATAACTGTAATTATCAATGCCCTTAACACCTGCTGCTACTATATTAATACCTCTGATAGTATTGTCAGCTTCTTCAAACTGGTCTTTTAATCTACCAAGTAAGTTATCAATATATGGTAGTTTAGTGCTTTTCTCAATAGCAATATCGCCTACTTCTTTTCTGACTGAACCATATCTATACGAAATACCATAGTATCTTGCCATTACAAGGTCTATTTCTGTTTTGAATTTAACCCAGTTTCTGATAGCACGATATGTTGTTGTATAATTACCGTCATTATCTATTTCATAAGTTACGTTTTCAACAGCTTCGTCCTGATTTGCCAATTCATCAATCAATTCTACTACTTCTACGCTGTTTCTATAAATCATTGAATTTATGTATTCTTCTGTAAAGCCTTCAATGAACTCGCCAATGTCTTCCCATATTTTTTTAGAACTAACAAATAATGGATTTAACTTAGATACAAAGTACCACTTAAAGATTTCTTTATCTATACAGATTTGCACTTCGTATTTGTTATTTTCCTTTAATCGTTTTACAGTTCCGTATTTCTTATACAAAGCATTTGGCTTATCGGCTCTTCCTGTAGATACAATTTCAAGATTTACTTTATTAGAAGCAATATTTGAAATAACAGATACGATATCTCCTTCATTTAACGGATTATGAAAGATTACCTTACCAGTATCTTGTACGGTAAGGTAATCTTTATCTTCTCCCAGGGTTTGGAGATTTCCGTTAATAAATACAGATATTGTATCATTAATGAAAGGCTTTTCGATATTAAAAACTTGCTGCCCATCAGTAGCTGTAAAATTTTCATTAATCGAATAATGCCTCATGATACATCACCTATTATCCTTCGTCTTTTTTGCCTTGTAACTGAGAATGTAAATTCACCATGGTATGTATACTTGGAACCTCAGGATGTAATTTTTCTGTCATTATCATTGTGTATTCAAGATTACTAAGACGTTTTTCATGGTCTTCAATCTTGCTATCCTGGCTTTCAAGATGGTCCCATATTCTTTTATGGCTTTTATTGTTGTCCTCTTCCATTTTATCAATTGCATTTTGCAGAACTTCTACAGAATTGTTTAACTTAATAATGCTTGTATTAAGTTTCATCATAGGGCCTGTAACTGCAACAACGAAACTGAAGAGAGCAGCTATACCTAAGAAAATCTCCCATGTCATAGCCTAATATCTCCTTTCGTCAACTATTATGGAGTAGTAGTGCCATCATCTGTTGTATATGTTACAACGTCTTTCAATGCTTCTGTGATTGCAGCATTTACGGCTGGAAGAACGGCGTTAGTAACGTAGTTTACTAATGCTTCTTCTGTAACAAGTTTTTCAGCAGATGGAGCTTCGCCACCGTCGGCTGTACCATCACCATCATTAATGGTTGTGGCTTTTTCAATGTATACACCATCAGCACCTACTTTAAGAGATGCTTCATCGGCTTTGACTTTAAGATTAGCAGTAATCTTATTATCTGTACCTGTAACCATCTCAATGGAGTCAGTAGATTCAAATGTATATACACTCTGCAAGTAGTTCTTAAGCGAGATAAAGTAGTAAGTTTCGCCACCATCTTCACCGTCAGTATCTGCTGTGAATAACAAACCGATATCACCTTCTACAGTACCTTCTGGTAATGTGATAGCAGAGTTAGTCAAATCGTCGGCTGTAATTGTATGACTTACTACTTTTCTAAAGAATGAAGTTGTAAGAACACCAGAAATGTTGCTTACTTTAGCTGTTACATAGTCAACGATAGCTTTTGTACTAGCAACAGAAGTATCATCACCTGTATAATCTGTACCAGTCATATCTGTTATGATATCTTCAAAAGCATCTGCTGTGGCATCGAATAATTTTGTTGTTCCAAGATAACCGATACCTGTATTGAGTAAATAGAAAGTCATAGCATCTTTTGTAGTAATCGCATCATACTGTGCCTGTGGGTCAGTACCTGTGAGTATTTTAAACTGAAATCTGCTTGCCATTATTGAGTCCTCCTTTTTAATAATATTCTTTATATATTATAATATACCTTCGATATTAAATCAAAAGATATATTTAATATTTATCTTATTGTTGTTCTTGATAAGGTTCTTTTGTTATCATTTCATACTCTTCTTTTGTGATAACATTTTTGCCTACCATATTGTAGACTCTTGTTTGACTCCAAAGTTTATTATCAAAATAGTTTTTAATGTCATGATACTTGTAACTATACTCATCAGTAGGCATAGCTGGATAATCATCTAATATAACTCCTGACATTAAAGCAATATAGTCAATATCTGCTCTTTGCTGTTTTACGTGCGTAGGTAATTCCTGAATAAATTGTTCTTCTGCTTTTTGCTCAGCATTAGCTTTTTCGTCAGCTATTCTCTGAGCTTCTAATTCATCATATTTTTCTTGAGAAAAAGTCCATTCTTTTATAATAACGATTTTTTCAACGTCTTCATATACCAGATTACCTTTTTCGTCAATTTTATTTGATATAAAAATTTTAGCTCTTTCTTCATCAGTTAAAGCTTCGTATTCTTCTTTGGTTAATTCAATTTGAACGACTTTAGGTATCTGAGTAATAACAACATTCTCCTTCTCTTCATCAGATAAAGCATTGTATTCTTCTTCTGTAATTTCATTAATTACCTCAGCACCTTCTTCGTCAATTGTTTTAATTTCATAATGAGTATCGAATTCTGTTTCGCTTTCTGTATATTTCAAGTACGCTTTTGCAGGCACTTGTTCTATTTCAATCTCTTCTCTGAAATTGATATAATAACATAATGCATTCTCTTCTGGAGGAAGTGAAGGCATATCTATACCGTTTTGAATTTTTCCTATTTTTGCATAAGCATTCTGGTAAAAATAATTTTCATCTACTTTTACACTATACATTTTCAAATCTCCTTTACTACATTTTTAAGAAAATTCCATTATAAGTAGCTTTATCTGGATATGTTGCGTCTACACCAATATCCTCTGGAATATAGTAAGTTTCGCCATCTATCGTATAATATTGCCCCCTGGTAAATGTATGGTATTTTTCACTTATTTCTCCAACAATTAAGTTATCGAATACAATCAAACCATTAAGAGCTTGAAGTTTTATCTTAGCAAATTTTGTATTATCAATGCCAAGATACTCATTCATAAATGGATACTTATCTATATTAAAAGTACGCATTACTTCCATATCTTGTTCATATAAGTTATTGCCAGTTTTAATGTCCCATACAGATATTCTGGTAAACATATTGGTAATATTGTCACTATATGCATTATCCAAAGCGATATTATTGGACAATATAGTAGGCGATAAAGTTGTTAACAATACTTCGCTATTTAAACAATCTATACCTTTAATAAAAAAACCAATTGGAAACTCATTAACATATCCGTCATGTAAAGTACTATAAGTAAGATATAAGTAATTGTCATTATAGTAAAGATTTATTTTGTATTTTATAGTATTTCTTAATGTATAACTTTCGCACAAAGAAGCTATAAGATTAAAACCTATAAAATTATAAATTTCTCCATATCCTGTATGGCCACCACTGGCAGTGAAATACGCATTCTGATAAGTTCCAGAAAGATTTGTAGCTGAATAATTTATATGATAATCATGAATAAATCTATTAAAAGATTTATTAAAGCCATTTACATGATAAGTGCTACTTGTCACTTCAGAACCGTTTGCCCAGTATCCATTTATTTCTTTCGTTCCATTATTAACTGCTGTACTTCCATTTGAATTGACTTGACTTGAACTCACTGCTCCGCCTTCATATATATTAGCACAAGGATTGCTTATATAGTTTTCTTTATACAAAATAGGAACAATAGAATATCTTGCTTCTTGAACTGCTGTACTAGCTGCATATTGCACCTCGATACAGAAACAGTAAAATTTCTGTCCAAATAAAGTAAATGATTTATCCGTTTCGTCACAAACAACATCTAATCCATTAGAAGCCGCTTCTTCTAGTAAAATCTTTAAGTCATTGTAAAATACCTCAGTATACTCTTTTACCTGATGATAAGGAACATATCCGCCATCTTCTGTATTAACCGTATAAAACCCTGTAGGGTCATTTAAGTAACATGTAAATGTATCAAGTATTTGTTCGTTTAATCGTGATATGTATGGCATTTATACTTCCTCCTCTATCTGTATTACATTATCTGTAAAAGTAAATGTTGTTCCTGTTAATATATTTAACGCTGGTTCATATATTTTAGTACAGTAATAATCGTTAGTTGTAGTGTCATAATCTGGAAACTTTATATCAAGACCACCACTAGATGATGTTTCTAATTTTCTAATTACATCTCCAAGTTCTTTTAAAGTAATACCATCAAGTACATATCCTTTTTCTTGCAAAGCTTTTTTAATGTCCTGAACGGCGTTACATGTGTATTGTATTTTTTCGATTAAAGTTCCCATTATACCACCTCACCGTTCAACTCATCTAAAATTTGCTCCAACAAGGCAATTTCCTGTTCAAGTTTTTCATCGGTATTGATATATTGAACTGTAACATTGTCTGCACAAAAATATGTTGGTTCATATTTAATATAAGAAAATGGTCCTAATACAGCCCCAAATAACCTTATGTCTCCTAAACCACGATTTGAATTACCTGTAGTATGAGTAGAGTAAACAATTATTCGAAAAAATTTATATCTTATATTAGATACTAATTCATAGTCATAATATTTGACGTCATCATCAGGTAACACATCCGTTAATAGCGTATCAAAATTTATACCATCTTCAGAGGCTTGAACTTCAAAATCCTTACATCTATTAACAGAACCGTATTTTATATTACGTAAACTTATTTTGTCTATTTTTCTTACTTTACTGTCAATAAATTCTATTTGTATATAATCTGATACTGTATTGTTTGCAAACCAACCTGTTGAATCACTTCTATCAAATGCATAATACCCTTTATATGCCGTAGAATATTCACTACCTTGTGTAACAATACAAGTATTGTTGTAGTAATTATTCATTTGAGGCACCAATCCATACACTGTGTCATTTTCCGTGTTAATATTGAGATTGGGTACACAAAAAGTATTAATGCCATCTCCACCAAAATAATTATAACTACCAAATTCATTTAGTATATGCTCAGCTAAATATGTGTAATCTGCAATATTATATTCGCTACCATCACATGCTAAATAATGCTTGGGAACTTCCATGCCCATGTGAGAGATTGTATGACCTACAGGTGTATCTTCAATGCCAATAACTTCATTTTCATATCCTAAAATATTAAGATTATATTGCTTACCATATTCAATAGAAGAATTAACGAATTCCATATCAGCAGTGTAATTTGACAATATTTCTTCTTGAGCAAGAATTCTGTCGTAAATTCTTATTCGATACATATTTCCTTGAAAATTAGCTGAACCGCTATAAGAACGTCTGCCTATATATGTTCCTGTAAAAGTTGATGTATTCCAAGTATCAGTTTTGTCTTGCTCTTCAAGTTTTACGCCGTTTACATATATAGTCATAGTGTCTTCGTTTTCATAACAAATAGTTAGCAAGTTTACTTTGTTTGTTAATTCAGAAAAATCGTAAAGAAAAGTTTTGCCTCCTTTGTGTCTTCCGCTAAAATAAGTACTCCAATATCCGCAAACTATTCGTGGACTATAGTTTTCAAAAAATACAATTTGATTTTTTGAGCTATCAAATTGCAATAAAAACTCTAATGTTACTGGATATTGTATCTTAATATCTTGTGCGTGCAAATATTGGCTATTTCCAAAAACACCTTTTTTATTGTTAATAAAAACTCCATTATTTTGAGCATATTGTTCATTATTAATAACGTTATAAACATAGCTAACATCAGGACTTCTATAAGAATCCAGAAAATCTATGTAGTATGTTAGACCCTCAGTAATAATACCATTACAAGGGTCATAATCATCTACAAAGATAAAATTACTTCTGTTAAGTTGTCTTCTGATTTTGTTATCAGCAGCATCAATATATTCAAGTGCTCTTCTGTTATTTTCAGATAAGGCTAATTCTAAGTTAGCCTTATCAATAGCCTTACCTTCCGCCATAATTATTCACTCCAAATTCCAGCTATCATAGCAGTAATTTCTTCATCACTGTAGCTTTCTAAAGTTACTGTAATACCTGCAAGTAATTCATCAATTTCTGTTTTATTGTAGTAGTTGCTTAAATCTACAGAGCCTGCATCAACCTGTCCTAAGATTTCCCAACCAACACCTTCTTTGTAAACATATTCGTTATAGATGTTATTAGTGATTGTTGATAAATCACTTTTTACAAGGTAGATAGTAGTTGTTGAGATGTCCGATTCAGGTAATGCATCAACCCACTTGATGTCAATAACTTTAACGTTAGCAATTTGGGCTTCTACCCATTCTTTCATTTTTGTGTTGTTTTGTGACATAGCAGCTTGAAGATTGCTCATGCTTAATGTTTTTTGGTCAGCCATTATTTTGTCCTCCTATAATAATCTTTGATAATACGGAACGATAATATTTATTATCTGTTCTCCGTCTGGGTACTTAATTTTCACATTATATTCTCCAGATTGAGTGAATGTACCTTTAATATATCCTGGCATGTACATTAAAGCATCTGGAAGATTAGTTACGTCTATTACACTATCTGATAACTTTATTTCTATAAAACAGTTCTTTTGAACTACAATAGACATATCAGAATAATCCGTTATTTTTTCAGGTATTACAACTTGCACCTTACTATTTACATTAACAGACACACCAGCAAATGTTAAAACACTTTCTTTTTGTTCTGAGTCAAGAACAATTGCCGATTTTGGATTGTATTTAATATTGGTTGACTGCAATTTTGACACGTACACTTCTTTGATTTTACATTCTGGATTTTGCTTGTCATTTGCAACAGCATTCCTTATACACATAAAAGTTTGCGGTTTAAGAGATTCGTACTCTTTTTCTTTATACACTTGAACAGTATAAGGAATTAACCCATTTGAATAGTGTATTTTTGTATTATTTAAAATATTTGGATTATTGGTATGTAACGGATAAACGAATGCTTCACTTCTATTTCTCATGATACAGATAGGATATTCGTTTTCATGTATTACAAATGCATGTCCATGCTCTGAGATAAAATTTTTAACATTTATATTTTTTACAAATGCTTTTCCGTCAAAATTCATATCATCACATCCTAACTGATAAATTTAGGATAAATAGTAATTGGACTAGCTCCTGTTATAGTAAGACCGATTTGTTGTTTGCCCATTCCATTGTATGTAAATCTTAATGTCGAAGTATTATTTTCTGCAAACACCGCTGGACCACTAATTGTAAGTTCAAATATACCAACAAAGTGTTCTTCGAGATAGTTCAATGCAGAGAATTCTATGTATGTACTAATTGATGAACCTGTATAATCATAGTACTCCTTTTCGAATTCAATTTCAACTGATTGTGCATCTTCCATGTTAATCATATGAACTGAACTATCAGTTTTAAGATACCAAACTCTTTGAAGTTCATCTAATCCCACTGAGTAGCACCCTGTGATTTCAAAATTAGTAGATTCGTATCTTAATGTTGTCTGATTGAATTTCAGAATCTGGAATGCATTTTGCTTAGCAATTAGCAAATGTTCTTTAGATTCATTATAGATAAAACCACCGATTTGTTTAGCTTCATCTATTTGATTATATCCTGTAAAAGTCAAACTTGTTGCAGAATTAATTCGAAATGTATAAATACCTTGAGTAGCTATAAAGCTACCGTGCTCGTAATTGTATCTATACACAACTACATTAAGATATTTAATGCCATTAAAATCAGCGATAAAATTCCTAACTGTATTATATTGAGAATTATTATAACTTGCAACCGTGTCAAAGAAATCTATTTTAGTTTTCCCTCCGCTCCATGCAATTGTAGTTTTTTGCATCGTAAATCCTTCAGCGTAAGTTTTACTTGTATCAAATTGATAAAAATCAATTGGCTGAGCTGGGTCAGTTACATTACACAAGAATAAACCAAATGTATTATCATCTATCTGATAAGGATTATCACTAATATTAGTTAAATAATAATTACCACCTATATCTGATTGTCCTCTAAATATTGCTTGAGATGTACTAAACCCATGAGATGATTTATTTAATGTTGCAGCGTACATATTTTGTTCGGAAGCATATACAAAGTAAATATTAACATCATCTTCATGTATTTTTCTCAAACGAGCATAATTATAACTAGCTGATGTATACCATATTCTTGATACACTAAAATTGTCTTTATTAAAACTATATATTGAATATGTTGTATTACTTCTTTGAGTCCAAAATACATAATGGTCGTTTTGACCTACGAACTCTAAAAATTGATAATCGCCCATATTATATACATTAAGAACTGTAGTTTCTCCATTTTCGGTTTCTTCCATAGTGATTAATCTTGATTCTCTACTTCCAGAGATATATCCAGTAAGAGTTCTTAAGTAATATCTATTAGGGTACACAGAGTCTCTTAAAATGCCAATTTCGTCATTAGGGTCACTCCATGAGAAACCCTGTAAATATAACTGTTTTCTAGTACACAAACTATAAGGGGAGCCGTATAAATCACACACCTCAAAAGGTACAGGTGATAACTTTTCTTTTGTATAGTATTGTGTATTTAATAAAAACCCTTTAGTTGTTTCTATTACCTTAGGTGCTATGTCTGTAATTGTTGTATTTGCTGGATTTATTATTTTCATTTTAGCCTCCTTATGTGTTTTGCGTAATAATCACTTCTATAGAGCCATACCCTGTAATTGTTACAGGAACTGTTCGCTGTCCAGTTTTTAATGTAGAAACTACAAGTTCGGTCGAATTATTTTCTTTAAAAACCACTGGTCCAATCAATGTAAGCTTTACACTTGTTTCTAGGTACTCATCTAAAAAGTTTTTAGCATAAAAACTTACAGTGGTGTCTACAGGACCTGTGTTTTTTTCATAAATTTCATTCTGAAAATCTGCCTTAAGTATACAAGCATTTGTTTCCGTTAGTATTTCTATTGCGTTTGACGAATGGTGTATGTAGAAACGATTTAACGAATCGAATCCTGCTAATCTTGGAACAGCACCTTTTCTAAATGTCTGTACAAATCTTTGTTTTGTATGGTCGAATGAGTAAAATATACAAGCATTTTCCAAAACAAAAACTGGCTTTTCATAATCTTCTTCTACAAACAACACGCCTTTACATCCGTCTGTTAATGGTATTATTTGCAATATATAAAATCCATCATCCTTTAATTCCAATAGTACATGCTTGTGCTGAGCGTAAGTTGATTTATAATTTGGCGATGAATAAATGGTGCATTCGACATAAATATGTCCGTTAGATTCAAATGTTTGTAATTGGTTCCATAGCTCATGTCCATATGGCAATGTGTTATCAACAGAACTATCCATTTTAAATGAATCATAGTTTTTAATTTCTACGGTTTCATAGGCTATTGTGTCATCATTCGTGTTTAACTTTAGCTTTCTAAAGCCGTATTTATGCGAAGCACTTGCTGAATCATAATTATCAAACAACATATAGTAGTATCCATTTATTTTTATAGGATTACTACCTATACGATTTGTTCCAGGTATTGTTTCTCCTATCTGTGCAAGTGTATTGGCTGAAGTATTGATTTTATATATTACATAACTTGCATAACTAAACCTTAAAACATATCCAATATCATTAGAATGTTCCATGTAATATGTCTGATTGTATACGTTACAATTATTAGTTAATAAATAAGTAGGAGCTAATGTTTTTTTATTTAACTTTCCTAATGTATAACAAGTGTATTGTCCAAAACCATGATTGTAATAGTCTCCTTTGTATGTAAAAACAAAATCGTTTTCTGTTTCATATAATATTACAAAGTCAGCTTTATTAATCCATTCTGTATTACCAAAACCATTAGATACTAATCGAGTTTCCACTGTGTATTCATTATTTTTTTCTCTTATTTTTGCAATGTACTGACTGTCGTAACTGTTCCATTTACCTATAACATAAAAAACATCACTATCGTATTTGTCTCTAATAATATTTTTGTAATTACCTATTCGTTGACAGTTTGCGTATAACAAAGAACTTTGCTCAAAAGTAGAATCGTATATACCTGTATTTAAAACACTAGTTGCATATCCGCTTTGAACAGGGATACTAAATTTCATAGGAATAGGCTTTAGTGTTTGTTTATCATGAATCTGTGTATTCATGATAAGATGTTTGGGAGTTTCAAAAATTTTAGGGATAGCTCCCTGTATAGTGCTTACGTCATTAATTAACTCCATATTTGTACCTCCTATACATAAGTAACGTACAAAAATAACTGATAGTTACCTTTTATAAATATTTCTATATTAGGAATATTAGGTAACTTATATCTTTGTATTTCTGATTTGGCTAATGTATCATTTAAAGTTTGAATACCGTTTTCCAGTATTTTTACGTTTATTTGGTCAGTATCTGATTTATTGATTAACATAAATTCTAAATCCAATATAACATCTGATGACAAACTATACAATGTAGAAATATCAATAACACTATCGAGAAACAAATTATAGCCATTGTATTCATGTGTTTGAGATTTGGTTGTATTGCCAGCAATAACTTTAATTTTCTCTGTAATTATATCATATCTTTCATTGAATATTTGGGTTTGTTGGATTATTTTGTCATCTATTTCATCTTTTGCCGCATCTATATCATCTGTAGTAGCGTTATTTGCTGGTATTTTTGGTACATAATACCCATCTGCATATTTTGTCAGGGCGTTATTAACTTGCCCAGAAATCAGGAAAGCTTGTACGTAATATCCGTTACCATACTTAACTAAAGCGTTGTTTGCTGCTGGAGAGATGACAATATCTTTATCGACAACAGTGGTTCCACCGCCTGTAGCTATATCATTCCACTTACCGTTATAATACTGAAGTTTTTTATTATAGTACCTTAAACCATGAATACCCGCTTCTGTATTTACACTTAACGTTTCATGTGTAGATGTAGCTATTATTGGTTTTCCTTTATATAGCAAAACAGAATCGGGTGATTCTGTAAATTGCTTCAATATATCATAATTCTCGTGTACATGTGTTTTTATCAATGAAGAACTCATCTAATCACCCCTTACCATAAGCTATCAATCATGCTAATAACTTCATCACTGGTGTAATACACTAATTCAGCCCCATCTAAAGTATACATGTTTGCTCTTTGGATATTTATCAAAAGACCAGTACTAATTTTTATACCTAATGGTTTTATATAATTTTTAGGGCTATCTGTTAATGCCCCCACTGATTCATCAGATAAATATAATACAGTTCCATCTGGATAAGCATCATACATACTTGTCTGAAATTCGCCAGAAACTGTAATAGTAAAATTGTTAGCATTTGTTACTTCGGTCACAATACCAACTACTTCTATTCGTTCTGTATCTTCTCCAAATGCTTTTGCATATTTACCGTCTGTTTTTAAATACACAGGATTCCCAACTGTTAATCCATGACTGTCTTGCTGTATACTTAGAACATTACTATTAGAACTTCCTGGTCCACTACCGCCACCACAATACAAACCATTATCTCGGACTACTAAATGATTTCCATCATCTGGCGAAATAATAGCTGTAGCCTTTAACGGACCTTTTCCTTTAAAGTAAATATCTGTAAAATAAGACTTTGCCTGTGACTGGTTACAATAACCATACTGCACTCTTCCAGTAAAATAATGTCCCCACTCATAATCATGTAGGTCTATAGAAATTACAGTGCTTAAGTTAATATCTAATGAATTCCAGTTACTTATGCTACACTCGACAGCGTTACCAGATTTAGACACTTCCATGGTAATGTAACTATTACTCCAACCGTTTCTATTATGACCGCTACTCATTGTACCAGTTTTAATTACCTGCTGTCCTGCTAAGCTTTTATTGTAGACTAACGCATAAAAGAAACTACCTGCATGAGATTCTCCGCCTTTATTAATGATACAAGATAAAGTATGAGGGTGACCATTTTCATCCAGTACATATGCAATAATTAAACCGTTTGCATCATTATCGCCGTCACTAGAACGTAATGTAGCTCTGTGAGTATATGTTCTGTATTTAATATTTGATACAAAACCTGTAAATGTAGTAGTATTTTTAGGTTGTACAAAGGACTGCAATGTATAGTCAAAATACCAAGCGTTTGCTTCTGAGGCACTTGCAATATTGTTTGTTCCACCATTATGTGAAAATACATTACCACCATGATACATGGTTTCAAGAGTTTCACCAGCACCTTCTGTGTATAAATGAATAGAAGCGGTATCCTCTGTTTCTATTTCTGGATATTTATCAACGAACAATCCAGTTACTTTTTCTTGTATAGCATTATCTTCTGAATCAAATATTTTTACATTAGCAGTTAACGTATCAGTATCTTCATCTATATCGAAATGTATTGACCTTGAATCTTCATAATTTTTTACAAGACCATCCAATATTTCCTGTAGGCCAGTAATAGCACTAATAGGATGTTGATTTGCTAAATCACGGTTTACTAATTCATTATGGTCGTATGTGCCATCAACGTTACCGCCACCGCCAGAAATAACGCCATTATTGTATCTGACCAATCTAACTCCCATGCTATTCTCACCTTCTATTCTATCATTATTTTGAATCTGTAAGAATTAGCTGTCATGTAGAAATCCTGAATTGGTCTATCTATAAGTTTTATATAGATACTTTTACCTTCTGATGGATTGATGGAATCAATAACAACTTCCTTACCATAAGGTAAATCTTTTTCTGCTCTACTTTCATCATATAAGGCAACAGCTACTTCTTCTTCGCCTCCATAATACTCAGAATATTTAATAACTCTTACTTTTACATTTGTTAATACATAGTTTTCATTATTATGTAAGTCTAACTTGACGAAATAAGAGCCACGATAAAATGTACCTAAATCATATAATTCAAGTGGATTAATTTCTTTATTGTCGATATAAAGTCTAATATCTCTTTCAATACTAAATCCATCTCCACCATATAATTCTTCACTTAATACAAAATTATTTATCGTTGTTTTGTATTTACCGCTAGGAAATATTCTAAGTTGGGCGTTCTTTATAGGGGTTGGTAATGTCATTGTATTTATTACAAGTTTTTTACCTGCTCGATTTATCAATGGAGAATACGCTACATTGTCACTTCTGAAATAAACCGTATCTTCATTGTAGATTTCAATTTCATGATTTTCCTCTACGCCATCAATAGTGATATATTTGTCAGTATATATGGCGAATGTTTTAAAATAACAGTGGCTTTTTCTAATCAGTTTTTCATCTTCGGTTCCATATAAAAAGAAGCCGATAACACCAGCGTCCTTAAAAGATGTGTTACCGATTTCAATCCAAGTAAAACCATCCGTACTTGCTAAAAATCTATATTTAGTTTTTTCCTTCGAAAACTTAATATATTTATATATTTTATCAACAAAAGTACTATCTGCTATTGTAGCTGGTTTATCTAAATCAATAGACAATGCTGCTATTGGAGACGTACTTGAATCATCTATTGAGTATGTAATGTAGCTGTCTAGTCTTTCATTCATAAGAGCGTAAATCAATTCTTCTAAGTCTCCAGAAATTTGATTACCTCCGTTTGTTATTTCAGAAGGACCTTTTGCCATATAAGACTGGCATTCAGCATAGTCTTTTGTCGTTGACATTACTATAATGCCTGCAATGTCTTCTTCACTTAATGGAGTGTGGTCTAGTTGTACAACACAAGAATATTGCTCCATTTCTGGCTCAATAATCGTATAGGTAACATAACTACTATTGTGCTGTATTTGAAGACCATCATCCCCAAATGACAAGCAATTTATGTCAGATGGGGATTGGGTCCACATTAAGGTTTTTTCTGAAAAATCATCAAAGAAAAGTAATCCGCTACTTGTTTTATTTATCTTTGACATAATCATCACCTTTATACAATTTCAATATACTGGTCGAGAGGAACTACCTTTCCAATTTTTACCGACTCTTTGCCAAGCAAGTTAACTAATGTTCTTGCTTTTGCCATTGCAGAATTTAATGAAGCATAGCTTGAATGTAAAAACCATGGGTCTAATTTAATACGTTTCATACGTTCATAGTAAACATATGGAATTTGCTTATCATCTCCTGCTGGTGGATTGTAATCTGCTTCACCAGTGACAGACTCTGATTTTGCGATGCCATCATACATAAATACCATATCGTATTTTGGATTATTTGCCGTTGCTTCATCTATAACGATTTGATAATTTGCCATATCTCTTTCTGCCTGAGCCTTTTTTGCGTCACCTGTTGTACCAGAATCAGCAGGTTCGACGATGCAATACTCTATAACAATTTGACGCTTAGCAATTTTATCCTGAATATCTTCGTAATGTTTACATGTGTCATAGATATTTAACTCAACAACGTCGAGTAAATCTGGTCTGAGTGCTCCCGAAAGTATTGCTGTCTTAAGAGCCAGATACTGTGTTTCATTTGCTTCATAAAAATCTGAAAGTCCTTTAAACTCTTCTGCACTAATCCACTCGATAGGAGTTCTGTTTGTTAACGAACGGTTAACATTTTCATTTAAATATCTACAAAATATCTGATATTGTGTTGAAGCCATGTTTATCCCTCCTTATTTAATTTTTATAAACTGGTCAAATGGAACAAGTTTAATAAGCTTAACATTGTTGATGCCAATCATGTCTACTAGTGTTTTTGCTCTCTCAAGAGCTGCTTCTAAAGAACCATATGTTGAATTTACAAACCATGGACTTAATTGGATTCTCTTATATGTGTCCTTAATTAAATACGGTGCTTCAGTAGCTTCTTCATAATGACCAGGAATAAGTGTAGTTTTAAGCTGTGCTCTAGTAATGGTAACTCTACTGTATAAGTTCTGAGCTGTTGGTTGTCCATATACAGAAGCACTTCCATAACCTAAGTGTGTAGTCATTGCATTACCTTCAATAGCTATAGGTCCGTTGTAGTATGGTTGTGTGTCACCCCATTTATTAATGACAAGACGTACAGTGTTAGATGCAGCTACATGCTCTTCGTACCCTGTAGTATTTAATGCAAACATTGTTGCCTCGGTAATCATTTTTTCCATTTTGGCTCTAGTATAATATGGATTTTCTCGTGTTCCGCTATCGGCTTCGCTATTATCACTGGTAACGCCTATAAGCGATGGACAGTATTTTTCCATAACTGATTGTGTACAAACTACAACTCCTCCGTCTTCAGGAGTTGTTGCTCCAAGAGTTGTAAACTCTTTAGTAAAATCTCCTTGATTACCAATTCTGTCACGAATACCACTCCAGTCTCGTACTACGTAACCAACCTGTTCATTTATCCAATTCTGATGGTTGATTTTCTGTGTACCATTATAAGCAAAAAGCATATTGGTTTTCGGATTATCTGAGCTATTCCCAAAAGTAATCATTTCCTGCTGTTCTCTCATTGCATCTGCTTTTACTGCAAGGTCAGTAGAAAATATCTTATGATTTGGGTCAGTATAAAATTCACAAACTTTCTGGTATTCGTTACTCATATCGTTTGTGATAGGTGTATTAGTAGATTCGTTGATGTATCTATAAAGCACCTGATATTTTGTTGCTGCCATATAAAAATCCTTCCTTTCTTTAAGTTTCCTTAATTGTTAATCGTTTACCTTTTGTTTTATTTTGATGGTGTAGTTCCCAATATTCTGCTAATTTCTTGTAAGTTTCGCTAACACCTAAGTTACCTTTTTTAATGATATCGTATACTTCTTGCCTATTGTCGTGCAAGTTGGCAAACGCTATCATTTTTTTAGCCACTTCATCCAAAGGCTTGTTTCCAGCTTTTAACGTTGGGTCAAATTCTATAGATAGATTTTTAAAAGTACCATTTGGAACTTTAATATTACCGATATAAAATGTTCCGTTTAGATTATGAGATGCAGTTTTTTCTATTTTAACTATATTAACGTCTCCTGTATACGGTAGTGGGTAAGTTAAATTTAATGCTGACCTTGAAACTGTATCTACCAGAACATTGTTTATATATATATTAACCGAACCAATGGTATTTGACAATGAAAATGTAAATGTAGTGTTCTTTCTGTTGTCGATTTCAAATGTTACATAGGCATCTTGTGTTCCTATGTACGCTGGATTGTTTCGAATAACACCTAACGAGGCATCGACATACATACTGTGATTGGTTAACAAGTCATTTGGAATCAGACAAGTACCTGTCGTAAGCTTTGATTCTAAAGTTCCATATTCATAAGATACTATGTATTGAGAATTTCTAATGATACTTGTTTCACTGTACCATCTTATCTGTCTAAATACTCTCAATGCCTGCTCTAATTGGTCAACTGGGAAATACTCCATAATCCATACATATATATAATCCAGCATTTGCTTAACAGATTGAACCATCGTCATTGTTCCGAATTCAAATATTTTGCTTTGCCATATCCTGTAATACTTTAAGAATATCGTATGCATAATACTTGTTTCAACGTCTATATATTCAATACCTATTTTGTCATAGTCTGGAGTTGGATGTTTAATTGGGTATTTGGCTATAAACGTTGTTTCGTCTATTTTTTTAACAGGGTTTTTTGGTCTCATCTGCTCCTTATCAAATATGATATTTTCAAAATCCTCATATCTTGTATCGTTCTCTGGTAACAATAATTCATCAATACCATACCTTACGCCATCAAATGGGTCTGGGTCTTCGTACACCCATACCCAATTACCAAAATCATTTGGTAGGATATTTAATTCCTTAGATATTTGATGAGCTCCTGCTATTTGTTTAAATAACTCAGATTCTGAAATAAACTTATTTCCAAATATTTCATGGTCATAAAAACCTTTTAATTCTTTTTTTGCTGTTGCTCCAATACAATCCAGCATATGGATATTTCGTTTATCTCTGTAACCTTGAAGCTGTGTTTGAATTTGCATGTCTATTTCTTTACCGTCGCCCCAAGTAAATCCATAATCATAGTAACACATTTGACTTAATTTATCTACAAATAATGAATCTTGTGTATTTATTTTATAGCTTACTTTCGATGCTCCCAAAAATTCTTTTGTAAAGGTATCTTTAGCTTTTTTAAATACATTTGAACCTTCGTCTATAAAGACGTTATTTGCCTTTCTGAAGGCTTTTATTCCTTGGGTAAGCCACATACCATCTATTGTTCTATCTGCCCAAATTACAGCCTTTAAATCGCTCAGGTGACGTGCTTTTACTTGAGCCATTATGTCTTTACTAATTATAAGGTATAATTTTGTTCTTGTTATCTGTAAATTCTTATACTCAAGGTAAAGATTGTGCTCTTTTCTGTCACACATTAAACCTAACTCTAACTGCATTTTTCCAGACAGTACAGAAGCAAATATAGATTCAGATAAAAATCCTTTACCAATTGTTTTCTGGACCATAACATTGATGTTGTCTATATAGGCTTGGTTTTTTACTTTAGACACTGGTATCATTAATCCACCAAAACCATGATGAAGTGCATTTACGTAATTAGCAGGAATATCATTTCTAATAACAGAATCAAAGTCAATATAGTCCATACTTACAATCTTTTTAATTAAGCTTTGACCATTTTCAAAGATTCCTGCAAAATAGTTTTCCTTGCTTGCCAATATATCTTTTATAAAGTGATTAATGTTATGAATACCTTTTTCTAGCCATGGTGTTCCAAAAAAATACCATTCCATTCCTGTGTATGGAAGTCTATATGCAAAATCCTGATTATAATTAATCGAAGAGCCTTTTTTTATCTTCCACACAAAATCAGGTTTTTGAATGATACTAAATCGACTTGAATCTTTTAAGTATCCAGGCAGATGACTTTCCAATACAAAAGAACTAGATTCTTTTTTATAGCCAGGTAAATGGCTTTCTAACTCAAAAGAGATTCTGTCTTTTCTGTATCCTGTGGCATCATCTTTGATTTCAAAATCTACACCATCTTTATACATAAAAACATGTTCGCCATATCTATCCTGAAGTCGTACAGGATATGACTCTCTTTCGATAAAGTATGTGGTATATAGAATTTTAAACCATTTTCTACATTTATCTAGTCGTTCGTATTTATTATTGATAGATGTTTGTTTTTGCCCCTTATCTAATGTCTCGTGTACATTATCAATAAAAGCTGATTTATGATTTTTCTGCAAAAAAGTTCCAGACTGAGTTACTGTATCTATTGCATCTAAATCTAATGTAACGCCAGTACTTTGATAACAAGATTTAATATTTTTATCTGTCCAGAAATATTCCCACTCTGTATCTCCGATTGTTTCCATGTCCAAGAATATAGAAATGCCATCAATGGCAAGCGTTTGCTTTGTATCTTTTTCTACAAATATATCAAATATTTCAAGGTCAAGTCCGCATAATAACCCGTGTTTACGCTGAAGAAAATACTGTTTTTCAAAGAATGTTCTTTTTGGCAACAAATCCATTGTAATATGATTATTAAATCTGCTTGTTTCCTTACCATACTTATGACCAAACATGTGACTACTTACACAACAAGCTTGTTGATAAAGACGTTTTACTTGTATTGATGACAAATAATTAGCTACTAGTTCACTTCTTGTTGATTGAACTATACCCTGTACTGCAATAAATATATCCTTGCTTCGTTCTAGGGATACACTAGAATCAGTTACTAAGTGTTTATCTATATTTTTTCCAGAAACAGTGCTTGTAATGTTTGTTTTAAATTCATTTTTGGATTTGGCTCCATAAGTAATTAATTGATTTAACGACAGTTTTCTTTTTGGTTTTGATGTAATCTGTTCCATGATATTCACATGGTTAACACTTTCTGGAGCTAATTCGTATAATTCTTGAATATACAATTCTAAAACCAAAGAGCTGATTATTGGATTCTGAAACACATTAACTATATTTGTATACGGGTTGATTGCACCATAGAAGTTATTTGCGTTTACAATATTGTCATAGCGTTTAATGCCAAAAATGTCTTTATGTGTATTGCCACCATCATTAAATAACTTATTCCCTGAGTATGCCCAATAAGGAGCATTACCTATATTTTCATTGGTATACACTTCGTAAAACTGAGTAGTATACATATATTTACGATTACCTATGGCATTAAAACCATTTTTATCATTTGCAGATTTAATACTTGTAACCCCTGATAATATTTTATCTTTGTTAAGACTTTTAATTTCTGTAGACCCAGAATAATTATCAGTAGTAAACGCATTCCCGATTTCATTTGATAATCCATTGATTGAATTGGTACATACAGTATAAATATTTCTTGCTGCGAATAAATCTCTTAAGTCAGATAGCCCAGTTGCTACCTTTGTGATAACAACTGGGCTATTGAATATGCTTGCATCAGAAAAGGCGACATATCTTTGGTAAGCAAAACCGTATTCTATTGACTCAGAGAGCCAGTACTTAAAAGCCATTTCTTGAACAGCTTCTGTAACTGCTTGATATTTAAATGATATTTCGCCCATATCAAATACTCCTTACTTGTAGATTATTATGGTGATGGAGTTACAGGTGTTGTAACAATTCCTGATGTATCAATAATGAATTGTGAATATCTTGAATTCATTAATGGGCTACCGCCAGGAGTGATACCATTTGCAGAGTATCCAGCAACAGAAATCTTAGCTCCACAAGCAAATTTCTTCTTAGAAGAGTCTGCATCTTTAATAGCATCATAGTCGATTACGAGTTTCATGTAAGTATCACCATCAGCATTCTGGAATCCGCCACCAAATGCAGTTGTCAATAATGATGTATCTGCATAATTGGTTGAACCGTTAAACTCTAATACCTCATTTGTGATAGCTACGCCGATAATATCGCCAGCCCCAAGTCTAAGTTCTGTAGATTGGAATGTTTCACTACCTCTGTTACCATATGCTTTAAGTGTATATGTACCACCAGTTGATGGAGCAACAAGAGTTTCGAATGAAGCATCTGCTGTTGTTTTATATGGAACTTTAACTCCATCTTCTTTAAATACTGTAAGATTAGCAAGTACAACTTCCATAACTTCTTCATTTGTAAGATACTTACTGATAGTTGAACATGCAAATACGATATTCTTAGAAGCTGCTCCAAGTTTAAGCTTAGCTGTCAATGTTAAGCCGCCAATACGTACACGGTTCTGTAATGAGTTAGAGCTACTACCGATAACTTTAACTGATGTACCGTAAATACTATCAACCATCTTACATGCATCTTTGTAGCTGCATCTGTTAACTGCACCTGTACTTTCATTAATACGAGGTTCGCTATAAATACCACTAGCAGAAGCAAGTGTAAGTGTATTGTCGATTACAGACCATTCGATATCAACAGGTTCAACAGACATTGTATCAACTTCCTTAGTTGCAATCAATGTTAATGGACTAGAGATATTGTTATGACCTGACCATTCAGAACCTTGCTGGTAAGAATCGTTTGCTCCTCTAATAGAAGCCCATAAAGCTGCTTGAGTAAATGTTGTATCGCTTAATACTTCTTGTGCTGTAATAGATTTTACAGTTGCTGCAATTCTTGATGTTAAGCTTGCTTCATTTTTTGAAACAGTAATTTCAACATAACCTGCTGCATTTCCTTCGCCATATTTTGGTCTATTAGTGATTTTACCATCTTCTCCAAGGTAATCACTTAACAATGGTGCAACTATGTCAATGATACGATATGTAATTGTAGTACCATTAATACCGTTATATGAGAAGATAACATCATTTGTAAGACCATTCATGTCTTGAGCTGTATTTATCTTATTTACGGCAGTTGCATGGTCAATTACACAACATGAAAAATCATCAAGAGCATTAGCTTTTACTTTTACCTTAAAGATTTTCTTGGCAGATTTGGTTTTGTTTTTAGTAACCACTTTTGCCATTAAGCTTACACCTGTATCTTTTTCTTTTCTAGTAACTAATCCGATAAAAGACATAATTCTCCTCCTTTATTATTACCCCAGGCCTAAAGCCTGGGGTTTATTTTTATATAACTACTGGCTCAAATGTAACCTTAATTTGTGAATTAACAGTTACATTATCAAGTTTAATTCCCTGATAATTTACACCAGCTATATCAATTGTTTCAAATGATGTAATGACTTCCATAACAGCATTTGTGTCTGCGTTAACAACTGTTACTCCTTTAATTGCATAACCATCAGCAGGAATCAAAGGAAGTGTAAATGTTCCATCGTATTCAACATTTGTACTAACTGATGTCACTACTTGATTGTTATATAACATAGTACCTTTACCACCTTCAATGTAAGTATTGATATAGCAAGGATACTGCAACAACCAGTTGTCATCATTTGATGAATCCTTAAGAGGAGTGCAAGAGAATTTTGTAATGATAAATTTCTGTACTCCATTTGTATCCATTTCTTCTTTTACAGAATATAATACAAGGTACTTATCTGGAGCTGCATCTGTTAACATGATGTCTCCACTTGGAATACTGTCGCCAATTTCACCAGTAAAAGGTACGCCATTAATGTTATACTCAAATGCTTCATTATCTACTGTACCGTCATGTAAAACAACTTTAATTTGAGCACCTTCACCAAATGAATTAATTGGATTAGCTGAAATACCATAGAAAACTTTTTCGTCAGTATTAGGGTCAAATCCTGCAATACCAACATAAGCTTTTGTACTATCTGCTTTAATTGTACCTTGAGAAAGAGTAACGCCAATTGTTGGAAGAATTGGATTATTTAAGTCACCCTGATACTCGCTTGTATTGATAACTGCAAGCTGAACAGGTACATAATCAGATGGAGTTGATTCATCACCAATCCAAGCTGTATCTGGAAGAACTTTCCAGTAAACACTACATCCGTTACTTGTTGTATCTCTTGGAATAATATCTTTATCCACAGGCCACCAAGCTTCTTCTGCAAGTTTTCCAAGCTCATCTATAGCAATCTTAAGAACTTTGTCTTCATCAGCATATTCAGGCTCAACTTCCTGCTTCTTAATTGCAAGACCATATCTTGCATTAGGAGAGTCGCTAAGCGGTGAATAAGGAGCTGTAATTGGGAAGTATACGAATGTTTCTTCGTATTCGTCTGGTTCCTTTTCGAAATCCTTGTTGATTACTAATTCATCAAGAGCATATAAGCTTGAGCTGTCAATAACAAGTAAATCACTTAATGTTCCACGAGGACCATCGTTACCATGAGTAACTTTGATACGGTCTGCATAGTATTCGCCTGTATAGCTTGATTTACCATACATAACCTTACTCATATACTCTTCTGTTGTTGCGAACATCATGTGATGTTTCTGATAGTAAGCTTTTGAGCGTGTATGATACATCATGATAGATGTAACACCATCTGATGTATTGTTACCGTAATCTCTGATTTTATCTACATCAATTACATTGCCGAATACATCTCTTGAAACGCCGCTATTGATAACAAATTTTTCCTGATAATATCCGAAGCTTATAAAGATTGTATAAGTTTCGTCATATACATGACTTGGGTCAACAGTTAACTGTAAGATATCTGCTTTGCCATTTGTCATAACAAAGTTTCTCTTGTATGCTGTAACCACTCCAGTAACTGGTTTACCAGATGGGTCAACGATAACATATTTAGGCCAGTTCTCTCTGTTGAAGTAATTGTTTTCAGCTAACTGTACATAGTATGCACTACTATTTGTACATGGGCTGCTCCAAGGACATGAATCAATGAATTTCTGGAATTCATCTGCATCATAAGTACCATCAGTAGCTTCTCTTTCTGTCATTGCGTAATTTGACATTGCATAGTTCACTTTTTCTGTTACTAATGTTGTATTACAAGGTTCTGTACTTGATGAAGTAAACAGTGCAAAGTTACCTGCTGTATCGTTAATTGAGTTCTCGAATGAATCAATCTTACCACAATAACAAGCTGAAACCAAATGACGGTCTCTTTCGTAATCAAGAGAAGGATTACCCATTACAATAACAGAGAATCTGTCATTATTGGTATTAATCCAGTATCTCATTTTTGTATCAGCATTTAAACCTGCTGTTTCCAATGGAACCATTACTGTACCGTCATGGATACTTGATAAGTTTACGTCTTCGTCAATTGCGTCAATCATAACTTCTTCAAAGTCCTGATACCATGACAACTTAGACCATGGAGAAATATGAGAATTTGTCTGAATAATTTCTCCGCTTGAATTGTAAACATTATCCATTGGGCCATTCATTTCTTCGTTAATGTTATCAAACAATCTCATTAATACATAGTGGTTGTTTAATAAAGTAACTCTATCAGAAATAATGCTTTGACCTGATGTATCATATGTATATCTGATTACCAATAAACCGTCGATAGACGCTTCAAAAGTAACAGTATCGTCAAAGATGATACGCTTATTATCTACATGATACAATGCTGTATCTAATGGAATATAAATACCATCTAAGTAGAATTCAGGATTCAACCCTTCTGCTGGTACGTGCTGTACAACAAATTCACTACCTCTTGGAATAGTGTAAGTTGTTAACTTCTTAAGACCCTGGAAGATTACCGTATAGAGGTCTCCCTCTTTTGTAATCTCAATAGTAAGAGAATTTAGTAATGAATATTCTTTAGGTTCAATACCTTCTCCACCATCAAGAGTTCTAAGAATTAAATCGTATAAATCAGCATCGTCCTGTTTAATCTTTGTAAGGTAAGCAGCATTAACTACGATAGATGTTGAATTACCATCTGTAGATGGAACAGTGAATGATGTGCTACCATAAATGTTATTAAGTTTGCTTACGTAAGCATCGCAAACAGTAAATGTCATTTCGGTAGAACCAATAGTTGTATCGTCTTTCTTATCAACGCTACAAATAGAAGATGTATAGATATACTCTTCTGTTGCATGACGAGTTCTTAACGATTCTTCATAAAGCTCTTTTGTGATTACTTTAGGTGTAATACCTTTTCTCTCACAATCAAGAGGATAGCTTTCTGGGTTTGCAATGTAAGTAGGTTTGTAAATCTCTAAGTACATTGTCAAAGATGATTTGTTTTGGTCGCTATCAACTGTTAAATCGTCAATTTCTTCCTCAGCCAACTCTTTTGGAGTTGTGGTAGTTTTTAAGATAACTGTGTCTGAAATCTTATTAACCTGATTGAGAATCTTTCTTTCGTATTCTTCTGTTGTTAAGTTTTCAAGGTCAAGTCCCAATGATACATCTGGTATAGGATATACGATATCCCAGTTCTTTGATTTAAGAATAAAAGGTTCTTCAATGATTTTACCATCCGTATCTCTAACTGGTTGTGACTTTACACCTAATGCTAATACTTTTGCTATTTCCTTTGGAAAGTCAGCAGAAGAACATAAGCCTTCATAGTATTTGAATACTCTGTATTCTCCACTAGCATTTGCAGCCATATTTGTTACCTCCTTTTAGAATGTCTTAATATATAATATACCAGTAAGATGAATGATTATGAGCCCAAAATGGCGTCCATTTCTACACTCGTTATTTCGCCTGTTGGTTCTGATACAGCAAAAGTATCTATTAAATCAACAGTTATTCGTTCCTCTTTAACTGGATTTCTTAGCGTTCTTACGCCAAGCCATACTTTCTTGGCAGTGCCACTAATGTTAACGAATTTAAGCTTAATATTTGAAGTAGGTGGAAGTTCATACACATATGTAGATGTACCTACATATAAGCCTTCTTTTACTTCCGTAGGAAACCAAGTATCAAACCATAATTCGTCATTTACGTATAAATTATAATAGTCGTTTTCTCCGTACCCACTACATGTAACAACTAATGACAATAATTCCATCTTTTCGTCTGGACTTGTATAATCTAAGTCATACACGCCAGCTATGGCTGGAATATTAATCATTTTCATTTTATTGTAAGGTTGGCTAAGCTGAGCGAAGTTCTTGATTTTCTGAACGTACTTGACTTTATCAAGTTCTCCGCCAGCTACATATACAACTTGGAATCCCATACTGTCACCTCTATCCTATACTTTGAACATAAGGCACATTATTATTAAACAAATCAGGGTCCCCAATAAACTGATAATCATGAATGTCTTCAATGGGCAATACAACAGTATACTCGGTGTCTTCTGTTGTAATTAAAATATCATCATAGCTTATACCAGAAATTTCATTCTGTGTTAAGCCTTCGAAATGAGCTTTGATATATCCAATATTGCTTTCTGGAATAACGTCACTAATTTCGTTGGCGTCTCGTATATCATAACTTACACACTCTACATATAAGTCATTAACCAATACCTTAATTACAAATCTCTTTGTTAGTTCGCCATCGCTATTAGGAACAAGTAAATTTACAATATCCTGAGCTGTTAACCATTTATCATTTGCTTCGCTTTTAAGTGTAATATAAATATCACCAGGCTCCGCATCACTAACAACGGTGTTCATTTTATAAGTGATAAGCTCTGATATGATGTATTTGGATGATTTCAGTGAATTTATAACATTGTCTAACATGTTATTTATGAGCATTTTTGTATTTTTTGAAACGCCTTGAGTGAGTAAATACTCTTTGAAATCCCCTACAGATACCTGTTTTGTGTCTTCTCCGTCCTGTATAACCAAAATATCAGTATCTTGTATTTCAAGTGACGTTTTGGTTGTCATGTTATTAATTTTCACCTTCTACACCTCCAGTCGTAACTTGAATCAGATTGCCACTTCTGAGCGTTTCAAGGAATTCTAATTCTTCCACTTCATCTATATTTACAGGAGTAAATATAACATAAGTTACGTCATAATAAGCATCATACACAACAGTCCATTTACCGTCCACTGTTTCATGTGCGTATTCCTCATGTTCTTCATCAAAACTTTCACCATAGACATAGCAATCATCTAATTTAAGTCTATTTTCATCAACTTTCCCTTTTATTTTAATATAAATAATATTCGTTTTCAAGTTATTATTTATACTGTCATCAGCAGGGAAAAACTCAAGAACTTCAATAGGCTCCTCTAATCCATCAAGAAACTCTTCAAGATGTATAATTTCTGGTGTATCCTGTTCCGAAACCACTGCATCTGTGATTTCTTTTATAAATATTTGATGGACATTACTCCATTCACCATTCTCACTTTTAACCCTTACATGATACATTCCTTCTTTAGCGTTAAAGCTAGGAGTGTACTTCATATTGTCTTCTATCTTATTGCCAGGAATTATCTCGTTACACAACAAAAGCTCGAAAGTATTACTCTTTGAAATCTGGAATACATAAGACTCAGAGCATTGGTTCTTCCATACAAATTCAGGAATTGCATTTACAATACTTCCGTATTTTGGTGAAATGATTTCACATCTTGGGAAGCTTGCAATTGATTCTGTATAGAAGCAAGACACATGCTTCTTAATCATTTTGTTTCCAGTAATATCAGTGATACCATCGCTTAACATTACCACATAACAGGTATCTGTATGGAATGGTTCGTTAGGCGTATAAGTAAGGACCTTATCGTTATACGATATAGAACCCTTAACAACACTGTATTGCGAATAATCTTTCAAGCTATTGATATTTTTATATATTTTGTTGTAGTCTTCAAGAACGACAATATTCTTTACGAAGCTTGCAGGGTTAATATCAGCACTAAACTTAATTTCTATACTTGAATGTACATTTATATTGTTAGTCTGGTTACTAGGAGATACTTCCAACACTCTTAAACCAATCGTTTCATTGTTGTTGTTCATATCTTCACCCTCTATTTTTATTCAGCATCTTCTTTGGCTTTTTTGCCTTTTTTAGCTGCTGGTTTTTCTTCTACAGGAGCTTCCTGTTCAGCTTTATTATCGCTTACTTTTTCTGGTTCAGAACTTTTCTGTTCTGGGGCTTTTGCTTCCTGAGCAGGTTTCTTCTCTTCAGCAGTTTTAGCCTGCTTGCCCTTAACTGTACCTGTTTTAATGTCGATTACTCCATCAACATCCAAGACTGTTTCAGCTTTAAGAGCCTTTAAAATAGCAGGAGTAACCTCGTTGGCATAACCAACGGGGCTACTCACTGTTAAATGCAATCTTGAAACAGGACAGAAGAAAGCATAGTTATTAAATTTACGAGTATTTAACGCTAATTTGAACATCTGCTTTTCCCCCTGTTCTTATATTACGGATTTAAGATGATTGTTCTTTCTGGTGTAGCGTAAGACTTAGCCATGCTAATATTCTTAGCTGAGCAGATTGCACGACCTTCATTATATGTACCGAAACCGTAACGTTCGATAACTTTAACGTTGTTAAGGTCACGAGATGGGTCTCTGAACTCTTCTGTCTTTAACTCATCTTTAACAATCTGAACACCAACGTTGTTTGCGTCAACACAGAACATATCGAATGTCTTGCCAACTCTGTCGATAGGAGCAAATGGAGAAAGATTAACATTGAACGAGAATGGTAATCTACCCTGAATGCTTTCTGGTCCTAACTTGAACTGAGCATTAGGCATTTCTCTCTTTGTCTCACGGTCAAATGGAGCTGTAAGAGAACCTGTTAAACCGTTACGTGCAAATACTGTCCAAACGAGTGGATGCATGATAAGGTCTGTAGGTGTGTATTCATTGTTGTAAACAGCAATGATGATATCAAGTAAGTCGTCGATACTCATTGTATCGTTTAAATTACCCTGGAAGTCAAGACCTGTTGTACCTGCTTCTGGGATTTGAGCTCTTAACTTGTTATCAAAAACTGTCCAGCCATGACGTAACCATTCGTCAAAAGCTTTCTGTTCTTTTAAGCGTGCCATTGCACGACCAGCTTCCTGTAATAATACAGAGATAAGGTCAAATTCTAAATCAGACTGAAGTTCATCAGAGTACTGGATTCTTACACCACTCTTACCAACGTGGATAAGAGAATTTTTGTGTAACTGCCAGTCAACTGTTTCTTCTGGAATTTCCTGACCTTCGGCTACGTCATGAGCTCTCATAACACCGATGGATGGGAACATTACCGCCTGACCATTTTTAAGACGAATTTTCTTATAGAATTTTGATGCTAAATATACAGGGTCTGCTGCCTGTCTCATTGTACCGATGATTACTCTAGGAATCAAAACTTTAGCTGAAGGAGATGCTAAGAAGTCCTTAAAGTTAAAGCCTGGTACATTTTTGCCGTCAAGAACATCACCGAAAGCTTTGAATACTTTTTCATCGCTATCAGTAAGCTGATACTGGTCTAATTCAGCATCTGTAAGACTTTGGCCTTTTTCTAATTTATCTTGTAATTCTTTCTGGAGAGAGGCATTTGCCTGCTCCATCTGGTCTAAAATGTTTACTAATGCCATTTTATATTCCTCCTATTTTTAATACCGCTGCCTCAATTAAGAGGCAGCTTGTTTATTATTTCTTAAGCAGAACATACATAGCACCCTGAACACCCTTGAAATCAGCCCAAGATGGAGTTCCATAGTGAAGTGCCTTGTAAGTTGCAGTTACTGTCTTACCAGCATCTGCTGCTGTCATTGCTACAGAGATAAGACCTTTCTGGTAATTGATTGTTACTCTATCAGCAGGTACTTCAACGTTGTCAATCTTAACAACAACGCCATTCTGAAGATTTGCTAATTTACCACCAGCAAAGTCAACAGCCTGGAACTGCATGATTGTACCATCGCTGATACCTAATGTAACAGTACCAATTTCCATATTGGTGTACTCTGTATCATTCTTACCGAAGCCATCATAGTTACCAGAACCGTCATGTAAACCAACGATACCTGTAGGATTGTTGATAAGTCTTGACTGGTAATTCTGGAAGATTGTATTGCCTTCAGCGTAACCTGGGTCAAATGGATATCCTTCATCAGAAGGTAAGTTAGAAACACCTGAACGGTTGATGAACTGGTCATCATCTTTGAGATACTGTTCTTCCCATAACATCCATTTCAACCAGCCTGTAGGCTCAGCGTTAAGGTCTGATGCAAGAACCTGACCAACGATTTCATGAGGAGCGTCTGTACCTGGAATCCATTTTGTTAAACGTCCTGATGGTGTAGCTTTTAAGTAATCACCATTCTGACATTCGCCAATAACAGCACCCCAAGGCATTCTGTTATCAACTGTAAGTTCCTGTTCCTCTTTTAATACGCCAGTTACGTCGTATGTAGTCTGAGCTGTAAAGCCAGGCATGTATGGTAACTGAACATAGTCAAGAGTGATGATTGATGGCTGATTACCACCAAATCTGTCCATTTGGAACCAATCTTTTGTAAAGTTGTATGGAGCCATACCGATTGTGTTTGCATTTAATGCAAGACCTGGTAATGTAATAGATGCCAAGAATTTCTTTGAAACATAATCTTTAACTGATGCACCAACGCCGACAACACGACCCTTTGGAATAACTACTTCATCCATACCAGGACCGCCATATTGGTAGTTGAATAATACACCATCTTTAAAGATGCTGCTCATTTTCTTGTCTAAGAACTGTGGGTCAAGAATCCATTTCTCTGCTGGTGACATATGACCAGAACGTACTAACGCTGTATGAGAACGTGAACCCTGTTGGTTTTCATAACCTCTAAATAAAGCCATCTTTTTTTCCTCCTTTATTATTTAAACAACTTACCAACAATGTCATTTGCAAAGTCGTCTACGGTCTTCTTTGCGTTGCTGTCAGTAGTTTTTTGTTTATTAGCATCGGCAGAGCCGTTACTATCTTTGTTATCGTCCACTTTCACTGGACTTGCTACCTGTGCAGGTGTGCGTGGAGCTTTGGAATCTGCTGCATCTTTCTGGAGTTCACTTAACTCTTTCATAGACATTGCAACCAATTCCTCTTTACGAGAATCCTTATTCTCTTCTGTTAAAGAACCTGCTGTGAGCTCTTTAACGATAATGCTATCAGCTACTAATTCTTTATTGGCTACTGCAAGTGTATGACATTTTTCTTTCATGTCATTAGCCTCTGTCTGAGCTGCTGTTAATTCCTCTTTTGCTTTTTCAAGAGCATCTTTTGTCTCTGTTAATTCTGCTTCAAGAGATTCATTTTTAGCAGTTGCATCAGCTAATTGCTGTTTTAACTGTTCTAATTCCTCATTAGAATCATTCACCTGTGAATCAGTTTCTGGTGTTTTGCTGTCATCTACAGTTCCTTCTGGTGTTTTATCATCACCTTCTGGAGTTTGTGGTTCTTGCGAATCTGTAGTTGACGCTGTTGCATTACCTAATAACTGGTCAATCATATCACAAACGCTTTTCTTTACATTTTCAGCGTTCTGGTTTTTGTCAGTATTAGTTCCAGCCATTGCGTTTTCCTCCTTATTATCCTTTTTCTCATTACTGTCTGTTACAACAGTAACTTTTATAATTTGTGCAAAGTCATCAGCAGGATTATTAACTGTAGATACCTCATGATATTCAATATCTTTGGCACCCCAGTAACATATCTGGTCTTTGTATGTTTCTCCTCGCCAATGTCCACAGAATTTAAATTTACCGTCCTTTAGGATGGTTTTGCCACAAACGTTACATGTGACAGTACCCATTGTTCCACCAATACTTACTGTACCATAACGTCCATCAAGGAACTTAGGAATTGCATCCTGGTCTGTGATTCTTGTTTTTAAATGAATAGCACTTCTTTCATCTGTTAATTGAGATGGTCCATGCCAAGCTTGAGTAATACGACCAAGTGGCTCTCCACTATAATCATTATGATTTTTTAATACTGGTTTCTTAAAAGGATTAACGAATGATTCAGCGTCTTTCTCCATGCTGTCTTCATAATATATACAGTAATTATGATTCTTACCAGAATGGGTAGCTTCCATTTCGACATCAAGAGCAAGTACCTGAGTTTTACCAGATGCCATGTCTTTCAATAATTGCATTGAATCAATGACTTGTCCATTCTGGTCTACATATTCAACGTCGTGAACTTTTTGTACTCTATTCTTTATACCGTCAGTGATGGAAGCAGATGAATTTTCACCTAAATCACCGTTAATATCACAAATTTTAGACACATCTACGGAAAAGCTTTTTCCGTTAGCGTCTGTAACTTGTTGAATTACATCTGCCATTTTAGGAACTCCTTTCCACCAACTGCGTTTGCAGTGATTTATAATTTGTTAAGTATTTAATTAAAGAGTCCTTATAAATACTTATTCGGACATCTATAATATCAATAATTGAAGATTCCGTATTAGCAAATGTATTCATACCAACCATATCGCTATGTATTTGATTTGCCAAACGAGCTGACATGTTTGCTATTTTATTTTTTATATCTTCTGTATTGTCGGAACTTCTTGAGATAGTGTATAACATTTCTTTGTTACAAGCAACTATTTTTTCATTCAATTTCGTTTGTAATATCTGTGTATCAGTTGCAAAACATTCTTTAATGTAATTATCTATTGAATTTTCCATATTGTCAATAGAATCCTTAACTAAACCAATGGTTTTTGGGTCTAAACTATCTTTTTTACTTGAAGATTTCTTGTTTCCTGTACCACCAGAAGTTTTGCCACCTTGGTTTTTCTGTTTATTGTTTGTTTCACCAGTACCTTGCTGCTTAGCAGCTTCTTTTTGAGCCTGTAAATTAAGCTCTGCTTCAAGTCTAAGATTTTCTCTAGTAATAAGCTCAACAAACATTTTTTCTCTATCACCATCAGGAATTGGGTCTTTACCGAGTTCATCACGCATTTCATCTTCTGTGATAGCGTTATGTTCGTATTTGTAAATTGCATGAACCTCTTTCTTAATCATTACGTCAACTTCATTGTCATTGAACTTGAATTCAACAGCTTGGTCTGGATTAAGAACAGGGTCATAACCACCTTCCATGAGAAGTTCTTTTATAATGAAAGAGTTAAAGAACATTTCTATAACTCTACAGATAGCTCTTATTCTATCAGCCATTTCTGATGTCATATTATCGCCAGTGGAACGATTTGCTGTATTACCACGACCAAACATGATTTCAGGAATACCCATACCAGAAAATACTCTGGCTTCCATATATTTAAGATACGGTTCTGCATCTATAACTTTATCAGAAGCAATTGGAGTGATTTTAACTCTTTCGGTAGTAACCAATCCACCTTCCACATCCATACCATCTAAGGCTGTCTTTAACTGGTCTACTTCTTTTGATGTACCAGTTTGTTCTTCTGTACCAACAGCTATATGATAAAATGGATAGATGTTACGATACATCATCTTAAGAACATTTTCTTCCGCTTGTCTTAATGCCCTTACGTCATCAAGTACTGGGATTAAAAAACTTGTTCCGTAAGCATTCCCCTTTTCACGCTTATAATAGAAGTGGACCACATCTTCTGGAGAAAATGTTTGAGTACCTCCATCATTATCCTGTTGCCATTCGGTTATTGTTCCGTACTCGTCTCGTTTACATTTCATTGTAACTGGATTAGCACAAAAATAACCAACTACTGGGTCTTTACCGTACAAACCTGTTACAGTTGTGCCTTGAGGTAAAGCATTTTGGTCGCTATTTCTTGCTTTAACAATCATACAGTTACCGTATTTTACAACGTCTTCGGCTATATCCATGAGCAACTGATTTGTTGGAGTATTACTTGCCTCTGCGATATAAGCAAGTCTAAGTTTTAAGTATTCTACAGCATTTGAATCTGTACCGTAAAAACTATAGCCTTCCTTAAATATCTGGTCTACGTATTTATCAACGCCTTGCCGTATGTAAGAGTCGGTATTGTATCCGTTTTGTATGTCGGCAAGGTCAAAATCTGGGTCTTCAAAGTCAGTATCATTATTTTCTTTGTATGTAACCCTTTTGACAAATTCAGATGCTAACTCTCTACCAGCACCACCGCCGCTTCCTGATGCATCCTTTTCAATTCCAGATACGGGCAATAATTCTTTAAAGAATCTTTTGGCTACGAACATTTTAATTCGATTCATATATTTCACCATCCCGCCTTAATTTATAATATACTTCGTCAATTCTGCGAATTGTAGTTAAAACTAGCGTAAATATTCATTAAAAAATGCTTTTCTTGTTCTAAACTAGCTACTTCTGATAAAAAGTGTTGATTTCCAACAAATGTTCTATTGATATTAGTAACTGCATTGTCCAGATGTTTTTTGCATTTTTCGATTTTACTTCCTATGAAGACAGATTCTTGATTCTCACTAAATATATCATATAGAGCAATTATTTTTTGTCGTTCAATATAATAATTGTATAATGTTTTCTGCATTATTTCAACACTTTGTTGCTCTCTATATGAAGCTTTTCGATATTCTATTTCTTCATTTACCTCTTCAAAAAGCTTTTTTATTAGTGATGCTTTTGATGGATTCGTAGAAGAATCCTCTAATTTAGTTACAACATTTGCCATATCTATTGCTTTTTTATTTATACCAAAAGCATACATTGATACGGAGCGACTTAAAAGCGAGTCATACGATATACTTAGATAATTTATTTTCTGAGTATCATTACTTGTCTCATATGATTGCATTTTTTGCAAATAAGCATTGTCGATACTTTGTACTTCTTCTAATGTAAGATTTGAATTACCATAACATAACTCCTTAAGGGTTTCTTGCAATGATTCAAGCCTCTGTTCTGTATTATGTATTGCACCGATTAATTCAGGAACGATACTGCCTGTAATATTGTTTTTATGATATTCAATAAAATTGTTAATATATTCTTCATTGCCACTTTCGATAGCACTTAAAAATGAAGATATTTCACCATACTGACTCCAATTTCCATTTTTAAATGAAGTTGCCAATTTATCAATTAACGTTTTCATACTATTTATAGCATAATCAATATTAACAAGAGCATTACTAGGAAGATTATTTGCAAAACTATTTAAAGTTTTACTGTACTTTACCTTTCCAGAATAATCAGTAGCAGAGGAGGTGTCTAACACTTGCTCCTCTGCGTTATTGCTCTTTTTATATTCTAACGTAGGTTTATATCCGATGACTGCTCCGCTGTCTTCAAGCTGATTTATACCCATTAGAATTTCCTCCTCTGATATGTGCTGGCTCTTTTGTTAACAGTCTGATTACTAAAATTAGTTACTCCAATAATTCCATAAGTACTACTTGGAGCAAATGAGCCAAATAACTTTTCTTCGTCTTCGTCAAATGCACGACTCTTAACATCAACATCACGGTTATCAAGTGTTCCGATGAATACTGTCTTTATTGAGAAAACTTTCTTTAAGAGAGTACCATATTTCTGTTCAAATATCAATAATGCCAAATTCATTGAGTCAATAGCATGTTCATTTTCATCAGTATACTGAGGCAAGCCTGATGAACTAATAGATTTAACACGATACTCTTCAAGCTGTTGAATCATGGTTTTATCCTTAGGGTCAAGAACAATCTTGCCTTTTTCAAATAGATTAACTGAATTGTTAACCATAAATGGTTTAAGATGTTTTTGGTCTTTCTTTCGAGTATATGGGTCAGTTACTTCAATTTTTTGTGAGAACTGATAACCAATAACTTTATCAGCAAGTCCTGTTTCTGGATGTTCTTCACCATATTTATGAAGCATTTCAAGCTGAACTTCACCATAACCACGGTCAATTGCTATCCAATCGAATTTATATTCATCATTTAATTCGATAATTTTATTCATTGCATTTACATATGTAAATTCTGAACGAGCAATTTCTATACGGAATAACATTTTGAAGATAGGTACGATACGACCTTCTGCATCTTGATGGAACCTATCAAATTCCATACATACCATATTGGTAGCCGCTGCATATTTATCCCAGTCAACACCAAGAATTCTGATACACTGACCCTGAGTACGCTTAAGATATGATTCTCTGTCTTCTGGAGCCCATTTAGTAATGTATCTATATTTAAGTCTTTCACCTTCCATAATGGCTTGCTGAATGTATTTCTTCTGGTATACACCGAGTTCTTCTTCACCAAACTCAGCCATAACTTCTTGGACATAACGCATTTCAGATAATTCATCTCGAATGTCTTCAAGATATGTCTGTAATGTATCAGGGTTCATCTTAAGAAGTTCTTTATTAACGTTTGAAGGGGCATAGATTTCAGTCCAACCATTACCTTCACCAACGGCTTTTTCTTCTATCTGATATCCACTAAATCTATTGTTCTTAATGTCTTCCTGTGTAGGGAAATACTTTTTAGAAGCACCAGTACACCAACGATAATACTCTTCATGTTTACCAGATGGTGTTGAGGCACAAATAAGTCGAATACGTTCAGGAGCTTCGTTACGAATATTAAGGATATTAGTAACCTGACTAGAACCTATGTAATCACATTCATCAAGGATAATAACATCGGCACGCTGACCACGAGTAGAATTCGCTCCGCCAGATGCATTGTTAGCACCAGCAGTAAGTCCTAATATATTGGAAGTAACTCCATTAATATTAAAACAAATATTATGATGAACGTCTCTTGAGAGTAATCCCATAAGTAATGGAGATATTTCTATTAACTGATGAAGACGCTTAAAAATTAAGTCAATCTGTGTCTCATATGGTGTTGCAATGATAATATCATATTGATTATTTGGACCTTTATTATATTGCGTGTATGCAAACCAGAGAATCAATACGCACATATCGTCTGTTTTTCCAAGACGACGACCCAATCTGAGTACTAATTTCTTGGATTTTTTACCTTCTGTTAATATAGCAAACTGATAATCTCTTGCTTCCCAGTCTAAGTATACCTTAGCCCAGAGAACAGGATTATCAGTTACAATGTATTCAAGAGCTTCATTTTTAGTCATGTTAAAGTTTTTCATGACATAGTTAACTCTTTTATCTAATTGATTATCGAGAGGGGTGAGTAATTTAATGACCTCATCTAATTGAGCATCATTTAACCCCATTATAGTTTGACTAGCTGCCATATAGTCTCTCCTTTATATAGCACCTCTGTAATAAGTACGAGCTTCGTTTCCTAGTACAGATTGTGTATTTAAACCATTACTTCGAATAGCATTCAAGCTACGTTGCCTCATAGTATATCCTGCTTGTGTCATTTCAAAATAACCAGAGCCAAGTTTTCCTTTGTTCCTATATGCTTGATTCATTGTTTTGGCTGTATGCTGTGCTGAAGCAGAAATTAATTTAGTACCTGCCGTTACTCCAATATATGCTGCCATCATGCCAACATTACCAGCAACACCCATCGCTGTACCTAATTTACCAGCACCAAATACTTTTGTTGCAGTATTGGTTATTGCAGAACTTGCTCCGCCAAATACAGCTTCACCAAACACAAAAGAACCTGCTGCTTTAGCAACTGAAACAGCTTTGCTATTACCTTGTTCTCTAGCATAATTATAATCACCCACAGCTCCAATGACGTTAACTGCGTCGCCAACAAAACTGCCAACATCTAACCCTTGTAACGCTGTTTTAATCATTGCTCCTGCCATAATTATCTACCTCCCATATTATACAAAGCAGATATGAGTGCTGAATTGGCTCCGTAATCGTCTATTTTTCCCATAATTCCTGGGGATGCTACTACATCATCAGCAAGTTCAGAAAATGCGACTGGATTACCTCCAGAAATGCGGCGGATTGCTTGACCAGCACCCGTCCCATGTGGAGCTATTGTACTATGCATATAACTGGCTGAAACTTTACCTAATGATGCCCTATTGTGTCCTTTAAGTCCCTCATTTGCCAAATTAAAGGCACCCATACCTCCAAAAACAAGGGCGGCTCCTGTGCCTGTCATTTTTCTTCTCACAAGAAGAGCTGATAGACCACCGCCTCCAGCAACAGTATTTTCTACTGTTAATGCTTTACCTACTCCAATAACTCCATCAGCAACTTGTTTCATTGTCATTGCCATTATTTTCACCTCCAGAATCCATAACTGTATGGATTTCAGACTTACCTTCTTCATTAATAACTGCTTCTTCTATTATAATTTCACCGTTATCATCAAATTCTACATCACTAATGTTGATAATTTTCTGAGTCTTTTCCAGTTCTTTTACTTGCTGGAATATCTTAATTGCAGTATCAGATGCTGATTCTTTACGCTTATCAGCAGCTTTATCTTTACGTGTAGCGTTAAGCTGATTAAGAATTTTAATCTTTCTATCTTGTAAAGTCATTAAGAATTCTGTTTCAGGAGCTACTATTTTACCAAAATAAGGCTGACATTTCTTATCTATATCAAGTAATGTATCAGCCATGAAATCTCCATTTAACGCTATTTTATTTTCCGCTCTCAGTATCTGTACCTCAATATTTACCAAATCTTTAATTAAAGTAGCATCAACGAGGTCTTTTGAGTCAATCATATCATTGGATGTATCTATTTCAAAATGCATACACCACTGCTCATATCTTGATAAAATAGCAGCGATTTCCATTGGGCATCTTTGACCTAATTTACGCTGAGCAGGACTAACCATACATACATCTTTATATGCACAGTCAACATCTCTACATATAATAGGAACAGATGCAAACATTCCATGTTTAGAGGAATAAACCCTGTTCATGTTTCCAATTTCTCTAATAACAGCAGGGTCTATTCCCCACATGGCTGTGGTTATTTCAGTACCAGATTTATTGGCAAGGTCTGGTAATGTATTATTATTGTTATATTCTACAGGCTGATTTACATTCATGCCTTGCGTTAAAGTATCACTCATAAATATTCTCCTATAAAAATGGCACTCCTGCTATATCTTTTCTACCATAACTATCAGCAGTTAAAGTTCCTCCAGTTAAATATCTTCCACCAATTGTTGCTCCAGCATACGCTCCTACTGCTGTTGCAATACGGGTATTTCTAATGTGTTTATCTGGATTCATAAAGTAAGCCGCTGGATACTTCAAGGCTTTGTCTGGTATAGACATAGAACTAGCGTCTACTCCTTTAGATATTTCTTTCTGAGTAACAGTTTTAGCTCTTTCGATAACTTTGTCTACTGGTTTGTCTGTGTATTTGGCAATGTCTTCACTTAATGAATTTATTGCCGTATCATAATTTTTAGCAGTAACAGTTTTAGCCATTCTAACAGCTTCTGCTTCTGGTATGTTTATACCCTGAAACATAGAAGCTAAGCTTTTTTGTATGTTTTCATTATGTAAAGACCCAGCAAGTTTTGCATTACTGGATATAGTCTGGTTTAATTCATTAGCAGTAGGAACAACAGCTTTACCCCATTTGCTATTTGCAACAGATGAAGCTATATCTTGAATGGTGTCACCTATAGCTTTTTTATTCATAACATCACGTCCTTATCTTAAACCTTTAGCTATTGCTAACGCTACACCAGCAGCACTTCCGCCTACCGCACCAAGACCAGCTCCATTAAGACTTCCACTAGCCCCGCTTCCGATTCCTTCATCTATATTCATTGCTAATCCAGCGGCTGCTCCTACTGTAGCTCCACCGATTATACCTGTTCCAACTTTTTGAGCAGTATCTAATGTAATATTTCCACCTAATTTTCCTACTCCCTTATAAACGCCATAACTTGCTGCTCCTGATGCATCAGTTAAAAAATTTCCAACTACTCCAGGTAATTTACCGATTTTCATAGTACTACTCCTTTCTTATACTATATTATATTGAAACCACCACGATTTTCGTATCCTTGCTCTGGTGATTTTCCATACTTAATTTTATTCTTCATTCTTTTATATACATTATTATTAGAAGCACGTTTATTGCCCCCAATAATAGTATTACCGTACACATCATATCCTGATGCAGCCATTTTTGCTTGCATATTAACATTACCCGAAGTAAGTGACGAATACGACTGTACGGTTCCATTATATTTAGTACGTTGATTATCTAATTCAACTCTTATTTGTCTTGAAAGCTCAGCTTTGATTTCGTTGTTATTCAAAGCAGCTAATATAAGTCTTACAACTTCTTGGCTGACTCCTTGATATGGATACCACATAATAGTCACCTCTAATCATCATCACCAAATAGGAGAGCTCCACCAGCTATACCGACTCCGCCAGCAATACCTGCCGCTAGTAATGTATTGTCATCTGCCCATTCTTTTACGCCAGACCAAAATCCTGCTCCAGATTCAGCGGCCTCTTCAGCCACTTCCATAGGTGCTGGTAATAATCTATCGCTAAATTCGGCTGCACTAGTTCCGTTACGTCTTCTAGCTTCAGCATATTCTTTATTGCTGATACTTTCCCATTTTTGTTTTCGTTTTGAAACTCCTAATGGTTGTCTTTCGAAAATTTCAGTACCGTCTTGCACTCTTGAACGGTAAGCATAATTCGGAGGACCAGCTTTACTTACACTCTTAGTTGCGGCTTCTGCTGTCTCTCCAAGTATCTTTTTCTGCATTGCATTAGCAGCTTTTGCTCCAGAAACAAGTCCCTTACCTGTACCTTTCACAACTCCACCTACTGCCCCAACAGCGGTAGCACCTGCAAAACCAACTACAGCACCAGGAGCTTGAACAATACCGCCAAGTACTTTTCCTACAAGATTAGCCATTTTATTCACCTCTATTCGTTACAATATTGTTCTTGAATCTTTTGATTCATAATTGATTCACATTTTGGGCAACAAATTCCAGGTTTTTCTTTTCTACGGATAAAATATTCGCCACAACATTGAGGGCAAATTACTTTTTTATCCTTTCTCATGTCTTTATTATAAGTAGGAATATCATTTTCGTTACGAATTCTCTGTATACTTACTCTGTTATATTTAATTATATCAGCAATTTCAGAATCCTTCAATCCTTCTTCTTGTGATAATCTTCTAATTTCGTTTACTATAATAGGACTTGTTACGCTCATATTTACCACCTTTCTTTGAATCTATATCCAACTGCACCAATTATATTACCAATGTGGATACAAATCTGAAATTCATCTATATCTGTAAGATATGCTATTGAACATGTAATCCCAATCATGTCGGTCTTTTCAAACACCAAATAAAATCCTTTTTTCTTCATTTTAATTACCTCCATATCTTATAATATACCTGATTTTTACTATAAAATGCAACATTATCTTGCTATTTTAGGGCGAAGCCCTCCGCTATATAACTCTTTTTTTGTAATATATGACAACAAAAAAGCCCTAGATTTCTCTAGGGCTAGTTTCTTGGGAAAATAACTATATAATGTTTGGAATATAGGGTTATATGTCCTTGTTCGGACATATTTATAATAACATTAAAATTGCACTTGTACAAGAAAAAATTTTATATATATATTTTTCAAGTCAAAGGTTAAAAATTAAAGACCAGTTTGGATATCTAACCCCACTGGTCTTTTTTGAAAAAGGAATTGTGTAGTTAGATTAACACCTCTTGTAGTATACCCTGCCTTGCGAAGCAAGGCAACTGGTAAATTATGTATGGTTAAATAAGTACTGTTTTATATCTTCAAATTCAAATCTGTTCACATCTTTTAAAACATCGTTTACTTGAGTATAAGCTGTAAGTAAATCAATCTGATTATCTTTCATGTATCGAAATATCATTTCTGATACCTCTTTAATACTGAGTTTTCTCATATTAAATTACCTCCTGTTCTATGATATACCACTTTTTGTTTCAAATTGCAAATTTGATACTGTTTTTGACAGGGGGTGTAGCTCCCGCAGGGAGCTAGAAACCTAGTAAAATCAAGGGTTTTCAGGCTTTTATTAACAATTTTTGAAACCTAATGTAACGCACTTATAGTCTGTACTGTGCTATGTTCGAACGTGTGTTCGAGCAGTATAGGGTATTTTTATATATATATTTTTGGGGGTGACCTGCTTTTAAATCTTTGTGATGTTCTTTAGTTCGATACCACACCCCTATGTGAGAAGATTGAACAACAAGGAACAAATAAAATTATATTAGGAGGTCATCATTATGACAAAATTAGTAAAAACAGTAGTAAAGGCAGTAGTAGCAACAGGAGCATTTGTATTATCTTACAAAACAGGTGAATGCATTGGACGTGCAGTACAAGAAAGTGACAGTATTGATGTAGCAGACAAAGAGATAGTAACAACTGTAAGCTGTTTCGCATCAGGATATGCTATAGGTGCTATTGCTAAACGTATCATTAAACACATATAAGAAAGGAGGAAGATAATATGAGTAAGTATAGTCTATATGTGGCAGACACATATGTAGTAATCACATGGTTTATGAATGGTAAACTGTGCCAGTACAGAATAAACGCATAAAAAGAAAGGTTAAATAAGGTGAATATTATGACAAGATTATTAGCAAAGGTAGTATTAGGTAAAAGAAAAGCAGGAGAAATTGGATATTACAAGAGATTAGCCATGGTAGAACGCAATATTAAGAGTGCTATATACACAGTAGTTGCATCTATACTCATGCTCGCACTCATGTTAGGTACATTACTAGCATGGGCTGCTGGTCCAGTAGATGGTTATGTATACAAAGATGGACATGCAGATGGCACAGGTATTTACTACTATATGAAAGAAGGTGATATTAATGAATAATAGTACTTACATTAATGGTTATAGGGTATCCCTTACTACACATGCAAAAGAACGTATTATAGAAAGATTTAAAGCTTTATCTATTGCATTCCCTACAGATGAGGAATACATAGACCTTGCTATAAGTGGTATAGAGCAGATAATAAATAACCCATTCATGGATAAGTACCTCTATAACCTTATTAGTAATAGTAAGCATAATGATGAGAATGTTCTCGTATATGACGAGGTTAATAAAGTGGTATATGCACTAGTAGTAAAACCATATCAGAATGGTCGTATTGTAGTAAAGACTATGGGTACAGAACACGATATTGAATGGTTATACGCTGACAGATTTCAAAGATTATGCTGGATATACAAAGATGTATTCAAATTCAGCACTTTAAATGGAAATGTTACATGGTTTTAAGAAACAGGAGGAAAATACAATGGTAAAAGAATTAGATGGAAAATATATTGAAGTAATCGGTTGGGTAGAAGACGTATATGATATAGTAAAAATGTTTGAACAACGTGGAGCTATATTGGTTTACTTTGGAAAAAGAACTTGGTTAGGAACCATAAATCATGAAGGTATCGCTATAGGACGTGCAGGGTCACCATACAAACAATGTATGATTGCAATCCAGATAACAAAGGAACTTTATAAGGAAGTAGAAATGGATTTGGTAGACTTTGAATTTCCTGACCCATATTTTTTGGAATAACAATATTGCTATAGTTAGAAGGCATCTCTACGGAGGTGTCTTTTATAGTGTAGCAATACACTAATAAATAACAAGGAGGTGATTCCTATGGATGAGGAACGCACGCTACTAAGTATAGCTAACACATATGCTAGTAGTATGACACAAAAAGAATTGGATTTGTGGAAACAACTTCTAAAAGATAGCACTGATAGAAGAGCATACCGCATATTCAATAACGGTCACTGGTACGATACCAGGAAAGAATACTTTATCAATTACAAAGAAAGGTAAAAAGGTGATTTTATGAAGATTCAGTTTGGCAGAGGATTAAGAACAGTAAATGAAAAGGATTTATTCGCTATTGATGTAATACCCACATGGGTAGATATTCCTTACGACATCGTTAAGAAATATGAGGATTTTATCACAGAACTTTGTGAACAAAGTGGGACTATAGGCAGATTCAATGAAGCTGTTTATAAAGATATAGTGGCATATGCTACAGAACTTATTAACCCAGTAAAAGAAGAAATGGAGGACACAGATATGGGTACAACAACAATTAATGAAACAACTAACAACACAAATGAAATGGAGGAAACAACAATGACAGGAACAGTAAAAGGAAACGTAGAATTAGCAGTGGAAGAAATGATGAGTAAGTTTGTAGAAGCTAAAGAAAACATTAAGGTTAATGTTGGTGAAACAGCAGAGGAATACATTGAAAGAGTAGATGACTCAGTTGATGTAATGAAAGGTGCTCTTGGTAATGTACTTGATGTTCTTGACAAAACATTAGGCTATACAATCTTAAAAGACAGTATCCTTGAAATTATGGAAGCTGGCACTACAGGTAAATCTTCTAAGAAAGACTTATTTAAAATGGCTAAGAGATGTCGTGAGTTATTAGAAGAAGAAATTGATAACCTTGAATTCTGGGGAGACCAGGAATCATTAGCAAAGGCTGTTCAATTAAAAGCTCTTACTGAAGCTGACAGAGATAAATCTGTATTTGAAGCATTCGTATCAGGATGTATTCATATTGCAAAGAGAGTAGCACGTAAGTTACGTAAATGGTTCCAGGTAGATAACGAGAAATCTGTTGTTGGTGCTATTTGCAGAAGTATTTCTGGATTTACAAAAGCCATTCGTGCTGGTGTTAAAATCGTATGGAATACAGCTAAGTTTGCAGTATCATTCATCATTGCTGGTGCTGTAAAGGTTGGTGACTTTATCGTAAGAACATTTAAATCTTTATTCATTAAGATGAAAGAATGGGCTACTGTTCAGTATCAGAAACTTTCTAAAGAAGATGCTGAAGATGATTTTGCAGAAGAAGACTTCATTATTGATGAAGAAGTTGTCATTGCAGATTAATCATTAATATTACTGGTCCAATGAGTATATATGACCTTAAACTATTTTACTCACTGACATACATATACTAAAAATTACCCCTAGTTGAACTTGAAATTACTCGCTGTGTATTTCTTGAAGAGCTAGGGGTAAGTATTTTACCCTTAACTACAATGAGAACTCAGTTTTACGTGCATGATGAGCACAGAAAGGATGGTCTATTATGACAACAAATGAAAGAATTCAGGAACTTATCAACTTAGTAAATCGTTATGACTGCTACATTGAGTATATTGATGATTATCGTCAATACAAACAGGCAGAACGTGCTAATGGAAATATTGAGGCACGTTTTATCGAAGTATGTTCAGAACTTGGCATGGAAGTAACTTCATCTGATTTTCACAATGTTTTATGGAAATCACGCTATGACACCATAGAAGAGGCTGTTAATAAACTTTTACAAGACAAAGGCTTTAATAAGGAGGAAACCAATATGACAACAAACACAACACCAGCAAACAACACAAATAAGGAGGAAACAAAGATGATTACTAATACTGCAAGCAAGGCATTGGATATGGTTGAGCACATGAAGAAAGGTGAAACTACTTACAAGAAATCAAACTTAGCATTAGTGTTACTCAATATCAATACTGTTACAGAAAGATTAATGTATGTATGGGATAATGTCCAGCACGTAACTCGCACATCAGATGAACTTTATATTAGCAAGGAGGACTTAGCTCAGTTCTTATTTGATGCAGACATTATTCAGCGTCACTTATCCAAAACAGAACTCAAGAAGATTAAAAGACAGAAATTAGTAGATACTCTGTCTACTGCTGTTAATAATCTTATCAAGGCTGGTGTTATTACCCCTATGAAAACTGTAACCTTTGAAGAAGCTGAAAAGATAGTAGCCGCAATGCCTCCTGTAAAAGAACACACCCATGTTGCATACGGAAAGACTACTTCTATGGATATACTCGAACAGGTTATTCGCAATGCTAATAAGAACAATGACCGCAACTTCATTAGTGATTGGATGCTCACAAGTATTATCTCTAAGATAGTTACTGGTAACCCATTAAAAGGATATGAGGATGGTGAACTTGTAGAATACTACAAAGCATTTACCGAAGCTCAGAAAGATAACATCAATGAGATAAAAGCAGAGTTCTTAAGAAAGAGTAATTTTATTCCTGTTAAAGATAAACATGATGAGAATAAAAACTCAGGATATATTATTCCAGCAGCATCATTAGTATATGGTAGACATATTTGGTTGGGATATGCATGTGTATATCGCTTGAAAAAGGATATGAATGCTAGATACGAAGTATCCCTTAACGGCATCAAGAATACACAGACTGGTGAAACAACATTATTTACACTTGAAAACAAAGCAACATTATTCGCTAAATTAGACAGCGAGTATGTATTTATTGGGTAATAACTAAAAGCGGCCCGTTAGGGCCGCAACTCTACAAGAAAGGATGGTACTATTATGAATACAATATTTGACAAGTTTCTTACAATCCAGCACTGTGATTACTATGCTAATCAGGTAGCTAAAAAGCTTAATCTAAAGACTTACTCATATTACTGGGATAATTCTTCTCAAATGCAGTTTCCTGGTAATTCTAATATCTTAAACTGGGGTGTTCTTAAATCATATGAGCCGTGGCGTATTAAGTTTAACTTAACTAAACCAGCTACTATTATGAAGATGGGATTAGAAGAATATGTATCTAAGAACCATGAGTTAAGATTTAATTTAACTATAAAGGGACTAAGTATTATCTATGTTATACAGTTTTATAATCCTAGTGATGATGGTTCTATGAATGCTGTAATAGATGAGAATACTAAATGTCTCTATGTAGAAGATAAGACCACAGGGCAGTATTCTTTTGCCTTCGGCCCTGAGGTATAGAGGTGTGCTTGTAACCTTGATAGGTACTAAACTGAACTACGTTCAGTTTAGCAGATATTTTCTTAAAAGTCAAGAGGTAACTCAAATAAAATCAGAGCGTTATCTGCTGTGTAAAGATAGCGGTTTAACGGAGCCACAAGACTATATTCCGTGGCACACGGACATTTATACGGGGATTTTGATATATCAACCCCTAATTTGTCTGTCCGTGGCGAACAATCTTAGGATTAGTAGCCCTCACAATGGAGCAAATTCTTGCGTAATAAGGCCCTTCGGGATTGAGTTGGCGTTACAAAGTCCGTAGAGATGAGATGATAATAGAATATTATACAGTCTCTCGACGAGGGTAGCTGGTCATCTTATTCTATTTTTGAGTATTTTATAACAAAATGTAACATAGTACTACTCATCGTAGTGTTACATTCTATATGAGGAGATATTCTCTTATATAGGTTATATTCCCCTCTTGACTCTATATACATGTATCTTATTACCTCTATTATATGGCTATGGTATGCTATGTTATTTATTATATACTATAGCCATTTTATATATTCATTTATCTAAGGTTTTCTTATATTCATATCTTATCTTTATGCCATATATTCTTTTATGGTTCTTAGAGATTTTATTCTATATTATTTAGGTTTTTAAGTTAAATTATCTCTCCCTTCGGACTTAAATAATATACATGGTTTATTTCAAATATGTCGGAGGGTTTGAGGAATTTCTTTTAATTAGTATGGATTATCACCATATCTAACAGGCTATCGCCTGGTTTAAAGATTGGAGGAATGTATATTATGGATGAAAGATTTGTTGCTATTATTGTATCTGCTATTATCGCTATTATATTTGCTTTAATATATCAGAGTATTGAAGATGCTTTCTTTACTGTGAAATATGATGAAGAAAATGATGAGGATGATACAGTAGAATACGAATTCATTGATGAAGACCTTTATCCTGGTTGTTTTGTTTATGACACTATTACAGGAGAAATCGTACAATACACTGGTGTTCATCTGGGTGAAGACAATAATAATTACGCTACCTGTGTATCTATGAAAGATAATACAGTTCGCTATTATTATTGTTTATTTGAAACTATATTACATGTAAGACAGAAGTGATGAGCTGTCTTTAAAGAAAAAACGAAAGGTTGGTATACTATTATGACAAACATTAATTTTGAAGATTTAAAGGTAACTGAATTGAAAGAGCTTTGCAGAAAGGCTAACATTAAAGGCTATTCTCGTATGAAGAAAGCTGAACTCGTTGATGCTCTCAATAATAATAAAGAGGCTAAGAAAGTTATTCTTAATGAGGCTAAGACATTTGCTAAAAATGAATTAGGACGTGACTTTGGTAAAGCTGTATCTTTCTGGAAACAGTTACGTAGCATTAAATTCATGACTGCTAACGACTATACTGAAATGGTTGATAACTGGAAAATCCTTATCAGTTTATTCCATATCGCTGAAGTTGACGGTACTCAGAATCGTGCTTTAACCGACTCTCTTATGGGTACTGCTGAATCTCTTCGTGATATCTTCTGTCCTGGAACTGATATCAGTGGTTATTCTGATGACGAACTTAAAGAGTTTATCGAATCATCAATCGAAGAGTTTTCATTATCTGTATTCTCTAAACGCTTAAAGAAAGAGAATACTGAAATCATTAAAATGAGCATGGACCATATTTCATTTAATGACCAGGGATTGGCATACTTTGACTCTACTAAAGCATCTAAATTCACTGGCAAAGAGGTTAGAGCTCATAAAACTGATATGCGTATCGTGGAATCATCTGAAGACGGTATCTCTCGTATGCTTATGAGCAGAGGATTATCATCTATCACTGTATTTATGGGTAAAACTGCTCAGAAAGAAGAAGAGATGAAACTCATTAATGACTGTAAGAGAAACATCTTCAAAAATGGTTTTGTTGACATCTCTACTGGCAAGCATTATATGTTCGCATTCCAGAATCCATCATCATGTCGTAAATCTAACTTCATGTTTGTTGAGGCAAACGACTGGAATGAAGTAGTTTCATTATGGCTTGAGATTACTGGTCTTAAGACATGGGAAGAATTCCAGCGTGCATTCTTTGATGATGAGGGTAAAGTAGTTATGGCTAAGTTATTGGCTAGAATTTCTACTAGAGGTTCTAACTCATTTAACTTATCAAAGATTAGTCCTGTGTGGGCTGATAAGATTGCGAAATCTAATATCAGATATTGTAAAGACCCATCATGGACAATTAAGAGACCTTTCAAAACAATGAAAGGACCTGGTTGTATGGAAATGCAGGAAGACGTTGAACGTACAGTTACTCCTGGTGACGGTCAGATGATTGGCTCATTTGAATTCCATGCTCTTATGGCAGTTGCTTTAAGAGTTATCTCAGAGAATGAATACAATGAGTTCTCTATGTTATGGGAGAAAGCCAATAAGGACGTTAAGAATGTAAAAGAGGGTTCTCGTCTTTACAAACTTATTAAGAAAATCCCAGGTGTATTCCAGCTTCGTCATGGTGAAAAGAAAGGTATCTGTGTAAGATACAATATTGAGGCTATTGATGAACTTAAGGATGTAAATGCTATCGTACCAGACAGTGTTCGTAAGTTCGTAGCTGGTGAATGGGATGAGTTCCCATTGGAAATTTGTAATTATATCAAGAAGAAAGACCAGTGGGTAGCTTTAAATCCACAGTTCATTCAGGCTCTTGAATATGAAAATCCAAATGCTTTATTACCTATTGTTAAGTTCTGGTTTGATTACATGAAAGACTCTCTCAGCGATATTGCTAAAGCTCAGCAGTTCCATGGTATTATTAAGAACTCTGATGATGAGGAGAATAAAACAATTGCTGGTAATCTTGTTACAGCTATGCGTACTTCATCTGATTTAATTGATGATGCACAGATTTGTAACTGGAGAAAAGACCAGTATCGTAAATTCATTTCTGATATGAAAATCGGTAGAATATTAGTTCCTGGTCAGTATACTTATATGGTATGTGACCCAGCATTCATTATCAATCAGGTATTTGGTCTCGATTTACCTCATCTTGCAGAGGGTGAATATTACCACAATGGTAAAGAATGTGAATGTGGATTATTCAGAAGTCCATTAATTCATCCAAGTGAGGCTCAGAGAGTTAAGTTATCTAACAATGAGGCTTATTGGTACATGCAGGATGTAATCGTCTTTAATGGTAAAGACGGTGCATGGGATAGAATGTCTGGGGCAGATTTTGATGGAGATACCTGTGCTGTTATCACAAACGACACTGATTTTGGTAAGATTGTTGTTGACGGTATCAGACAATTATCATTTGATATCTGGGAAGAGGCACAGAAAGCTGTAAAGAAACCATTTAATATGGATAACTTTATTGAACATCTTGTAACTTCTGCTAAAGTTGATAGAACTGGTGTTATTACCAATTATGCTTCTAAAGCATTGGATATTAGTAATCATTTAAAGAGTGCTGTATACTTTGCTAAGTTATTAGGCTGTGAGAATATCACATTAATTCACCCACAGGCATTTGGTGAAAAGCTCGGTAGTGATTTCCAGCCTAAGACTGGTATTATTGATGGTGTGAAGACATTCATGCTCAAAGGATTTGTTGAGGCTAAATATAATTCACAGACAAGACGTGTTGAATTTGCAGACACTGGTTTTGTTGGTACATTTGATTTCGATAAAATCCTTGAAATTGCAGATAATTATCTTAACCTTGTAGAGATTTTAAGAATCTTACAGGGTAGAGAGATTGATGGTGCTAAGACTGGTGTATATGCAGAGGGTGTATCTGGTAATGACTTCATTGATGCTGTTAAGATTAAATTCACTCCTCATGAAATGATTGTACGTCAGGAAACATTGGATAGAGAAGTTGCTTTATCTTCTAAATGTAATGAGTATTGGTCATTATCTCCTCTTGCACGTATTCATGATTATGTAGTAATGCATGAAAATGAGATTATGGACTATTTAACAAATGGTTCTAATAAAATCTTCTTACTTCAGTCATTACTTACAGATGAGGAAGCTAATGCAATGAATACACCATATTTAATGCAGGATGGTAGTTATAAAACTCTTATTGACATTATGGCTATTCGTAAGAAAGCATATAACTCTAAGATTTATGACACTATGAAGAATCTTACAGGTGATGATGCTTCTAATACTTTGAAAGAAATCAAAGATGTTGAGGTTGATGACTTGAATGAATTAGCTACAGCATTAAATATCAGCACCGAAATCGTAGCTGTTGCAGGCTATATTGCAACATACACTAAAGACAGTAAGCAGGGCGAGGGCTTGACATATGCATGGTTATTATTCGATGAATTATTATCAGTATTTAGCCGTGGCAACAAGAAATTTGAGCTTTTCAGATTACCTTCTTCTGTTGAGAATGTTTATATTGAAAATAAGGTTCTCTATGTCAATGGGAACAAATACATCAACATTAATGCAAATGATTGCAATAACGTTGTAATTCAGGTAATTAATGGTAGACCTTACGGTTTAATCCACAAGCTTGTGGATAAAGTAGCATCTCCTAGAAAGAGCAACGTTACTTATGGTAGTGCAGTATATACTATTGGTACTTTAGGATTTAAATATCACATTGTAAGTGAGAATCCTAAAGATGAGTGGAAGAAACTTGTCAAAGAAAATGGTTATGTATTCGACATTACTATGGATGCTACAAATCGTGCAGTTATCAGCATTAATGGCAAATCTATTTCTGCTCTTATGAGTGTTGGTGCAAGCTTTGACTTAATGAATAAGAAAGTTAAACTTGTAAATGATATGCAGAATCCTATTAAGGAAACAAATGCATCTATTACAAATCTTGCTGTTATTATCATTGGCGAGGCTTAATAATAATTATACTCCCTGTACTGCTAACGCAGTATGGGGAGTATTTGATTTTATGAAAGGAATGGTAAATAATTATGAGAAGAAGAGTTGAAAATGACAAAATGGCATGTGGAAGAATGAAAGAAGATTACTTTAAGAGTTGCAGAAATCCAGATTACACATGGAAAAGTAATCGTCTTGTATTTACTGGAATTAAGTTTTTCTGGCACAGAAACAAACCAGTAATACACATTCATTATGAAATTGTATGTAGAAAATGTGGTCACACAAGACAGTCAGGTAATTGCTTTGGATTGCCAGTCATTAAAGAATTAATCACAGGTAAAATATGTTTTTAAGGAGATGATTATATGATTACATTAGGCTCTTTTAAAGATATTTCAGATGAATATGATGAGGTATGGCTTATTGTACGTTCATTACAAAATACTCCATATGTTCCAAATACAAGTGTTTATCACGTTCCAGCATTAAGTCCATCGCCAGAATTGTTTCAAGATTATCTGGCATGGAGAGATGCTGGTATGTGGAATAAAGATATGTTTGAGAAACGATATAAGCCACGTTTCTTAGAAGAAATGAAAAATATGATAGCTAAATGTGCATTAAACACACTGAAAAAACGCAGTAAGGATAAGCATATTCTACTTGCTTGTTATTGTAGAGATGAGGAAATGTGTCATAGAAGTCTTGTTTACCAATTGGTACAAGAAATGCAAGAAACATTTTATTTATTAATAGCAGGTTCTCGTGAATATGTTAATTATAATGAAATGTGTAAGGTTACTGATTTCTTGCTAAAGAATCAGGTTGCACAGAACAAACGCATTGTGATTGTATCTGGAGGTGCAAGAGGTGCTGATGCAATGGCAGAAAGATATGCAAAAGAAAGAGGATACCATTGTGAAGTATTTCCTGCTAAATGGTATAAAGATGACGGTAGCTATGATAAAAGTGCTGGCTATCGCCGTAATGAAGATATGCATTTATTCTTAGCTGGCCCTTCGGACAAGGAAAGAGGTTGTGTCTGTTTCTGGGATATGACTTCAAAAGGAACTAAACATAATTTTAGTCTTTCTGTTAAATACGGTAATCCATTAAGAGTTTACGACGTTATTAATCACAGGTTCTTGTCAGAGGAAGAGGTAAAGCAGTACTCCTAGCGGAGTACAATTGGAATAAAAACCACCATCCTTTCTTTTACTACAGGGACTCATCATCCCTTACGGGCTGAGCTAATGCTCAGCCCTCTATTTTTTTAATCAGATTTAATTCGACGTGGCTTTTATACCAGATTGGAGGTTTTATGGAGTACAATAACAGAACTCAATATTATAAAGGAGTTCCTATTAAATTAATTATATATACTGAAAAGCATTTTGCACGTTTAAAAGCTAAACGCTTTATATTAGGAGACCCAAAAGCTCATCAAAATATTTGGATACCTAATCAATACTTAGAACCTAATGGTTCATTAAAACCTGGTGTCGATATAGATTTCATTTTTAAAAAAGCATATCAGCAAAAGAAATTCTATTACGCACGTATCAATATTAATCCAATGTTATGGTAGGAGGAATCATGAAAAAGTATAGAATAAAATACAAAGAATACATATCAAAAGAAATTCACTATGCAGAAATTATTGCAGAATGTAGTCAAGATGCAGTTGATATTTTCTTTGATAATTATAGTGGAATGTTTTTAGACATAGAATTTGTAGACTACGTATAGGAGGTATATATAATGAGTCCAAAAGTAAGAATTAGACCATTTGCAAATATAAATTTATGTAGCAAATGCGGTTGTCCAGTACCACGATTAGGCGTATCTTTACGTACAGATTTTGGTAGTGTTGCTACTAAGACACCATTTATTTGTCCTAAATGCAAAAAGAAAAAGAAGAGGTGATATTATGTTAGATAAAGACAAAGTTATAGAAAAAATGTCAGAATGTGATTTCACAGTTGCATCTTATAGCATGGGACCTAACGATACCATTAAAGCAATTCATTTTCAATCAGAACCATTTATCAGAAGAGGAAAGGTTCTTATTCCTTCTTTTGGTTGCAATATCTATCTTGAAGAAGATGAATTTGAATTTAAATATATTGTACCTGGTTCCATAAACATATTATGTACTCCTAAATGTAGTTCATTCGAAAGTATGAATGGAGACCATTTTAAAAGAATATACGTAAAGTTTGAAGACCAAGTACGAATACTTTATAGAGCTTTTGGAGGAGATTATGCTTGAATTAAGAGGTAATTATGACATATTTGATTTGCCACAGAACGGCGAGGCTATGTGTGTTACCACTAATGGCATTGTTAAAGCAGACGGTCATGCCGTTATGGGTGCAGGAATTGCTAAGCAAGCAAATGAAAAGTTTAACATATCAGCACGATTAGGTCAGTATCTTACACAGTACGGCAATCGTGCTTTTAATATGGGTAAATTTTCAAATGGTTCCAGGTGTTTTACTGTTTTTACATTGCCTACAAAACATGATTGGAAACAAGATAGTGATATTACTCTTATCTGTAAATCATGCGAACAACTTGTGGAAATGTGTGATAAGTTTGGCATTACCAAATGTTATCTTACGCCACCAGGTTGTGCAAATGGTCATCTTAATTATGAACGACTTGTCAAACCATGGATATCCATGATACTTGATGACAGATTTATAGTAGTTGATAATCGCACTAGCTTTAAAATATGTTAGCAATGCCCCTATCGGGGCATTTGCGAAATAAACATAATATTTTACACAAACAATGAGGGAGGTATAATAATGGCTCATCCAAACATCGCTGTTGCCATGGTTGTGGAATACATAGTCACAAGTGGTTTGTACAGCTTCAAATCATTAGCTGAAGAGACTCAGCAGAAACTTATAGGTGCATATGGAGCAGATTTTGAAAAAGAAGTTAATGCACAATTAGCACTGTAAAACCCAGAGGAGGTATGAATATGTCATTTGGTGTTATACCAGAAGTAATTGACTGTCCTCAATGCAGATTTCCAGCTCACAAAGACGATTATCATGTCGTTGGTGAAGAAAGAGTAGTCTGTAACTGGTGTGGGTACACCCATACGAAAAGTGCAAGCGGAACAGAATCAAGTAGAGGATATGGAAGTATTCATTACACTCCTAAAAACGAATCTACAAATGGTTCCAATCAAACGGAGAATATTGTCCGTCTTAAAAATCCGTTGGACTTAGTAGGTAGACATAAAACCATTATGGAAATAGAAAAAGACTTTGATATTAACAATTCTTCATTCTATGTATGGAATGAAGAAACGCAAAGTCTTGAATGTCTAATCGGAAAGTTACCCAGAACCATAGACGAGGAATACGAGGAACGCAAGCAAGAAATTCAATATGAAATTGAAATGCGTTACACTCAAGGAATAAACTTATCAGACTGTAAAGATTTTTAAATCACTTATCGTGACTATGTAACAGGTCTACCGACCTAATTAAAATTCTTTACTATCAAGGAGGTTAACATGGAGAATGTAAAAGTATTAAACGTACAGGTTGAGCCTGCTAACGCAAGTACAGAAGATTTGCGTAAAACAGTTGAGGCTACAGCCCAAGCAGTAAAGGAAAGTCTTGATAGCTTTTCAGATGAAGTTCCAACAGAATCAGAAGAGACTAAAGCAAGAAATTTCCTAAATATGTTCACTGATTATATCAAAGGAGAATCATTCAAGAAAGATATCAATGATACAGCAAAGAAATATGGTGTTCCACCTAAAAAGCTTGCTGAAAATTTCTTTGAGAAAGCATTAGGCACAGTTGGTGACGTATTAGGTATCGCAATCGGAACTGTTGGTAACGCAGGTCATACACTTATTGATATTCTTGCAACCATTGCTCATGGTGCTGTTAATGTAATTATTAGTGTAGCTAACGCATTAGCAAGACTTGTTACTTTCAACAAAACATGTATTGCTTAATAAAGAGGCAAGCCCCTATCGGGGCTTAGATGAATAGCAATATTCAAAACACCGTGCCTATCGGCACGACAATAGAGTGGTCTAGCCTGTTCCACTTTAATATTACGGGTTTAACTATTAATCGTTTTTCCAAAAGGAGGAAATTTTATGAAGACATCAGTTTTAGACGCAAGAACAGTAGCTATTGTTAGAGACCTTGAAGTAAAACAGGTACAGGGAGCAAATGGTACATTTGAAAGCAAAAGCATCCTTATGCGTATCGCTGTAGACCGTGACTATAAAGTTACACGTACAGAAAACGGTAAAACAATTAGCGAATATCCAACAGATTTCTGGTTAGCAAAAGCTACAGGTAATGTTGCTCAGGCAATTTCTGATTATTGCACAGCTAAGAAAGAAGACGGCAAACTTGTTTCTCGTCACTTATTACTTTCTGGTAGCTTTGAAACATATCAGAAGAATCGTAACGTAAAAGAAACAGTTCAGGTTAACATCAATGGACAGCTTTACAACATCGCTGTTGATTTACAGGTTCCAGACGTTAATACAATTTTCATGATTGACGAGTTCAAGTTCCTTGACCGCAATCCAGAAAACGTAGGAACAACAGCAACACCAGTGGCTACAGCTTCTGTTACACCTGTTGCTACCCCAGTAACACCTGTTGCTCAGCCAGCTATGACAACACCAGTTGCACAGCCAGTAGCAGTAGCACCAGTGGCACAGCCAGTTGCAACAATTCCTGTTGCTCAGCCTGCTGTAGATATGGGAGCAACTATGAACCCACCAGTTGTAGATAGTAACTTTACACCTGCTGGACAGACAGCTCCGTTCTAAGATTTAAGTATCACCCCTCTCCTAGTGAATTGCTAGGAGAGGGATTTACTTTTTATGTAATATCATGTTGCACTTCTTTTTTCCTTAGGATATAATAATCACTAGAAAGAGGTGATATTATGAATCCTATTAACATCGAAGAGGCTCTTGAAAAAGATGAAAACATTCAGGCTGGAATGAACGAGTACAAAGCAATGGAACAAAAAGCAAATAGCGTTGCAGAAGAAATATCTTCTACACTAATTGAATCTATTGTTAAAGAAGAGGGAAAATTTAATATCAGTACGGCTATTTTAGCAGTTGCTAAATCCTTATCTCATTTAACTTCTTACATGTATGATACTGAAGAAGAATTTTTAATTGACGTTAAGAAAGCAAGAACAGCTACTGTATCTGATATCATACCAGCTTTACTTGACCCACAACCATGTGGAAATTGTGAAGATTGTAAAAATGGTGACCCATTAGATTGTCAGAATCCAGTTGTTAGAGGTGACTATACAACTAGCAGATTTCTACCAATTCTTTGTAATATGATAATTGAGTATGACTTATTCAATAAGATATTACATATGCATACGGTAGGTAAGGAGACAAATCTCGACGAGGCTTCTATAAAAGAAAGTGAGGAAAGCTAAAATGGCAATTTCAGAAACATATTACAGCGAAATGGAAAAACAGCGTAAAGGTTATCTTGATATCAATGCTTACGATTTTTATTTTAATAAGATGCGTCCTTTCTTAGAGGATATACTTATGAAATGTCGTACAGATGAGGAGCTTACAAGAACAATTTACAAAGTAATGAATGCAAGCGACTCATTCTGTCAGAGAAAGCAATATGATTTACTTGCGGAATCATTTGATGTGCTCGAAGTAGCTATTACAGATAAGAATTACTTCAATGGAGTTATGAAAAAAGCTCCAGAATCAGAAAAAGAAATGGTACGTGAACTTATCGGTAAAATTGCTGATTTACGCATGATTATTAAATGTGAACCAAAGCAGGAACCAGAAGAAAAAGCTACCAAAGACAGAATCGGTTATTCCCCTATCGGGGAAAATGAGGATTACTCTCACAGAAACATGGCTACATTAAATGAGCCTACTCCAAAGAGACGAATCCCAAACGTATAATAAAAGAATAAGGAGTAAACGAACTATGGAATTCAGACCAATGTCATCAGATGAGATTAAGAATCTCTCTACTGAAGAGAAGAAAGAATTTGTTCGTGCTCTACTAAGTGAAAGCAGCCACGTAACGGCTGCTTTTATTGACCCAGAAACAGGTAAAAGTTATAACTTTTCTGAGTTAGTAGAGGCGAAAGGCGAAGAAGAGGCTATTGATATTATTATCAAAGTTCTTGAATCATCAAGTACTAAAACTATGGCTCTCACAGGAGAACAGGTTAATGAACTTCTGTCAAAAGCAAGAAAAGGCGAATGTACAGAAGACGAATTAGACATGTTAAAAATGATTTTATCATCATCTAAGCTTGAGGATACAGACTTTATGCAGTTCCAGGAAAGCTTTATGGCTATGTTGTTAGATTTGACTAATTACGCACAGAAAGAAATCGGTTACAAACCAAGTCTTTATGATGTTGTTACACCAATTTCTATTTTAACCACAGTTAGTGGATTATTATCTGAAACAAGTTCAATACACAAATATGCACATATGAGTCCTCCTGCATTAACCAATATGGTTAATCAGCTCGGAAAAGATATCTATGATACATGGAAAGCTTCTTGTACATCTGAAGTAGATAAGGAACTTGTTATTTTAGGATTATTCCATTTAATTGAGAAATTAGCCATTGAATGTTCAGTTGAATTACATGATGCAAAAGAAATCGCTACTTCATTAAGTGTACCGATTAGAGATATTAGTGATGATAACGAATGTGAATGCTGTGGCGATTGCAATTGTGAAAACGAAAACCATAATGGTTCCAATATCATCAAGCCTCATGTATTTAATGCATCACAAAATGAAGACGAAGACATGAGAGACTCTCTTAAAGAGGATAATTGACATCAATAATCATACTCTATATAATCTTTTTATTAGCCCTGGCGGGCTAATTAAGGTGTTTGGTGTGATATGATTTTCCATTAAAGTTTTCCGCATTGAACTTTGGCACAGCCTTTCCCTAAATCAATGCGGACTCTTTCTGGGCCTGTAATGGTATCGACAGGGGCATGAAAGTTATGAGTTCGTCCGAGTGGTGACGCTATCACCAACTTTAAAATTAAACGCAAACAGACCAATGTTAGCGGCTGCCTAGTTGCAGCTACCAAAACACAGTAAGATATTGCTGGTAACTGTTGAGGTTCAAAAACTAGCATAGTATAAGAAGTTCTCTGTATACAACTTAGTGAACAGAGTGGTGGAGCAAGTAAGAAACCTTACTAGCCTAGTATCTCAGGTCTGGAAGACGATAGCCAGTGAGTGAAAGCTGAGATGAAATAACTCATTTAAGTTCGTAACGACGTAAAGACTTATAATGAATAATGTTTTTGGACACGGGTTCGACTCCCGTCAGGTCCACTCTATATTACTATAAGGAGACACAAATATGAAATTTCAAAAGTTTTTGGTAACTGCTCTTCTGTTAACTTTAGTTTTATATTCTACATATTATTGGAATGAACAAAGTAAAACAGAAATCATACAAGCCGTTAACCAGTCTAGTAATGAAATATTAGAAAAAGAAAATAAAGTTGAAACCATAGTAGAAACTGTGTACATAGACAGAAAAGATAGAGACCATGAGAATTACTCTATTCTTCAACTTGATGTAAAAAGTATTTCTCAGCTTCCAGAGCTTCCAACTGGATGCGAAGTTACATCATTAGCTATTGTTTTAAACTACTTAGGATATGAGGCAGATAAAGAAATTCTTGCTGATACATATTTACCTAAAGGACCAATTGGAGAGACCCATCCCGACGTGGCTTTTATAGGTAATCCTAGAGATGCTTATGCTTATGGTGCTAACGCACCTGTATTGGTTAAAACTGCAAATGATTATTTAGCAGATATGAAATCCGACTATAAAGCTCACAATATTACTGGTACAGATTTTAAAGACTTACTTAGTTATGTAAATGATGGTTATCCAGTAATGATATGGGAAACAATTGGTTTTCTTGAACGTTATCCATCTACAAAATGGGTTATTGACAACAGAGAGTTTCAGTGGTATGCTAATTTCCATTGTATGGTGTTAATTGGTTATACAGATAGTGACTATATCTTATTAGACCCTCTGGATGAAAAGAATGAAGTTCATTTTGTAAATAAAGAACTTGTTGAAAAACGATATGACGAGCTTGCAAAGCAGGCTATTGTTATATATTAGGTCATAATTAAGACCATCCTTTTGTAAAAAGATTTTTATACGGGTCTCATCAACCCGTATCGGAATGTAGTTCAGCTTGGCTAGAACGCTTGTTTTGGGAACAAGAGGTCGCAGGTTCGAATCCTGTCATTCCGACTAAGACTTTTTGTTACCTCTAAGGCATTCTCTTATACGGGTTCCGTATGGGGGATATAAGGAGCGAGGCGAACCTGAATCTTCCAGTCTCTAAAGAAGAATGAAGTGGCGTTTATGGTTATTATTTCCTTTGTACGACAACAAAGAAATTTAATTCTTTTTCATTTTTTGGTGTTCCTTTAGGAATAAAGCTGTCTAACGACAGCTAAGCCGATGTGGTGGAATTGGCAGACACGCCAGATTTAGGTTCTGGTGCGAGAGCGTGCAGGTTCAAGTCCTGTTATCGGCATTTTCAAAACGCCATAGTTTTGGAAAACCTCGTTTGTGTAAAAAATCATCGAACCTGGCAGTGTATAGGTTAACTGCCACCCCACATGCCCCAATTGCACAGTTGGTAGTGCGACTGATTTGTAATCAGTAGGTCGGCGGTTCGAGTCCGTCTTGGGGCTTTGTTACATAAGCATTTATGCCCTAAGTAGCAGATAGACATAAATGTGTAACAAAACGATGGTCTGCTATAATCGGTAAAGTTGTTCTATCCTGTATAGAGGTTATTGGGTCCGATTCAGGTAAAACTAACGAAACAGGACGATTTATTGGCGTACTTTAGTGAAAGCAGAGTCGAGTAACTAAAGAGAAAATCAATACCCAGTTCATCATTCTTTCTGGGTTACGTGAGACGTTAGTATGGTCTCGCCGTAAAGATTAAGCTGTGATATAGTATCAAAGCTATATTGCGGAATCAGGTAGGATATTTATATCAGACCTAACGTATACATAAGTTAAAACGAAGGTAATCCAACAGTGAACCGCAGTACAGAAGGTGGGCCTAGTGTTTGTAATACAAAGTTAGACCGTGCGGGGCTAATGCATGTTTCTTATGATACGGTATATGCAGCGTTGTGATAATGGTAGTCGGGCGGTCTTGAAAACCGTTGTGTCGAAAGGCATTGGGAGTTCAAGTCTCTCACGCTGCGTTTGGCTAAGCATAGGTAGCCGTACCCAGATGACGAAACGACAGTCGTCATATAACAAGCCTATTGCAGTTTATCATGTACTAAACATGAAGGCTCTTCTGTTTTAGATGCCAGTCTGTGCAGGAGGGCCGAAGTCTCTGGAGTGTTACTCAAGTTGGTGAAGAGGGAACCCTGCTAAGGTTCTAGCGTCCATTATGGGCGGCGAAGGTTCGAGTCCTTCACACTCCGTTAAGGCTGAAGTGCAATGCTAAATTTTTATGTAATAGCACGCCCGTAAAAGACGTTGAGGTTGAGGACAATGAGTATGGAAGTGGCCTTTCGAGGCCTAACACGAAAGTTTGACAATAAGTACCGAATGCATAAGATTGACCCATCTAAATGCTACGTCAGTGGGAGGAACTTATGTAAATACGTTGATACTACGAAGAAGTATCTGCTTGGAAAACGAATAGGTCATTCCCGTTTCTAGCATTTCTGTACGAAAACAGAATTAACGGAAGGTAGCCTAGTGGCTAGGCTTGTTGCGAAAAAACGGGTGAAAGCAACTGGAAACGCCGTTTGACGTGAGTTCGAATCTCACTCTTCCGTCTATATCATCAATATCAACTTACAACAGCCATGGTAATGTTGTGAGAGCGTCATAGGAAGACGTTCTTCCTACTTCAAAGAGACTGGAGTATGCAACAATAGCTGATGAGGCTCATGACCCCATAAATTGCAGGATAAATAAACAGCGTCTGCTGAAAGATGACAAAGATGATATTATTTGGACCATTAGCTCAGTTGGTCAGAGCGGTCGGCTCATAACCGATTGGTCCTTGGTTCGAGTCCAAGATGGTCCACTAAGAACTCAATACGCCTCTTAACAATGCGGACCACGTTGAGTCAAAAACCTGGGGGAGCTGTGGCAAGCAGCCATCTGATAAATGGTGAGTTAAAATATGAAGATACTTTATATCGGCATATTACTATGGTGAAAACCCATTCATTAACTAGGTTCGATTCCTGGCTCCAGGACTATAATGCCTAACGGCATTAATATGGAATAGAAACCCCAATCAATTCCGTGTCAAACGAATTTCAAGACTACCAGGGGGAACCTAACAAGGCTGTTATTTGTGCTGCTTGTGGCGTTAGGCTGGTAGAAGTAACCTACCCCAATTACAATTAAATATTGTGCTTTAAAATGCACACATATATCCTGGTGAAGATTGTTTAATCAACATGCCAGGGCATATCTACAGTAAGTATGAAATAATATTCGTTACAGGCTTAGCCAGTATGTTTATTATGTAATACTGAGACGTATGAGAACATGGGATACTTTGTTCGGTAGTGCGTTTAACGGATATAAATCAAGTCCTAAGGACGTGGTGAAGTTCTGTTATGAAGAAGGGAACCCTTCAAACGATTGATATGGCGTAACTTATACATAACGATTAGTGTGACATGCTTTTGGTGAACAGAATAGACGCTCTCTGTGAGAGAATAACCCTGGGAACTGGATGAGCTGGTAACTCATTACAGATGGCAGGGAATTACCAAACAAGTTCATTCGCTGTGATACCGAGACAACTCGGAGTATAACGAAAGCATAAGTCGCAAGTAGCCTAAGGCGATAAAAGAGAATATAACAGTGATAAGATGAATGAATGTATCATCAAAACATATTCTGAACGATTCGGGTGAAAGCTGGAGGTGCCAATCCTTCATGGGTTTTAGACTGATAAAAGGCTGTTAACCTTTATCAGTTGGGGCAAGAAGTATGGAAGTCATGAGCCATGCTCAGACTTGTCTCCCCATTCGCATAATAAATCACAATGTATATTTTATAAGATGAATAAAAGTCTATATGGTGTGTGTTTTAAAGCACAATACTAACAGCAACGGAAACTATTGACATTCCATTGCTGTTTTTGTATAATTACAATCAATTCGGGTAGGTAGACCGTAGTTGGTAGCGGGCCAGACTGTAAATCTGGTGCCTTCGGGCTCCGTTAGTTCGATTCTGACCCTGCCCATTTACATCAAGGACGGTTGGTGACAATTTATTTGTCAAAGGGATAAGGGCAATACATGTTACCGCTTATCGTGTAGATGTGTAGTGCAAAGTGTATTGGTGTGAGATTGTTTCCATATTAGAGAAACAGCCAATCTTAAATGTGAAATATCTAATTAGAGAAGGATAAAGTAACAGCTTTGTATTATAGAATATTAGCTTTAACGGCAAAAGCACACGGCTGATAACCGTGGTCAGCGGTTCGACTCCGCTATATTCTGTTCTTTGTGAGTGTGACTACTTACAATGACCTAAAACGGCTCGTAAACTTGTAGAAAGGGCAGGCCGACGGGTAAGAGTGCCGCAAGTACCAAATAACCCTGAGGGTAAAACTGGGTTCGCCTCTTTTTGAGCACGGGATGCAGAAAAGAATAGACATCTCTCAAAGTTTAGGTAAATAAACAGCTTAGGTTGGTAACCTCTTAGTCAGAAATAACCATATTGGGTATTAGCTCAGTCGGCAGAGCACATGGCTGTTAACCATGGTGTCGTAGGTTCGAGCCCTACATACCCAGTTTAAATCAAACTGAAACGAGTCAGGCCCAATCGCTCGATTAAGTATGTGAGGAAAGTGAGGTTGGTTGCCAGCTTACTCAAGACTTCGTGTGCTTGAGGACAGCCCATTTATGGGTCCCCACTGGTTGTAAAATGTCTTCGCATTTAAAGTGGTGTTGTAAAATACATTCCGCTTAATCTTTAGTTTGGTTTTATTTGGAGAGACATGTTGTAGCGGTTTCTACGTATGTACAAAGGCTCTGGACAAGTCTTATTTTTTGAAACAGCAAGCGTGCGATTATCAGGTTAGTCTCTCCAGTATAGCGGGGTAGAGCAGTCAGGCAGCTCGCAAGGCTCATAACCTTGAGGTCATAGGTTCAAATCCTATCCCCGCCACTCATGAAAACAAGTGATTGTTTTCTGATATCAGGCATTTATCGGGTTCGAATAGATGTAGGTATTGTTTTTAATCCCCAGTCGAAAGGCTGGGGTATTTTATTTTTGTTGACATTATCTAATCGCTGTGATATATAGTATTTATAGGCATAGAGAGCTTATTACAGTATATTTCACTTAGAGAGGAGATTATCAATCATGAACAAAACAGAATTAGCAAAAGCTATTGTAGCTGATAATAGCTACAACATTACTCAGGCATGTGCAGAAGAAATGATTAATTCATTCATCAGCAATGTAAAGAAAGAAGTAGCAGCAGGTAACAAAGTACAGTTAATCGGATTTGGTACATTCGAATCAGCAGAAAGAGCTGAAAGAACAGGCAGAAATCCACAGACTGGAGCAGAGATGACTATTCCAGCTTGTAAGGTTCCAAAGTTCAAAGCAGGACAGGCATTCAAAGATGCTGTTAAATAATTAAAGTACATATAAGACAGGACATGTTTCGCAAGATTCATGTCCTGTTTTTGTTTTATACAAAGGAGGTAACAAATGAAATCATTAGAACAAATCAAAGAAAGTCAGAGACTTATAATTTCAAGAACAGGTGTAGACGGTGGCATGGGCGAGATTCACATGCCACAATGGAAAGGTAGCGTTATTTGGAGTTTTGGTGGTGGTTGGGACCATGTTTCGGTATGCCCATACAAGTCCAACGTAACACCATCATGGGACGATATGTGCAGATTAAAAGACATTTTCTTCAATGATGATGAATGTGTCGTACAGTATCATCCACCTAAAACTGAATATGTAAATAATGCAACTAACTGTTTGCATTTATGGAGACCAATTGACGTAGAAATGCCACAACCACCATCTATTATGGTAGGTATTAAAAAAGGCCAGAGTATGGCAAGTGCAAGAACCGAAATAAACAAATTATACGAGGAGGCATATCATGAATAAAGAAATACAAAGCAAAATAGAAATGTGTAGCAAATTGCTTATCATATGGTTTGGACAGGAACGAGACGGTGTAGATTTTTCCAATCATGATAAAGAGATTAAACAGTTATTCATCTCTCAGGTTTTGCTAAAAAGATTTGAAGTATTTGGTATTAACATTGTTATACCTGACCCTTTATTAGCTATCTTATCATGTTGTACGGATAGCAATCCAGGTCAATCTCAGGTTATCCTTAAAGATTTACTGAATCATATTAAGAAAATAAAAGGTCCAATTCCAGATGGTTATGTTATTCAAAGTATGGACTTCAGTTTGTGCTTCCCTATGAATTTTCCTATTACTGAAATTCCAGAAGTTAATGCTAAATATGAATCTATGTGGATTGGTCAGAAAATTGAAAGAACTGGTACTTTTTCATCGGATAATTTATGCGATACTCCTGAATGGTGGAAGGAGGTAATGGAATGATAGTAGTTTTAAAAGGAATCATTGGTAGAGGAATTAACGGCGTTGCAGAAATGCGTATAACAACTGATGATGAAATTGACCTTACAAAACCAGTTGTTAAATTTAAAGGTGAAATTGAACGCATGGATAGTTACTGGAAAGACCATCCACTTGCAGGAGAAAGAGTATTTACCGTAAAAACAGACAATATTGTATGTTTAGTAGATTAGGAGGTTAATATGGCAGATTATACACAAGACTGTTGGAAGTGCCATTGGTGTTGGCTGGGAAGATGTATGGACGGCTCTCACTATGGACAGGATGTTTCCGTTAAAAAAGACCAGCCAAAAGACTGCCCAGCATATATTACCAAAGAGGAATGGAATAAAACTTATGTACCACCTATGAAACAAGAACGTTGTATGGAACTTTTAAATGCAATGATTGACAACCTATCGGTTGCCGAAAAGTATTCAGAAATTATTAAGCACTTACTTCATATTGGATTTACAAAAGAAGAACTGATTAATTACTTTAATTTTACTGAATCGGATATAGAAGAAGCTCTAACAAACAATTAGTAGGAGGTATTATATGAAAGACCGTATTTCATTTAACATGACAAATGGCGATGTATATCGAGACATACACACTATTAATGGAACAAAAGTGAGTACTTTAGAAACTCATCGAGATTTGTCAGCAATTGTCGATTCATGCGATAGGATATGTATTGAGTTTTCTCATTCAGGCAGTGCTATCGTTAAAACATCATGCATTTCCTCTATTAATTTATAAGGAGGTACGCAATGAAAAAACATCTTTATACAGTACTGACCTTTATGGTCATTCTCGTAATATGGTACAATGCATCATTGATTGCAAATCCATTATTCATTCCTAATCCACTAGCAGTGTGGAATGATTTTAAAATACTTGTATCAGATGGCTCTATCTTTATTCATCTTATTTATACCTTCAGGAGAATTATGGTTGCTACATGCTTATCAGGACTTGTCGCACTACCGTTAGGGTTATTGGTGCGTAATTTCAAAATAGCAAAAGCAACCATTTATCCTGTAATTATGCTATTACGTTATATACCTGTAACAGCATTCTATCCATTGCTTATTATGTGGGTTGGTATTGAAGAGGAAATGAAAGTAGCTTTTCTGTTTATCGCATGTTTTGTTTACATGCTCCCATCAGTAGTTCTTGCTCTTGATGAAGTAAACGACCAGCTTATTGATACAGGATTGACTATTGGAATGAGTAAATTACAAACTATCACCAGAATTCAATTACCATCTACATTACCTAGTATTATGAACAGTTTTGTTATGATGGTTGGTATTGGCTGGACATATTGTGCAGTAGTAGAAACAATCAATGCCAAATATGGATTAGGCTACGTAATCCATCAGGCAACCGCTAGAGGTAAAACTGATTTGGTATTCATGGCTATTATTGCCATTATGATTGTTAGCTTTGTGTTTGATAACACTTGTAAATTTTTAATCCATAAGGTATTTAAATGGAGGTACGTTAATGATAAAACTAAATAATGTATCAATAGGCTACAATTGTCTTGCAATTCGGAAAGATTTAAATTATAATTTCCATCAAGGTAAGATTTATGGAATCTTAGGAGAATCAGGTTGTGGCAAGACAACATTGTTAAAGACCATTGCTGGATTAATAAGACCCGTGAAAGGCTCAATAAGATGTGATATTCCTAAAAGAGAAATTTACATGATGCACCAGTCTTACACATGTTTTGATTGGTTATCATGCTTAGATAATATCTTGATAACGGAACGCATCAAACATCATAAAATTACGGACGAAATTAGAAATAAAGCAATGGAAATGCTTAAGGCTGTTGGTCTTGAAGACCATGCAGACAAATACCCAACACAGTTATCTGGCGGACAGAGACAAAGATTAGCGTTAGCACGCACGCTATTCACTTCACCTAGACTGATTTTAATGGATGAACCATTATCAGCATTAGATGAAGAAACCCGTACAGCAATGCAGGATTTAATCCTGGATATACATAAGAAAACCTATAACACAATCATCATGATTACACATAGCAAATCCGAAGCGGATAAAATGTGTGATGAGATTATTAACTTTTAAGGGAGGACAAAACAATGGCTAGTTTTCTTGAAAGAATGGGCTTAGTTGAAAAAACTGAAGAAGAAACATTCGACTACGAACCAACTGAATATGAAGTAGAAACAGATGAATCTGTTGATGTAAACCTTGAAGGAGTATCCAAAGAAAATTTACAGACAAATCTGATTTCTGAAATTTACAATGCGAATGGACTGTCTGATATGTCTAATTCTATTTTTAAAGCAGAAGAAATCAGCAAGAGTTTACCAGCTACAATGACAACTGAAGCAAAGAAAGCTTCTGTAGTAGGTATTCTTGGTTCATTCGGTCTTACAGTCGAAGGATTAATCGAAGATGCATCCACAAGAGCATTTATGCTCGGAGGAGCAGCAACACGTATTACAGAAGATAATACAGCAGTTATTAACGCAAAGAAATTAGAAATCGAAGAAGCGAAAAAGCTTATCGAACAGTGCGAAAAGACAATCGCAGAACATGAACAGGTTATCGCTACATCCATGGATTTAATCGAGGATGAAGTAAAGCGTATCACTGGTCTTAAAGAATTTTTAGGAGGTAAGTAATTATGATTACTTTAACACAGATGATTTATGCTACCATAATCATTATTGTGGTAGTGGCATTAATTGTTTCAGGCAAATTACGTGCATTAGGTAAGGCGTTTCTTAATCTTTTCGTGGAAGATTTAGCGGCATCTCCAGAAGGAGCTGAGGCTTTATTTAACCAGAAAATTGAAGAAGTTGAAGATAAGTATCGTAAGGCTAACGATGTTTTCTCAAGAATCGCTGGTGAACGTACAAACTGCAAGAAACAGGTAGAGAATTTAAACGCTAGATTAAAAAGAGTAGAGTCTGTTTGTGAACAGTTAGCTCAGGCTCAGGATGTAGAAAGTTTAAAAATTAAAGCTTCTGAACGTGCAGAAATCGTAGAAGAAATTAAGCTTCATGAAGAAACATTAGTAACACTTGAAGCTGCATTAAAAGACGCAACTGAAGCAAGAAATGCTTGCGAAGAAAATCTTAACGAGCTGAGAAAACAGAAGAAACAGGTTGTTACAAAGATGAAACGTAACAGAGATATGAAGGCAGTTTATGATGACCTTAATGGCATCGGTGCTGGTGACCATACTTCTAAATTACTTGATAAAGTAATTGAAAGAGGTACTGATTTAAACAATCTCGTTACAGGTTCCAAAGAGGCTTATGATTCTAAGACCTCTACAAAATCAAGAAAGATTGACCAGAAACTCAGTGCTTCTGAAAACGATGCATATGTTCAAAGTTTACTGGGCAAGTACAGCAAAAAGTCATAACATCAGGAGGGAATTATTATGAAACAGTACAGAATTACAGGTAAGGCAAAAATTTTAATCATTGTCTTTGTTATTGTAGTATTGGCAGGACTTATCGGCGGTGGCTTAAAAACAGGCCTTATCAAAAACGACATCAAAGATGGTGGTAGTAATACAGTAGTATCTCAGGACAGCAATACAGGTTCTAACAAAAAAGAAGAATCTAATGCTACAGTAAAACCAGAAGTAACAGATACAATTAACCTCTCATTAGATGAGTGGATTGGTTGGAAATCTATTGTAGATGCTAATGGTGATTTAACAACAGATGCAGAAGAAGCTTTTGCTTTAATGGGTATCAATGTAAACATTCATGTTATGAATGATGCCACACAGTCAAGTAATGCATTAATCAAAGGTGATTTGGATGCTGCTGGTTATACAATCAACAGAACTGCATTCTTATCTTCTAAGTTTAAAAATGCTGGCGTAGATGTTGTAATGCCATTCATTACTAACTATTCTAACGGCGGTGACGGTATTATCGCAAAATCAAGTATCAAATCAGTTAATGACTTAGTTGGTGCTAAAATCGGTGTACCAGAATTCTCTGAGGCTCAGACATTAGTTGTTTGGTTTGTAAACAATTCTAACTTAACTCAGGCAGAAAAAGATACAATTATCGACAATCTTATTATGTTTGCAACTCCAGATGAAGCCGCTAAAGCGTTCTTCTCAGGACAGGTTGATGTAGCTGCTACATGGGAACCATATTTAACACAGGCTGAAAATATGACAGATTGCCATATCTTATTTAGTACAGCAAGTTCTTCAAATCTTGTAATGGATGGTATCTTATTCCGTAAGGATTTCGTAGATGCTAATCCAGAAACTGTAGAAAAATTCATTATGGCTTGTTTAATGGCTGCTGATAAATATGAAACAGATTTCGATGCAATCAGAAAAGTTATGCCTATGTATTCTACAATGTCTGATGAAGACATTAAGGCAAACTGTGTTGCTGCTAAGTTAACAACATGGAAAGATAATGCTGATTTATTAAACGGAACTGCTAAGATTATGTACACAGACATGTGTGAAGTATGGCAGTCTATCGGTGAAGAAGTCGATGCAAGTATCGTAGATACTTTATTTGATGATAAATACATTCAGAATATCGCTTTTAATTTCAGCAGTACAGATTCATCTTATGATACAGGTAAAACTCAGGTAACAGAAGAGAATAAACAGATTATTGCTGATACACAGGCATTACTTGGCGGTACAGCATCTGTAACATTCGAGAAGAATACAGCTAAATTCTCTGATTCTGCCGCTGCTTCTGCTGAACTTAATAAGTTTATTGAAATGGCAAAAGTACTTGACGGTGCTATTATCGAGATTGCTGGTAATACAGACCCAAATCCTAACAGCGACCCTCTCGATGAGTACAATAAGAAATTGTCTTCTCAGAGAGCTGAAGCTGTTAAGAATTACTTCATCATGAACGGTATTTCTGCTGATAGAATTGTTACGGTTGGTAACGGTTCAAGCAATCCTATCGTTGATAACGATACAGAAGAGCATCGTGCAATGAATCGTCGTACAGACGTATCATTTAAAATTATTGAATAATTGAATATTGTGTAAGACCCTAGTTAATAGCTAGGGTCTTTTTTATTGGAGGTGTGGTGGATTGATAAAGAAAACTCAACCATATGAAAAGTTAGTGGATTATGTAAAGGACAATCCACAAAAAGGATTAACCATTCCACATACAGAAATTGAAACAATTATCGGAATTCCTTACAAAAGTAGCAGATACTCATATCATGTTACTAAGGCAAACGATAAATTAACACAGGTTTCATTAAGACTGGAACCAATTAACGGATTTGGTTACCGTATCATTCAGGATAATCAGTATGTTGACAGTATGCGTAAATCGTACAATATGGCAGTTAGAAACATTCAAAAAGCAAAATTCATTGCTGACAATACTGATGTTACAACTTTAAATGTTGGCGAACATATGGAATGGCATACTGTATCGCTAAAGATTAAGAACGCTCAAAGTGCATTAGATGCGATTTTACCAAAACCAACAAATATCCCATAGGAGGGAACAAATGGCAAACGAATATAATTATGATGCTGCGATAAAAGTAATTCTTGACGCATTTACAGTAGGAACAAATGTTACATATGAACAATTAGAAGTTGCAATGGGATTAAAATCTCCTATTACATCAGCAACTCCTGCAAACAATTGTGCTCTTTCAAAACTTAAACGTCGTCTTAAAGAAGAACATGGCTTAGTTATGAAAAGTGCCAATGTAAAAGGTGGCGAAAACAATTACTATGTCATTTCTAAAGTTAAAGATAATGTAATTAGCAAGAAAGAATCCAATTCAGATAAGGATTCTAATTATGAAGCTTTATCAAAAAACAATCAGAAACTCTACATGGAATTGGAAAATGCAAAAGCTGCTAACGCAGCATTACAGGAAAAATATATTGCATTGCAGGAAAAAGAACTGGAGTATATTACAATCATCCAGTCTTTAATGGCTCTTGCAGGCATCGCATAGGAGGTATTCTATGGCAATAGTAGGAGAATGGATACCACAGTCTGGCTACAAAGGTAAAGCAGATGCAAACAAAGTAGCTTACGAAATTGAAACCATTGGAATCAGTAACACTACGGATGAGTTTAATACTCAGGAAATGGTAGATTATGCTCGTAATAATCCAGGGTCAGAATTACATAAGTTATTTGAATGGAACGATAGCGTTGCTGCTGAAGCATATCGAAATCAGCAAGCACGAGATATTTTACGTTTCTTAAAAATTACTGTTGTTGATGATACGACTCAGACTAAAAATCCTACATTAGTTAGGTATTTTGTTAGTACTGGTAATCATGATGGTATGTATAAGAAAACAGAACCTATATTCCAGAATGCTTCAGAAGCAGATAGGGTATTAGAAAATATGAGAAGAGACGCTGAAAACTTTATTAATAGATACAAAGCATATCTCAGTCTCAATCCAAATTTATCTAACGCTATTACAGCTTTACAGGCAGTTGTTAATCCTTAAGTTTTATACCTTGCTGTATATATATTGGCTTTAATTGGTCAATGAAAATACAACAAATTAGGACAAACCAATCCAGCAGAGAACATTATCAGCATACTACAGGACATAAGCAGGATAGGACATCACAAACGGCTCGTTAGAGCCTTTATATATACAGCAAGGTTGTTGTATAAAGCTCATTATAGGACAGAATAGCTCATAGCAGATGATATCATTAAAATACATAATAACACAAAGTCTTTTATAATCTCTTATATGTATATCGACTTTAAATGCTTAGAGTCAATATACATGTAAGAGAGGACAGGACAACTCAGTGCATTTCTACCACAACAAATGACAATGTATAACAAAGCAGAGGGGCGATTTTCGCCCCATTTTTATGAATACATATATTGGCTTTAATGGTCAATAGAACAATACAGTGCAGAGCAGTATATAATAGCTCAGTTAAGAATACCATAGCATAACACAAATGGCTCTTAGAGCCTTTATATGTGTTCATAAATAGATATATTGACTTTAGCAGTCAATAAGCTCAAAAGACCGTAGAACAGGACAGCTCATTACAAAGTAGTTCAGGTTAAAACAAGCGAAAACAAAGGCTCGTTAGAGTCAATGTATGTGTTTATGAAACACAAAAGCACAAAGACAGCATAATACATGTCAGTGCAACATAGGATATTACAAATCATTACAAAATCCTATTGAAAATCAATAGGTAGAAAGCGAGACGCATTATGGCAGCTAAAGTTACAGAAGAAGTAAAAGAGATTCAGAACAAAATTAATTTCGCTACAGCAACAATTACAATTGTTGGCGATAGTGACCTTATTCTTAACAAAATGAGAGATAGCACTACTCAGGAACTTGCAGATAAACAGGAAGGTAAAGTACAGGGTACAAAGAAACCTGTAAACATGTACGAGCATCTTGTTGGTTCCATTCATTGGCTCAAGGGAGAAGAAACAGACTATACAGAAGAAGGCTGGTTGAATGCATTAAAGAATAATGTTCCAGGTTATCCATCTTCAGGTATGAAGAAAGCATTATGTGATGCTGTTGTTCGTGTATTAGGCGAAACATATAGCACAAAGTTCAATGCTAACGTACAGATTCTTAATAGCTTCTTACCAATCGAATTTGGTTCAAGTGCTTATGATAAATCATTATTTAGCCCTCAGAAGGGTAGTCCAGTTCTTTGTTACAGAAATGTATTCAGAGATTGGAAAACAACATTTACAATTAAATATATTCCAGACAATTATTCATTAGACCGTATCATCGAAGTTATTAACTGTGCAGGTTTTGCATGTGGTATCGGTAGCCACAGACCATCAAGTAAAGGTGGCTCCAACGGTATGTTCCACGTAGAATCCGTTATGGAAGTAGTTTAAGTACATATGGGAAGGAAAACCCTATAATAAACCGCTAAGATGAAGGCAGACCAAGGCTGTTGCAGGACCTGAAAAGGCGTTCGCACTTAGATGTAATAAAAGCGAAGATTAGGAGACTCATATGCAAAACCCTGACATATGACATGGAGAAATACCGTTGAATGCAACCAGGTAGTTAAGATTTTATACCGACAGAAACGACCGTTACTGCGTAGCTCAAAGTCGGAAGTTTACTTAATTGAAATAAAAAACAAATAGAGAGCAAAGGTAACAGCTAAGATATTACGACCTCATGGGTGCCAACCACGCACACGAATCCGTATTAAATCTGACGTAGAGGCAAGTTCACTTAGATGCAATCAAGAACTTTAGCGTGGGTGCTTCACAACTGCATAAATATTTTGAGAAGGAAAACTCGCTATCAAACCGCTAGGTTATGGGTCCCTTACCATGTTTAAAGACCTTGAACTCCTAGAGCGTAAGCATTTGTAACAAAAGTTTTAAAATTGAATAGTGGCTTTAGTGGTTTGATGGAAACCATCTCCCAGGAGGGGACTGGTGCGAATGAACCCAGGAGACAGGACTAACTCCTTACACCAGCGAGTCTTGAATTAGACCGCTCGGAGAAACGATGCCCAGCTAAGTTTTCAGAGGGATAAGGTATGCTTTGCAGGAAACCCTCGGTGCTGTTTGCCTATTTCTCCTACCAGGCTTCTTAGATGCAATAAAAAGACCGATAAAACAAAATAGGATATAGTTGGTAATATACGTAGTTTCGGGTTCGAGGAACCATTTTCTGTACCATCCACAGGAATAAACGAAGAGGAATTACAAGTACATTGGCGACAAGGTGTGCGAACAAAGACGACCATTACAGTCATTCATGGTTAATCGTGTACAAAATGTATGAGAGTATCATATGCACTGCTCTCATACTACTTGTCGAACGAAATAAGTATTGAAATATTTTTCAAATCTGTTACAATATATAACACATATAGGGCTATCGCCAAGCGGTAAGGCACAGGATTTTGATTCCTGCATCCGTTGGTTCGAATCCAACTAGCCCTGTTCATAGTGGTCAGTGTTAATGCACACTGTAAATAAAGTAGCCTCTCGATTGGCTTTCAATGGTCAGCTTTAACCACTATAACATACACGGGTTGTCTGAGCTGGTGAGAGATGATATCTTATCAATAGGCCAGTGAACTAGGTGCCAACCACTCTGATTAGAGTAGGGACATGTGAAAGTTATAAGGGAAGGAACGCTGATACGTAGCATTGTTTTGGTAACTTGATGAGTAGTAGAGGTTCGATTCCTTGCCCGTGTGTTAAAGACCAAGCAAAGGTAAGTAGCTCAGTTGGGAGAGCACCCTGCATTGAGCGGGGTCGTCGCAGGTTCGAGTCCTGCCTTGTCTTGATATAAGCTGAAGTCTTGAAGCCAAGTATAGTCATGCGGTGGGTGGATATTTACATTAGGTCCAATGAGATTAGACTTTAGTATCTATCAAATAGAACTGTTGACTAAAAATAATGCCCAGCAAAAACCATATGCTGGGCTATTTTATTGGAGGAAATTATATGAATTTAATAGTAACTCTTTGCCTTATATGTATTTTTATTGAAATATATCATGTCTGTTACCATGATTACATATATAATCAGATATTTAATCCAATGTCAAAAAGACATGAAATGATTAAGGCATATCAAGATTTATGGCGTAGCCATGTAAAATTCGTAAAAGGCTATAGAGACAATAAGAAAAAAGAAGAAATCAGCCTTGAGGACATTGAGGCTATACAAAAACTAACACAATTTACAGAACATTTTGGAACAAAAAGCTCATTCTTTAAGAAAGAATTCGTAGATTATTTTGGCTCTCTAATGGTTGGTAAATTTGTTCTTCAGCAGTTCATTGAGATTGCGTATTCAATTATTATTATCATTATAGCGTTAAACTTACCAATTGGTATAGGACTTGTATTTTACATATTTATGATATTAATTTCATATTTCGCTCAGCAAAACGAAAAAGCCAATGCTGAAGATAAAATTAAATATCTCTACATAGCAGATACAATAATCTGCATTACGGTGTACTTTGTAATTATTTTTGCATATTGTTAACACTTAGCCCCTTCCTAACGGAAGGGGCTTAAAATCTTATAGGAGGTGAATATCATGGGTAAGATATCAGGCGAGGTATCAAAAGGACTCGGAACAGCTATTGCAGAAGTACAGGAAAAGTTAGGTATCACACCTGTAACTGAAGATTCTTCTGTAACACCAGAAGATTTACTTAATTCTGGAGTAAAAGCAAAACGAAAAAGAAGAACAAAAGCTGAAATGGAAGCCGCTCGTCAAGAAGCTAATTCTGAAGGAAATTCATTATTTGAGTCTTTAGTTGCATCTGGCAAAGAAGAAGAGGTAAGACCAAAGAATCATGAAGAATTCTGTGAATTAGAATTAAAGAAAGCTCACGAGAAAGGTTTACCTGACCCAGATTTTGACTTTAGAGCTTTTTATGAAAAAGGCCAAACTGCATATTATGTACGTGTTCAGGAAAGACTTGGTGAAAAGGAAATCATTAAGGTATTTTTAAGAACAATATACCCTAGAACAATGATTGGTTCTGAAGAAAAATCTTGTTGTCATTGTATAGGTTACCATGAAAGAGACCGTGTTTTCGATACACCAAGAGAAGCACAAGCTTTCTATGATTCTATCACTATAGCCTCTAAATACGCTGAAGAGCCCAAATCGGAACGGAAAAAGCGTAGGGGTGCAGTTGATGACTTAGAAGAAGAAAACGGCGATTATCAGCTAAATACGAGCTTAGAGGAGATAATGAATGAAGATTAAAACCTTTATATGTACAAAAATCAATCAGGAGCACTTAAAAAACGTTGAAAAAGAAGTAAATGCTTTTACTGCTAAACACAAAGTAGTAGATATCAAAGTTAATACTACATCTAATAATTATGGAGCTGTTGTTGTTTATACTGTAATTTATGAAGGAGAAGAATAATGGGCAGAAGTGAGTTAATCATTTATGATGAAAACCTTCGTGTTAAAGAATCCATTACATGGAAAATACAGCAAAAAAGTCTCACTCTTCATCTAAGAGATGCAAAAGGAAACCCTGTAGCTAGAGCTAATGTACCTTTTGATACAATGAAAAAATTTATATTAGACAACAACAAAATGAAATAGGAGGAGCTATGGCTAACTATTTAAGAGTACCAGATACAGACTCGCATATTACATGGAGACAAGGTGTAACAAGCGATAGAAAAGGTGAAGCGTTAGACTTTACTGTAAGAAAACAAGATGGTACGCCAATTGCTAAAGCAAAAATTACAGCAGAACAGTTACATGCTTATATCTGTATGCATAACACAATGAAATAGGAGGAATTCATGAAAGACATTAAAAGAGTTTTAAAGTTCACCAAATATGATACATACAATAGCATTAGAAAAGTAGCTGATGATATTGTTATATCATTAATGAACAATGAAACATTTAACAGACCACGTACATTTACATCAACAATAGTGGTAAATCCTATATATCAGATAGGTGTTGGATTAGGCATTTTTATACCAAAATGTAGAGAGTATGGAGTTGAGAAAGATGAAAGATACATGCTTTATGATATCAAAATCTATCAGGTTTTGGGTAATCGAAAAAGCAGAATATCTATCGCTCAAAATGAACAGCTAAGACAAATTGTATTAGGCAATGATATTGTTGAGCAAGAAGAAATTATTAAAATAGAGGAGGAGTCCGATGGTAAGCTTTGAAGATTTATCGCCTGAAGACCAGGCAAAAGTATTAGAAGAAGCAAAGCAGTTAGTTGATAAGGAAAACATTCGTAAGCACGCTGTTGCAATGTATGGTTTAAAGAAAAAAGAACTCACAAATGATTATCTTGAAATCATTTATAAATCATTAGGGTTGAAACCAGGCCCTGAACAGTCTGCAATAAGACAGCGATACATATCCATGGTTAATTATCTATACAAGATAGCCATTAATGGTAAATATCGTGGCGAAAACGTAAAAGCCATGTCAACGGAAGAAGAATGGATTGCTTATCAGGATGTTTCTAATAAAGTTAAAACTTTATTGGTAAGCTGTTCAAAAAAGTAGGAGGTATGCTATGAACGAAAATAAGTTATTGGCAGACATCTGGAAAATTAAAACATTACAGGAAATATTCAGTAGTGCAGAAATTTTTACATATACAGAATCATTCATTATTGATGCATTTGCTGAAAAACACCACATCAAAAACGAGAATAGTGAACTTATCTTACTGTTAGAAGAAATGTATACGAAAAATCCAGATAAGATTCCTACTATCATGGAATTATTGGAAATCTGTAAAGAAAGCAATTTGATTGAGGAGGTAGAAAATGGCTAAGTTTAATATTTACGCCGTTGCTTACGGCATTAATCCAGAAACAAAACAACCTACATTCTGTCATAAATTTCGTACATGGGATGAATGTAAACCTTATGTAGTTGGAGTTGAGGGAGCGAAATACAAAGGATTCTTCACTGAAACCGAGGCTGATATGTGGTTGGAAAAAACTGTTCAGGATTTGGTTCAGGTTAATGAAAAAGACAAAGAAACTGAATATGTACCAGCTATTGAAATCATTGCTGCTCATGGTGTGGATGAATTTGAGGTACTGTGTGCTAATCTTCACTTAGATTCTCATACCGTTACACAGTTTCTTAAGAAGCAGTTTGTTGAGCAATACAGATTCCTTTGTGATAATACAATTGATGTATCTGATATATCAACTAAAACATCAACCGAATAACTTTGTCTTGAGCCGAATGGACATAGTTTCTCCCCCTAGCCCCGAAAAAATAAAAGCTAGGGGGAGATTTTTACTTTGTCTCTCGCATTAAGACAGTATCTTTAGTTTGACTGTTATCTCAAACAATCCTCATACCCACATCCATGACGTTCCGTATGTGTAATCTCTAAATATAGATAACTAACATATACATCTATATGTTATTCAAGTATTTATATTATCATTGAGATAATGGTATGAGCTCCCTATTTTTATATCATGGCCCACGAACCCGTCGTCTGTTTTATTATTGAAATAATGAGGATGACCGACGTAGCTTCCTCTACAGTATGCGTAAGATACTCCGCTATACTGCAACCGAGATTTTCTGAATGAGCTCTCGACACCACTACCGTTTATTATCCTGTGTGCGTCACCACAGTTATCTATTATTATACAGGTTTAATCCTGTCGTATTTACTAATAATCTAGTATAATCACTTAAAGCTGATTGGCACTTATCGTCTATCTGGGTTATTTTATTATACGTAGCATATAGACTTTATCTACGTAATGATTATAAGTATTAATACATTTTTGATATGTATGCACATGTCTATGCAATTTTTGACATTAAAAAAGACCGTATCTGAATGATACAGTCATACTTAATACACATATCTTGTAAAGAATATTGACAACACTATGGCAAAATGCTATAATTATATAAATTCAATACATTTCTATGTTTGGTATTCACTCTACCATTCAGAACCTAACTTGATACTTGCAATATCAATTAGGAGTTTTGTATTAATGCTATGGTAGCATAGCTACCAATGAAAGTCAAGCTCATTCTTCGGAATGAGCTTTTTCTATGAGCAAAAATAAAAGGAGGTAACACCATGATACTTAAAGCTGGAGAATCGTATACTGTAGAGCTTATAGTTACTATAGAAGAAGATGTTGATGAAGCAGTAATAGATGCTACAATTACAAATGCTCTCTATAATGATACACCAACAGAATCATTGACTATTGGCCATTATGAAGAGTTAACTATATAAAATTCCTAACGGAATAGTAAATAGAATATTATGGAGGACAATACAATGTTCAATCTTATTCAAAGTACTCCAATGTCTGGAGATTGTACCTGTGGATATATTGTGGATTTGCACAATGACTATACTGTTAATGAATTCATTCAAGAAGTGTTAACCGAACATAAAAAAGAATGGGGATGTTTTAGAATCAACGAAGGAGTTCATCGGAATAGAGGAATTCGTTGGTACAGATATGGAAGATTAGAGTCTGGCATGATACCAGAAGAACTTTTAGACATGAAAATAGAAAAAGTTACCGCTAGAGGCGGTTGGTCCGCAATGGACTACACTATTACAATTTAGGAGGACAAACTAATGTTAATATTTTCAAACGTTGCATTATTTGAGAGAGTGTACGACGCTGCTGCAAAGTGTTATCCAGAACTTAAGGATGGCATTATCGTTGTTGACTTAAATGGTACTGATAATCTTAGTATCTTTGAAGGAACTGGGGAAGACCTGGGAAAATATAAATTATCCTTAAAAATGGAAGAAAGTTACATTGAAAACGTTAAGTCTATTGCATTAGGCTTTGCAATGATTGTATGTCACAATAAACATGGTCAGATGGATTCTAAAAATATGACACAGGAACAGCAGGATGACCTTGTAAAAGTAACAACTAACATCATTGAAGCGTATGCAGATATTCCATCTCATGGAGAAATGGCATATGAGACAGGAGCGGTGTAATGGTTAAAGAGATTCTTAAGGTAACTACACATAATGATGAGGTTGAAGCATTTTTAAGTCAACCATGTAAAAAAATAACAGATATCAGAAAAGCTAGAGAAATCGTTAAAGATTTGATTGACACAGCTTTACATAATAACGAACACAATGGTACAAAATGTTGCGGACTTGCCGCAAATCAGATTGGTATCAATGCCAGAGTTATTATTGCTCAAATGCCTAATGGTAAATTTGAACCATTTATTAATCCAGTTATTGTGGACCACTCAAAAGCAATAACTCAGAGTACAGAAGGATGTATGTCATTAGAAGGAACACGAGAAGTTCCTCGCTATCATAGTATTATACTTATGGCTCAGGATATCAGTGGTAGATGGAACAAAAGAAAATTTACAGGATTTACAGCTATTGAGCTTCAGCATGAGATTGACCACACAAACGGCGTTTTGATTTAATATTTACAATTGACACAGAAATTGGGGAATTTCTATACTCATTTAGTAAAGGAGGAAAAGAAATGAACCTAGAAAATTTCAATGTAAACGTAAATCAAGTTGCCACAGTTGTAACTGAACATACATTTTGGATTGGCGAAGATGCTAATATTGAGGTTGTTGTTGATTTATATGAACACAACGGCAGCTATCAAATAATGGCTCTTCTTAATGGTAGCGAAGAAATTGACACAATAGATTACGAAGGCTCCATTGACGATACAGATGAAGTTCTGGCAACCATGGAAAAACTGGTAAACGACAATGAAGATTACATTTTGGATTTAGCATTGTGGAATGATTAGGCAGATGAAAATCTGCCTTTTTATTTTTGGAGGTAACCATGAAAGTAATTGGCACCAATGATGAAATAACATATTTAATGATGCAATGCCAAAACACAAAGTACGCATGTGAAGAATGCGTATTGTATAAATTTTGTTCTAAAGACATGTTTATACGTATGAAACCTGCAACTTTAGATGCTATCGAAACAGGAAAATATCAATCTATTCTTATATCGAAAGGAGATGATGAAGATGCCAGTAGAACACAGCAATCCAGTAATTAAGGATTTAACTGACAAGATAGTAAGTGCTTTAAAAAGTCAAGGATTTGTGATTCAAAGATATGATGCATATTCAACACACTCCGTATATTTGAAATTAGATTATGGAGTGTGTAACACTATTCGGATTAGTGACCATGAAGGAAAACAGCACCTTAAGTACAGATACAATTTAATTATTGGTGGAGAAGACAACATTACCGACGAAGAATATACAAGATATTTCTTCAACGAGAATAGTGTAAGTAGCTTATTGAATCAGATTTTATTTGATAAAACCATAAAACTTCAAAAGTATGGTAAAACATCATACAAAAATTTTATGGTTAGAAATATGCTAGACCATAGAAACGAAAAAGGTTTTTGGAGAGACGCTAAGTTAATCACCAAAGGAATAAATGATGATTTGACAGAAACACAAGTCTCTAGGAGATATTCATCAAACCCATTTTCAACTCAAGATGATGTTATGACACTTAGACAAATGCCAGATGGTACTTATGCATGTGGGCCAGACGTGGTATTGAACGAATATAAAAAAGTAGTTGTCAATCAGATGAATTTAGATGCAAACGCAAAATTTCATCCAAACGAAAAGGTAAGAGTAACAGCTAGTTTTAATGAATTAGTTAATTATTATATGAGTGCCAACGAAACTATTAATCAGGCTAAAACACATGCATTACAAATCTTAAGTAAAGGATTTGACACTGAAGAGTACGATGTTGGAACTGTTATAGGTGCAACTCAGTGTGACGAAGGAATGTTCTATACATTAGAATTGCCATTAATTCCAATGGAATTTTTGCCTGAAAGTTTTATTAGTAAATTAGGAGGTATCTAATGGATAAAGAAACAGCAGAACTTTTAAAAGGTGCATTAGAAGTAGTAAACAAGGTTGAAGACCCTGAGCTACATAGCATGATTGAAAAATTTGATTACACTCCAGCTCCTGAACTGACATTAAATATTAATGAATATCTTAATATTTATAATTGGTTAAAAGAGCTGGAACTGTATAGAAAAATATGTGGACCGCTATAAACAGGAGGAAATACTATGAAAACATTTCAAAAGACAAGTAACGGATATACACTCGAAATCATTATTGATGATGAAGAGTTACTTAAGAAACTGGACAAAGAAATACAGACATATCAGCATTTACTGGAAAAGCACGCTGAGCATGAAAAAGAACGAGTAGAGGCAGAAGAAAACAATAATGACGATTATTACGATTATCGTTGGGAATATAATATGCAGTCAGTTTACGGAGACCCAGAATCTGACTATTGTACTCCAGAAGAAATTATCAGAGACCTTAAAGAGTTCAAAAAGATTATTACTGATGCGGTAAATGGCGATGGTTCTGAATTATGGGCTAAGGTATCTCTTAAGAAAAATGGTACATTTAAGAAAACAGGTAAACCTACATTAAAAGAAGCTATCAATGGTTCTTACTGGGAAGATAGCTATGGCTGGAACGCTCAGGTTTTAAGACTTGAACCTACTGATGATACTCATGTTCATCTCAAATTAAGTCATGTTACGTTGCATTATTAGGAGGTTGTTAAGGAGGTAATATGTTCGGAGAACCATACGAAATACCACAGCCAGAATATTATACCTTCGTTTATGAGGAACCAGATAACGGCTGGTGGTTAAAGATTGACTCAATAGAAAAATTGGGCGATTACATGATGAAAACTGAAGCAATGTACGGAGATTGCATGGAAGAGTATATGAGATATGCATTTCATCAGGAAGAGAATGAAGAAAATCGTCTAAAGCTTAGTAATAGACTTCAGGCTATTATTATGTTTGGAGAAAGAAGACATCTTACTATTATTGATGCTATTATCCAGTTTAGAATGTGTGTATTTTCTCAAATGTGTGAAGTTATAAGAGAATCTGGATATATAGTAATCAATAAAGTAGGTGGTTATCATCGTGGTCCAGTAGAGCATTCACAGTTTGTAAACAGAAAAACATTTACTTGGCCTGATTTTCAGGAAAATGACATTCGTATATCTCAGTTTCCAGGAGGAGAACATTATTATGTTCGCATTGGTGACATGGAGCTTCATGAGAATGGTGCCATTAAATGGAACACTAGAGAGGAAGCTTTAACGGTAGCAAGAAGATATATCTCAAAGGAAGGGTGATATCATGTCTAACGACGAACAATATATTGGTTCAATGTCTCCAACAATAGGAGTCAAAGAACACAGAGAGCTATTGCAAGTTACAAAACAAGTAGGTTTTTTACTTACACAAGAAGAATTTGCAAAAATAATGGCTGTCTATATGCAAACATTGGATAGAGTTTTTAAAGAAAATGGATTAGCGGAGGTAGAAGATGAAGATTAAATCAGTAAACAATGATTTGAAGAAATACGGTTATCCAACAGAGATGGAATACAATAATCACAATTTCAATGGACATCAGATTGGTGTAGCTGTATGTATTAAAAACAATGTAACAGGATTAATCGAAGAGAATTTCCTATCAGAAAGTCTCGGTGATAAAGCAAGTAGAGATTCGCTTCTGTCTGAATTACTTGCAGATGAAAATATAACATTAATTCCAGATATCATTACACAGTTTGACAGAGAAAATGGCGGTTTAATACCTAAAACAATTTATTATATTCCATATGTTGTAGAAAATCATTCAAGATTTATTCCAACAGTAACGAATGATAACATTGTGGATTCTTGCAATGCTTCTTACGACATCAAGATAGAACTTCTTTTTACAGAAGAAGAAGTAAGTCGTTATTTGGTAATACCATTTAAAACAAGGAATATATCCGTAATGGATTTGGTGTATAACCTATTTGAAGGTGACAGAGAAGATTTGAAAGAAGTTGGTATTGAATGGCAAGACGGTTCAGACGATACAGAAGCAGGTTATACTCTTGACTTTTACACCAACACAGGTGAAAGATATAATCTTGTATTCAGTAACGGAGAAAGATTAAGAGACGCAATTGCATCAATGCGTTTAATTGATATCGTATGCCATATAGATGGCGAGGACGAAGAAGATGGAAACAAATCTGAATAAAATAAAAGAAATGGCTAAACTTTTCTTGCATTTGCCTATACAAGAAGACAAACATCTACATCCGTTACTATGTGTTCACCATCCTTTTTTAGCTAGTTGTACAACATGTATTAATCATGAATTTGTTAATCTCTTAGAAAATCCAGAAAGGTTATCAGATTTTCATGAGTACATGGAAGAACAAATAGATAAAGGTGATTTATGTAAGATTTATGTTCTTATTAGAAAACCATATCGTTTAACCTTTTTAAAGCACTGTGAACCATATTTATCACCAAAAGATTTAGCTGAATATTTTGCAGATGCATGGGTTGCAAGCGAAAACCCAAATCAGGATGCAAATTGTCCAATTCCGTATCTAGTCAGAATGTTTAAGAAATGTAGCAAAGAACATCTTATGACAGAAGAAGATTACGAAGTATATCAATCATTGCCTGAAACATTTACCATATATCGTGGTGTTGCAGTTGGAAGAAATCCAAAAGGATTATCATGGACTCAAAATTTCGAAAAAGCAAAATGGTTTTCTGAAAGATTTGACAGAGAAGATAAAAAAGGTTATATTCAGAAAGCAACAGCAAAGAAAGAAGATGTTCTAGCATACTTTAATACACGAGGAGAAGATGAAATCGTATATGACAGTAGAAAACTAGAAATATCTGTTTTTGAAGAGGTGTAAGTCATGTTAACAATAACCCAATTGCCGAATAAAAAGTTAAGCATCAAGGCAGATTACTTTTATCGACAAAGAATCAAAGAGATTCCAACAGCTACTTTTGATTCCGTTACAAGACAATGGATAATCGAAGATTTCATGCTTGGTACATTAGAGCATCATTTTAATGGTGAGCTGGTATATAAAACTCCTCGATGGGTTATTCTTAACCAGTCTATGCCAGATATGTCTGCTATGTATCAAATATCAGATGCATCCATAACAGCTCCTCAGTTAAAACTAAAACCATATGATTATCAAGATTATGGTATTCGTTTTATGATAGACAAAATATTACAGAAAGGATTTGTTCTAAACGCAGACGACGTTGGATTGGGAAAAACAATTCAGACCATTGCAACGTTAAAATGGTTTATAGAAAATCGTGGCGTTAGAAAAATACTTATCATCTGTAAGAAGTCTATTAAGAAACAATGGCTTGATGAAATTCAAAAGTTTACAGATTTAGGCAACGTTTTTGTAATGGAGCGTACTGGCACAACTCCAGCTCAACGTAAAAAGTCATATGATGCATTTAATAATGCTTCTGATGCAATCCTGGTTACAAACTATCATACCTTTTTAAATGACACAAACTTATTCCAAAACATGAATATAGATTTTGTAGTTATTGACGAAGTACATAGTGTTAAGGCTAGGACTGGCAAACTGAATAATAATATTTCAAAGATTACAATGGGAAAACCCACTGTATTCTTAACAGGTACTCCAATTATGTCTAAGCCAGAAGATATCTTTGGCATTGTACAAATGGTAGCACCTAAATATTTTGGTAAATGGACAGATTTTAGCGATAACTTCTTAACCATTGACCGTAATGGTAGATTTGGAGTAAGAGTTGTTGGAGCTAAAAACCTTGATATTTTAAGAAATATGGTGCAAGATATTGTTATAAGACGTACTGAGTACGAAGTATCTATTCAGTTGCCAAAAACCCTTATTAACGAAATGAGATGCACAATGGATTCTGTGCAAGAAAGTCTGTTGATGGAAATACAAAAGACTCAAGATACAATAGCAGAATCACTGGATAAACTAAAAGTAAATGGAGTTATTCCAGATTATCATCAGGAAAAAGCAGGTCAGTTAGAGGCTAAATCTAAAGGATTGATTGCTGCTAGACAAGCAGCATCTACAGACCCTAGATTGTTCTTAATGAGTTATTCTAAAATGATGAAAGATACATTTGGAAAACTCGTACCATCATCATATAAGATGTCTAGTAAGGTAGAATCCATTCTTGATGTAGTTGAAGATATCCTTGCAAACGGAGATAAGGTAATCTTATTTACTAAGTTTAGAACTTGTGCTGAAATGATTGCTAATGATATTCGAAAGGAATTGAAAGAAAACGTTCTTCTATATACAGGTGCCGAATCAGAAACAGATAGAGAAATGAATGTAGATTTCTTCAAGAATACAACCATTTACAATATCTTGATTGGTACTGAAGCAATGGCGGAAGGTTTAAATCTTCAGTGTGCCAAATATGTCATTAATATTGACCAACCAGACACTCTTGCTATCAAAACACAGCGTATTGGTAGAGCGAGAAGAGCAGGTTCTCAGTTTAACAATGTAATTGTATATGATATGATTACATCAAGCACAGATAAGGCACACTCAAAAGATGAAGAAAGACTTCAGAATATCATGAACAATCAGGATTTAACAGATGCATTGGTATCAATAGATGAAGCTCAACGTCAAGCATTAATAGAAGCTATGAGGAGGTAAAACATGGTTCAAACAGTTGGAGAAATCATAGAAGAACTCATAAGTGTTAAGGATAGACTTTCACCAGATTTATGGGGAACAGAAATAGATGCTATCAATAATGCTTGTAATATTCTTAATCATAATTTTGATAGAATGGTCACTTCAGATAAGTTAACGGAGGTTTAGGTATGAGAGTAATAGGTATATCAACAGGATATACTCCAGGAGTATACATTATATGGGAAGTTCCACATGAAAACATTACAGGATACGAAGTGTATCGTAATGGACAAATGATTGCTTCATCATTATTGGAATCTGAAGAAGAAAGAGCTGAATTTGTTCAGCCTACAGTATTTGACCATGACCATCAAACAAATCTTTTCAAAAAAGACTCTATTTTTAAACTGATGTACGTCGATGAAGATGTGCATAGATATCAGTTTTATGAGTATAAAGTAGTAGCAAAAAGAATTGTAGATGGTGTTGTCATGGAAGAAATAACATCTAACGATGTTCATATCACAGCGAATTAGGAGAAAACACGATGTTAAATGATATATTTGCAAAGTATGTCAAACCAGCATCCAAAAATGAATCCCTAGTGAACGAAAGTATATGTGAGAAATGTGGCGGAGATTGTTGTAAAACAATGGGATGCCACATTTCTCCTTTTGATTTAAGGGAAATTTCAGAACAATCCATCATTAACTTTATAGATGAAACAGGATGCGTATCTATAGATTGGTGGGAAGGCAACCCTATTACAAATGAACATGACGGAACAAAAGGATTTTATCTACGCATTAGAAATGTAAATAGTGCGATAGTTGACCCAGCATACAAACGCCAATGTTCTATTTTGACAGATAAAGGATGCCCTCTTGCTTTTGAGTATAGACCAAAAGGAGCAAGAGAATTGGTTCCAGGCTTGTTGCAATGTAGCCCAGATTATTCTAAGCAACAATGTGCTATTGACTGGTATCAATATATAGACATCTTATCGAATGTTTATGATTATTATGTTTCAAAAGGAGAAGTAGCATCTCCAGATTTTGATTGGATTATTGAGATGTTAGGGTTATGATGGATAAAGTAGAGAAATTTATTTCAGGAATGAAAGAAGTGTTCCCTGAAGAATTAGAATTTACTTTCTACAGAGGATATTGTTACTGGTTTGCATTTATTCTTGCGGAAAGGTTTAAGGGAGATATTTGGTTCAACTCAAAGACCGTTCATTTTGCTACGAAAATAGATGGACAGTTGTATGATATATTTGGAAAAGTAAAGCTTGGTATTTGCCCCGTAAACGGTGAAGATGATTACAGTGAAAACGATTGGTCAAGCTGGGCAGATTACCAAATTTCACATCACGATGTAGTTGAATCAATAGTAAATTCCTGCATAAAAAAGACATGTTAAAGAAAATATACGACAGTAATGGAATTATGACAATAATTGATACACAAACTGGTCAAAAATATAGTGAGTTTGAGTATGATGATTTTCAAACCGATAGTTATTTGTCAGATGATGGAGTTATATCATCTCTGGCCCCACCAACAGCAGAAGAACTAGGACGCCAAGTAGTTTTTATGCAAAAAAGAATAGCTGATTTAGAATACGAAATACGGCGATTAGGTCGTGCAGTTCATTCAGATATGGAGTTTCTTGATAACAAAGTCATTGAAATAGAGGACAGAGTACAAGAGCATACAGGTTCATTTCATGCAATGCTTATATGCGGAAAGGATAATTCAAATGAAAGTAATATTTCTTGATGTTGATGGAGTGTTAAATTCAGAGTATTGGTATAAGAAAAATCATGAAAAACATCCCGAATTATGCCGTGTAGATACAGCAATTGACCCACGATATGTGCGTAATTTAAGAAAAATTGTAAAACGTACAGGAGCTAAAATCGTATTATCTGCTACCTGTCGTGGTGTTGTCCGCAAGGATAAAACGCATTATTTGCACAAGATTCTTAAAAAATACGGACTGGAAATCTACGATTATACACTACGATTAAGTGGAGAACGAGGTTATGAAATTCAAGATTGGCTTGATAAACATAAAGATGTAACTAATATTGTAATTCTGGATGATGATTCAGATATGTTACATCTTTCTAAGTATCTAGTACAAACTTTAAGTGGACCATACATTAAAAAGAAAGATGGTACAGAAAAAAGGGATACTTCACCATTTGGCTGGTTAAGAGAAGGTCTAAGCTTCAAGGCAACTCGACAAGCTATTAAAATGCTTCGTCGTCCATATGTAAATATTTATGCCACCAAGAGTGTGCATCGTAAAAGTTTTTAATAACTCCCTAACGGGAGTTATTTGGTTATAAAACTTAGGAAGGAGAATAAAAATGTTCGATTTACAAATTGCAAGCATCGAATTAAAAATGCCTGTGCAAGATTTTGAAACAGCATTACGTGATTGTATTGATGATTATCACGAAGACATGGATTATGCAATAAAACCAATGAGAACAAGACATGGTAAAAACATGTATAAAATCACCATTGACAATACACAGAGTTCAACAATCGAAATTGTTGGTGAGCAGGATGATGTATCTGGTGATATTTATTTGCATCCATTCAAACTTTCAAATATGAACGAAAGTTTTTACAAAGTCAATTACAGTGATTCAAGTATTGCAGGAACAGATTCAGACCCAAGTATGTTCTTTTGTCATGCGATGAATGAAATCTGTAGAAATCAAAAAGGTAGTTTTGCTTATATCGACGCTAAAGGAAACACAACCATTATAAGAGATGGTTCAACAAAGAGAGGCTCATCAGTTGCTCTGGTAGATTCAGAAGGCAACGTTTATTCATGCGTCGGAGCAAAAAGTGTAAAAGGCGTAACAGATAGTTCGGATTTCACTGTTAGAAAACCAATTAATGAATGGCTGGGAGAAAACCCAGAAGTACAAAGAGCAATCGCCAAATTACCATTAGCAGATAAAATGAATTACATTGGCAAATATCTTATCAGTGCAAAGCTGAATGAAGAAATTGACGCCGACGAATTTACAGATATATTCTGTCAAGCAGGTTTATTTGGATTCACAGAACAGTCTGTGTTAAATATTTATAAGTTAATTATGTAGTGGAGGAATTAATTATGCAAAATTTAGATGTAAGATATTTTGTTGACGAAGAAAAGAAAATCGTTGTATGTAAAATCGAGTGTTGCTGTCACGAGCTGATTATTGATATGGCTCGTAAAGGATGGCCTGGAGATGAAGCATTATTGCTTAACCACTGTTACACTGGCAAAGCAAAGTGTTCTTCTGAAGATACATTTGATGTTGAACTCGGTAAGAAAATCGCATTCAAACGTGCTATTGCAAAATTAAATGTAGCGAAGAAGAGAACATTAACAAGATTCATTTCAGAATTCGCAAAAGTTCAGGCGAAATTAGAAAAAGACGCTAAAGCTTTAGCGGACAAGTATGAAACAACAGCGACTCGACAGGAAGAGTCTATTGCACATATGTTAAAGGAGGTATAACAGAATGGCATCAGCATCTAGCAATTTAGATTTCAGCGGTTTTGATGATTTATTTAAGGACATGGGTGTAAGCGAAAGCCCTTCTAATGCTGCTATGGAAGCATCAATCGCAAATGAGCAGAATGTTACAGCACAGCCAGTGCAGGTTGATGGAATTCAGATTCAGAATGTAAATGCACCTATTAATCCAGCACTTGTTCAGTCTGGTCAGGTGAAAATGCAGCAGATTTTCGTAGAAATGAACAATCTTTTCGTAGAAAGAGATACATTGATTAAGTTAATGCAGTTAGCTGTTGTTACAGGTACTAACCTTTTAATGTTAGGCCCTCCTGGTACTGCTAAATCAGCTATTACTTATGAACTTTGCGGTAGAGTAGAAAATGCTAACTACTTCCAGTGGATGTTAAATAAGACTTCTGACCCATCAGAAGTATTTGGTCCATTCTCTGTTAAAGAAATGGAAAATGATAAATTCATGCGTATTACAACAGGTAAGTTACCTGAGGCACATATTGCGTTCATGGATGAGGTATTTAAATCAAATGCCCCTACCTTAAATGCATTGTTAACTATTATGAATGAACATATCTTCTACAACGACGGTAAGCCACAGCCTGTTCCGTTAATCTCTATGTTCGGTGCTTCTAATGAGCCACCAGAAGATGAAACTTTGGATGCTATGTACGACCGTTTCATTTTCCGTATCAATGTTCAGTACATTCATGATGCAGCTAACAAAAAGCGTATGCACGCTAACTATGTAGACAACAGAGCTGGTTTACTCGGTCTTGCAGGTAAGACTACAATTACTTTAGCTGAATTACAGGCTTTACAGGAAGCTTCTAAATCAGTAAAAGTTCCAAAAGATATTATCAACAAGTTCATTCGTCTTATCAGTGATTTAGACCGTCAGGCTATTCACGTATCTGATAGACGTCAGAATGAATGTTTCAAGGTAATGCAGGGTAACGCAGTTCTTGCAGGTAGAAACGTAGTAGGTCTTGATGACTTTAAATCTCTCATCTATGTATTATGGGAGAAAGAAGAGCACATTCCTATGATTGAATCTGCAATTCTTAAGATGGTTAATCCTTATGATGACCGCTTCAAAGAACTTAAAGAGAACTTCAGTCAGGTTAAGACAGATATCGACAGCATCTCAGATTCATCTCAGAAATCTAAGAAAGCAATCGAATCTAAGGGTGTAATCGAGAAAATCGTAAGCAAGACAAACAAGCTCATCAACGAAGCATCTAAGAATGGTAAAGATGTAACTGAATTTACAGAGTTCAGAGATGAAATGATTCAGTACAATCAGAAATTAATCTCTGCTGCTCTCGGTACTGCATTCGGTGGCTTTGGTGATGATGATAGCGATAGTCCCTGGTAATTCGCTAAAATATACGACAACATTTACCATTAACAACAATGCAGTTGTTAATATGACTTTTTATTAACCAGAAAGGGAAAAATAAATGGGAAACTTAGACAATTTAGGTTTTGATGAATTATTGGAAGAACTTGATGAGATTGCAAATATCTCACAGTCTTCTGTTTCAACAAACAGTGTTTCGCCAGCTCAGAAAAAGGTTGGTGGTTTTCAGGATATGTCATCAGAAGAAATTGAGCAGTTTCAGAGTTCCCAGGAATATAAAGAGTATAAAGCAGATATTGAAGAGGCTGTAAGTACACCTGCAAATTTTAAAGGTAAGACTGTTCAGGAAATTATGGGTTTATCCAATAGAAAAGATACTATTGGATATTCCTATAATGCATTGGAGCATTATGATGTTGACATTGACATCTATCAGGACATTGTTGACCAGTCACCTGTTATGCAACAGACGTTGGAAGAGGGCGAGGAACTTCTTCCAACGTTTAAGTATTTACATCAAGATATCTTCTTAAGTCTTTATAAGTATAAAGCAAGAGTACTTCCTGAGACAGAAATGCACATTTCTACACGTATGAATCGTGGTATTATTAGTAATTTGATTAACACACCAGAGTATATCTCATTGCGTCAGACTTGTCGTATGGACCAGTTTAATGCTGCATTAGGTACAGAGATTATTGGTAGAGAAGCTATTGACATTCTAAGAGAAGCCATTGATAAAATCAAAGACCTTCAGAAAAAGAAAGATGCAATGGACAGACTTCTTGAAGAAGAAGAAAAGATGGATGCTCTCATGGAAGAAATTGGCGATATTGATGAGCTAATCGAAGATGCTAAGCGTCAGGGTAATGGTGCTTATGCCGCTCAGCTTGCTGCTGATAGACAAGCTAAAGAAGAGGCCGTTGCTCGACTTAAAGCAATGGCTAACAAGATTGCTGAAGAATGTGACGAACTTCTTGATGATGATGAATTAGCATCTGAAGTAAGTACTGTTATGGGTAGTACATTATCCCAGACAGGTCAGGAAGTACAGGAAGTATCTGACTTATGTCAGGCATGGGGATTAGGTACTGGTGAAAACTGTCACGTTGCTTTCCAGAACAAGAAAGATGCAATTGAGCGTATTAGACGTTCCTCTAAATTAAATAAGCTTACTGATTTAGTTGGTAGATTTAAAGAATCTGCCATTACTGAACAGAAAAAGAAAGCTAAACATGGTGCAGTTGAAATTAAATCTGTAACTGTTGGTAGTAGAGTAGAAGATACATTACCTTCAGACAGAATGAATCTTTGCAATGACACAACAAAGAAAGATTTCTATCGTCGTATGACAGAAAATCAGTTGATGACATACAGCAAAGAGGCACACAAACAGAAGAACAAAGGTCCAATTATCGTATGTGTTGATACTTCTGGTTCAATGCAGGGTGATGAGGAAATCTGGAGTAAAGCTCTTACTGTAGGTATTCTTGAAGTTGCTCAGATGCAGAAACGTGACTTTGCTTGTATTATTTACAGTAGTCATGCTGACGCACCAATTGTTATCAAGAAAGATGAAATTGCTCCTCAGAAGATTATTAATTGTGCCGAACGATTTCATAATGGCGGTACAAGCTTCGAGGCACCATTAAATGAAGCCCTTGAGTTAATTAAGGACTCAACATTTAAGAATGCTGATATCGTATTCATTACTGACGGTGATTGTTACGTATCAGATAGTTTCAGTCGTAAATTCAAACAGATGAAAGAAGAGAAAGACTTTAAGACTCTCGGTGTATTAGTAAACATGGGTAGAGGTCATGTATCTGATAGCAGCTTGAAAGAATTCTGTGATAGTATTACACTAGTTAGTGATATTGCAGATTTGAAGGATAGTAGTTCAGATGTAAATAAGTCTATCTTTGGTGCATTATAAAATAGGAGGTTATACCATGAAAGCAGATGAAGTTATTTCAAAAGCCGAGCTTTTTGCAATGGGTTTTATTTCTAAAATTCAGGATAAAAGCGAACAGCCTGGAAGAAGACAGGCATATTTTCTTGACAACCAGGAAGAGTTAAAATTATACATGGGTGCTTTGCAGAAAATCATTAAAGTGGAAGACGAATCCGCACTTACTGATGATGACCTGGTATTAGTGCAGAGAGCCGAGGAAACTCTTAGTAAGTTAAAGCTTGCTATGGATGAGTTCCAGAAAGAATTAATCATTCAGGATACAGTTTCAGAAGAAGACACAACAGCGGTCTTTACAGAAGAAACTCTTAGCAATGCTATGAAGACAAATAAGACTACACAGGAAATTTCCGCAAACATGACAGCAATTGCTGAACAGCAGAAAGCTGCTGCTAATATCGGTTACAATTATGCTTTAGTATGTGATGGAGCGATTAACTTAATCGGAGCTCAGGATAAAGCTCAGTTAAACGATTCTATTAATGCTATTGCAAATGCAGGTAATTTTAAGAGCATCCAGTTGTATGAACTGAAATTTACTCCTGTTCCTCTTAAGAAGAAAACTGTTCTTACAGTGTAAAGAGGTGATTTTATGAGTAATGTTTTGTGTAAAACAAATCAGGAAATACCACAGGATATGCTCTTAGGAAATCTTTTATTTACAAATTTAATTGATATGCAGATAGCAGACAGTGATTTGTCTGCTATCTTTCAAAAGAACAATATTCCTGAGCGTTACGTAAAAAAGATTTCCCCATCAGATGCATTCCGTAGAGCATCAGCCAGCATTAAAAATCGTATCATGTACATTACTGCAACCAATGGCAATGGTAATGACAAGGTACGTGTTGAAATTGACGAAATCAAAAGTGATGTGGACTCCATCAAGAGAATTATCGGAATTAAAAGAGTGAACGAAGTCAGTGAAGACATCACATATGAACCAATGGGTGAAATCATTTTTAACAGAGCAGGTGGTACTTGCGTTGCTACTCCATATTTGGTTCCTGGTGACGCTGATTATCAGCAGTTTAGAGATTTATGTGACGAAGTAGAAAATAAATACTCCGAATGGTCTGTGTACCACAATAAGGATACGGTAAGAAACATTATTAACCGTATTATTGCTGACACTCATCCAGTAAATCTAATGCCAACTGGTTTATGTAAATTTGTTCCGTCAGGTTCTACAGATTTACTTTATCACCTTAAAGAAGCATTATCTGATATGTCTCTTTATAGAGCAAAAACATCAAATGGCGGTGATAACATTATGGAAATCATTCCAGTTATCGACACCGAAGAACAAAGAGCATTAATCGAAAAGAATTTCACGGCAGAAATTACAGAAGAACTCTTTGGATTCACTCAGGAACTCAAAGAGGTCTTATCCAAAAAACAGACATTAAGTACACGTACCGCTACAGCTTATGTTGAAAAATTCAACGTATTAAGAAACAAGGCAAAAGAATACGAGAGTTTGTTAGGAATCTATGTTGATTCTATTTATCAGCAAATTACAGACTCATTAGCCCTTGTTGATGATAACGTAGAGGATGCTACAGAGTAATATGTACGAATATATTAAAGGCTCTAAGGTTTTAATGGAAGAACACATGCTTTCTGCAACTGAACTTGCAAAAATGTATGGTCTTTACACATTAAATAACAATCCTAATGGGTTATTAGTATGTTGCGTTCTTGCGGATTATGTTGAGGCTAACAATTTAAATGTAGCTGAATATTATTACCCTCATGGCCGTGGTGTCATGAGGGTATATCCATCTCTTGTGTATAGAAAATCGTTAACAGATTTTGTGTTCGATTTAGAAGAAGACACAGAATATACTTATGTTACAAAAGGTAAACGTGAGAAACGCAAAATAAATTATAAGTTTAAGAAACAAAAGTGCGGTACAATTATATCTATGACAGAAAGGAGATATACAAATGTCAGAGAACAAAGAGGTAAATAACAAGGTATGTCCTGATTGTGGCGGAAAAATGTTCATGGCTACCATTACAAGAAGTTGTGTAGTAGAAGTTATCGCCCCAGAGAAAGAAGGGGAAGAATCTTGTTATAAGATTTTAAAAGAAAACGAAAACAAATACGATATTAACGTTATTATGTGTGCTAGATGCAGAAAAGAACTCTCAGAAGAAGAGTTGGTTACAGGTGTAAAATGTGTAGAATGCGGTAAAATTGTTAGCCCAAATGACGTTGATGAGAAAGGTGTTTGCGATGTATGTAACGCAAAGCATCAGCGTGCTGAATTACAGAATGCTTCAAGAGAAGATTTAATCAAAATGCTTCTTGATGCAGAAAGAAAAGCAAATCCTGTAGCTTCAAAAATTGAAAAACAGATTCAGAAAGCTACTGAAGTTGAAGTACCTGCTGACCAAACTGTTGCTGAAGAGATTCCTTCAGAACAGACAACTGAAGAAACTTCAGATGTAAAACCTACAAAAAGAGCAAAAGCTCCAAGAGGAAAGAAAGCAAAAGAAGTAGTGGAAGATGCTGATACTTCTGTAACTGAAGAATCGGTTACTACAGAAGTTCCAGCAGAAGAACCTACAGAATCAGTTGAAGCAGTAAATGATTTAGCAAATCAGCAGGAAGCACCATTTCCTGAAATGAATCTTCCAGAAGAATCAACTCCAACTCCTGTTGTTGAAACACCAGTTGCAGAAGAGCCTATTGGTGCTCCAGGATTTCAAATGTTCGATGATGGAGATGAACCGTTTTAATTAATGTTAATAGGCAGAGATAGTTAATATCTCTGCCTATTATTTATTTCGAAAGGAAATGTATATGATTGACAATAATGCGATTATGCAAGAAATGCTTGCTAATAATGAAAATTGTAGAATTATTCAGGATGGTGCTCAGGTAATAGCAAAACTTAGACCTCTTGCTGTCACTCAATCATTAATTGGTAAATTATCTGGAAATGATATAGAGCAAGGAATATCGCTTATTTCACGACAGACATCTTTATCTAATCTTAAGACAGGTTTATATCGTCAATGTTCGAATACAAATTGCATAGCAAAAGATAAATGTGTTTTTAGGGCCATACCTAACGGTAACACTAATGCTGATGTTGTATTTGTAAGTAAAATGCCTACTCAATATGAAATGTGTAATATGACTAGTCATTGTGATAGAAATGGAGTATTCTTAACTTTGATTTTAAGTAAGATGAATGTTTCAAGAGATTCTATATATTGCACCGATGTAATTAAATGCAATACCCAGTTAGATGAACAATCATATGACGAATGCATTAGAACTTATCTTGAACGTGAAATTGAATATGTTTCACCAAAAATAATCATATGCAACGGGTTATCTGTTCTTAAAGCCTGTATTAAATCAGGAATACTAAGCGACTTGTCATTGGATGTCACTTATGGTAAGATATACAATACTAGATTATCGTCAGGATTGCCAGTAAAAGCAATTGCGATATACGATTTAGATACGGTACTACAGAAAACAGGAGAAAATTACGAAAAGTGCAAGACAGAATTATGGACACAAATTCTATCAGCATTTAAAGAATTATCAGTTTAGGAGGAAGTAAACATGGACGCAAGTAAAATCAAAATCAATGGTGCAAGAGTTCTTGTAAAAGAAGAAAGATTAAGTGACACCACTACTTCTGGCATTATTATGCCAGGTAGAGACAAACAGCAGACCAACAAGGGTAAAGTACTTATCGTAGGAGATGGAGCTATCCTTGAAAACGGAACTAAAATTCCAGTTCAGGTAAATGTAGGTGATACAGTTATCTATTCAAGTTTTAGCGGTTCTCCAATTAAGCAGGATGCTAACGATGAAGATGTATATTTAATTCTTAATGAAAGAGATATTCTGTGTGTTGTTACAGAATAATAATTAAGGCTCATGGAAACATGAGCCTTTTATTTTGGAGGTAAACAATGACAACAATTAAACGTAAGCAGATTAATAACGTTAGTGGAGAAATTATCGAAACTAAAACATATGACTGCGAAGATTTTACAGATGCTGTTGAGGTTATAGAAAAACTTCGAAAAGCAGACTTAGCAAGATACACTCTTCTTATGACAAAATACCCAGATTTATTTTATGACGATTGTCATAATTATACTTCGTATACTTTTGTTGTTGGAGATACTGAAATTTCATGTGAAATTGAAGATGCATTAGAAGATGCTTGCTTGGAATTTTTGATACCGTATCAGTTAAATTTACCGCTAGAAAAATAGGAGGTAATATGAAAAAGTTTTTTAAGATTTTATTTCAACTTTTATTGGCGATATTGCTTGCACTTTTACTTATTAGGATAATCAGTGGTCTTATTCGATTATCAACTATTATTTGTGTAGTATTGGTTTGTGCAGCATGTATCTCCTTATCATGGTTCTTTTCAAGAAAGAGGTGATAACCCATGATGATTAAGATTACAGAGAAGTGCTCAATGCATTGTAAACATTGCCTAAATGATGCAACCTCTTGCGAAAATCATATGGACTTCCATACATTCAAGAAAGCAGTTGCTTTCCAGAAAATGTATGGTGGTCCTTTTTGTATTATTACAGGAGGAGAGCCAACTGAACACCCACTTTTTGCCTATTTTATAGGTTTTATAATGGAAGAGTTGAAAGATTGTTTTATTACCGTAACAACAAATGGGGTATGGATGCAAGATAATGAATCTTTTATACGCAATATGAATGAAGTATATGGAGTACGTCTCATGTTTCAGGTAACAAATGATGAGAGGTATTATCCAACTCGCATTGACTTATCTCTTCCTGTATTTAATTTAGACAATGTTGTAGTGTGCGAAGAGATTGCACAAATTTATCCACAAGGAAGGGCTCTATATAATAACTTACCATGGGAATCTAAAGGTAGTAAATGCTTTAACATACGTGCAATAACTCATCAAGTAGAGGTTAAGGATTTACGTATCATTATCGGAATGCTTGCAGTAAAACAAAAATTTTGCACACCTCATATTGGTATTAATGGCTGCATAAAACTAGGTGAAAGTGATTTATGCCCAGCATGTAGTCACATTGACAAATCACATGACGAAATAATAAAAGACATATTGGAATTTCGCTGTGATGGTTGTAAACATGTAAATGATAATTTGCCACAAGAATACAGAAAGATAATAGGCGAACCATAGGAGACAATATGCAATATATAAACGAAAGTAATATGGATAATTTTAAGAAAATAGATAGTTCTTCATGGGAAACTTTAAAGAGCAATGTCTATTTACGTCTTATAAATATCAAAACCTTAGACAAATTTGGTGATGACATTGCTTACTTAAAATATCTTGATTTAGCTATTGTATTTTCTGTTCAGGAAAAAAGAAGTCAATCAATGCTTTCACATATGTTGACAAATGCAGAATTACAAAGTTTTGGTATAACCGTTGAAGACGCATATAGAGAAGCGTTTGATAATACAAAGCACGACAAGAAAAGAAGAATTATGACATTCAAAGAGAGCACATTAAAGAATAATGTCATGTATCCTGTTTTAACTTTCCCTAGTGGAATGACGTTAGGAACTGGTGGAACTTCGATAAACAATTGTGGTCTTATTGAAGATGTAGACCCTAATGACAATACGGAAAACATTCTTATGCTTTGTAATAAATACGACATTTTCGGAGCTGCATATATGATTGTACCAAGCATTTTAGAGGAAATATATGAAAGATTCGATTATGAAAATTTTTATATAATTCCATTATCTATTCATGTAGTTATGTGCGTTAAGGGTTCTTATGTAACACGAAATAAGAAAATTTATGAAGCTGAAGACGACTTATTAGATATGATAGAAGCATATAATGACCAAAACAATAAGTCCTGGCAAGATATACTATCGTATAAAATATATTATTATATGGGTGATGACGGTAAGAAACTATTCCTCATCAAATAGAAAGGAGTTTTAAAATGTTTAATATTAGTATTGAACAAAAAGTGCTTGCTAAAGCATTAGAGTATCTTGAGCCAACCGTTGGAAAGAACGCTATGGGATTAGGAGATAATTGTGTCTCTATGAGAACAACGGGTAATGGTTCTATCGAAATGTATACCACAAATACGGTTGAGTTTACAAAATTAGAGGCTATTGTTGCAGTCGGTGGCAACACTCAGGATGTAGCTCCATATGTGGATTTTAAGAGATTTAAAGCTATTGTTATGTCTATCCCAGCTAATGAAGTTATATCTCTTGAGGCAAACGTGAATGACTTATTAATCAATTTTGCATTAAAGAAAACACCGATAACATTAGTTGGTTGCACAAATGGTATGATACCGTTACCAAGTAATCAGTTCCCATCTGCAAACATGATTACGGTTCCAAAACAGTTTATCAAACAGGCAGTTGAAAATGTATGTAGTATTATTACTGATAATGTTTCAGCTCCAATTTATAACTGTATGAGAATTTTTACAACAGCTATGAGCGTAGAAGTAACTGCTGTTGATATGACAAGTAAACGTACATTTGCACAAACTGGTACGACAACTAACAACAATCCTCAACAGGATATACTTATTGAAGCATCTAAATTAAAGAAATCTCTAAAGTTATTCGAAGATTACAACGAAATGGAATTCTATATGGATGCCAATATGGTGAAGGTTGATGGAACAGATATAGTTCCTCAATATAGTCAGCACGCTAACGGTATGATTAGTGGTATAAGTTATTATTCAAGAAGATTGAATGGAGCTTTCCCTGCTAATATTAAAGCTAATTTCACACCAATGCCTACTGAGTTTTCGGAAATAAACAAGGAAGACGTTGCTAATTGTTTCGCAAGAGTGAAAGCTATTGAAGACCAGGTATCTGGTGGTATTGTAACTTTTGAAATCAATGGAAGTAATGTTGGCATCTCAATAAATTCTTCATATGGAAATATTGAAGATAGCATTACTGCCGAAAATGCCATTGCAAAAACATTCAGAACTATGTTCAAATATGAGAACCTTAATGATATAATGAAGGTAATTGGCACTGATACATTTGAAATAGGTGTGTTACCAAATCACCCATCAAATTATGTCATAAAACAAAAGGGTAGCGATGAAATTATGTTTACTATATCTGGAATGGCTGGAGCATCTGCTACACCTTAGAAGGAAAGGTGAGTAAAAAATGGCAGTGAAGAAAACAATTGCCGTACTTGGTCCAGATGGAGTTTATCTTAGTCATTGTACATGGAATAGGGCATTAAGCCTACTGGAATCTAAAAGAGCCATTAGACTTGATGCCACTACTGTACGTTTAAAGCAAACAAAGAAAGAACGCATAAGAAAAAAGCATGACATAATTGCTGAATCAAAAAGAATCTGTTATATTTGTAATACTCAAATCCCGATTGAGGAAACTGCAACTATTGACCACATTATTCCAAAGTCAAGGGATAGAAGAGCAGATGTATACTCAAATATGAGATGTTGCTGTAGTCGTTGTAATAATGACAAAGGAAATATGACACTTTCTGAATATGTAGAACATATGTTAAAACACAGAGAGGATTATTTGTACATCTCAGACAAGCGGCTAAGATATCTTGAAAGATTTGCACAATGCTATGAAGAAGAATTCTATAGCCAAAAGAGGATACATATAAAAGATTTAAAGACACCATGTAAGAAGAGGAGAAGAAGGCGAAGATGATAGAATTTGCTCATATACATTGTCACACTAAATATTCTATTCATGATGCTATTCCCAGTCATAAAGCTTATGTTGATGCTATTTACGAACAAAATCAAAACAGCAGTAAGTATCATTGCGTTGGGTTTGCAGCGACGGACCATGGTAATATTTATGGACTAGTAAAACATTATAATGCATGTAACAATCCCGACCATAAAGAACGAAAAACTAAGGCACTATATGGTTGTGAAGTCTATCATTGTATTGATGTTGAAAATAACCCAAATAATGACAGATTTCATCTTGTTCTTATAGCAACAACTCAAGAAGGTTTGACCAATTTATATGAAATAGTATCTCACGCAGGAACTAATATCATACACGGCAGACAAAAAGATTTTCCAGTAACAGACCTTAAATTCATGTCAACACATGGTAAGGGTATTGTTGCTTTAACTGCTTGTGCTGGAGGTATTGTTCCAACATGTATTATTAATGGTCAAGATAAAGATGCATTAATGTACATTGATACATTGGCTAATATCTTTGATGAGGTTTATCTCGAAGTACAGCCACACGATTTCCCTGAGCAGTTAATAGTAAATAATGCTTTGGTAAGCATATCAGCTCAAACAGGATATAAGTTAGTAATGACTTCAGATAGTCATTACATCCATTCAGGTGATGACCAATATCATAATATTTTGAAAAACATGTGTCATCAAAAATTATTCACAACAAATAACCATTTGTTTACACCAGAAGAAATGGAAGATTATTGTATTAAGAACAATATTCCATTGGAATGTATTAGTAATACAGCAGAGATAGCTAAATTAGCTAATGTAGACCCAAAACCAAAAGACCATAATGCTTTGTTACCAGTATTCCCTTGTCCACCTGGATATGATGAATCTTCATATCTTAGAAAACTTTCGTATGAAAAGTTACAAGAGAAACTTATCAAGAACAATATTAAAAATCCATCAAAGTATATCAAGCAAATGACTTACGAACTTGAAATTATTTGTAATGCAGGTTTCGCTGGTTACTTCTTGATATTGTGGGATTGGTTTGAATGGTGTAGAGCTAACGATATTCTTTGCGGACCAGGAAGAGGTAGTGCCGCAGGAAGTATTATTTCTTATGCATTAAATATTACTAAGGTAGACCCTATTAAGAATGGTTTCTTCTTTGAACGTTTCTTAAATGCAGGACGTTTAGAGTTCCCTGATATTGATACTGATATTCCACGTAGTCGTAGAGCAGACGCTATTAAGTATTTGCTAAGTAAATACGGAGTACAAAATGTATCTCAGATTATTACCTTTGGGGAATATAAGTTAAAAAATACAATTAAATCAATTATGTCTTTCTTAGGTTGCCCATTCCAAGAATCTAATGAGGTAACAAAAGGCATTCCTGACATGATTGATGGACACACAGTAACATATGAATTCATAGAAGATGTGGTTAATAACCCAGATAGTGAAAAATATGCTGGTTTAACTGATGGAGAAAAGCAAAATCTTGTAAGAATTTATGACAAACTTAAAGATTTATTCCAAAAGTATCCAGTTGTATATGCTGGTGTATTAAACCTAAAGGGTTGTATATCAAATACTGGAATTCATGCAGGTGGTGTAATTATATCGAACAAACCGATAAATCAAAATGCTGCTATCATTGACGGTGGAGATACAGCCGTTCTGCCTTTAATTCAGTTTGAAATGGCAGACTTAGATTTCTTCGGTTTCTTAAAGATTGACGTATTAGGATTAAAGACTCTTGACGTAATTAAAGCAACAATGGATTTAGCTGGATTGGGATATGATTGGTACGATTCAGAAGATTATAGTGACCCAGCGGTATACGATATGCTTCGGGCTGGAGAAACAACAGATGTCTTCCAGATGTCAAGTTACCAACCAACTTCCATGTTAGCTGACTTCGATGTACGTGACATTGACGGTATATGTGCGGTTAACGCTGGTAACAGACCAGGACCTCTTGAGAAAGATGCAACCACAGGAAAGTCAATGGTTGATTTGTATATCGAACGTAGAAGAACGGGTGTCATTGAAAGTTGGCATCCAGATATTGACCCAATTCTTAAAGATACAATGGGATGTATTTGGTATCAGGAACATTGTATTAAGATAGGACAGGTTATGGCAGGATACGATTTAGGTAGTGCCGATTTACGTATTCGTAAACCATTGGGTAAAAAGTTAAAAAAGAAGATACCAGAAATCAAAAACGAGTTCATTTATGGGAAACAATCAGAATATGATGAAGACCATAATGTAATCGGCATGAAGAATGAGCCGTCTCAATATTGTGTAGGTAGTCTTGCAAGAGGATACAGTCAGGAATTATCTGAAAAAGTATTTGATTCAATGGAAGCTTTTGCAAAATATGCTTTTAACCGTTCACACAGTTTCTGTTATGCCGTTGTTGGTTATAAGACAGCAGATTTGTCTTGTCATTACCCTCTTGAATTTGCTATTGCGAACTGTACTGTTAATGAAGACCAAGAAAACATTACGTCAACATTAACATTAGCAAAGAAGCGTAAGATAGATATACTTCCGCCAGACATTAATAAATCTCAGGTAGGCTTTAGTATAGATAACGGATGTATTCGTTATGGACTTAAGGCTATCAAAGGTGTTGGTACATCTGTATTAAACTTCATTAGAGAGTATAAAAAGATGGACTCAGTACCTTTTGCAGACTTTGATGATTATTATAATCGAATTCATGATGCTACAAATCCAGTTGTTGTTTTGCTACTTGATGCATTAAGAAATCAAACTGGTAAAAACAGTCCAAACCCTATGAAGAAAGACGTAGAGGTTGCTTTAATATTATCTGGTGCATTTGATTATTGTGAACCTAATCGTTTTGCATTGTTAAACCACTATATGATAGATATTAAGAAAGAAAAGACTGTAAAGATTATGGGTGAAGAGAATCCACGTACACTACCGTTGGATGTAAAAGAATACAAGCGTAAGACTAAACTTGCTCTTGAGAAACATTATATGGGTAGTTATATTTCAGAGCATCCATTAGACCCATTCCCATATGCAGATTTTGAATCAGCACAGGAAAATGAAGTTATCAGAACAACTGGTATTGTTACAGCAGTTGTTTCTAAACTTACAAAGAGAGGTAAAGAATACCTTTCTATAAAATTTAAAACAAAAGATGATGTTGAGCGTACAGTAAATGTATTTGATGAAACCTTAACTCAAACCTTGAAACAAAATATCAAGAAGAACCAGATTATTATTGTCAAAGGTAAGGTAAGCAAAAAGTTCAATAACATTAATGCTACGGACGTATCGCCAGTAGCATTTAAAAAACAATCAATTGACGTTGAGGATATCGAAATAGAAGATAGAACAGCTAAAGTAGAACAACCAATGATTGTTGCTCAGCCAGTAGAATTTGGTAGTATTTTTTAAAATGTAACATTATATTGCACCCCTTCTTTGTATGTAATATAATATTTATATGCGAAAGGAGGGGTAGTTTTATGCTCAATGATGAAGTTATGGGATATATGTTAACAAATGCATATAAAAAGTCCCGATTATTGGACACTAAACGTGATAATATAAAGTCAGATATAACAGAGAAGGAAGCGTTAGAAATTTTCAATGAAATAGTAGAGATATATAAAAAGCACAATGTATCGTATCAGTGTGCATGTAGATTAAGCATTGCATTAAATGAAGCGTTTCTTTCTGGTGCAGTTGAGTTATATCAACAAGAGCAGTTAAATCCCTATCGGGATTAACAAATAATATTATTAGAGAAAGGAATTAGATAACAATGGTAAATCCAGCAAACGTATGTATTTATGAAGGAAGAATGGTGCGAGAGCCACAATACAGCACCGTACAAATGGGACAGGACAGTGTAGAAAAAGCACTTTTCACAATCGCAGTAGATAGAGCATTAAGCTCTGCACAGCGTCAGAAAGTAAAGGCAGGAGACCAGTCTATTAAGACAACAGACTTTATTCCGTGTTCATTACTAGGTGCTCAGGTTGCAACATTAAGACAGTATTATCCAGTTGGTAAAGCTATCCGTGTTATGGCTCACTATACAGAGTATCAGACAAAAGATAATCAGACAGGTCAGACAAAATATGGTCATATCTTTGAAGTAGACAACATTAGCTTTACAGTACAGGATTCTAAGAATTTACAGAACAATAACGGACAGCAACAGGGTGGTTATCAGCAGCCAGCACCACAGCAGAATTATGCTCCGCAGAATAATGGTTATCAACAGCCAATGCAGAACAATTATCAGCAACCAGCTCCACAGCCAGGCGGCTTCGCAATGTTTGACGAAGGTGAGTCTCCATTCTAAAAGGAGGATTTATGGAAGGTAGTAAGATTTCAGGTGCAAAACATGGTGTTCAAACCATGTTGTATTACTACCTTTCTTCTCTTATTGGTACAACGCCAGACCCTAAGCAAGTCATTGCTACAGAGTTAGGAGCTATGATAGATTTGTCAGAAGAGCAAATTCAATATGTAAAAATGAGTATCGCTCATGATAATAAGATGCTTGAGAATCTGTCTTCCTGTGTTGCTTTATTAAGTAACATAGAGAAGACAGGTGAATTAGATTTACAATCCATTGGAATAGTAAGAAAAATTCTTGAAGTTATGCAATCTCAATGCAAAATTGCATTAGATGAATATACCGATTTTACAGAGGAAGATTAAAATGGATAAAGCTTTGCAATGGTTAGTTCAAAGAGTTAATGAAGAAACTCAGAACTATACTACTTTAACCAAAACAGATATTGGTGACATGGTAAATACAGTGTTTAACTTAGATGAAACTTTATACACTATAGTTAATGATGTAATGGGTAATTACACAATCAAAACAACGTATGATTATCAAAAATCAGAATTAACAGTTGCCAATATTTCTAAGACAAATCTAATATCAATATCAGAAGAAAGGCTAATCGAATATATAGAAATGAATTTCAGTAGAGAATATATTCGAGAATCTGGTTCATATATCTATCAAGTTATTCATGAAAAAGCGTATGAGCTTATTGTAAAAACATTGGATGACCACAAAGATGATTATCTATATGAAGATACAGATGCTTTGGCAGAAGCAATATTTGAACAAATGGATTTTGAGTACGTATATGATATCATTGACAATATCCTAGAACAGCCAGTAACAATGGAAGAAAAACTGGCAGATATAGGTATGTCACAAAAAGACTTTTTATAATACAGGAAGGGAATCAAACATGGATAAAGAAAAAATGAAACGATTACAGGCATCCATGACTCAGATTAATAAGAGATATGGTGCTAATACTGTAATGAAAGCCTCTGACGCTGTAGCTCAGGGAAAACTTACAAAGAAAATTATTCCTACACCATCTTTGGAATTAAATGATGCATTGCATTGTGGCGGATTTTCTGGAATTGTTGAACTTTATGGACCAAACTCTTCAGGTAAGACTAGTTTGGCTATTGATACAATTGTTAAGAACCAGAAATTAGACCCAGATTTTGCAGTTGCATGGTTAGAAACAGAAGGTTCTGTAACAGAAGAAATCTTAAAAGACCATGGAGTTGATTTGGATAGACTATTCTTCTGGAGACAGGAAGATGTTGGTAATGCAGAAAATGCCTTAGATATTGCACGAGGATTTATTGTAGCAGGAGATATCGACTTAATTGTTGTTAACTCAGTTGCTGGTTTAACTCCTAAAGTGGAAGCGGAAGATGATTTGGAAAAACAGAATATCGCTTTAACTGCAAGATTATTATCTAAGTTCTTTAGAGTAGCGACTGGTGCTGCTTCAAAAGGAGACGTTACCTTATTGTTTATTAATCAGGTTCGTGATAATGTAGGACAGATGTTTGGTGATACAACTACTACCACTGGCGGTAAGGCATTAGCGTTCTATGCTTCTCAAAGAATCAAGATGAACCGTAATAAGATTATGGCAGCAGACCCAATTAAAGAAGAAGAGGGTGTGAAGATTTCTTGTATCGTTCACAAGAATCGTTTTGCTGGTAAGAACAATCCATTTACTAAATGTATTTACTATGCAACATATGCTAATGGTATTGATTCTGTAATTCCTATGCCTGCACTCTTATTAGAGGCTGGTATTATGCGTCAGGCTGGTGCATGGTGGTACTATGAAGACGCTCAGGGACAGCTTATTACTGTTGACGGTATTGTTGGTAAGTTCAGTAGTAAGAATAATTTCTTAGATGTGTTACGCACCAATGAAGCGTGGTATAACGAAATGATTTCAAGATTAAGTGGCGGTTTGGCATCTTCTCAAACTACAGAAGAAATGGCTGAAGTTGAAGCAGAAAATGCAGAAATTAATGCCCTTATGGATGAAGTTAACAGATTAGAAGCTGCCGAAGACATTAACGATATTCTGGAACAGAATGAGCAGTAATGTATGTTGTGCTTTGAGTCTCATCTAACAAAGCAGGAAGAAAAAGCACGGGATATAATGGTTTATCTATTTAATCCCGTGCTAAAATTTATTTTATTAAGTGAAGGCTATATTCAGTTTAAAAAATATAATTTTAATAGCTGTAGGCAGACAGCTATATTAGGAGCTGGATACTTAAGAAAATTACTTCCAGATTACAATATTGATGTATACGAAGGCCAATTTGTAGAATCTATTGATGGAGTACCTGTGCCTTATATACATGCATTTATCATGGCAACAAAAGATAGCAGATGTCTTATCATAGATTTGTCCAGAACGGAAAAAAGATTACTGTTTACACAAGTCTATCCAGATATTTATCCGATAACGGAAGAATATTCAAATATGATATTGCTTACTTTTAGTCAATTAAACTTAGAAGAAATGCTAAATACTGATATACCAGAATTTATTACTGGTTACATTCCACGCCAATTAATGGAAGCGATTGAAAATCTTATTGAAGAACTGAAACAACTTCCAAAAGAAAAACAATTAGAATTTTGTGACCAAATATATTCAGAGACAACAAAGTTAAGGAGGTGAGTGCTTTGACAGATTTAAGTACTTTGAACGACCAACAACGCAATGCTGTCTTAGAATCAATAGGTAACAATGTTGTACTTATGGCAGGTGCTGGAGCAGGAAAAACAGCAACTCTTGTAAGAAGAACACAGTATCTTATAGATGACTTGGGAATATCACCAAGTAACATCATGATGATTACTTTTACAAACAAAGCAGCAAATGAAATTCGTGAAAGAGTATCGGCTATTTCAAATGAATCTCATAAAATGTGGATTGGTACTTTCCATAGAATCTGCACAAGATTAATGCGTATGTTTGGAAGTAGATTAGGCATTCAAAATTTTACGATTATGGACGCCAAGGAAGCTAAGAATTTAGTAAAGGAAATTCTTAATGACAAAGGAATCGAGTATACCCCTTTTATGGTAAATCAGATTGTTTCAAAAATCAGTACCTACAAAAACAATCTAGTTAAACCAGCTAAGGTATTAGCTAATCCAGATGAGAAGAAGATATATGCAGATGTATATCAAGAATATCAGAATATCTCATGGAGAAGAAAAAATTTTGATTTTGATGATTTGATTATCTATACTATTTTGTTACTGTCGTCTTATTCAGATGTTTTAGAATGGGTGCATAACAATATTAAGTATTTAATGATTGATGAAACTCAGGATACCAACAGTGCTCAGTTCCAGCTAATTAAACTATTGGCTGGAGAAAACAATATTATGATGGTAGGAGATACCTGCCAATCTATTTATGGTTTTCGAAATGCAAAACCACAGTACCTTGAATACTTTGCAGACAATCATCCAAATACTGTAAAGTTAAAGTTAGAGCAAAATTATCGTTCAACTAAGACTATCATTGAAGCAGCTAATCATGTTGTTAATAAAAATAGATTTGGAACAAAGCTACAAATGTTCTGTGCCAATGAGACTGGTGAAAAGATTCAGATATTAGAAGCCGCCGATGCTCATGATGAAGCAAGATGGATAGCCTCTGAGATATTAATGCATGGAGGAAAGAACCTATCTGACTATGCTATTATTTACAGAGCAAATTTCCAATCACGTATTATAGAAGAAGAGTTTACCAAATGTGGTATTGGATATACAATTTTTGGTTCTCAATCTTTCTATTCTCGTAAAGAAGTACGTGACTTACTAGCTTATTGTAAACTTGTAGTAAATGCTTATGATATTGATAGTTTTAAACGTATTCTCGGCACTTTAAAAGGTGTTGGAAAAGTTACAATTGATAATATCATCACATTAGCTCAAGATGATTGTGTTAATTTCCATGATGCTATTAACCATTATTTATCTAGCAATAAGGTTAGTGCTGCAATGAAACACAGATTAAATACAGTTTCAACAATTTTAAATACAAATTACCAAAAATGTAGCGATATTGTTAAAGATGTATTATTCTTAACAGAATATAGAACTGAAGCTCAAGCTTCTCAATCAGAAGAAGCAATAGAGAAACTGGCAATCATAGATGAATTTGTTACTATGATAGAAGGAACAGAAACTAATTCTCCAAATGATACAATGATGGAAATCATTGACCAAATTTCATTATTGTCAGATACAAAAGGTGCAGAGAAAGAAAAGCTTAATGCAGTTAAACTCATGACCGCTCATGCTTCTAAAGGATTGGAGTTCAATACAGTATTCATTGTTGGTGCAGAAGAAGGATTATTTCCTCATTCAAATGCATTAAATGAAAATACCCAGGATGCAATCGAGGAAGAACGTAGATTATTCTATGTAGCGATGACAAGAGCCGAAAAGAAACTTTATATTACCAGAGCTTCTCAGAAAAGAGCAGGAAAGGACGGCTTAATTATGTCACAAGCTAGTCGTTTCTTGTACGAGATTCCTAAACATTTGACAGAAGAAGCTTTTTAGTGTATATAAAGGAGGATAAATAAGTGGATACATGGAGAAGCTGGGACAATCACAACGTTGCTGACGTTTGTGATAATGGACCAAACTATATGTATAGTTTAATATGTGACTATGAAAAATATATTAAGTCATTTGGCGTTATTCCAATAAATATTTTTCTAAAGGGATGGACATGTATTCAGTACGTGGATTTTTCAAATTTCCGTATAGGTGACACTGTATATACAGCCAATGGTGATGAGTATGAAATCATTGATATACCATACGAATCAGATGATGAAGTAAATCTATACGTAGAAGTAAGACACATAAGAAAAGATGGCAAGATAAGTTCAACTACAGATATACTGCAAACAGGAGACATTTATTTTGCCAGTGTTGTTCATAAAGACTATTATAGAAAGAAAATAAAAAGAGAAAGCGAGGAACCATTATGTCCGATTTTAATTACAAAGACAAATCAGCCCCAAAATTAAGTGATGAATTCAAGAAAAAATTCACCAACAATATCAAGGGTAAAGATGCCATCAAGCTTGAGGGATTGACAGCAGTAGCCCATGAAAAGGGTATGTGGAAATTTGAAACAGAAATTATCCAGTATCCTAGTGACCAGAATGGTTGGACTGCAATTTGTAAAACTACAGTTGGTGGTTATGATTATGACCCTATTACAGAAAAAGTTCGTGAAGTAATTTATTCTGATATTGGTGATGCAAATGTTCAGAATTGTGGTAAAATGGTAGCAGCGTCTTATATTCGTATGGCCTCTACTCGTTCACAGGCAAGAGCATTACGTAAATACGTTAACATTGATATGGTATGTTCTTCTGAGCTTAGTGACGTTGTTGACGAAGCTCCAGAACCAATTATCAATATTGAACAGCTTACAAGAGTTAAGCAACTTCTTGGTGAGAAGCAGATTTCGAAAGAAAAATTTAACGAAATGCTGTTCCAGTTGTTCCAGCACATTAACTACACAGGACTTACAGAAACACAGGGTCACACTCTTATTGCAACATTGACATCGTATATTCCTACATCGCCTGCTCAATAATAAAAGAAAGGAAGTGGTCTCATGCATTATGTCAGTAACCGCTTCCCTGGTAAAAGAATATTAAGAACAGTTTTAATGGCAGTTCTATTACTTCCTATAACTATTTCTATGACTACAATAACTATTAGTGAAGATTGTAGTCATAGAATTGTAACACCAGGGAAGATGACAAACCATGATAGTAACAACGAAATTCAGACATTATCAAGTAACGAAAAATTAACCGCAGGAATTACAGAAGAACTTAATCAATTATATTCTGAAGAAACAACTTATGTTTCTTCATCACCAATGGTAGTAGGCATTGTTACGCAAGGCGAACAGGAAAGAGAAAATAAACTATACTACGTTTATGAATCTCATATACGAACAGATTTAGATATTGAGTATCAGGATTACCTTTATCAAATGTGCGTTGAATACGATATTCCAGAGCACTATACTTTACTCTTAGCTCAAATGTATCATGAATCAGGATTTGATGTTAATGCTGTAAGCTCTACAAACGATTATGGTTTAATGCAAATCAATGTATTTAATCATGAATGGTTAAGAGAAAAATTAGGTATTAGTGATTTCCTTGACCCATATGACAATATAAAAGCTGGAACATTTATGATGAGTCAATTTTTGAAAAAATATGATGATGTACAGAAAGCTTTAGTATGTTATAATAGAGGCGAAGGTGCAGTAAAGAAAGGTACATACTCAACAAGTTACAGCGAGGGAGTTTTATATGACATGACGTTACTTGTTGAAATAGAATCCAATGGAAAGGAGTAACTAATTATGCTACTTGAATATAATTACGATAAGGGAAATCTTGTTCTTGAAATGCTTAAGAAGTCAGAAATAGCTACATTAACTATTTCACAGGTAGAAACAGGTGACAATACAAGTGCTTTTGTTATGGATTATACACTTGTTTCAGATTATCCTGAACCTAAACAGAATGTAATCAGAAAGGCTTTGGCTGAATCTTTACCAGAACGATTACAAATTGTAAACGTTTTAAATGGTTTCGTTGAACAGCAGATACTTAACAACGTTAATAGCTTTTCATTGAAATTTAATTCTGTTAATGTTCGTAAATGCCAGATTAGCTATCAAACTTCTTATAAGTCTTCTGAAGGTAGTTTAAATTTACTACCTGAGTTAATTAATGTTCTTGAAAGATATGAACACATTGCAACTAAAATGGGCATCATGGACCAACAGACTAACGTTTTTAGAAAAGAAGCTGGAGGCAAGGGTAAAAAATATACGCCACTTACAATTGGCGAAGTATCTAAAGCTTTACGCCAATCTTTAATGGAGGATTAGTATGGCGACAGCTATCAACAAAGTAGACAATATCATTGAATTCACATGTGATAATGAATTCTTACCTGGAATATATCAACACTCTTCACAAGAAAAAGGTTATCGTCTACGAGCTTATGTGGATAAGTGGATATATCCGTGGAAATATACTATTGTACCTATAAATATCAATAGTATTTCTTTGCCAAATAACACTATTGGTTTTATTCAGACATTGGTATTTTGTGACGACATACTTAATGTTAAAACTAAAGTTCTTATTTTTGATGAAGAATGTTGCTATTTAATGGTAAAAGCGAATGGATTATTTCCAAGAAAAGTGTGTGCGAACGAAGACATAGCTACACTTCACATTCTTTCATATCAAGAATGTCACCTTGTCAATAATTAAATACAAAGTTGGAATAGGCGGTTGAAAGACCGCCTATTTTATTATATAATACGGAGGTGTAATATAATGTTACAAATTACAATCCTTCATGAAGAAGGAAAGGTAAAGGTTGCAGAGATTAAGGACCATGCTAACTTATCAATATTGGCAGAGTTTGATGAAGTTGAGGGTAGAATTAATCTTGAACCGTTATTGTATCACGTTGGAGAAAAAGTATTAGTTAGTCATTTCAACAAAGTTGATGATGGTGTAGTGTTCGAATATGAACACCCTGTAACATTAACCAAAGTTGATAAAGATGAAAACGGAATCTGGTTCTTCCAATACAATTAAATATTAAGGAGGACTTTATGAAAATATTACACATAACGGACTCACATGGGACTGTTAAAGGACCAGAAAGCAGAAAGGATGTATACTACATCTCTTTTTTAAAGAAATTATATGAATTAGGTTTCGTTGTAAAAAAGAACAATATTGATTTAATTGTTCATACTGGAGACCTATTCCATACTGCTAGAGTATCTGATAAATTTGCAGGTCAGGTATCTGAAATGATTAAAGCAATGGGTATTCCATTTTATGTGGTTCCAGGTAATCATGATATTGAAGGATATACCACAGATACTATTGACCAAACAAAATTAGGCTTATTAGCCAAAGCTGGTGTTGTTACCATTCTTGACAGAGACAACCCAATTAGAATCACTGCAAATCAGGGTGGCGAAGAATACACAGTAGCCATTAGTGGTCAGGAATATTATGCTCATATTGATGAAGGCAATCAGACAGATTTTGAAATGCAGCAAGATGATGCAGACCTTAATATCTTAGCTATTCATGGATATTTAGCAAGTACGCCACAGCATCCTGATATTAAATGCACGATGGTTAATGATGTAGTTACAGATGCAGATATTATCCTTACAGGACATTATCATAGAGCATTTGAATGGAATGGTCCAGATGTAGATATTTACAATCCTGGTTCTATGATGCGTGTTGAGCAAACTGACTACAATAAAACTAATATGCCTAAGTATGGTATACTGGACATTTGGTTAGATAGTGCTGGACGTATTGATTATAGATATGATTTCCATGAGTTTAGAATTGCTCAGCCATCTACGGTTATATTTGATTATAGTGCTAAATACAAAGCAAGAGCAACATCAATTACATTAGATGGATTTAAAAATAGCATTTCTAACACAATGAGTGCTGTACAACCATCTATGGCTATTGATAAAATCATTAGTGACATTTGTGTAGCAGGTAATGTAGAAGCTAATGTACAGCAACTTGCATTAGATACTTATCATAATACATTACAGACAATTCCAGATAAGTTTGAAGTACAACAGGGTTATATTGAAGCCCAGAGAACAAGAAAGATTTCCAAAGTAATTCTTGAAAACTTCCAGTCACATGAACATACAGAAGTAACGTTTGACGATGGCTTGAATATCATTGTTGGTGAATCCAATAATGGTAAAACTTCTATTCTTAGAGGTATTATGTGGGTTATTAATAATCAGCCATTAGGAACTGATTTCATTATGGCAGGTAAAGATAGTTGTTGTGTTCGTATCGAATATGATGATGGGTCATTCATTGAAAGAGGTAGAACGTTAAAAGATACTGGTTATTACAAAGTAAGATTTGTTGACGAAAATGGAAATATGACTCAGGCAGAGTATCGAGGGTTTACCAATGCAGTTCCTGTTGAAGTTGCAAATGTACATCAGATGCCTAAAGTAAATATCACCAAAGACATCGAAACTCATTTGAATGTATTATCTCAGCTTGATGGTCCATTCTTACTTACAGAAAGTCCATTAGTTAAGGCTTCTGCTATCGGTAGAATTACTGGTACTCATGTTGTAGATGATGCTATTAAAGAATCAAATAAAACTATTCAGGGCAACAATAAGCTTGTAAAGAATTACCAGAAAGAACTTGAAGAAAAAGAAAATGAACTAAGAGCGTTACCTGATATACAGATGATGTCTCAGTTTGCTGATATGTATGCTTTATTAGTAAGTCGTATTAAAAAGTTACATGATGATACGCAAGAAATTAATGACCGTATCAAGGTTCTTAATGGATTAGATATCAGTATTGCACAACAAGAAAAGATGTTCAATGAATGTTGCGTAATGAAAGGATTGTTGCCAATGATTGATGCTGCAATATCAAGACAGAAAAAGGTTAATGGTCTGTCTGGATATCTTTCTAGCTATCAGCGTAATAGTGATGAAATTCGCCAGCAAGAAAATATATTAAGTAACACAAAAGCACTTAAATTGGTAAAACCATTAGTAGATAAGGCGTATGACATTAAATGCTTTATTGACCAATTAAATGCTAAATCTGCTTTATGCGAACATGTCATTATAGATGAGCATCAAGCACAAGATAGAGCTAGTATGTACAACAATTATAAGGCTGTACTTAATAATATAATTGTTCACTGTCAGTTACTGTATGATTACAGTTATCGTATGATTCCTAAAGTACATCAGATAACTGAATTAGGAGAACGACAAGACAAAGAAGTACAGAATATAGCAGGTATCAAACGTACAGTTAAAAGTATTGAAAAGCAAATCAAGGATGCTCAGCAAGAAAAGAATACATTTATCGTAAGCCATGGTATTTGTCCTTGCTGTGGTCAAAAAGTTGAAGAGTCACATGTATCTGCTATTACCACATTTATGGAGGGACGATAATGGTAACAAAATTTAAACCAGGACAAATTATTAGACATTTTAAAAGAGATTTCATTTCTCCGTTGGAGAAATCAATGAACAAATATTTGTATCAGGTTCTTGCTGTAGCACAGCATACTGAAACACAAGAACAGATGCTTGTATATCAAGCTCTTTATCACCCATTTCAGGTTTATACAAGACCATTACAAATGGCGGAAGAAAAGGTTGATAAGGTTAAATATCCTGACGCTAAACAGGAATACAGATTAGAAGTGTGTGACGAGGAGGAAGCATAATGGATTTTAAAGAACAATATCAGAGTTATGACCAGAAATTGAATCAGCTTAAGTCTCAATGTACCGAAGCTGAAAAGCAAGCAATTATTGCAGAAACAAATCTAAACAATCTCAGACAGCAAAGAGAAACACTTGTAGAAGAGTGTGAAGCTTTTGCTGGTGTTCCAATGGATAAGGTTCCAGAAGTGTTACAGCAGAAAACAGAAGAGCTTGAGGCTATTATGACCAAGCTTGCTTCTATTGATGTAACAGGTCCTGTTACACAGGAAAAACTTGATGCGATTAAAGCAATTACAGATGAATTTGCAGTTAATCCTGTAGAATAGGAGGATTAGTTATGGATATAGCGACATTTGAACAGTCACTTAGAGAATTAGAAACAAATGTCATCATAGCTAAACAGAACGAAACAATGCTAAAGAAAGACATAGCTACTATTAAAAGCAAGATGTCTTCACTGGAAGCAATGAATCAGAATTTGGAAAAGGTTATTGTCATTCTTACTCAAGCAGCAACCACTTCACGAGATAATGCTAGAACTCATTTCGAAAAGATTATTACAGATGCATTACAATTTGTAAGCCAAAGCAAAGACTATGAGTTCGTCATTAAAGAGCTAACTGGAAGAGTAAAAGCTTCTTACGAGTTTTATATCAAAAGTACAGTTAATGGTGTTGAATGTATTCAGAAACCAGAAGATGCTAATGGTGGTGGCTTTGTAGATATTATCTCTGTAGCAGCAAAGTATGCGTATTTAGAGATATTTAACGACCCTAAGATTATGAGTGGAACATTATTATATGATGAACCAGGTAAGATGATTTCCGAACAGATGTCAGTTAAGTTTGCCGAATACATTAAGTTCTTAGGAAATCATTATGGTAGACAAACCATCATGGTTACTCATAATGATAACCTTTCCAATGTTGCAGATAAGACTTTTGTTGTCCGCAAAGACAATAATGGTATTAGTACAGCAACAGAACAATCTGCTATGGCAGTAGCTTTTGATGACGTGGAGGAATTATTAAATGAAAATACGAATTGAAGATTCTAAGGGCAACGGTGTATCATTGGAAACTCCAGATGACAGAGGTCTTTCTTATATTGATGAAATCAGTGCTAAAATGCGTGACCTTATTACACATGTACGCATTGATGCAATTAAGAGTGATATTGTCTGCAATGAACAGAAAGCTGTTCCTGCGACTCCTGTTGTATCTGATAGAGAAACATTAATTAGACCTCGTATCCCTAACAATTTGGTTGACGTAAAAGATTTAACAGTTAAGCAAGCAGTTACAGAGCAAGCATTAGTTCGTTGCCCAAACTGTGGTCAATCTCATGTTTTAGCAGTCAATGCAGGTAATCGCATTTACATGATGAGAAAATTCTATAGTCTTACAGGTAATGATGAGTTTAGAATTATTGCTGAATTCGATTCTTTAACTTCTCAGGACCTTGTTAATATGTGCTGTAAACCAGAAACAGACCGTAAGGCTTATTTTGAAGATATTCAGAAAGTCAAAATGATTGATGATAAAGATTTTGCAGTTAATAATGAGACAGAGGTATTTTGTCCTGTTTGTTGTCAATCAGATACGTTCTTCAAATGGAAAAGTGCATATGAAAATCCATTGAACTATTTTGAAACAGAATGTATTTGTGATGCATGTGGTGGTGAAAAACTTGAAAAAATCGTAAAGAATCATAAAGTATATCAGTGCGATAAATGCGGTCTTCAAACCGACTTTAAGGAGGAATAGTCATGTACGCTATTTACAGAGAAGACACGCAACTTTATTGTCGCTGGGACGAAAAAGTTATTGTGTTTGACACTACCGAAGAAGTAGAAAAGTTTGCAAATGAATTTCCATTTTTCTTCTCGTTAGCAGCAAAGCATGTTCGTGTAATTAAAGTTACAGTTGATGACGATTATGATGATAGTATTATCAACTATAAAGACATAAGCAAAGATGCTATTGAAGAAAACAAACAGCTTTTTAAAGAAATGGAAAAGCATAATGATGACATGAAGGAGGAACTCAAAAATGAGTAAAACATTACAGGAAGTACTGGATACCGATTTATCACCAGATAAAATGGGAGATTATACTCCAAACGAATTAGCGGATTTCCTCGTAAAAAATGGTATCGTAGATAACGCAGCAGATGTTAACCGTTTAGTTATTGAAGGTATTCAGAGAGCATTAAATGATGATGACGAATTCCCAATTCGTTATTATGCTAAAGATGAGGAAATGTCGGAAGAAGGACGCACAGTTGACCCAGGCGAATGTCTTACAGATGATTATATTGAAAATAATCTCTCTAAATAGTCCATCCCCTTAACAGGGGTTGTGTACTATATTTTTGTGGAGGGAACATATGGACATTAATACAGAAGAGCTTAAGGCTCATGCCCCTCTTATTCCATATGTAAAACAACATTATAAAGACAAAATACATATAGAGCGAGAGACGAAACATGTTGTATTTATGAGATGCTTATGGCACCAAGAAAATACAGCGTCTCTTGCTTTATTTGCGAATGGGACTTATAAATGTTTTGGGGAATGTGGAGCTCATGGAGACGTAATCACATTCGTACAGGCAATGGAAAATTTACAATTTCAGGAGGCATGTAAATTGATAGGCGACAACGTAGGATATGACGTTATATTGGAAGAGCCAAATCCTGTATTTGAAGCTTACAAAGATAAGCTAGATAATTATTCGAGAAGATATTGGAGCAATCTTCAACAGAATGGCCCTGCTCTTAAGTACCTTATCTGTGAAAGAGGTATATCAAAAGAAATGATAGACCAATTCAGATTAGGATTTACAGACCAGGAAGAATACAGGTATAGAACAGACATCGGAAATATATCAAGTAAGCTCGTATTTCCGATATTAGAACATAAAAGAAGAGCTCCTAAATGTGTTGGAATGGCTTATAGAGGGCTTACAGATGAAAAACCTAAGTATGTTAATGACCCTAATCAAGATGGACGAGAAGGGCAAGATTTACAGCTTGCAGGTGTATTCATTAAGGGAGATTTATTATATGGTATGCCATTTGCTCATGAAAGCATAAGTAAAAATGGTTGTGCGATATTAGTAGAAGGGTATCTGGATGTTATATCACTACATCAATCTGGAATCACAAATTCAGTTGGAGTAATGGGAACATCTATTACGGAAAATCAAATAAAAGTATTATCTAAAATCACGAAAAACATTTTGCTATTTCTTGATGGTGATAAAGCTGGAACAGGAGCAATGCTAAAGGTAATTGGAGATTTATATAATGCTGGTCTAAATGTAGCAATATGCTTGTTAGATAATAACATGGACCCAGCAGATTTATGCAAAGCTTTAGATTTTGACAACGCAAGAGTTACAGCGGAGATTAAAGCTCATACAAAACAAGGAATAGAGCTTGTTGTTAGTAATGCCGTTGAACGATATGAAAGTATCGCTACATTGGAAAGAACAAAAGCGTTACGTACCGCAATGCCTATCATTGAGGCAGTGCAGGACCAGGGCATTAAAGAAATGTATAAAGCAAAACTTTATAAAAGACTTGATATTAATTAAGGAGGCATATTAATGGAACAGATGGAAAACATGATTAAAGAAGTCATGGGACAAAAAGTAACAGTAGTTAAACCAGAAGATGAATTTGGTTTTAAATGTCAGCAATGTGGTGCGTGCTGTACTAACAGAGATGATATTATTCTTAATCCATTTGATGTTTACAATGGAGCGAAATATTTAGGAATTACACCAGAAGATTTCTTGATGAAATTTACTTTTAGTGAATTAGGACATACTTCAAAAATTCCGATTGTATTGCTTCAACCAGAGAGCAATGGCTTTTGTCCATTATTAGAATTTGACATCAAAAATGGTGGTAAATTCAAATGTAAAATACACCCTGTTAAACCTGGTGCATGTGCAAACCATCCTATTGGTGTAGCATTTTCTAAAAACATAGAAACAGGTGAAGAAGAAATGTCTTACATTAAAGTTGACCAGTGTCATAATAGTGTATCAGATGAAATGCACAAGGTTTCTGATTGGTTAAAAGCTTATACAGATAATATCGAAGACATTAAGGCAGCTCACAGAATTCAGTTATTCGTTAGAGAAGTAATGAATCCAGAAGAATTTATCAAAACTCTTGCCTTAATTGGTATAATATATGATAGAGAACCTACTACAACAGCATTAGGTTTGAACATCAAAGACTCTGTTAAACAGGTTATTGATACTTATTCAATAGCTACTGTTAAGTATGGATATGCTAATTATGATACCAGTAGACCTTTTGCAGAACAGGTTGATGAGAATATTGAAAAATTAAGAAATATATATAATGACATGAATATTTTCTATACCAATGTTAAAGTCAAACTGGAAGAAACTACTGGTAAAACCATAGATGAACATATCGAGGAAATCAAAGAATTAATTATCAACGAGGAGGAATAACAATGGCAACAGCTATGGATGCAACCACACACTTTAGTCCAGCTCAGTTACAGGAAATGACGGAGTTGGCTATGATTAACGAAGAGATGAAGAAACTTGAATCAAGAAAAAAAGTTTTATCTGACAGCGTTAAACAGCATATGATAACTGCAAACATTGATAAGGTAGCTGTAAATGGTAGCGTATTTGGTCTTACAGAATCGGAAAGAAGAACGGTAACTAAAGCTACCAAAGACCAGTTCATCGCAGACCTTGTAGGAATGGGCAAAAAACATCTTGTAACTTATTCTATTGAGCCAGATTTAGATAGCATCTTTGCAGAAGTAGATGCTGGTTCGCTGCAACAGGACTTTGTTGATAAATATGTTAAAGTTACTCCTATAGTAACATTGAGATGTAATTAATGAGTTCATTAGATGACATGAGACAATATCTTCTGCCGTTAGATACTACGGCAGAAGATAAAAGATACGCTATGTACTTCTGCAAGAAATTAAACTATCTAAACGAACTCAGAAATGCTATTATAAAAGATACCAATGAAAGTTATATTTCAATGGGATATGGAAATGTAAATGCCAAAATCTGTATAGTAGTTAAAGATGAAGAGATGTTTAATATTGTAAAGCCATTGATTCAAGATGTATTAGAACGCTTTGACGTTAATTTTTGGAACATATATGTCACATTTATTGACAAGACCAAAACTCCATATAAAGAAAAATATGAGTTACTTGTAAATGAAATCAATGCCATTAAGCCCAACTTAATGTACGTAATTGATAAAGATGACACAATGTATTTAGAAATGATTCGGTCTTTCTGTACATTAAATATTGATTTTCCAGAGAAATATTTTTTCATTGACTTAGAATATCTTGCATCAACAGATATAGAAGTTCGTAAGTTATTATGGCGTGATTTTAGATATCTTATCAATTACAAAGAAATAGAACAATAAGGAGGAATGTATAATGTCTTTAGCACAAGATGTGGCTCCAAATCCAATGGGAGCTATAAAATTTCCACAAGAAGACCAACAACCTGTTCTTCAGCAACAAGTTGCTTTTGACCCATCACAAATTCGTAGAGCTTATAACGATGCTCAATGGATGGCAAAAGAAGACTGGTATACTCAGCAATGTAACGCAATACAATTAACTGATAGTCCATCTCCAGCAGAGGTGCAAAGTGCAGCTCTTCAGATTGATACTTTATTATCCGTAGCTCGTATTGATTATGCATACGTTGCTCAAATGTATGATAGATACAGTATGCAGTTAAAAATCGAAGAAAAACGTTTATTCGTTGACCTTAAGATTCAGCCACCATCTCAGTATAATACTTTAAAACTTACTGTTGATGAAATGAAAGGCGTTGTAGCATCTGTCATTCAAAAACAGCCATGGGCAAATACAAAGTATTCATTGTATGAGTTGGTTGAAAAATCAAGTTCAAGAAATATCTTCATGGAAGCTATTATCAAGATTCTTCAGGATAAGAAAGACTTACTTATCACTCATAGTGGTATGTTAAAGATTGAGAATAGCTTAAATGGCATTCAGCCAACTGTTCCAGGACAGCATAAAACAGCATACAGACATCCTATGGAGGAATAACATGAGTTGTGCGTATGAAAGCTCTTGTTTAAATTATGGCAAGTGTTATCGGTGTACAAACCAAGGTCTATTGAAATTAAAAGGACAAAAGGGCCAGCGTAAAACCGCTGGTCTTTTTAATTCAGTTGACCATAAAACAGCAACTGCCGATGATTCATGGAAAGATTTAGAACAACAAGTTGCCGACAAGTTAAATAATATTCCAACAATGCAAGAGGCCAGAAGAAGTAGAGCCTCTGGTGCTTTGTGGTTTGAAAAAGGTGACATTGTTGATACTATTCTGCATCCAGAATGCAAAGAACGAAAAGGCAATGAATTAAAGTCTGGTGAAAAATCTTTATCCATTAAGAGGGAATGGCTTGAAAAGGCTGCTGACGAATGTAAATTTGAAGATAAAACAATGTGTTTACCATTCAGATTTAAAGGTGATGAGAATATTTATTGCATATTCAGAAATGACGATATAGCAGAACTCATTACCATGATGAAAGCATACATGTTAGACAATGAGCTTAAAGATAAAGAAATCGAAAGATTGAAACAACAAATTGAAATTCTTAAGAAAAATCAATAAGGAGAAAATATGAGTTACGTTGCACTATATCGTAAGTATAGACCTAAAACATTTGATGAAGTACGTGGACAGTCAGCTATAGTGCAGACACTCAGAAATCAAATTATATCAAATCGTATTGGTCATGCTTATTTGTTTTGTGGACCAAGAGGTACAGGTAAAACTAGTATCGCTAAGATACTCAGTAAAGCTATTAACTGCATTAATCCAGTTAATGGCAATCCATGTGGTACATGTGAATGCTGTAAGAAAACAGTCAACGGTTTAAATACTGACATTATTGAAATTGATGCTGCTTCTAACAACGGTGTTGATAATATTCGTGAGCTTATCGAAGAATCTAAGTATCTACCTCAACATGGGAAATACAAGGTATATATCATCGACGAAGTTCATATGTTATCAAATAGTGCTTTTAATGCATTGCTTAAAACATTAGAGGAGCCAGTAAGTAATACAATATTTATACTGGCAACCACTGAAGAAAATAAGATTCCTGCAACAATTTATTCAAGGTGTCAGAAATTCCAGTTTAAGTTGATAAAAGAAGAAGAAATAGTTAATGCATTACAGGACATTCTTTCGAAAGAAAATGTTCAATGGGAAAACGATAGTGTTCTTATGCATATAGCAAGAATGGCAAATGGCGGACTAAGAGATGCTTTTAGCCTTATTGACCAGTGTGCAACTTATATCACTAATGATTGTATTACAATGGAAAACGTACAAGATGTTTTTGGAGAAATTAAAGATACAGTTATTAGTACAATTGCTCAGTGTATTGAAGATAAAAACATAACAAAGATATTTGATATTGTTTCTGAGCAACAACAAAATGGCAAAACCTTATCTGGGATATGCTTAGATATGTATGAGTATTACAAGCAAACATATTTTGACAGACCCGAAAATGATTTGATAAAAATTCAAAGATACATGTCGATTTTAGCTGAATTATCAGAGAAAATGAAGTATAATAATAATCGTACTGTATTTGAGATAGAAATAATAAAAATGTGTACGCCTCAAATGGAAACAGACTATGCATCTTTATATCAACGAGTTCAAGAGTTAGAAGATATTGTTGCTAAATTACTAAATGGACATCAAACAGTAGTTAGTAATCCAGCTCCTATTGACGAAAATGAGTTTGTAACGATATACGCAAGTCTACATCCACAAACTTGCGTTGAGACGTATTATATTTGAAGGAGGAAAAGATGAGCGATAGCATTAAATTAAGCCCAAAGCATGGGGTAAATTCAACAATTCCTGTTTGTTTCTGGTGCGGGAAACCAAAAAATGAACTTGCCTTACTTGGCAAAATTGACAAAGAAGATTCTGAAGCACCACAAAAGTTAATTGTAAACTATGAACCATGCGATGCCTGCAAGGAATTGTTCTCTAAGGGCATCCATGTAATAGGTTGCTCTGACAAACCTATAGTAGAAACTATGTTCCCTATTATGCAGGACGAAAAACATTGTTTATATCCTACAGGTTCTATGTTTGTTGCAAGCGAAGAATGGATTAAGGATTTCCTGAAAGCAAACGAGAGTGAAGACATGATTGAAAATGTGTTAGAAAGAAAAACATTACTTATGCCAGATAGCATTGTTAGTCAGATTATTAAAGACTCCAATGCGGAAGAAATGGAAGTAAGCTTGGAGGAAGAAGCAGATGAAAATAATTAAACCAAGTTATGAACGTATTGTTGAGCCAAACATTACAAAGAAAATCGAGCGTATTGCTCGTATCTGTTACAAATCAGAAGACAGAATTGGTGAAGGAACCGATGTTAAAATGATTCAGGATTTACTGAAACGTCAACATACAGCAATGTTAGAACATGGTTCCATTGCTGTATGTGTAGATGGAGATTTGTTTACAGTATTCAAAGAAGTTGTATCAAATATCACTACAATAATTATGCAGGAAGATAAGCAGGATTTAAAGCGTAATCATTTGCGTTATACAGCTTTTCTCAAGATTAACGAGCAGGAAGATGATTACGAACCTATTCGCTATATCGTTTCGGGTAATATCAGAGCGTGGATTCAGGCAATGGATTTGTTAACAAATCGTATTAATTTTGTCTTCCCTGAAACAATGAAGTATGTATTAACACAGATTTCTCCAGAAATTTTTGGCGGATATAATTACTCTGATGAAGAATATCATCAGTTTGATTTGATTACAGATTTTTCTGAACTGCTCCCAGAAGAAAGAATGATTCATGAAGATATTACTGTTAAATTTACAGTAGACCGTGGTGTGACTCATGAATTAGTTCGACACAGAGATTGCAGTTTTGCTCAGGAATCTACTCGTTACTGTAATTATTCATTAGGAAAATACGGTAACGAAATTACAGTTATCGAACCATGTTTCTTTGCTAGACCTGATGGTGTAGATTTACCAACAGACGAATGGGCAGAAAAATATGGAGCATGGAGAACTGCTTGCGAAGAAAGCGAAAAAGCTTACAATAGACTTTTAGCTGCTAAAGCAACACCTCAACAGGCAAGAGATGTATTACCTACATCAGTTAAGGCTGAGATTGTTATGACAGCAAATCTTCGTGAATGGAAACATATCTTTAGTTTAAGAGCTTGTGATTCTACTGGTCCAGCTCATCCTCAAATGAAAGAAGTAATGATTCCATGCCTTAAAGAATTAAGACCACTGTATGAATTTGCATTTGGTGATTTAATAGCTGCTGACGAAGTACATAATTAGCTTGAATTATCTGTATAATTATGGTAATGTTAAAGTATCACAGCAGAAGGAGGAAGCAGCTATGAACATCACAGATGTACGGGTTAGACCTGTAGAAAAAGAAGACAGTAAAATGAAAGCTGTAGCATCAATTACTATTGATGGCGAATTCGTAGTTCATGACATCAAAGTTATCGAAAGCGAAAAAGGCTTATTCATCGCAATGCCTTCAAAGAAGGATGGAAACGGCGATTATAAAGATATCGCTCATCCAATCAACACAGCTACAAGAAATAAAATCCAGGATGCAGTCATTGCAAAATATGAAGAAGTCATTGGAAAATAAAGCGTAAGCTGGTACATACACACCTGTTCAGAAGAGCAGGTGTGTTTTTATTTTAGGAGGACATAATGAACCCATTTGAACGTATAGAAGAGATGAAAAGTGTTCTAAAAGCCGAATTTAAGAATAACGGCATTAACCCTGATGAAGTTATTACACAGAAAGAACACTATAAACGTATGTATGGTATGCTATCTATTCTTGCTGAAGAACTAAAGAATGCTGAATATAATTATGAAATAGAATCTCTGAATCAGGAGATACGTACTTTTGGAGAGTTAGCGGTTACAGAACGACAGCTCAATGATGAAGTACTTATCTTTCAGCCTATTGCTACTGAAGATTTTTCAGCAAATGATATGCAAAGTTTGGCTGATGTTTTGCGGCACCTAAGAGATTCTGGTCAGATTAAAGAAAACATGATTATAATTCCACCAGATATAAATATATTCCGAGCGAAATTAGCATTGCCAAAAGAAGAAGATGAAGAATAAAATGTAACATAATGTTGCAACTTCTAATAATATGTGGTATAATATAACTATCTTAAATGAAAGGTAGTGTAATATTATGGAACCACAGAATTTTGTAACTAACAACAGAACATGCCCAGTGTGTGGCTCAGATATGAAGAGGGACGCATCAGATAGTCCTCACGATTTATATACAGAACACTGCACATGTACAAATCAAGAATGCGGTATTTCAGCAACATTCCACAATTAACAAAAGCCCAGGTGAAAACCTGGGTGTTTTATTTTAAGGAGGATATATGAAACAACCTAAAAAACTTACACGTTCTCAGAAAGAAGTCCTTAGAAGAAAAGGATTAAATTGGAATGACTATATGCTATTAACAGAAGATAAAGATACATTTACAGTGATAGCGAAAAAAGAAGACGAGCACGGTTATAGAGAACAACTTACATACGGTAAATAAACGAAAGTAAAACTCCCCCACACGACAATCGTGTGGGGGAGTTAATAGCTTTATTCGTTTTTTACTTCTTCATTGTTGGCTTCTTCTTTCTTTGATTTAGATGCAAGTATCTTTTTCAACTCATCTAATGCTTTTTCGATAATGTCACTTAACTGCTTCTCTGTAAAGAAGATAGTAACAATAGGGTATTCTTTCTTGAGATAGGTATAAACTTCAGCAAATTTAATTCTACCCATGTTAGAACCCCAAGCATCTTCTGCTGCTGCTACTGCATGTAATGCAGCTTTGCACAATAAATCTCTCTTATTTATGTACAAATAAACAAGTAATGCAATTGTGATAACTATTGCCGTATAAGTGAATATCTGATTGTTAGACATCCAAACAAGTACATCTTTCATATCTCTTTTCTCCTTTATTCATTAAACATATTATAGAATGTAGCAGGTCCACACTTACCATCATGTCTAAGACCTCTTGAGTTCTGCTGGTATTCAAGCACTGTTTGCTTTGTTTTACTACCATAACTCTTATCTAGGTCTTTGTTCTTGATGCTATGTGACATGTCATATCCCTTACAATAAAGCATTGCCTGACAAATATATGCAAGTTCTTTACATGATGATGCTGCTTTACATGCTTTCTTTGTCTTATCTCCAAATTCTCCGTCTTCTTTTAGACCAGCTTTGTATTTTACATTTAAGCAATGCTGTAATGCTTTACATAATGCTTTCTGTGTTTCTGGACCGAATTCTCCATCAACATCAATATTTAAACCACAGTAATCATTACACCATCTTTGAATGTTCTTGATTACTTCTGGGTCTATTTTGAGAGTAACTGGAGCTTGAGGTTTCACACTCTCGATATTGGAATCAGTTTCAAGCCAGTCAGGGATTCCGTAATAAGCCCATCTTGCTTTCTGAAGATTCTGCTTTACACAGTTCTTTGTACTGCTCATCATTTCAATAGTAGTTCCGTCTCCCATGTAAGCACCTACATGAGTAAACTCTTTATTGAATACTAAGCAAGCAGTATTCGCTGGCAGATTTGAGATAGAGCCTTTCTTTTTACACAGGTTGTAATATCCTTTTGCTGTATTATCTCTTTTCGATAACGGATATATACTGCCTGAACAGTCAGCACCGATTCTTCCCTTGCCTTCTTTAGCTTTGTTGTTATAGTATGTCTTAGTATAAGTTTTTGACCCATAGCTTTTAAAAAGTCTATCAGTCAGTTCCTGAGTAATTACTTCACCATTAGCACCCCATACATATACTGCTTTTTTGTTATAAAGGTCTAAATAGTGAGCTTTGAATTGCTGTTGCGTTACCATGCTTATCACTCCTTTAAATTTATAACATTTAACTCAAGAGCCTTTGCTTTAATTTTATTAACGGCTCTCTTTTTGTGTTCGTTGATTGTAGCTCTATGGCATCCATAAATTGAGCCTATTTCTATATCGGTCTTATTTTTAATAAAACTTAATATGATAATCTCTCTTTCATATGGCGTTAAGTCTTTAAACAATTCGCTACAAGTCACTCCATTAGTCCAGTTAAAATTTAATGAGTCCAAATCATATGCACTAATTGGTTCTTGTTCTTTTAAGGTTAATGTGTCTGCATTTTTAATATCTGTTTCTCTACTAGCTGTGTCCAGCATTTCTTCCATGGCAAACGTTGCATACTCATCTTCCACAAACACTTCTTTTGTATCTTCTGTATCCATGTCATCAAATTGGTCACACAATCTGATAATCTCAAAATGGGAAAGTGGGTCATTGATAAGTTTTATTAAGTACCTGTATGCTTCCCAATGAAAGCACTTAGATACATACATATGAAAGGTTCCATTCTTTTTATGATATTGGTCCCCTTCTTTTGTAATCTTATATTTATTTGCCATATTAAGCAATGCTAAAACGAGTTCGTTATAGATATCCCCATATTCATATTTAGAGAATAAGGAATTGATTCTTAAACATGTTGATGAGAATAATTTCTTTTTGTCCGTATCCTTATCTGTTTTTTCAATAAACAAAGATACAAATTTGGACACCGTAGGGCTTACCTTACATCTTTCCATTCCTTTTGTATCAGTATACCTTGAGTGAGGTAAATCACCATTTACAATGAATCTAGTATACTTTGTAATGAATGGATGAAACATTCGGACAATGTAAGTGATAGCTTCTTGATTGCCTTCTTTATACAGAATCAGATTACGCTGTAATTCTTGATAATCTGATTCTGTAAAGTAACCTTCATCTGTTGGTTCATGATTAGGCTGAAATTCCTTATCCAGTTGTTGAATAAAATATTGTTCGTCTAAGATATTTTCATCCATTTTCTTCTCCATCTTTAAAAGACTTAATAAAGGCAACGCCTATTGATATAGCGTCATAAATATCACTTGTTTTGTCTTTGTTCTGCTTGTCGCTGTATGGTCCGATAATTTCAAGTTTTTTATTATCAGGATACATTTCAGTGACCTTTGCAGCGACTTCTTCCTTCTTGGCATTTCCCCCACATCCAAGTAGTTTTCTTATTTGGGAAGGTAGCATATGGTAAACTATGTACTTATTAAAACTGAATACTCCTATAATAGCACCTCTTAAGGTTGCTAATTGAAGAGCTGTTCCTGGATTTCTCCCCAAGAAACCATCTTCCAGAACAACGTATTTTATAGAGTATTGACTCGCTATACAAAATAACTTCGCCACAATCTCGTTGATTCTAAAATCATCTGAGTGTTTAGGCGAAGTCGTAAATTTGTTTATATATGCCAGTTCTAACGTGCTCATGTTTATTACAGCATAGCCTGTCGTAGATAATGCAGGGTCAATGGCAAGAACATATTCTGTGTTTCTCTGTTCTAATTCCATTTCTCATTCACCTCTATGGCAATTATATCATTAAATAAAAAATATCGCAATTAGTCTTTTACAACCAGTTCAGGTTGTTTAGAGTCTTTTTTATTGTCTGGCTGTTCGTAATTGTCTTTAATTTCTTTTGCAATATCTGATGAGACAATTGTTTGATTGTCATCTGTAATTTCCATATGACCACCAGTAATTCCTAATTTCATACTCATTTTAACTGCCTCCTATAATTCTGATGTACACATATCTCTGTATTCACAATGATAACATTTCTTATCTGGTGAAATACATTTGATATTATTTCTAATGCACTGTGCTACACTAATAACGGTTTCTTTTAGCAGTTTGTAATCTTTGGGTCCTCTATATGATGATATTAGTTTCTTTTTATAGATATCAACATATACAAGTTGAAACTCACCAACATTAAACATTTCTTGGAATGCAAGTGCTGCTGCCGTTAATTCCAAATCATGGTTCATTTGACTTGCTATTTGAAACCGATTGTTTTCTGTTCTAAACTTCATTAACTGAAGAACTTTTTTACCGTCAATTTCTATCTCTCTAGCATATTCCCATACTCCATTCAGTGTTATATCTTTTGTTATCTGAATTGAATATGGTTTGTTAATGATAACAGGAAACTGAGGTATATTCATTATTTTATCAAAAGTAATGATTGCATCTATTCCAGCTCTTCGTTTTGCGTCATATGTATCTCTTTTTAATGCAGATGGAGTACAAATGATTTGTGAATTGGTCTTTTGTTTAATCCATTCCTTTCCCCATCTATACTTTAAAAATTCCAAACTATTTTTTAAGGTATCTTGCTGTAAAGCAAGTAGATACGAATAAAAACATTTATGAAGAGCGGTATCGTATGCTTCTTTTAAGTTGTATTCATCAGGGCTTTTATTTTTTAACTCGTAATACTTTGGACACCAGCAAAAATCCAAAACATCTTTAATGTCCAGATTTAGGACCGCCGAGGTGCATTGGTCTACCAACTTGAGATACTCCATTCTTTCGTTCTGCCATTAACCCTGGCGTTTGTCTGTCTACTAACTCCCATATTTGCTGTTCACAAGCATGATGAATATGCCACTTAAATTCATGTTTTCTAATCTTTGGGTCTTTACTAAAATCCTCTGGATACATTGGTTTGCCGCACTGTTGACAAATAATTATCTCACCTGGTTTTGGTGGAGGCGGGACAAGATAACCTTGTCCCTTTTGTTTTTCTTGTTCCACCAAACTTGGTGTATTTGCTGCGACAAATCTAGCTAAATCTTCTGAATTAGGCATGTTCTTTGTCTCCCTTGTGCGATTGTTTGTCTTTTTCGTGTTGTCTCCAAATTTTGAAATTAATTATAGTTACAATTGCTGCGGTAATACCTAACGCTACCGCAATTAACCCTATTATTCCATACAGCATATACAAGGTCTCCTTTCTAATTTATTTTTGTAATGAATTGTCAATGTCTTTAATTGCGTTCATCACTTCTTCACTGACAATCATTTCAAAGTTCTTACGTTTAATCATTTTATCTCTATCTGCATATGTATGACTGCAAATTGGAATGTTGCATGTCTGACAAGCTACATACAAATGACTAGCTTTTGCTCTGCACTTATCACAGATAGGACATGGGTCATAACGTGGACATGATTTGAATTTAGGTTCTCCTGCTTCAAACATATCTCTATTGCGTCTTCCTAATTTATTGTTTTTATCAAGAGCTCTTCTAAGTTTCTGTTCATCCATTTTTGGAAGACCTGTTAATGGGTCAACCTGATTATCCGACTTAGCCATCTCGTAAAGACCCTGTATAAAGTTGTTATTTGCCATGAGTTTTCTCCTTTGCTGCTATGTAGTCTTCTCTAAATAACTCGTATATCTTTTTGTCGTAATAATTTCCGTCCATTAATTTATAATGCTTTGTCTTTATACCAATAATTTTACCACCATACAGGGTAATTAGTCTATCATAATTTTTTTCAATTGGATTTCCAACTATTACAAAAAACTCCATTTTTCGTATATTGAACTTGCAAAAGATATCGTCAATGACTTTAGCTAAGTCTTTAGCAAATACAATTTTATTATTAGAGAAGTTAATGGCTCCAAAATTATTCACCAAATCATCTTCACGATTTATACTGTATGTAATTAAACCTAATAAATTACCATCACGGTCTAATGATACGAACTGTCTACAATTCCAATCTCCATCATTAGGAGATGGTGTTTGATATAATTCGTGATAAGGTGATGCATGATAATACATGTATTTTTCATCATACCATGTATCAAGCATGTTTAATCTAATTTGTTCTTCGTGTTTATAAGCTAAATCTAACATGTGTACCTCCTAAAACATCTCAGAAAGCGTTAATTGCCCGTTTTCCAATGTCTTTTTGATATCAATGATTCGTTGGTTACTTGAACCTCTAAATCGCTTATTCGGGCTTTTATGAGCTTCTACAAACTCACCATCTACAAGTATGTCAATATACTTTACGATTTCAAGTTGTGCTTCGTCGAGGTCTTCATATTTATATCCAGTCCACATCCATATGGTTTTATCTGGATACATTTCTTTTATTGACTTTACAAGGTCTAACATATCTTTACCTTGTTGTAGAGGTTCTCCACCTAATATGGAGAACCCTACAATCTTTTTCGGCTTACCTAGCTCTAAAAATTGTTCTTTAATTCTTTGATTGAATATCTGACCACCATTAAAATCCCATGTTTCAGGATTGAAACAATTTGGACAATGCCGTGAGCAACCTTGTACCCAAATACTAACTCTAACTCCAGGACCATTTGAAATATCTTCCTGTCTTACCTTAGCAAATCTCATTTTGTTTTCTCTCTTTCTGCTTACTCTAAAATACAATCTTTATTATCAATGTGAACGTATCTATCATTTATTTCGCTTGTACGTCCAAAGTTCCAAAAATTATCTCCAATATATCCGCAAGTTCTTCTGGCTACATTCATCTTCTCATGATTACGGTTACCGCAATTTGGACAGTACCATTCATTATTTTCATCAAGAAGAATTTCACCTTCGAATCCGCATTCATGGCAGTAATCAAATTTACCATTCAATTCTGCATACTTGATATGGTCATACATAAACTGCATCATCTGAATAACAACATCAATATTTTGAGATAAATTACATGTCTCTACATAAGAAACACAACCACCAGATGAGATGCTTTGGAACTCAGATTCGAATAACATTTTGTCTTCTGCACTAATCTCTTCTTTTACATTGACATGATATGAATTAGTTACATAATCATGGTCTGTAATACCAGGGATGATGCCAAAACGTTTCTTAAGAGATTTAGCTAATTTATATGTAGTAGATTCAAGCGGTGTTCCGTATAAACTAAATCCGATATTTGTTTCTTTTTTCCATTGGTCACATTTATCTTTCATATGATTCATGATTTGTAATGCCAATACTTTACCGTCTGGAGTTGTATGGCTTTCTCCAATAAGTGACATAACACATTCATACAAACCAGCATAGCCAAGTGAGATACTTGAGTAACCATTGAATAACAATTCATTGAAATTGTCACCGTTTAATCTTGATAAACCGCCATGTTTCCAATGTATAGGAGATGTGCTAAGTGGAGTATTTTTCAGTCTTTCATGACGAATCATTAATGCCTGATAACATAATGCTAATCTTTCATCTAAGATAGTCCAGAATAAGTCTAAATCTTTATCTGCTGACAATCCGACATCAACAAGGTTAATGGTTACAACGCCCTGATTAAAACGTCCATACCATTTGTATTTGCCAGTAGCAGGGTCTCTGTAAGGAGCTAAGAATGAACGACATCCCATACATGGGAATACTTCGCCATCATATTCTTTTCGCATTCTCTTAGCAGAGATAAGGTCTGGCATCATTCTTTTAGAAATACATTCAGCAGCTAACTGTGTAATGTAATAATAATCGGAATCTGGTGTGATATTATTTTCATCTGTCACATATAACAATTTAGGAAATGCTGGAGTGATGTAAACACCAGCTTCATTCTTCATACCAAGAATACGCTGTTTTAATACTTCTTCGATAAGCATTGCTGTTTCCTGTTCATACTCAGGATTTTCGCTAATGTACATGAAGATACTTAAGAATGGAGCCTGTCCATTACTTGTTGAGAATGTATTAATTTGATATTGAATTGTCTGCATACCATCTTTAATTTCTTCTCTTAAGTCTTCCATTGCATATCTATCAGCATCCTCTGGGCTAAAGCCTCTGCTTTCATACTTTTTAAGATGCTTAAAGAAACTTATTCTAACAAACGGAGCAAGGTGAGATAAGCTGATTGTTTGTCCACCATACTGTCCGTTTGCTATCTGTTGTACAACCTGAGTAGCAATAGTACATGCAGTTCTTAATGAATGAGGAGTCTCGATAAGTTTGCGATTGATTACAGTATTATTCTGTAACATATCTTCGAGATTTACCAAACAACAGTTATGTATATGTTCTAAGAAGTAGTCAAGGTCATGCATATGAATCATTCCTTCGTCATGTGCATGAAGAATATTTTCTGGTAAGAGATGTCTTCTTGAATAATCTTTTGAGTATTCACCAGCAATCAAATCTCTTTGGGTAGAAGCTATGTAGGCATTTTTGTTACTGTTTTCTTCGAGAGCATCTTTATTAGTACCATCGACGATACCTTCGATTTTCTTATCTAATTCAGTATAACTTCTTTTGAATTCCTGAACTGCTCTATAAGACTCGTATGCTTTAGCTGTAAGTTTCTGTTTTTTGGAAATGAGCTTTTCAAATACAGCAGTTTCAATTTCAAAAATCTGTATTTCATTTCTAAGACTGAACTCCTGCTCTATTTCATCAGCAATATTTTTGGCTATAACGGGTTTTACAATACCCGAACCATACTTCATAGCTTTCATAATTGCATTATAAATTTTCTCTTTATTGAATACATCATAAGCTCCATTGCGTTTTTTTACGTTCATAACGATACCTACCTTCTACTTTTCATTTTCATCAGAACTATAATCATAGCTCTGGTTTTCTCTTTCAATTTCCATAGCAGTCATGATACAGTAGTTTGCCATATCTAATAAAGTATCCATGATAGATTCATCACCAGCAATCATATCGGCATTCTTTTCTTTGACAAGGTTTTTCAGTCTATTGTATTTATGAGTAATCTGTGTTACTGCTGAAATAATACCAAGGTCTGCATATAATTCATGAAATGAATCTCCATATGCTGCATTTTTCTGCACCCATGTTTCATGGATTTCATCACAGATTTCCTGATGTCTTCTGGTAATTATTTCTTGCGTAGTTGTTTTGTGGTTCATTATGCTACCTCCTCAATTACGATATCTTTCTGTATGTTGTTATTTATGTAATGGTATACTGCATTTAGTAATTTATCTGAAAATACATATGTATCTCCGATTCTATATTCGTCACTGAATGCCGTCTTAATGGCAATTCCCGTGCTGTTTTCAGGTAATTTATTGCGAGTATTTTTCTTAATCAATGCAAACTTATTAGCATTGTATGTATTGGCATATATCTTAATGCCGAATGTATTACCAAATTGGTTACGAACAGTTATATCGAAACCAGCCATGTCATTATCGAAAGAGTAGTAAGAAGAAGTAAGTCCTTTATCATAAAGCCAATATAGTACGTAGACCTCTTTAAGAAATGACATGTAAGCTCTAATAAGTTTTTTATCTAATGCTTTTTCTTGAAATATGTATTGGTATCTTGGGTTATTTAATGTAAACGTCATTCCATTTGGAACGCTTTTGCACCATTGTCTTTTATATGCTTCCAAGAATTCTTGCCAACTAGGAATCCTTTTTAACTTTAAAAATAAAAGATAAAATGATTTACTCATTATCGGAACTCCGTGGTTTTTATCATCCTCTATATTCTTATCGTATATAGAGGTAAGTGAATTATAGTATTCATTATATCTTTGTTGACTAATCATCTGTATGACATGATGCAATTGTATATTAATCGTTCCATGTTCAATTAGTATATCCAATTTATTCTTTCTCCTGTACTAATTCCACTTTCACCAAATTTTACAATCATTTGGCGAACCTTAAGATTGATATCATATTCAATTGTTCTGTCTTCGCATTTCTTAAGAAAATCTACCAGAGGCCAACTGACTCCCACAGTTGCTTGTCGTTCTGAATTGTACAAATACAGAGTATAGCATTGTGCCATAAGTTCTGTTTTTATATAATATACAGATGGGTCAGCTTGACTACATACGATATCTTCAACGAACTTTTTTATATAATTATCAATCTGAGCTAAACCAGCAAACATCTTTGCATATCTTGGATTGTTTTTAGCCAATTGAGATAGCTGATTAAGATTCAATGTATCTGGTTTTTTACTGATTCTACTCATCGCAATCTTTCCTTTCCAATATTTTATCAACTGGCAATCCCTTATTCATTCGATAAGTAATTGTACTTCTGGGAATCTCAGTTTCTTTTGACCATTCGCTAATGTTCATTGTTTTACCGTCATGCGTAAGATAAATGGCCGTTGGAGTTGGATTATTCTTTTTATTTTCTTCAAGAGTTACAGCCGCCTTTTCTCGTCTAAGATGTCCGCAACTTTTGATAAGACCATGCGTTACACCATATAGGGGAACCTGTATTCTTTCACCACAGCTACATTCGCACTCTACCCATACATTTGTATTCCATGATTTATATTTATCTGTTTCTGGCTTATTAACGAACTTCTTTACTGTAAGCTCGTTAAATTGTACATCTATTACTTGTCCCATGTTTTATAACTCCTAACCAAATATGATTTGTGAATATGTTTTTTGTGCTGTTGGGTCACATTCTTTCATATAAGCCATTTCGGGATAGAACTCAAAGAACGCTCTTCCTTTGTATGTACCAAATTTATTCTTTGCAAAATGCACTTCAAATATAGGTTGCTTAAATGGATTTCCTTGTTTCATGTAAAATATATCAGCTCCATCCCCTTTATAATGAACTTCATTATAAACAAGTAATACAGCTTTAGCCTCATATTTAATTTTAACAGCTTCTCTAATGTCATCAAGAATAGGTCTTCTGTTTCCGTTTAACTTTTTCAATTCTGCTGAACATATAACAACTATATTATGTTTGATAGCTAAATCTGAACACCATTGAGCCATAAAATCATATTTTTCTTTGTCAGACATACTTGGTTTAGATGTAGTATTTAAATCATGGAAGTTATCAATACATACTACTAATTTTTTATTAATGCCATTGGCATCAAAATAAATAAGCTTTTCTTCAATTTCTTTTTCGATGTCTTCAACGAATGTACTGAATGTAGCATCATAAGCTCTGTACTTATCTACATTTGCTCTTAAATTTAAGATGGCATTCTTTCTTCGAATAAGCATCAATGGGTAATTCATATAATTCAATGGAGTTTTAACTGCATTAATGATTAACTTACCAGAACATGCTGCTACTCTTGCTAATTTGTCTGGCATCGCATCATCTAATGAAAAGTCCATTACGTATACGTCCGAATTATTTTCTACAATTCCCCATGCTAATTGAGTAATAAAAGCTGATTTACCAAGGTTACTGTCACCGCCTATAATTATAAACCCTGGGAACAAACCTCCCTCAAATGCTTTGTCTATACAATCAAATCCTGTTTTGATACCAACGTTCTTTGCTTGCCATGCGTTAGTCTCGAATGTATCGAGTGTATTCCACATGGCAAGCTCATAATCTTCTGTTGGTTTCTGAGGATAATTAAAGGTAATGTTGTTTGGACTTGTATTACCTATTTGTACAACACAACTGGAATCAGTATAAGCATTGTCTTGAGCAGGAATCGCTGGTCCATAAAAGTTAGGGTCATTAATCAAAATGACCTGATTAGTTTCCTGGTCATTTACTTGTATCTGATTGCTCATTGTATCTTACTCCTTAATGTTATTTTGTACCTGTACTACCGAAGCCACCTTCGCCTCTTTCTGTTTCTGAAAGTTCTTCCACTTCTACAAATTCAGGATGTTCAACTTCCTGGAATAATACTTGAGCAATACGCTCACCGTCTTCAATTACTTGTGGAAGATTTGAATGATTATGTAATGCTACAAACCATTCACCACGATAGTCTGCATCAATGACACCAACTTTATTTGCAGGTGCTAAACCTTTCTTTGTAGCTAAACCACTTCTAGCATGAATTAAAGCTGCAAAGCCTGGTGTGAATTCTGTCTTAATACCTACTGATACCATTACTGTTTGACCTGGGTTAATGGTTATCATTGGCATCTGCTCATCAGATAAACATGCATATAAATCTGCACCTGCTGCATTCATACTTCCCCATGTAGGTAATTGACTATTTGGTTTGGTTTTTGTTACTTTGACTTGTAATAACATTGTTTATTCCTTCTTTCTTTTTTGATAATTTACATCTACTTTCATCACATACTGATAGTAGTTTTAAGGTACTGCATCCATATATTTTTTCGCCCATAAAAATACTTTTAATGGTCTTTTTCATTTCCTGCTGTCCTGTAGGTTTTATATTATTGTCATTCCATTCTGAAATAAATTCTATTGTTTCATTTAAAGACTTACCAGAGTTCTTGCAGAATCCAGTTAGACATGCAATAGTTATATTTCTCTGTCCCTCGACAGCTCCGTTTTCTAATATGTACTGAATGCATGGTGGAGTAAAATCATATTTAGATTTAAATCGCTTGTCTTTTTTAGACTCCTTATCTAACATATGATACTCCTCGATAGCTCTTTGAAATTGTTTTTGAGCTATATTATTTGTTTCGTAATAAGTATTTAGTTGTAATGCTCTTGGTTGCTGAGCCAATATTTTTATCTGGTCTTCGGTTAAGTTTCTTAATTCATCTGGAGTAATCGGTATCTTATACAATTTACTTTTCTCATGCATTGTATTTGGTATTCTAAACATTCTCTTATTGTCGTATATCTGAGTGTCTACTGTTTTATTTGGTGTAAACGACTTAATAGATAATGCAATCGTCTTAAATACTCCATTCAATAAAGGCATCGGCTCAATCCCAAGTATTATAGCTGGAACAATAATATGAACTCCTTTGTTCCCGCTATAATATATTTGTACTTGTTTTTCATCTATATGATAGACGACCTTGAGATAACTTAATGCTGTCAATGCATCTGCTCTTACACGAGCAAAATCATTTATATCATCAAAGTCTAAATACAAGTCACCATATAAATCTGATTTAACGATGTCTGTATTGCTATAACGGTATGCACTACTAAAGACACTGTATCTATTATGCTTTTCAATAAAACCACCAATTGCCCGATATGGTATATAACTGCCACGACTAAAACCTCTCTCTCCGTTTGTTTCAAATCCGAAGCCAATTTCAATTAAATAACACTCTTTTTCTGAACACATATTCATCGCCTCCAGAGTACTTACAGTTGTTCTTGATTTCTTCAAGATACTGTGAAGCTGTTGAACTATAAGAATCGAAATCAGCCAATGTAAATGCTTTATGTTCTGATTCGAACATACGAGATGCTCCCTCAATCATGAATAGTAGTTTATCTAAGCCATATTTTTCTATCATGTGTTTAAATAATCCTGCCATTCTTTTGTAATTGAATTCCTGAGTATCTGCCATACCTTTCGAATAGAAATATTTCAATAAATCATCCATTGTATAACTGGCGACTGGCTCTAAGTAATATTCTACTTTCTCGCTAGTCATGGTCCCTTTGTCTATATCATGATTGATTACAGGAAGTGAATTCATAAGCTTAAGTTCTTTGTGATAGTACATGATTCCTTGTTTTACAAGATTCCCTTCCTGTTTATTAGGCTTATCATATCTATAATGAGGAAACATTTGCTTATTATGAAAAGCCTCTAAGATAGCCTTATGAAGTTGTTCATATGTATATCCATTATCAAGATATGTACTAAACTTAGATATAATGTATTTCTTACGGTTTATATCTGGTTCTGTTTTTTCAATCAATACGATATATGTAGCCGCCAAATCTAACACGGAACCCTTCTTGACTAGCAGCCCGTTTTTCCCAGATTTTCAGCCCATGCTAAGAAAGATTCTACATTGCTAGGTACAATGTCCTTTTTGCTTGTCAAACTCTTGTCCCAAGTATTAACATAGTTACCAAACATTTCGTCATTTAAGATGTCAAAGTCTTTCTTAAACTGGTTAAGTCTGTCAATCTGACGTTGAGTGAATCCTTTTAGACGTTCTTGCGGAGTGTCATAATCTGCCATATTCTGTTGTGGCTGTTGTGGAATTGGTTGAGGTACTGGCTGGTTTGGGTTTATCATACCCATTTCCTGCTGTAATTCCTGATGACATCTGTCTGTCATAGCATCAAATGGAACTTCTGTTGATGGGTTACCTTGTGCATCTGTATAGTTATAGAACTGAGCTGCGGTATCCACCTGCTGTGGCTGTGGTTGAGTTTGTCCAACTGCTGCCATAATCTGGTCTGGTGTCATCTGTAAATTACTCGGATTAATAGATTGAGGGGCCTGAGAAGATTGACCCGATACAGTGTTTGTAAAGCTCTTGCACGCATCTACAATAGCATGTAAATGATTTACATGGTAGTCTTTGATTTTATTAAATGCACGACCTGTATAAATCTTTCCTGGAGTATAAACTGTTACTGTTGTACATACTACTGTATTGTCCATAGCAAACTTTTCATCTGCTAATTCCCATGTCCATTGTCCATTAAAGTGCTGGTCCAATGCTGGAATAATGTTAGAACATGCCACTTCTGGCATCTTCTCTGTTTTTTGTTGCATTCCCAAATAATATTTTGTAAGTTCTACGTTGCTCATTTTGTTTCTCCTTTCATTCTGCGTATATCAATAATACAACTTAAAAACCTAGATGTCAATACCATAAATAGAAAAAGACTAGAATATTTCATCTAGTCTTTCTCGTATAAACAAAATGAGTTGTTTTGGGTTTGCTCATTTTGATTATATATCATTACATTCAAATATTCAATATGTTATTTATGCCAATTTATACTTGACTTTACACATATGGATGTTTGGAGTTGTCTGATTTCCTTCAATAGTATATCTTACCATTAACTTATGACCCTGTAAGATAAACGGACATGTAGATGGTATCTTGTGTGTGTTACCATTGGAATCGTAATAGAAATACTCTTTTGACACTCCAAAATTACTATCATCTACAATACCAGAATTATTAAAGTATACTTCTGAATCATAGACTTTAATGTTTCTATCTGTCTCAGGGAAATCAAATACCATGTCAAATTGACTATGGTCTCTTGTATAAGTATTATAAACAATGTCAACATCTCTGAGACCAAAGTACCAGATTCGTCTATTATTTTCAGCATCATATTCATAATTACGCTGTCTGAACTTTATTTTTATCTGGTTTGTTTGTACATTCTGGAAGTTGAACTTAAGGTTCGATGCATTTTCTATTACGTTATATACCTGTGTGTTACCAAAGACATCTGTTTCTTCTCGCTCTATACATCCATAATGTTCTGTAAAACCAGGGATAGTTTGCCATGTTCCATTGGATTTATATTTGACATCTAAAATGTCCATGTATCCAATTGGAAATGTATTTATTGTTATCTGGTTCATTAATCGTGTAGTAATAATGTCTTCTGGCAATCCTATGACAATCTCATTATCTATAAACTCAACATCAGGACTTGTAATTACTTTTCTAAACCATACTGTACTGCTGTTGCCATCAAAAGCATTGTTAATGTCGCTATCTTCAATGGCATAAATATTGCCACCTACCTGGAATGTGTCTGGCCCAATATAAGCCTGTAAGCTTGGAGGAACCAAAGTTTCATCATAGGTACTGTCGTATAATCTTGTTTTACTGATGCTGTTTACGATATGAGCTACAATGTCATTTGTATTTTTATCAATTACAGCACCATAGCCATCGTCCATTGTCGTAGCTTCGAAAGCATATCTGGTAACGATTCTGAAATCATCTTCTGCACTGGTAAGATTATTGTACATTTCAACAAGCTTATCGAGATTTACGATAGCCTCTTCCAATCTTTTAGCGTAGCAATTTGATTCAATGTTATAAGCTAAATTCATCTCATATACTGTTTTTTGAAGCTGATTGGCTTTATTAAACAAGTCTAAGATGTCATGGAATGCTTCTTCTTGCATTTCATTAAGTTTAGCACTGCTCATGGGAGCTCTATACTTATACTCCCTTTCTCTAATTGAAGGAAGGTTTCTAACGAATAGATTATTGTTCATCGGTTTCCTCCGTTTCTAACTGATATTTACCAGTTGTAAATCTTTTATCTTGTAACCATAAAGTTGTATGGTCTTCTATATAGGAGACGCTATTTAATGTCTGGACTCTAATAGAATTGCCATTACCAACAGACTCTGCTAATTTATGAAAGTCTTGCTCTATATTGGCAAATAATTCATATAATGTTTTGACATTTTCAAATATCATCATGTCTACATTATCGTGTTTATAAGCTTCTGCTGGTCCCCTATATCTATTATTTTGACGAGTAGCCTCTGGATAGTTATTTTGCAAGTATATAGGATTATAGTTATTCTCTGTTGTTGAATCTTTTTCTAATCCAATAACACCTATCGTAGCTGTAAAAATTACTCCATCTTCTTTATAAGATACTTCGTATTCGTTTAAGCCAACAAATTCTATAACGTTGCTATTGATACTAAAGTTTCTTACGACTACCACCGAACCGTCAGAGTAATGTGCTTTACAGATTACTCGTTCTGGACTAAATGATTTTCCCTGTACAACTTCTGGACCAGTATATTCTGCCTCGATAAAATTAAGAGTTACTATTGGTTTAATACCAATTACAATCATTTTTGTGTTAACTGGACCAAGTTTACCTGTATACTGTACCTCTATGTAATTTACGCCTTCATGTTCTATTGTCATTGGAGCAAATATACATAAAGTAGGGTCTACATCTTCATAATAGGTATTCACTTCATCATTAGATTTGTAATAGATTTTAATATTACAATATCCGATATTAAAGTCATGGTCAATTTCTACATTAGGCCCATTATAATAAGCGATAAGTCTGGAAGATGATACGTCATAAGTTGGAACAACTACGGTTGCATAAAATCCCTTATAATATACGACGATAGCCCCAGAATTAGTTTCGCTCACAATGTTCCCGTCAGGGAACGTAAAGTCAGTTACTGTGCCGCTGGAACCATCGGAATAATGAGCGATTACGACAAAATATTTGCGAAGAGCTTCATTGCCAAAAGCAACACTCGGTCCATCATATAAAACCTGTATTGATTGTAGGTTCTTTACACCTTGCACAATAACACTTGTAATAAAAGTCGTACCAGTAGGAGACTCATAAATAACTTTAACGACATTACTATTTAACTGTGTAATAATTCTATCTGCTGGGTCAGTTGTATATCCATCTACAATAATGGCACGGTTACCGTCAGAATAAATAGCATACAGCTTAAGGTCATCCAAACTAAAGGTTTCACCCACAGGAATAGGCGGACCAACATAAGACGCTGCAACTGTCACTATTTCTGGAGTAGCATAAGTATCTATATAGATAATTGCATAATGGTCAAATGATTCTTTTGTTGAATCAGCATGGAAGATAACACAGCTTTCTTCTACTGTAAATGGTTCATAATAGTACTGAGCACTATTAGTGGCATCCATAAGGTCTACTGTTTTATCGTATCTATCAATTTTATCAAGTAAGATGCCGTAATTTTCATCAATATTCGTAATAGATGTATATCCAAATTCCGATACAGGAACTACTTTGTATACACATCCATTAATTATACTGGTTGGATTGTTTAACTGAATTTCTGGAGAACCATAAAGTACTTTTGTCGTAGCAGGTAGGTGAGCAAATGTACCATATTGTTTTCCTAAGTCTGGTATGACAGAACCTTCTATACGACACCATTCAATTGTAAATACAGCCATTTCATCACCTACTTTCCTGTAATTCTAAAGTTAACAAGTTCAGGAGATACGTTTCTATCGTTACTTGTTAGAACTGCCATAATTCTAAACTTAACATGGTTATCTTTAAAATAATCAACCATGTCTTCTCGTAATGCATAATAACTCAAAAAATATCCCATGTCTTCTAAACTGGATTTAATCATATCATCTGGATTACATTTTACGTAAATATAATCGTCTTTGATTGTGTAATACTGATATGTCTCTCCAATCATTTTATCTAATATCATATTGCTGGTATATTTCATCGGCGTAAATGCAAATACATCGTTGGTTAACTCTTTAAAGTTTAGATTGTGATATAAGCGTTTTACAGTAGCTGTATTACTATCACAATAAATTGCTATCTGTATTTTGTTAACGCCTTTCTTAAGGGCAAATGAATATTGACTATTATCCATCGCCGTCACTTCATAACCATTTAAGAAAATTCTAATCTGAGTTCCTTCGATATCTATCGTATGTCCTGTGTCTGTAACTCTAATAAACTTATTGAATATATTTGCAGATTGCTCTAATGATATATATTGTGTCATAACGTATAAAACATTTGACTGAATTTCAAACCCATCATAATTTTCACAGTCCATAAACATCTGTGTTGTATTGCATTTCTCTACATGGTCTGTAAAATCTCCAGTAATTAATGAGAATCCATCGCTATTAGAATCTCCTGCTTTTCGATTATATCGCTTAACAGACCACATATTGTACCCTGCTGTAAGTTTTATACTGTTTCTGTTTACATTTCTCGGTAACTTAAACAGTCGATACAGGTTTAACATAACTCCCTGATGACCAAAATCGCTAATATGCTCATTAAGTATTCTGTGTCTTTTCTCGAACATAAATAATTTATGGTCTTCATGATTCTTAATTGCATCCCAGCCTATTTTATCTTCTCCATTATCAAATCCAATGAAATAGTCTATGCGGGTTCCATTAAAAATCATGTCTGTTGCATCTAATTTTATTGTACTGGTTAAATCATCAAAGTCTATAATCTTAGATACAAAAACAGATTTGGATTCAAATTCCTCTTTAGCGATAGAAATATTTTTCAACAAGAAATAATATTCGTACATAGAAGTATCTATTGCCACTCCGTCTGGTTCTGACTTATGACAAATAATTCTAATGTATCTTGCTTTTTTGGAATTAAAGTTCCATTCTACATAGTCTCTGTTCGACATATCATAAACAGGAATATAGTTTTCTCCGTCTTCCGACAATAAAAGCTCGCAAGGCATTTCTCTTGTAGAAGTATAAGAGAACGAAACCATATTAAATTCTATAAGAGAACCAAGGTCTACATTGATGCTGATTTGTTTAGGCTGTCCGTCGGAGCTCTTAGCTGATATAACGTACAAATCGCTAATAGTATCTGTTAGAATTTTTGACAATTCTCCTTGTGTTTCATACCCATCAAAAGCAATCAATCCATCAATACTAATGATAGCATTAGACATTGAGATTTTATTTACTTTATTGCTAGTTCTATCTGTGTAAATTTTCTTTTGGAGTAAGTCTACAAAGGATGTTGTATAAGGAATGTTTCGTTTGGTATCACCATAAAATTCTATTCCATACATGTCATCAAAAACTTGTACATACTGCTTTACATAATTCGTAGTTCTTAAAGCTTCACTTATGTTTTTCACCCTAAGTGCTAACTTTGTAATTGCATTACGTACTTTATTCTTTTCAAGGTCGTAGTATTCCTGCATTGCAACTGCCTTATTGTTTGCTTCAATATTGGCTTGATATACTGTTTCGATATCTTCTTGAAAAGTTTTAAAGTTATGATTATAATCTTCCTTGCTGGATTCTTCATATGGCTTTTGTTTAATTGGAGAATAATACGGCATACCAAGAGTATGATTATCAAAATGTTCGGCAAGCATTCTATTGAGCTCGAAGTTGTTAGGCTCAATACCTTTCTGAAGAAGTTTCTGTATAAACTCTTCGGTTTTTCTTTTTTTCTGTATAGAACTAATACTCAATAGTCTCACCTCCAGTTGTTAATTTTAATTTGTACTGATATACAATCGGAGTTGAATACTCCGCAGCTTCTATATCCGTTGGTCTATCCATTTCAATTTTTAATTGAACTGATTTTACTTCGCCAGCGATACTTAAGTTCTTGCTTTTCTTTTCAGTGGTTTTATTACTTATCAGATTCTCAATTGAATCATTATTTACATAGTACTTGTATATACCCTGATATGCTCTGTGCATTGGATATATCTGATGCCATGTTATACCGTTATTTAAGCTGATGTAATATCTTAATATATCTGGATTACCTCCAGGAATATATTCATCTGCTTCCAAAGTAATACTTGTAATGACTTCATCTGTAACAAATCTTTTACTTACATATTCGCCATACTTTTCAAATGTACAAGAAGACACTCTTATATCTCTTATACCTATCATGTATCTGTAAGCGTCTATGATTTCCTGTCCCGCTTTTTGAGCAATTGTACTTTCTGGTAAAGTAAATAATTTGTCTTTAACGTACTCTGCATCTGGAAGTTCTGTTGTTGAATCTGAATAAGTTATCCACTGTGTTGTCGGGTCATATTTCACGCCTAATAGCCCGATAGAAGGTTTTTTACCATCTACCCTAGCAAACATATCAGAGTAATCATAATCTTGGAATATGGACATATTAGAGGTGTCTGCTGATGTATAATAAAAATGTCCTATCTTAGTCAAGTATTTTGATGGCTGTACAAAAGTAAACTCTATACGTACAATTTCCTGAGGAGGAAATGGGAATACTAATGTATCATTAAATACTTGATTTGTAGCTACTTCATACACATTATTTGAACTAGTAATAACTTCACACTTCTCAAGATAACAGCTTTTTACCCCTTTGATTTCTGATAAATATGGAGTAATAGTTACCCATGAACATACATCTTCTACAGATAAATGTACGACGAGTTTTAACCTTAAGACGTCTTCGTTATTTACCCAACTAATTCCTTCATCATATTCAAATCCATACGAATTACATTGTTTACGAACGTCATCAGTAATAGAAAACATTTCGAATTCAAACCAGGTATCCTTTGTGCCGTCAATGATTGCATTAGGATTAAGCTTTAATCCGTCTTGACCTATAAAGTGCATCTCACTATTTAGTGTGTCTACGCAGTGAGTATTGCCTGGAAATCCATTGCTTACTTCGCTATCTATTTCTATTTTAGACACCAAAGACCTTGAAGCTGAACCTCTTTTTAATGTAAGAATTCCATCAGTGGTATTAATATAACCACATTTGCTAGAATCTGCATTTCCTGTCATTTCTAAATCACTAAATAGCTCTGTGAAAACAACAGTGCCTTTTGGCTGATTCTTAGCAATGCTTTCTCCAATAGCTAAAATCTTTTTTGAAATATAAGCCAATTCATTAACCATCATTGTACGTCCAAGCTCTGCATCAATAAAGGACTGTGAAACAAGCTCACTTAAAGCTTCACAGTCCTTTATAATATACTCCATGTCGCTATATGATTCTGCAATCATTGCGTTATATTCATCAGACATTGGAGTACTAACTGCTGGCCTGTATTGGAACGTTGGCTTTGTTAGTGAATTATAGAATTCGGTAAGCATGTTTTTAATTCGATAATAGTACTCTGTTTCCGTTCTGATATTGCCATTGCTGTAATCGTAATTGATTTGACTTATTAAGGAATTTAGCTTGTTATCTATTGTTTTACTTTTATCGGTATATTGTAACAAGTTTCCCATAATAACACTCCTATTTTAAAGTTGAGATGATTTCATTTCTGAGCATAAACAAGATAGCTTTTGGACAAATCTGTTGGCTCATCATAGCCATAACCTGGTTTCCGCAATACTTTTCAGTAATACAATCGAAAACAGCATCTGCAACATCAATCGCAGATGCTCCTTCGTCCATTTTGGCTATTGCTACGTCTTTAACGTCTGCACGAATGTAATTGTCCAAAGATTTTCCAGTATACTCATCAATGAGTTCTTTTACAGTTTCTTTCTTTCGTTCTGTATAAGAAGCCATGATAATTACCTCCTAATCTTATGGTGTAGCATTTAATGCTTCGATACGTTTTTGTACTTCACCCTGTAAATATAATGCAACGTTGTGCATTGAATCGCCCATTCCAACGAGGCCAAAACCAGTTTGATGCAAATCTAATTTAGCTACTGCATTGTAAGCATTGATTGCAATTTCTTTAGCAGGTAAACCTGCTTCCATTCCCTTACGAATTTCTGTAGAAGGGAACATACAGTTCTGAACATTTGTAAAATGTCCCATGATTTCATAACCAGCGTCACATACGCTTTGAATCTGTTCTTCTGTATACTTAGCCATTATGGTGTACCTCCTGCGATAATCTTTCTAATTTCTGACATTGCGTATCTTACATTGTTCGCTGTAAGTCCTTGATTTAAACAAGTTGGCATCATGTAAGATTGTCCTGCACCACAGCCATGTCTAACTGTGTCAAATGAATCTAAGTATGTAGTCATTTCTAAGATTGTATCTTCGGTAGGGTTTTTAATGATTTCGTTAGCTGCATGAGTGATTTCTTGTGTTTGTAAGAATTCATGACAGTACTTATACAAAGTCTCATGAATCTGGTCTTTTTGCTGTTGTGTCATTACTAATTCCTCCTTTTAAATTGTTGTAAATTCTAATTTATAACTGTTAAGCACTGGTGTTATCCAGCTATCTCGTTTAGTATTACGTCTCAGTATAGCTTTTAATCTAACCTTACAGTCAAAACTTGGATAGTTAATTTCAATCTTACGAAGTTTCGAAATTGGCTGATTAAAATAAATATACCTTCCATTAGTATAATACTGTATTTTGTTAGTATTTGCAACGAAGTTTTTATAGCTTTCGCTAGGGTTTTCTTTATTGGTCACACACTGTATCGGACTATTTTCCTGGTTTGTTTGATTAAGGACTTTATTGGTCTCAATATCAATGATTTTAATGTATGTTGCTGTACTGTCTGGATTTGCTTTACTATAGAACGGATAACTTGCTAATTCATAACATGCAGTACCATTGCCCATTATTTCTTCATATGAATTAGAAGGTGTAGGCTCATCATTTCCTATAAGGCTTAATTCTTTAGAAGAATCTGTTGGCTGATATGATACAGTATATACTGCAAAGTGGTCTATATTAGCAATCTCTACAGCTATTACGTTATTGTCTGCATCGTATCTTAGGATGTAATCCGCATCCTCTGTCATTACGATGTCGTTCATATAAACGATAGGACGAACCATTTGTACTTTTTGATTGCCGTCTTTATCGTAAGTAATGACATTACCACAAACTGCTGTGTGCCTTAAGTAGCAATAATCGTAATCCAATTGTAAGAGTTCTCTGTAAACATATTTCTTATTCAATGGACATATTGGTAACCAATCTTTGTAAGATGGATTCTTCTTTGTGGTTACGTAAAATTCAATATCTGTAACAATTTGCTCGTCTGTTGCTTTAAAGTGTTCTTCATCTGATGTTAAACGAATGGTGTCTATTGGGCCACCTACTTCTATCTCTTGCGATACATAAACACCAGCCTTTTGGAACTCTACATAGTTTGGAGCTATATTGTAAAAACCATATGTATACTGATATTTTGTTACTGGTAAGAATTTATTTTTATTGCTTACTAATAAATCATTTATGTCCAAGTTTTTATTGGTTACGATTTTATTATTAACGTAACGCCATACTGGGTCTTCTGCTGCACGGTCTAAATACAATGGAGCAAATACAGTTGTATTTTCCATGATAGCATCCTTTGTTTCATTGTATGTAGCATTGAACCACAATTCATTTTTAAACATCTGGTTACTTGAAATCATGTACGTATCTTTGATGCAGTGCAACTGATTAATTAGAATGTATAATTTTTTGCAAGTAATCTCTGGGAAATGGAAAGCATGTTCCTGAAGGATACTTGTACTATTTAACCATTCGTGTTTAATATTATCTGGACATACAATATCATACGTGTCATCATCTTCATCATCCGTTAACGAATATCTGATTGCAATAACATCTATTGGGAAGTTACCAAATGGCTTTAATACAATTTCATTTATCTTGGCAAGAGATTCGAATGTGAGACATAGCTCACACATAGCACCTCTAGGTAAATCGTAAAATGAACGAGTGATTTGGCTTAATCCGTCAGGATTAGAAAAACCTTCACCAACGACTTTCATTTCAGCATCAGCTAATATTGTTTCCGCCCAGTAAGTACTCATTGATGTATCAATAGCATTTTCAAGTTTAGCTTCTGAATTACGAGCTTTAATAAATCCTGAACCGTATTGTTTTGTAATGCTAATTTCGCCTAATTGTACTCCAGATTTATAAATCATTACGTTTTGCTGTCTAGTGTAATTCAAAGTGACATTCTCCTGCTCTGGATTAAACTTTACATAAGTAGATAACGGCATGATTTCTCCATATCTTTCTGTATAATAAGCCGCATCCATTTCTTGATTATTTTGAGTTCTGAATCCTTCAATGTGACAAGCTGGTGACCCTGCTGTTCCGATAACAGCTTCATATTCATCCAACTTATCATTCAATGCTGCAATATTTGAATACAAAGTGTTTACAATACTTTCATTTAACATTTGATGACTATTGATAGTATCGTAAAGTTGATTAATATATCCAAATGTTGTTAACATATCCAGATATAATTCGTAAGCGACTTGATTGTAATCATCAGCATTAGTTAATCCATTTTGAGGTCTAATTGTAGTTGCAAGTAATTTTGACTGTACTTTAGAAATAAGATTTGACTTATACAAGTCTTTTTCTGTACTGGTCATATATCTAATGTCTGATAATTGATTAATTACTTTTTCAACCATTTCTTCTTTGATTTTGTCTAATGATGTTACCAATTATATCACCTCCTTGGTTCCTAGTGCTCTGTAAAAAATTCTAGGATTAGCAAAACACTCTGCTAATCTTTTAAATGTGTATTCTGCAATATATCCATAGCTTTGGTCACATTCTACGTTTTTCCATTTACCATTAAGAAATGTAATATTCATTTTCTCTTCTGTGGAATCTGGACTACCAGTTGACCAGTTAAAATAAGATAACGGATTATGATTTGAATCATAGAATATATTATCTATAAATGACCGTGTTCCATTAATCCAATAGGTTTTACCTGATATAGTACGATTTTCCACAAATGTATTTTTTGCTGACGAGTCTATCAGACACAGTTCACAACCCATTTCTTTCATTTTATTGGTTGTATCATAAAAGTCATTTAAACTTGCATCATTGCAAAAAATAATTTTATTACCGTAGAAATCTGCATTGGTTACATATGCTGGAACAGTGTTAATAAAATTGCTTTCAATAACTATTTCTCCATCATCTGTATAGTGTCCAGTCACACAAATTTGTTTTCCTCTTTCAACAGAATAAACGAATGGCAGAGGTACATCAACTACCTTTCCATCTAAATCATACCTAAAGTATAATTTTATATTTTTATTTCGAATACCAGTTAATGTTCCAGCAGGAATTGTATGTGTAATACTAATTCGTTCATTTACATTAGTCTGTCCAGGAATTGGAGAAGAACAAATGATATTTCCTTGTGGAATATCAAATTCACCATTTGTGATATTATGAGGAATCATTTGCATTAGCTGCTTTAATTCTGTTGCAGTATCTATATGGACAAACTCCAGTAACTGTATTCTAATATCATCCTTAAGGTCAGGTATGCAATTTTTAACATATTCTTGACCGTATTTTAGCCAATTGCCAGCATTTGCAGCTATCTCTCTTGCGTGTAATAATATACGATTGGTATTGAACAAGTACAAGATTAACTCTTCCATTGTTCGTTTCTGAATATCATCTAATTCTGCTTTATGATAAATTAGATTGTTACGATAGTCACTTGTAACTTGGTCTAAATGTTCCACCAAAGCTAAATCTATTTGTGTTTTAGTTCCAGAATACTTCAGCATATTCAAAGTTTCGATATTGTCATGAATGTGTGGATTATCCGAAAGAAGAAGTCTATTCAACTCTTCATTTAAGATATCCATATTACTCAAATCATGAACGTGTGCTGTTGGTCTACGTCTATTTTTTAATCGAAAATCGTTTCCTTGACATATGGTGTCTGCACTATTTCCAAAGTCTTTATTGAAAGCTGATTGTTTTTCAAAAGCAGGCTCTCCACCAAAATCATGAATAGAAAGTAGTATATGTCCAGTTTTTTGATTTAGAGAAAATAAAAAACCATGCTCACCAAGAACATCTCTCTTTAATCTGGTTAATGCTTCATTTATCATTGCTTCGACAGATTCTTTGGAATAATTATTCTCAATATCAAAATAACGCTGAACTATTCTTAAAAGATAAGATTCGACTTCATTTACTTCTTTCGTAAATTGATTGTCTTCGTGTTCTCTTAAGTTCATATTTACACCTGCCTTTATAAAACAAAGATTCGTTTGGAATACACTGTATAGATGACTCTTGCATCTTTTACTTCTTCAGCTATATCATCTTGAGAGCTTAATACTAAAACGATTGCATTGGTGTTATAATCGGTTTCCATTTGTAATGAACCTGTAACAATATTATTTTCAAACATAATATGAGGAAGCGGGCCACGAACTGTTCTACCAGTTGACAATTCCTTATATTCTATTTGCGTTTCTATTTGACAATCAGATAAAGCCTGCCCTCTATTAGTAAGCTCGTTTAAAATAACTGGGTCTATGTTAACACTTACTGTTTGTTGTGTTCCAATAGCGTTAATGTTAAGCACAGAAGCGATAGAAATATTCATCGCTCCTACTAACATATAGGAATTATTCACAATCTCCAGCATGTCTGTTAAAGCATCTCTTGTGATAAGATTTCTAATTTCTTGTTCTAATTGAACTTTTGCCTCTCCAACAATTCTATCTGAGTATTGTTTTGATAACTCATAATGGTCATTATTTGAATCCACTACATGCTGATTAAGATTAAGAACTTCAGTTTCCAATCTGACAAATTCTGTATTTACATCTCGTATTTTATTATCTACTTCAGTTCTGTAATTGAGTACTTCTCGTCTTACTTCATCTGCAATGCTGATTACTCTATTTTCTAAAGTATCTAATACCGTTAAATCAATAGATGAATTATTTCCTGTATAAACAAGCATGTTCAACAAAGCGTGATTTCTATGAGTATGTAAGAGTGCATTTGTACGGTTCAACTTACCTTCGATAGTACTAAGAATGCCTTCTAGTCCAATGATTTCTGATATTTCATGTTCATGACTTAATGGAAGTCTTGCATCATACAATCTTGGGTCATTACCTTCGCAAGCTGTATTTTGCTCAGTACCAAATGGAACATTGAATGCAGATAATTTAGGAGCTATTAAAGGTTCGCCGTTTAAGTCTTCCAGCGTAATAGTAACTGCTCCAGTTCTTTCTTCCCCATCTGGCATTATGACACTCAGAACTCCAATAGTATCAAAAGATAATTCTTCCTTCATACGAGCTACTGCTTTATTAATAATGTATTCTTTTGATGTACTGGATGCAACATTTGAACTTGCAAAATACTCTTGTACTAAATTTAACAAATACCGTTCAACGGTATCAGGATTTTTCGTAAATCGGTTGTTAGATAGTTCTTCCATTCTCATGGAGTACTTCCTCCTCTCTGTGAAGCAATTGATGTCATTTCACTTTCAAGCATATCAAAAACAGGACATGTTGTACATGTTCTTACAATTTTTACATCTTCAAGCACGCTATCTTGTACGTCAGTAGATTGTTGAACTTTTTGTAATACATTTTCTGTTTCACCTTGGCTGTTAAGATAATCGCCATAATACAATTTATGTATTTGACTGATTTCTAAGCCGTTATAATTAGGCCAATTAGTTTTAACAAAGGCCAATCTTCCATCATTGTTTTCAAAGTCATATGTTAAATCAACTGTATCTGATGGCTCTATTACTCTGACAAGTTTATCATCCTGGGCTCTATCTCTGATGAGGATTGTCATTCCATCATCAGAGCCTATTTCGACACTAGGGAAATCGCTGTAGGTCTGGATTTGTCATTCCATAGTTAGCTTCTACCTGAGCATCCCAGTATAGAATAGCATAACCATTTAATACAGGTTTTTCTCTTAAGGAATTTGCCTGCATTTCTATGACAACTTTAAATCCAAACTTAATATTTTCAGATAAGTGTAATGGCAATTTTAAAGAGTTCGGTAATATAGGCCAACGCTCTCCTGTATATGTTTCCAGATAATACTTAATCTGAGCACCTACAGGAACGTTTTGATTAGTAATTAAAAAGAAGTCATTCATCTCTATCTCTGGACCATGCACACTATATATAACTGTACTAATTGCAGTACCCTCGTTATTATTTCTATCAATGGTCAACTGAGTAGTAGGAAAATCGACTTCAACTCCGTTAGATGCATTCATGTTTATATATTCACCTGTCTTAAATGAATCTATAAACATAGCGTTTGTAAATAAATTATTATCAAAAATTGTATATACTCGTTCTTCGAATGCTGTATCTTTTACTATATTGGTATCTTGCTGCTGTGTATTTATATCGTCCTGTAATTTATTTACGGTTTGTGCATCAACTCTTTCATGAGAATCATTAACGTGTCTCTTATATTTTGTATATTGTCTTTTGGTATCAAATTCATTTAATGCCATAATTACACTCCTTTCTAATCTATATCTATCATGTCTACAACTAAATTAGGAATATCAAGATAATATATTTTTCCATCTGTAACAAAGAAGTGTTCTTTCGTTCTTGCATTCATCATAGATGGTCTAAATGTCGGCTTTTCAAAATCTCCGTTAAACTCCCAGTAGCAGGTTCCTCCTGATTCCTCAGTGAAGAAACAATATGTATTCCCAGACATAGGCGATTCCATTAAGTATCCTATGATAACGCCGCCACGCTCTACTGGTTTGATTTTCATTTTTACTATATCTCCTTATACTATTATATTATGATATCCGTATGTATAACTATCTGTAAATACAGGCTTAACATAGATGTCACAATTTTCTTCTAGCATATAATCTCTTGAGATAATGTCTAAATAATATTCCATTTCCATTTTATCGTTTACTGTATATTTTTTCATTACCGTATCTAAGGTAATTAATTTATGTATTCGGTTAAAGCTATAAGCCATTGTACTTAAGCTAAAGCCATTCATGTATAGTCTAAATTGATGGTCTCTATCTAAGTAAGCATCATGTGGAAGTTCCCATGTTGCATTGTCATTGTATGGTAATTCAATACGCTTAATAACTGGATTAGGGATATTAGGGTTTTCAACTATCTCTAATAACTCCGTTCTGACACCAGAAGCATAGGTGTCATCTTTATACTTAGCATAGATTTCATAAGCGGTAACATTTTTAGCAGTCAATCTTCTGAATGTAATTGTTTTCTTAAGTAATGCGGGAATAACGTATTCCATAATAACCTCCTTATGTTGTTACCACAAAATGGGCTGGTGCTGAAACTTTACCATATACATCAAATAAATAAATCGTAAATGAGTATACGTGATTTGGTAAAGCCCTAACTTGCATTTTAATTTCATCTTGCACAGATGATTCAGAGAAAACAGCAACTGTTTCTTCTAAAGGAATATTGTATTTGTTTAATCCTAATTTTCTATGGTCTTTTGCATTGTAATAGATGCCGTCTTTACGAACAACCATGTAGCTTTCTGCATCTGTATCATTTAAACCAATAGGTGTATCGGGATTAGCCTGGTCTTCTTTTCTTAAAATAACCATTTTCTCTATTGATACTGGTAATAAACTCTGGTAAGTTGGCTCACTAAAATCGCTGTATTGTTCATTTGATACATTTTGTAACTTATAAGATTTCAATTTTCTGTAATTATAAGTTTTATTATTTCGCTTCCATGGATTTGGGATTTCTAATACCATAAAGTTATTGGTAACAATTGGTCTAAGAGAAGCGTTAACTTCCTCTCCTTTGAATATAGGGACTGTTTCGACTACAGGAATTCCAAAACGTTCAAATGCAGATGTATTACTAATGTCCCCAATTTCCAAAGGTTCATCCCAGGAAACAGACGAAACATAATTCCAAATACCAGAACCATCTTCTTTATAGTCGTCGCAAGAATATAGGTGTCTTGTACCGTCAAATCTATAGTCCGAATCAATCATTACACCATTTACTCTGGAAAGATGAGTGATAAGACCATTAGCTTCGTCTACTCCAATAACTGAGTAATATAACATTGTTCCGTTGTAGACAATAGGTAATTCATTAAAAATGAGTTTATTGACATATGTATAATTGTTAATCTTAACAATGTCTATTTCTGTTTCATACTCTGTAACTGGAATAATATTTTTTACTGGACCTTCGTAAGTTACCCCTGCTTGTGGTCTTATAGGAGTATCATATACAATATAGCATTGCTGACCATTAACCTCGTGAGTATTAGCAGTGGATTCATCTATAATAATTGTCGGGCGAATGGTTTTAACTTTTGCTATTGTATTTATATCTTCTGGCGACTTGGAACAGTAAACATATAGCTTATATATATCTGATAACTTAGGTATAATAATTTTTGTACAATACATAGATATCCACCTTTCTAAAAAAATAGGCTGGATTATCTCCAGCCTATTGTAATCCTTATTAAATTATATTATGAAATCTCAACACATTCAAGCAATATTTCAGGAGTCTCACCTGTTACATTGGTGTAAGAATCTTCTACGATTAAGTTATACTGAGGCATGTCTCTCTTTGAATAACTATCGACAAATTCTATAATAGGATATACACCAAAACCTAACCATCGCTTTACTTTAGCTTCCACATCAGCTTGTGTAAATCTTCCGCCAAATTCTTGTAGTATACTATTATCGAGTCTTACAATTATGACGCCGTTTTCCTGATATGGTTCACCATCGTAATAACCGATGTCCAGATAATAATCGGATTCTGGCTCAAGAGCTTTTCGTATCGAATCTCTCATTGATTCCAATACTCCACCGCCTCTTGTTCTTGAGTCTATAAGAATTGTTGAGTGTAGTGAAGTGTTCTGTCTAATATATACTGAACCAATATAAATATCATGGTCTGATTCTGGCTGAGCATTGTCTATTTGGTGATACAGCGTATCCTTGTTTTCAAGAATAACTGTTCCAATGTCTTCATCATTTTCCAAATCATATATTAAACTGTCGTTACTAGCATCTACTTCATATTCAACTGTTGGTCTCATAAAGAAATAGACAACCTTATTGAATAAGTTCTTAGATGGTTTAGTTTCAGAAGGAGTATAACTTAAGTCTGAATAAGTATGATACATATTAGGATTCAAATCTATTCTTGCAAAGTCGTTATTATTTCTCCAGAATCCTCTATAAATATAACTCTCTTCGACGTAAGTGTAATCGCAAACAATATTATCGTTTTCACTTATCGTTTCTTCTGTAATGATTATACCATCTGAAAATGAGATGTCTTTAATATGAATTTCAAATAACTCGTCATCTAACTTCTTAAATAGACTAATTGTTGTGACATTTTCTTTTATGAATAGCGGGAAGCATTTCGTTTTAACCATGTGAGAATTCAATATGGTTACAGGTTCCTGTTTAATGTCTACATAAGGTTGTCCATGTACATCAGAATAATGTTGTTTGTCATATTCTGGCATAGTATAGCAAACCTTAAGATGAGTTCCATATTGGTCTAATATTTGGCTATAATGTCCAAACTGAATTCTTGGATACCATGAATCTAATAATCCATCTTCTCTTGGTGAATCAACTTTAATGTGTCTTGTGTCAATACACTTTACTTTAAAACCAGGATAGATATATCCTTTCTCCACAAAATACGGATTGTCTAAATTCAGTTTCTTTATATAACCGCCATTATCATTGTCCCAGAATCCAGTGTCGATAGTCGTTTCTGCTGTTAAGAAGCCGCTTCCATCTGGATTACACTTAATATTTACAGCTCCTCTATGTTCAGATGAGATATTCGTAATCGTTACATAGAATACAAAATCTGTATCTTTAGATGTAATTACAGGAGCAACTCTTGATGCTGCTTGGTCATACAATATCAAATCAAATGGAGAAAGTAATATGCCATCAGATTCTGGAGATATAATCATGCCTCTTCCATCGAACTTATTGTATTCAGCAGGTAATGCATAATCTTTATTTAAAATACTTACCGTTCTAGGAGAAGATGTTATTGTAGCAGCGGGATTCTTTCTTTCAGCCGTTACTGTGTATGTAAAAGAAACATATCGACGAGTATCCTGAATGCGACATGGCTCAGGTAATTTAATTTTGTTTACTCTGGCTCTAACATCAACTGGCTCTAAGAAGAAATCTCTATTTTTCACCATAAATGGGTAATTGTAAATTTCTTCTGTTACACCATTATCAATAGCAATATTATCCGTATCGGAATCATTAAAGGCATTGTAAACCACCTTAAATGTATCCGCTGAGCTAGATATGAATGAAGTATAAAGCTCTGCATCATATCTCATAGGAACTTGCTTTGTTACAAGATTGAAATCATCTGATACTTCCTCTATAGTTTCGTATTCAGATACTTTCAATTTCATGTTGTGTTTATATCCGTTAGGGACGTCTTTCAGTGTAGACGTAAATATCTGTACCGCATCTCCTTCGTAAAAGCCATTACTATCTGGTCCACGATAATCGTATATCGGACGTTTTAATGGATACTTATAAAAGCAAGCAATACCGTCTTTAAATACGTCGGTCAAATAAATATAATCAGATTCTATTCTGTAGAAGTTTTTTAACTGAACTTCGCCATTTTCATCTGTTATATACATTGGTCTTCTTAAGTATCCCTGCTCGTCAGAGAACATCAATATTTCATTATTTCCTTCTGGATTAACGTTACCAACTCCGTTACCCTTGGTAACAGCACCACGATAATAAGCAATTCCGTCATAATCGTACCAGACTCTTCTTACGATACCAGTATAATTACAGGTTGCTTTATATTCAGCAGCAACTTGTTTAACAGTAGTAATTGTCTTTTTCAGAAGACCTTTATAATTAACAACAACATTATACTGATAAGTTCCTTCGATTGCTTTTGTCGCTATACTGTATTTATACTTTGCCTTAAATCCTACCTGTGTATCTTCGGCACTAGGATTAGTAGCAAACATTGAGATACTGTCCATAACAACAACAATATCTTTATTCTCACTCATGGCTGATTGAATTCTTGAATAAAAGCCTTCTCCAACATTACCACAATAACTACTTGCTATTGATAGGAAGTTATATATTTGACCATAATCATATCTGTCTGTTGAGGCATTATATACAGCTTCAAAAACCGTAGGGAAAATAGAATAACCAACATCTATTGTCATATCTTCTTTTGGACCAGTATATGAAATAAATTCGGCACTGATTGAATAATTGTTGATTTCTCCATCCTGTCCAGCAGTTTTGAAAACTTGTTCGTATTCAATAGAATCAAAATATAATACGCCCATAGCTTCGTCATACATATTGGCTTTTGAGTTAACGAAGTTTTTTACATCTCTATCACCATCAGTAGCAATTAACTGTATGGCATCTACTGTAATATCTCTAGGCCACATGCTACCAGTGTTATTTGGAGTAACCATCCACGTATTGAGAGCTTCTGGGCTAACATAAGACCCGAATATTTCATGATAATTAAGTTCATGATTAAGAACATCTCTATCACGTATTTCTACTGTTGTTACGTCTATTGTTTTTGAAACTTCGTAATCAACTGCATCTAAATACAGGTTACCAGAATATCCTACGTCATCTACGTATTCAAACATTTTTACAACTTCTGATTTCTCAGTCACGAGCATTTCTTTCGTTTGAATGACGTTCTTGGTTTCTATATGGGCTTCTGGATACCAGTTAACATACATGCGTCCTAAACGTCCCTTATAACCTTCTTCATCTTCGTATAGTACAGACTTCGGAAATAAGTCATCATCATCAATAGCTTGGTCAAAAAGGTATCTATATGCTTCCTCAACTCTATGGTCAATAGTATTTCTTGGAGCTTCTGCCGTTAATACCTTTTCACTATCTGTTGCTACTGGATTGAAATAATAAGCTAAGTTTACTGCGTTTTCAGGAACGCAACGTCCTATCCTAAGGGATGGTTCCTTAGGATAGTTAGTTACGGTATCATTAAAAGGTTTGGTTGCTTTAAACATATCTACACCACCTATTCGTTAATAATAGAAATGGACTGCTCTAATGCTGTATTATCATCTTTCAGTACTCTAGCTGTAAGTTTATCAATACATGCTAAGTAAGCTGATTCATATACCAGATGAACTACTCCATTCATGTCTGTTACATAATTTTCACAATTAAGTATACCATATTCACAGTCTACAGCAACCTCTTTTGAAATAACAGGATTACTTTGAATGTCAAGTACTTCAATCGAAACATCTACTTTATCGTATCCGCCAGCTTTAAGTCTTAAAGGATTGCAGTGAATCTTTATACTGTAAGGTTCATTATGTTCGTCTGTAAGATAAATAAAACCTTTGTAGTCTGTTCTATAAACTGGATTTAAACTTAAGTCTGATGCTATGAACTTGTTATTTCTGGTATCTGTTTCAAAATATACTTTAAATTTCTTTACTATTTCTCGTTTGATAAAAGCTTGGAAATCTATACCAGTATAATACGAGTTTGCCTGTGATTGATTACAATATCCGTAATATACAAATCCAGAAAAGATTTGAGTATCTACGTCAGAATTCAAATCAAAGTCTAATACAGATGCATTATTCCATACTCCTGGACGATTCCACATAGAAGCTTTACATTGGAGGATATTATTAGTTTTTTCTATTCTTATCCTGATACCATTCGGGAATTCACTCCAGCCGTGTGTAGTGCCATCAAAGCTAGGGTCAATACTTGAAGTAAAACCACATAGTACTTTTTGAGTTGGTCTATACCAGTCATATACTAATGCATAAGTATAACCATCAGGATTAAATCCGCCTCTTGAAACTATATAGGATAAAGTATGCGGACTGTCATATTCATCAAATGCATATGCAACAATTACACCGTTGATATCATCATCAGAGTTTCCTGACTTAATTGTTACTTCATGTGTATACGCTTCTACTGGGTCTTCATTGCTAATGAAACCATTGAAATTCGTAGAGTTTATTGTCGTTGAGAAAGTACCTAATGATGTGTCATACGCCCATGATTCTTCTTCTGTTGGACTGTAATGCATTGAATCACTACTTACATGACATGAGAATCTTAATCCGCTCATGTACATCTGCTCTATACTCATACCACTATAAGGTTCCATATAAGAATCATAATCTGGAAGCTGACATAAATCTTTGTCCATATACAATATTAGCTTAGTTGTATTATTCACTCTATCAATATCTGCATAAAATGAATATGGTATTCTGTAAACCATTTCAACTCTATCACCCGCCGCAAGGAAATCATTAAAGATAAGCAGATGGTTTACAATTCTATAACAATCAGGTGTTACTAAGTTATCATTAATATATACATTTATTGATTCCAGTTCAAAGTCATTACGTTTAAGCTCAATATACTTTTCTTTAGTCTCCATGATGTAAACATCTGTAACATACATTTTCTGGTCAACATCATATAACTGACGATAAGTATGTCCATATTCATCTTCGACTGTAATTGGACAATACTGTTGAGGAGTTCCTCTTGTGATATTAATTTCTTCAGTGTCTACATTATTAGGACTTACCCTAATATATGGAGTATTTTTAGTAACGATATCATAAGCAGTATTTGATTTAACTTTAATTGGAGTCGTTAAATGTCTGGTAGGATATTGCATATCCAATCCACTATCATAAAGTAATTCAGTATTTTCTGTTGTACATTGAACCTTAACATATTCGATTTCATTTTCCGTGTATCCTCTTGAAAGGACATCTGCTCCGATTACATCAATTACTCTTTTAAATACGGTATGATATTCACCATCTCGTGGAATTTCGAATGCTTCTGTATTTATAAAGTTTGTAACTACGTCTTCTGGAGCGTATACGCCTGTCATAGACACGCCAGAAATATAAGGTAATATCTCATGTGTCTCTAAAGTTTTAATTCGTTTATGAAGCCAATACAGCTTTTCACCGAATGGAATTACTATCTTGTATCTGAAGTATCTTGCATGAGCTGGAATGTCACCTGCTAAAGTAATATTGTTCCATTTAATATTCTCAAGCAACAACGCATCTGCATTTGATGCATATGCAATATATAACTGAATATGATGAGAGTAATACGATTCAAACAAATCTAATATTAACTCAGTTTCACAACCAAAGTCTAAGATTTTTGAAATAAATATACCATTGCCTTCATCTGGACCAGCTATCATATGGTCTGTAACTGTAACGATATTAGTTGTGTTAACGGCATCCATTTCATCTTTCCAATCAAGGTAACAGCATAAATAGTCTTCTGTTGTCAGGTCATTATTTAATACAGATGCCTGGCAATTAATTCTTACTTGATAGCCATTACTTAATGGAACTGTTGGAACTGTATTGTTCTCAAATGGTGTCCATTCTGACCATTTACCTTCTTCTGTAATATAGCTACGAATTTCCATTGGCAAATAATTAGAACCGTCTTCAAATGAATATGTTACATTAAAAGCTCCTGCTTCTGTTAGGATATTAGGGAACAGGATGACTGGAGAATAATAATACGAAGTAAGGTATTCTCTAAAGTAAACTCCGTCTATGCTAGGCTTAAGCGTTACACCTTGTCCGTCTATCCATTGGAATGCATCTTCATCCTGAAGCAATTCAGAACGAGTATCTTTTGTAATAGAATAACTTTCGGCAGGAGTAGCTGCATGTCTTAAATGAACATCGAGAGTTATATACCCATTAAGTGTTTTGAAGTATTTCTGCTCTAACTTTTCAAAGTCAGCTTCAACGTCAAATTCACTATAAGCAAAATACTCATGTTGATTGAGATAATAGTATCCATTGTGAATACGTGGAGCCCATTGTGATGTAGCATTAACGACACCTTTGAATGCGACTCCGACAGATGTTAATCCGTTCTCGTCAAATGCAATTTCAGTTGGATAACGCATTGCTAATACATCTGAATTATCAGTTGTAACTGCCAGATAATAATTGTCGTATTCATAGGATGTTTCTGGTTTGGCTACTTCAAATATTTTTTCGGTTGTCTTATTATCAAAGATTTCCTGATTTTCCATATTAATAGTAGCCACAACATCATAATACTCCATATCTTTATATGTTAAACTATCAGAGTAAAAAGTAACGTAATCACCATTTACATTAGTGATTGAGTCTTTATTGTTCCAAGGATTTTCCCACTTGTACGATACTAATGCTGATTCTGGATAGAACTCAGTAATTAAAATGTAAATCTTAATTGTATCTTCGTGAACAGTTGTTGGAATATTAAATTGAGGAGTATCTACAACAAGGTCCTGCTTACCATGTTGATTATCTGAACGATAACGTCCATTTACCAATCCGTAAAATACATCCATGTTGGCACCAGGAAGTTCGTCATAGTAATCTCGTGTTTTAAGCATTGGCTTAGCGGTAAACCATAAGTACTCATCAATGTATCTACCATTATCTTGTCCATCATGTTTCCAGTACATTAATGTCCACTGATATAAGTACTCCGTTAGTGGAATATGTTCAGAACTTGTCGTAGCTATTGGGTCATCACCAAATTGCTCAACGTAATTGTTTGTATTGGTAATGAAAACATTCCTTGCATAATAAACATGTAAAATAATAATATGCTTGTAATTACTATTCGGATTACATGTTGGCAAAATTTCATAGAACGGCGTCTTTGCATCTGGGTCCTCTAAGTTAAATCTGTAATTTAAAATAGGAGATTCAAAGTAGGTATCGTTATGAGCTATAAAATCTGAGTTGATGCCTACAACCATGATTTCATCTCCTGCTTTAACTAAGCCGTCATATCCTTCTAGCCATATATCATCCCCTCTTTCAAGGACTTTAATAACAGAAGTAATATCCGCTTGTAATCCAGAATATACGTAATCTGGATTCTTTCTGTTCAGTAAAAAACCTCTGTAGTCTTCTGCTGTACTTATAAGAATCTCAGATGGGTGGTCGTATGCATTAAGCTCCGTAGTGACGAATCTTGTACCATCATAGATAATACCATCTGTATAACCATCTATGTATACGTAATTACTTGGCGATACTAAGTAGCAATCATCTCCAAATTCAGCCGATGTACCTACTTGGTCAATATCTGTATAAACATTAACAGAACCAACTTTGCCGTCTTCCAAATTTGAATAGTCAAATGTGTTGTCGTCCATTATATCTTCATCTGCATAGTCATATGTGTCTTTTATGAATAACCCCTTGATTAAATAACGACCATCTGTTGTTCCTATGGTTTTATTATAACCCGCTGCCCATTCTGGTGTAAGTTTTGCTGCATCCAGAATTAAATCATATACACTTTTTGGTGTCATGGTTTGTGTATGCGGAGCTATAATTTGGTCTTTATCTATGATAGCTCTTTTTTCTTTTTGACTATAATATATAGGAGTAACATCTCTATCAAAAGCAAATGGTCCAATTAGTTCCGTTTCTACCTGAACAGCTTTTACTCTATCTATATAGTAAGGTTTGTAAATAACCTCAGTAGATGGACTCATTCCACCAAATATAGGATTACTTGAATCTGAACCAGAAAACTGCTGGATATAATCAATAAATACTCTTTGCATTCCAGCCGCATCATTCCATGTAAGCTGTCCGCCAGATGTAGGTACTGTAGAATGACAAAAGCTAATGTAATCAGCTTTATAACCAACACCTGATGATGGGTCAACATAATCTCCGCCACCGTAATCAGAAATTAAACAAGCAACTTTTTCACATACTCCCTTAAGGGCATTTGCACTAGATACTAGGTTGTTTCTTAAGTTACCTTCAACTACACCATGTCTTGCTCCAGTTACATTTGGAGAGTCATTGGTATGAATCAAACCATTTGAGTCTGTATTTGGAAATCCATCTGAAAAGAAATATGTTACAAATTTTCCATCAGCACCTAAGCTAGTAATTGCGTCTCTTGCGGCATTTAATCCAGCAGCCCAGCTTGTTGCTCCGCCATTAATTGCAATTCCATTAACTGCGACTTTTGCACTAGCCGCATTAGTAAATCCTGTTAATCGCTTTGCTGTTTTTGCAAATTGTATAATACAATACCGTACTGTTGTACTTCCTTTGGCGGCCTCAATTGTATCAATACAATTCATTACTGCTGCTTTCATAATAGGTCCGCCATTACCAAAAGGAAGCTGTTCCAATGAGTTTGTTTTATCAAGAACAAAAACTACATTTAATGGATTGCCATAGAATGTTCCTGGTTGTGAGCCTGGACTCCAGTTCTCTAATAAAGTGGTAACTTCTATTGGCTCAACAGCCTCTACTGCTTTTCTCAAGAAAATAGTTGCGTATAACTTTGCATATACATTTACTGGCATTGTGCCAAACATATATTGCTGAATACTTACGTCTTCTCTAGGATAAGCATCTAAATCAAATGTTACTTCACCTTCTTGTTCTTCTACAGTCTCCTGTGCCTCTAAGCAGATTTTATAGTTGAAGCCAACTTGGTCATAATGTTTTTCTCTCTGAACTCGTTTACCTGTTAATTCAAGATAAGCTTTAAACTTCTGGTAAAAGTCCGCATCCATTTGCTTGTAAACTTTTAAATCATTGCCATCTCCAATGCCAGAATGAAATGCTTCAAGAGCTTCTTCTATAATTTCTCTTTCGGAGTCATCTGTTGTAAAGTCGTAGTTCTTTGGAACATTGTATTCTTCAAGAGATTCAGATGCATCAACTGTTTCTGTCATTACAGTAACACTTGCCGATGGTGAAGATGTCTGCTCATCTGTATAGTTAATTAATCTTCTTGTATAAGGTGTATTTGGATTTAGTCCAGTTTCTGTATATGAAGTAGCCCCAATAGGAAGCTGAGCAATAATTTTACTCTGGTCTGCTTCGCTACTGAGGTCAACAGCTTCTTCAACCAAGTAATGAGCATATTGTTCATCCTCAGGCCATGACCAAATAATAGTCGTGCTGTCATATGCAACACCGACTAATTTAGGGACTTTTAATACATCATTTCTTGGATGTATGTAACATTTAATTGTAGGTCTAAGAGATAAAGAATTATCATTTCCATCTGATTCAAAGTATACTTCTACTCTATCAGAAAGTCCTACTATTTCAAATTCATCTACTTCTACCGAAGTTCGTTCGATACCTAAAGCTGTACAATAAGCATCGACTTCATCCTCAAACATATCCAGAACATATACACCTTGAGACAGTATATGATAATTATTATACAGTAGAGCATCTGTTGCTGCTGTTACTTCGGTTTCAAATATTTTATTAAATCTACTTGTACTGTTATCTATTAAATTAACAATAGTAACAACGATGTTATACTGAATTATCATTTCCAATACCACCTTTTAATATATTGTATAGTTGCCGTCCTTTGTGATGTAATATCCGTTATCAAGTAAGTAAAAGCTTCCAAAAATTATACTCTTAACCTCTTTGACAATTTCATATGCAACACCAATTGGCATTTCACCAGCTACATATTTTTGTTCAATGCTTGCTTTCTTTCTGAATACAGTAAAGCTTTTAGCAATGATACTTTTTGATGTTTTCTTTTCTGGTTCGATTGTTTCAGGTTCTGCCTTAACATCTTCTGCTTCCAATGGTACTACTTTTTCTTCTACTTCTTTTGACTTACTTTTTCTAGCCATTGTTATTCCTCCTCATTGTAAATTGTTCTGATATTCGCTTTTAGCGTAGTTTCATTGATACATAATACTTCCCATTCCATATCATATTTATCAGATAATCCGCTTAGTTTGGGAACTATTACTCTGTAAAGTCCGTACTTTTGAAGGTTATTTACTTTAGATAAAAATTGACTCCATGACATAAGTAATGTATTTTCAAGTCGTAAATAATCTTCAAACTCTTTTGTCATGTCAATTTCCTCTCCAGTTTCTTTATCAATATAGGTTACTGTAAATGATAAATCTATATAATCTTTCAGGATAACACCTGGAACAGCAAACTCTTGTGTAGCTGTTTCTTGTCCTTCAGAATAGATTACCGTATACCAGTTCCAGCCTATCTCTGTTACGAAAATAGAAGATATTTGACATTTCTCATGACCAACTCTTATTCGTTTGCCGTCAGGATATATTACATATATAACGACATCTTCTTCGTCATAAGATTTTCCAACTTCTATTTTAGCACCTTCATACCAAACATTCAATCTCAAAGAACTAACATTAGTATATGGAACAGTGATTTGTGTAATGAGATTTTGATATTGAATTTTAAACACACCATTGTTGGTATCTGTAATAACAGGAAAATCTAAGAATTCCCATTCTGTAGGAGAAAGTCTTATGATTTCTCTTGTATCTGTGGCAACTAAGAATACGCCAGTAACTAGTACTTCATCAGAGTATATTCTGCTCCCGATAGGGAGTATTTCTCCTGTATATTCAGCATCTAGTGCTAATAATTTTGGCAATCCGACAATGATAAAATCAACAGCGAAAACTGTATCTAGTAATAAATCCTCGTACAATAAAGTTTTTGTATTATCACCTATTTTATACACCAAATAGTCATCATTTTTAATTTCACAATCATTTGGATTAATAATTTTTATAGAACCGTCATTCAATCTGGCTTTTATAAGTAAATCATTTTTACTGAAAGTATCTGATACAAATAAATCAGAACCAGTGTATCCTACAGTTATATCTATGATAATAGGCTCAAATGTAATGTGATGATTCACTGCTATCTCTTGTGTAATTATACCTTTTGATGCGTCATTAATATCACGACTATGACTTCCATATAAAGTAATGACGCAAGGTGCTGTAATTGTCAAAGCAATTATTCCACTTGCGTCACTATATACTTCCGTCATATTTGTAATATCAGGTTCGCTGCCGTCATAGGTCATTGCATATTGAATAGATAAGTGATTACCTATACATTGATTGCCATTATCATCATATCCTTTAAATATAATAGGAAAAGCTCCTAATTGCTTTGCCCATTCATTAACTCCTGGGGTAATTGATAATGCCATTATTTCACCTTCTTATAATTTTTAAAACCTTGAATAGAGCCATCATATAAATGAGGAATAAAACCTGTTCCTGATACGCTTGATTCATTCTGGTCCCAGTAGTGCTCATTCCAATGAAAATGATTCCAGAATATAGGAGACTCTGAATTCAATATGTCTATATACTGCTTTAACTTTGTTTTAGGTTTTCCTTCAATGGTAAACAGCTCGTTATACAATTTAATATCTTCACGATTATGTAGCTGATGCATTTCTAATCCGTAAACATAACTTACAGTACATTCTTTACGAATCTTTTTATCATTAAAGGCTTTAAGTAATACCGTGCCTGCACTAGTTAAGAACACTCTTGATGAGTCAATTGGTTCTCCATCAACTGTGATAGAATTTAAGACTATCATAGCATCTTCTAATTCCAAATCTCTTGCTGGATTAGTCCAAATAAGATTTCTACGTATAGCCAATTCTCTACCAATACCATTGATTAATCCTGGTTTGCTGGCACCTGCCTTATTCGTGAATACATCCATAATACGCTTTTTATATTCGATATTAGGTTCTTCGAATAATCTAGGACAAGATACCAATGCTCCTAATTCATCAAAGAAATTCCAAACTTGATGAGGCATTAATGGTCTGACATATTCACTGTCATCTTTGAAGATAAGTTTAATTTTACCATTGTCGTTAATAGCATCTGCATTGAATTTTTGTCTTACATAAATGATATTGCGTTTCTCATCTACGAAATAGAATTCAAATGAATGCATATTTCGATTCTGAATATTCTGGTCTATGCCAAAGAACTCTTTGATACTTTTGGTCCTGATAAGCTGGGCATTATTTGCAAATACAGACTTAAGTTCCGACACCTTAAGAGGCATCGGAACAATGGTCTTATAGCAAAAATCTACTTGAGATATGTCTGCTGTATTTATGTAACATTGATTATAAGCATAGTCGATTACATATCTTGCGTCGTCTAATTCAAGACCGCATATATTTAAGAATCTTGCACCAATACTATCTTCTGATTCTTTACGAATCTTAAACCAATGAGGTAGTGCATTTAATATCGCATTTGTGTGACGTGCAAAAGTTAAGTCTGCCATAATTTCACTCCTATCCGTTCCAACGAGACTTTGTTTCTCTTACATCAATATGAGTAAAAGTTGCATAAGCACCTATACCGCCTGTATTTACTAACAAAGTTTCTGCGAACTTTACAACTTCTTTTGGGGAAATTCCACTTACCACTATATCTGCCGCTGTACCGTATAAATGTTGTGATTGTGCAGCTCCACCTACTTTTTTGTTGTGACTAGGTGTACGATATGCTGAATTAATTATAACAGGTTTGCCAAAGTGTGAACGAATTTTTTGTAAGATTTCTACTAATTCTGGAGCGATAAAGATTACATCACTACCATCCTGACAAGCAAACTCTCTTACTTTAAAGTTTGTAGATACTTGTTTGTTTCCGTCTACTTTTTTTGAATAGGCATATATTACTGGTTTCATAAAATACCTCCTAACTTTGTTTTTGAAGATTTCCATGCCATTTTCTTAGCAAATATATTCTTCTTAAAATAAGGTTTTTTCTTTCTTCTGAAAAGTAATTTGATGTATTGATTATTTCAGTAAAAACTGGAATATATTCGTCAACTGTTAAATTAAGGTATCTTAACAGTTGACCTATATATTCAATATTATTAACTTTAAATTTTACCAAGGCTGCGGCACATTCATGAGCAAGCAAATCTTCTGGAGCTAAAAAATAGAATTCGTCTTTTTTAATAGCTCTATCTTTGTACCCTTGAGGGCCAAAGCACTTATCAACAATATCTATAGAACTAGTTTTTGTTATATTTTCTGCATCAATATCAGTAAAAATATCAACATCATGAATATGTTTTAGTATGAAGTAATCCATGAAACTAGCACAACTTGAACCGCCTATAATAAAATCTTTTGTAGATAAATTATTAGCAATTTGGAATTCTTTTACTTTTCGCAATATAATTCTATTATTTCGATTATGTAGTTCACTATATTTATCGTAGTTTTGATACGAAAATGATATTGCCATTTTGTCTCCTTTTATACAAGGTTACTTGCGTCTATGGTACTTCTTACGTCTACTATTGAAACATCTTGCTTAGCACCATTCCATCCTATAATGGTCACAAAAACACTTATTCCAAGGGTTGAATCATTATTAATAATTGAACACGATATAGTACCGTTATTTAAACCACCTATATAAAAATTAACCCATTCTTGCGTGCTAGAAGCCATGCATGTAATACTTTCGTAATTATTAAAAGATTCCCATGAACAAATTTGTCCTGCTACTTTTAATGGTGTTCCTGTGGATGTTATATCTTCAGATTGTATTACCATCATCCAATAGTCACATTCTTTAGCTGCGTCAAATACATCTTGCATAGTAGTTGAACTTACATCATATGTTGTCTGTGTTGCTGCATCACAATTGAATTCAAATATACCATGCACAGATTTGCTAGAACTAGCCCCTGCATTATAACCGTAGTCATAACCTTCGTCATAACCTGCTTCGAATCCTCGGTCATAAATTACTTCTTTACATTGTCCATTATCTATTTTAATTTGCGTATGGTAACCTGCTGGAATATCAAACAATAAAGGGTCTTGACCATATTCAAGTTGTTGGTCAACTACCACATATGGTTTAGAAGAATAATCTGCCATTGTACCAGTAATAGCAACGCCAGAATTATTTGTAAATGTTTTACCAGCTAAAACGTTTGCCGCTACAGCAGTACCTTTCTTTGTTTCTAAGATACCATCCTGTCTTCCTTTATCAAATATATCATCTAATCCTGCTGCAAAATATGCCATTTCCCAGTCTGTAGTTGCTTCTATATCGTAATTAGCATAGCCACCTATCATTATATTTTTTGCATCTAGTATACCATCTTGCTTTCCTTCGCTATAAGAATCATTGCAAGCATCTGTACTATCAACCTGAATTTTTGTATGATAACCATCTGGAATGTCGATAATGTCATTTCCGCCTGTTGCTTTTACAGTTTGAACGCTTGATGAGTAATCTGTCATTGTACCAGTTACTTTAGCTCCGTCAACATAAGCTGTCTTGCCTTTTAAGATTTGAGCTGCTGTTGCTGTCCCATCTGTCTGAGAAGCCAATGTGTTAGCTGTTATTTTACCAGTACCATCATGAAATCCTTTCGGTATAGTAAATGACTCGCCACAATTTAGAGATGCTGTTTTAGAACCATTATTTGTCATTGTGCCAGTCAAACCTATAGAGGAACTATTAGTAAACGTTTTATCAGCTAATACGTTTTCAGCTACGGCATTTCCTTTTTTAGCAGCCGTAACACCAGCATTATAGTTGTTTGCTGCTATTGCCTTAATGTTGCTTGTCATTGTTGCGAAAGTGGCATCTGCTGCTGTCGTCACACCGTTATCAGTGATGGCAGATGCAATAGACGATTTTCCATCACTGACAGATTTTTTTACATTAGTAAGTTCTGTCTGTAAAGTCTCAAATAAGATTTGTAACGCATCAATTAATGTTTTAAGAGCAACACCTTGAGCTGCCGATAAAGGCTTTGATGATACATTTGTTGTAAGGTTGTCAATAATATCTGCCGTATTGACTTTGCCTGTAGTAATGGCATCAATGAGGTCTTTGTTTGATTTTACATAAGCAACAAGTTCACTCATTTGGTCTAGTGATTCATCATCACTATCTAGTAAGGTATTTACTCTATTAACCAATTCTGTAATGAGCACTCGAATATCATTATGTGCCGATGCGGAAATATTATGAGATGTAATATTGTTAGAGGCAGCTCCACTTGGCTCAGCTCCTATATCAGAAGCAGTGAGTGTAATGTCCTCAGTTAATGGCTTGCCGTTAATAGTTCTTGTGGTTGGAACTTTGTCATTAACGTTATTTAATAATGCTGATACTTTGCTGTTAATAAATGTTTTGATTTGGAGAATAGCATCTCCGAATTGCTCTTTACTTATTCCCATTATTCTTCCCCTCCTAATATATCTGTAACCATATTTGATATTTCTTCATCGGTATATGAAGGTCCAGAATTAATTGTACCTTCTGCCGTTGTGCGGTATTTAATACCTACAATTTTGTAGATTTTAGCATAAGTATTTTTGTCAATAACGACCTCAGTATCAGACGAAAAATGAAGATGTACCCAGTTTTGATTATAAGTAGAAGACATGGCATCATTACAGAAAGTAAATTCAATTTTTTTACCTTCTGTTATTTCTTCAGTAGGGAATTCGTGAAAATTCTTTGAATTGTTTTCATCATCATTCCAACAACTTCTAATTTGAATATAATCATAATTTTTAACACTATCAGACAAAGTAGCACTACCAGTAGTAAAAGAACCCTCAAATAATACTGTTTCTTTTCTTAAACCAAATACATTCATAAAATATGTTGGTTCATATTTGATACAAGAATAAGAATGTGAAGAAGCGATATTGCCAAATAGTCTTACATCTCCTAATCCAAAATTATAATTACTTGCACCATAAGTTGTTTTAATAGCTATTCTAAAGATACTATACGCTTCAGTGGATGTTATTTCATAATCATAATATTTAGTATGGTCATTAGGTAGGGTGCTCGTTAGTAATGTATCAAATTTAACTCCATCTTTAGACGCTTGCAATTCAAAGTCTTTACATCTGTAGATAGAGTTATACATGTAATTTCTCAGGCTAATTTTATTTATGACTCTATCTTTACCATCTGTAAATTGTACTTGTACATATCCAGGAGTTTCTCCTGATGGATACGAATTAGAAAGCCATCCTGTTGTATCATCTCTATCGAATACATAATATCCATTGTACGAATGTTCGCTGTCTTGTGTGACCTTGCAAATATCACTAGAATAATTAATCATTTTTGGCACTAGACCATATACATCATTGTCTTCTTCTGTACTATTTATTTTAGGTACAGCAAAAGTAGTTACGCCATCTCCACCAAAGTAATTTATAGAACCAGTAGAATCTGCAATACATTGTGCAAGATGTGGATAATCTGCAATGTTATATTCACTACCATCACATATTAAATAATGTTTAGGAGCTTTAGTTCCCATATAAGATATAATATGACCTACTGGTGTATCTTCTAAACCTTGTGTTGTGTTAATATGCTCTACTGGGTCTATAGTCGTTACACGCCCTATTTCTTCCACAATAAAATAATTACCTTCAGTAGAGTATATTCTTTGTTTGCCTTCTTGAAACGTTACTTTTATTTGTATTTCGCAATCGTTTTCTGGAATGTAAATACCATTACCGTTTGTATTTGATGCTGTAGTGTCATAACTAGCTGCCGATTTGATAAAGGTAATTATTTGTTTATTATTAGTTACGTCAAAAATACTAAAACCACAATATCCTTTAGTGGCAGTGTATATATCAGCGGAAATTTTATATGTTTTGCCAGCTTTTAATGTAATTGAGTAATTCGTTTCATTGGTTTTCATATTGCCATTGACTTTAGTAAATGGTAAAACATAACCAACGCTTAAGTCAGCGTTTTCAGTATTTGACAACATTAAATAGCAATAATCTAATTCAGTATTTAAATATTTTTGACTTCTGGAAATTGAATTAGTAATAGTTTCTAATTGCTGTATAATTTCTGTTTTATCTTCTACATATAAAGTTCCATCTTCCTGTTGTTTAATAGCATTCCCTTCAAGGTTTGAAAGGTTAACACCGTTAAATTCTTTAAGTTCTCCATTATCAGACAACTTAATAGAGTTACAATGCTTACAAATATACAAGTAGTCGTATCCAGCATTTTCTTTTTCCCTATAGGATTGAAAATGCTCTTCTGAATTAATCTCTATAATTTTTAACATGACTGCCTCCTTTATTGTTCTGCATCATTAGATATCAGACAATGTTTTTGTATCAATTTATGATTTTTAATAGCATTCAATACAGTAGATTTTATTGTTTCAGATATATGAACTAATGGTCCTAATACTTGAAATTCAAAAGAAGCATTACCCGATTCTTGTGTTAGCATAATTCTTTTTATTTTAATAGGTTGTTCAGAAGACCATCCTATTTTGTTTTTCTTCCAGCTTAAGCCATTTGAATAATCTGAAATATAGTTTAAAGTTACATTAGGAAACTCATTTAGATTGGAGCTTAATTCTAATGAGTCATCTTCTGAATAATAAACAGTTGTTGTAGTATAAAGATTCCCCCAATGTTGAGTAGTATAGTCTATTATTTCGTTTATTAAATGTGGAGAGTTAAACACTATTAGAGCTCTTGTTCCACCTAACCAATTATATCCCTTACCGTCTCTAAGAGCGTTATTAATAAGTTCATTATCCACTAAACTTTCGGGTTTGCATCCATCTTTGTAACTATCTGCGGTTATACTATATAAATCTGTTAAACAAAAATTAACTTTTTCATTCATTATTAGTCACCTCATAAAAATAATGATATATATTTTTATATTGCTACAGCTTTTGAGTTAATTTATGAGAAAGTATTACGTTTTCCAGTAATGTTACTCTTGTGATAAGACCTACACCACCAGGAACTGGCGTAATAAAGGAGCATAAATCTTTTACATTATCGTAATCAACATCTCCGCACATTTTACCGTCTTCATCTTGATTAATGCCAACGTCTACAATAATAGCCCCTTCTTTAATCATGTCTTTTGTAATGAACTTTGGTTTTCCTACTGCTGATATAATTATATCAGCTTTTCTCAAAATATT